GATCTGGGGACCATCTGTATTCCACGGGTTGTAGCCGTCTATGATGTAGGTCGTATATTAAACCAGAAGACTGCTCACTCCCAGATGATGGGCGGCATAACATGGGGCATTGGTGCCGCACTGGAAGAAGAGACTATATTCGATACCAACTGTGGGCACTTCGTTAATGCTAATCTAGCTGACTACCATGTGCCGGTTAACTTGGATATAGGTGATCTCGATATAACGTTTCTAAACAAGCCCGATCCCCATATTAGTTCGATGGGTGTTCGTGGTGTCGGTGAGATCGGTATCACTGGCATAGTAGCAGCCATTGCTAACGCGGTTTACAATGCTACTGGTGTACGAGTTCGTGATCTTCCGATTACGATGGACAAAATTATACTCCCTAAGGAATAGCCCAAATGAAAATTCAACTCAATGCCGCAGCCCGTTTGGTAGAGTCAGGCTTTGAAGACTGGCCTAAAGAACGTCAACAGAAGTACCTCAAAGAGCATCCTGGTAGTAAGTATGGTAAGGGTGGAGGTAAGGCTGCTCCGGTAAAGACAGTGCCTACAAAACCTGCACCAATAAAGCCTACGCCAGCCGCCAGCTTCAGTGGCGATTTAGGTAAGAAGCACAAGATCGACTTAGGGGAATACGTAGTCCGGGATGGTGAACGTTCTGGCGAGGGGTACACCGATCAGAAAGCCGTGGACTCAATGTCTAAAGATTTAATTAAACAAGGCTTTGAGCAAGAGGACTGGGGGTCCGACGGAACGCACTACAGCAAGGGAGATCATTCTGTAACGATCAAGAAAACGTCCGACGGAGACTATAGGGTTACGACGTTTGAACCTGCACCGAAGAAGCCTCTGAAGCGGTCGAAGGTCCGTCCGTCTAGCCTGTACGACTGATCTGTTATCCTTGACTACCTTGTAGTCCTAGCCTCATTGACCCCGTTAGAACTCAATGAGGTTCCTAATGAACTACCTACCAGTTCCCGCTAGATACGCTCTGGGTATTACCCAGTCCTCCCTACCGTCTGTAGTAGACTTGAGGCCGAAGTGTAGCCCCATAGCCAATCAGGGTGATATGAGTAGCTGTGTTGCCTTTGCCGTTATCAGTGCAATGGAGTACCTAGAAAACGTACAGCACAACTCTACGATCTCTCTGTCTCAGCAGTTTGTGTACTACAATGAACGAGTCCTAAACGGCTCTGTAGCTTCAGATGACGGGGCCTTCGTAGAGGATGGAATAAACGTCCTTCTGACCTACGGGGCCTGTGAGCTATCCTTGTGGCCGTATTCAAAGGATGACCTCTACACCAAGCCCTCAGATGCTGCCTACGCCGATGCAACTAAACGTAAGGCGTTAAAGTATTCGCGTGTAGCCCAGGATCAAACCTCTGTGATGACCCCCCTGTCTAATGGCTATCCAGTAGTATTAGGGTTCCTTGTGTACCCCGCGTTTGAATCGCAAGAGGTAGCGGCCTCTGGTATTGTGCCTATGCCGAACTCTACGGAGGAAATGCTAGGTGGCCATTGCGTGTGTATAGTAGGCTACGACTTGGCGAAGCAGATGTTTCTAATCCGTAACAGCTGGGGACCTGATTGGGGGATCAATGGTTACTGCTGGATGCCGTTTGCCTACGTACTGAGTCCTAGCTTGGCTCATGGGATGTACGCCATTGAGAGCGTATCCTAATTTCATAACATATTTTAAGGATTTCTAATGAAGGTCAAACTACACGCAGCATCACGACTTAGGGCAGCTGTTGATAGCCAAGCACTAGATGAGTTCACCGATCTCATTAAATGTTTGGATTCTGTGAAGTGGCAGAAGCTAGAAGACAAAGGCTTCTTCGATAACATGGAAGAGTGCTGCGTGCAGTTCGATCAGGATAGCTACGAAGCACTATACAAGAGGTTGCAGGCAGAAGGCTACGTTGAAGTAGCAGAGGTGGATGTGTCGTCTATTGAATGTCTCAAGACCTGCCCTAGTGGTATTGTTCTAGGGTATGGTTCAGGGCAGCGCTGTCCTCTTGTATGTTGTGTAGATGACGATCACTCGTATCTGTACATGCCGACTTCTACGGACGACGTACAACAGTTTATTCAAACCTTAGGATGACTGAAATGAAAATCAAGTTGAATGCAGCAGCACGGTTGTTAGCCGCCGAGGGTGAAGCACAGAAAGATCCCGCAGAGGAATCTTTGAAGAGGCGTTTGGAAATTCAGAAGGAGAAGCCAACTGAAGATCAAAGCTTTGGGGACAAGAAGTCTATCTTGGATACGCAGGAACAACTAGAACGTACCAAAGAGCAAGTGAAGCGTAAGAAGGAAGGCGGTAAACCAGAAGGCGGAAAAGAGTAAATCGAGGGACACTGAGCAATTGGTGTCCCTCTTCTACTTTGTTACTCGACTATAATCCATGCCTTCTCTACAGGCTCGTCGTTTTCCTTATAGTACTCCATGAGGATGTAGTCGGTGTTGTTTAACCCCATGTACCGCCACCGATTTAGCATCTTAGGGCTGGGTACAATCTCCTTACCATTCTCAAAGACTTGAAGATCCTCTAGCTTGCAGTCATTGATCTTCCTAAGCTCTGCTTTCAGCTCCCTGACTCGTTCAATATCAACTCTCATTTAGAATCCCTCGTCGTAGTATACAGTCTTCTCTTGATCCAGAAAGATCGTTGCGATGCTTTCCTGTTCGGCGCCGTGGACAACAACCATATGGTTATCCTTAATTGCAATTAAGGCGTCATCGTCAAGCTTTCTCAATAGCTCTATGAGCTTGCCGCGGCCTATCATCTCGTGACTAACGCCGTCAATTTCAACTTTCATTTGTGTTCCTTAGCATCTAAGATTAATGTCCCCGAGGCCTGATACTATATCCTGCCGCTCATTCACTACCCTTGTAGCTGGAGCATAGAATTCCCTAAGCTCTTTAATCTCCGCAAACACACTAGGGAGTTCATCATTAGTAGCCCAATGCTTTGTGGTAACTCGGGTAACACTATACCCGATGTTCTCAAAATGCCTATCAGGTTCAGCTAGCCACAACGAGCAGACACTGCGAACTACAATAACGTCTGCTCCCTTATTCTTTAGCACCACCTGTACATCTATGACTTTATCGAAAGGCTGAGTTGATGTGGTGCCATGCTGCAGTACGTGCTCAACCCTAGTCATATCCCCACGACTAATGAACAACGATAGATGCCCGCCGTGTAAGTAATCGATCCTCGGTGAATCGTACTCAGGTAGCTCTAGGATTCTCATGTCTTCCTCCCTGGTAGCATGTCACAGGAGCCCCACACGCCGTACCCTACCACGGTAACAACGAACATCAACTTCCCGGTAAAGATGTCCACGCCGTATGGAGTTACCCGTACATCCCTTGCGTTAATACCTCGACCTGTAAACGCCGTGGTAGCTTGAACTGCACACGCTAAAGCTTCCATAGTAGGCTCACATTCTCGCTCAGTAGACATAGACTCAGCACGACTACCACGGTGTTCTCGAATTTTCATTTCTTCCTTTTAGGCATTGGGGCCCACGCTTGAAAGTATTGCTTATCGTCTGAAGTCAACACTGAGAAGGTAGCGCATCCACTATGATTGAGTACGATCAGCTTACCTCCTACGGGTGCGCTTTCCATATCGTAGTTATACTCACTAACCTGAGCAGTAACAGGGTTGCCTCCCATGTGCCCTGGATACTTCGGGACTTCCCTTAGTCGTTGATTCTCCGCTTCCAGGTGTTTAACTCGTTCAACTAATTGTGTAGCCAGGTGTAGTAGGTCAGACATTGAGGTACTCCGCCTTTAGGAAACGATGGGCAGAGCACAACCCTTCTCGAATAATGACTTCCAGATCTTCCGGTGTTTCCAACGGAGTCCTACGTACAGCTTCCCTAAGGAACTTCTTAATCTTTAACGGATCGAAGGGTTTAACGTTAGAGGTCTGCGATTCGTAGAACAAAGCAATTGCCTTCTTCCGATCTGTTGCTGGAACCATTGACCTTAAGAGCGCGTTCTCCCGCTGCAATTCCTCTAGCTGACTAGATAGAGCTTCAATACTGCTAATTTGCACTTTTAGCCTCCCTCATGGGTATTTGCCTACAAACCCGATTTTGACCCCGTAGGATAGGGGCTACAGCGTCGTAGCCTACCTGCAATGAACGGGTTTATCGGGTAACGTTTACACACTATTTAGCCTGAGGCGCCAATTGATTACCTGCTCCCTGTGGCGCCTGTTGTTGCGGAAGTCCGTAACCCTGTTGACCGTAGCTTTGTTGTGGGACATCTTCATACCTAACTGTAGGGTACTTCTCAGGGAACGCCATGAGTGTGCGGCACACGTTACACACATGCCGTACTAATACTTTCTCACCCTCTTGAAAAAGAGCCTGGGCTCCGGAGAGCGCCATCATCTCCCCTTGCTTGCAAGCATCACAGATATAACGGACACCGAAGGGACGAACTTCAACACGTTGCTCTGGCATGATTAACCTCATTAAGTAGTTGGGTAATCAATACTGCTATATATCGCTCGCTAAATTGGGAATGTCTGTGCGCTTCTTCTTACCCTGCTCAGGCTTGACCTCACCTAGGCCGCTGTTGTCTTCTAGGGCAACATCCTCAGTACGCATGTGCTCGAAGTCAATCTTAATAGAGAAGGGGAAGGACAGAGAGTTTCGAGACTTAGGCTGCTCGATCTTAGTGATCCCGGTCTCTTTTGACTCTTTCGAGCTGATCCAGATCCAGCTATTACTAGAGTGCTCGGAGATCGCTCGGGCATAACGGATCTTCCCCTCATCAGACACCTGACAAAGTAAGATCGAAACCCGGTTCTCTACCTCGGCATTGATCTTTGCGTATCTGGCTACGGCACCAAGTGCTTGCCACATGTCATCGCCGTCCACCCCCTTAAGTAGTGATATATAGTCGATGATAACTACATCGACCGTGTATGCACTTATTGAGGCCATGATCTCCTCAATAGTCATATCCTCTTTCGGCTTGAATATAGTGTATCGACCACCAGCGTCTTTAACTCGGGTCTTCCACCTTTTATAGCGTTTATATGCTAGATCCTTCTCTCCGCTGGCTAACCGTCCAAGTAGGATCTTTGACAAATTCATCTTAGTGATGTTCGCCATGATGCGACCGGACATCTCTCGCTCTGACATTTCAAGAGGCACTAGCAGTACCTTATACCCTAAACTCGCCATCTTCACTGCCATGGCGGAGGCAACTGCTGATTTGCCTCCTCCTGAGTTAGCACCCAAGGTCACAAGTGATCCTCTGGCAAATCCCCCACTTACAGTGTCGAATGCTTTAATACCCGTAGGTATGACGTTCTCAGAATTGTCATCATACAGTAACGACTTAATTACCGCGTCGGCATTGTTGTTACGACCAAAATGCAAGAATGCCTCAGAAGTAGTCTTCTTCGAGCGGATCACGTTGAACGCTGTTGCTGTTTCCTCTAGTAGCCCGTCAAGGTCAACTCGAGATCCCTGCATCTTCGAGTTGATATGTGCTGCTAAGTTATACATACCTCGGCGCTGACGATACTTGTTTAGTATGCGTGCTGCCTTGTCTGCATCGGCTGTGGTTTGTACTGTCGCGACGGAGGACCGGAAATGGGATCGTGCCTCCTCAGAAAGATCTGGGTCTTCAATTAATAATCTATATGTCGGGGACTCCCCCGACTCTTGCATGTGCTTCTTGATAGCCTCGTAGACCTCTATAGATTCTTCACTGTAGAAGTACGAACTATCTGTAGTGGAGAGAAGTGCTCCGGCTATCTTCTTGTTCTTGTGGGTCATCCCTCTCAATACGGCTAACTCGGCTGAGGGGCTTACAATCTTGAGCATCTCTTGGCTCCAATTATTCTATGAGTCTAATACCTAATGTCTACTTATTTACAGGTAAGGTGGAAATTTCCAGGAAGTCACACTACACCCAGAGGTCGATAGCTCAAAGTGGGCACCTAGATCCTCAGTAACCCTTATATACACTTCGGCTACTACGTCAGGTCGGTCAACAACATTAGGTGGGTTATTAGAAGCGTCACAGGTAACTGTAATCTCTAGAGCTTCCGGAATAGCCTGGCTTACCTGAAGGAGCTTGGCACGTAACTCGTCCCACAGTTGATTGTCGATTATCCTAAAGGAGGTCACTGTAGTAACGTAAGCCGCTATGAGTTTCGTTCCTATACTCCTGTACAACGCTAGATCATGTGCCATTAAATAATCTCCTTAGGATCAGCTTTATCAAGTTTGGTACGCATCTCGTTAACGTGCATACAGTTGGCTCGGATATACTGTGAACCTCTGTAGCCTATACTCAACGCTACCACTGAGGGGTACGTATCAGGGTATCCTACTATGTCATCGGCTCTAGCAAAATCCGGATAGTCCGTACCCGCGTAATGGCGGAGTGCCTGTTTGAATCCTGCTTGGGTTCGACACACGTAGAACCCTTGTCCGAGGTAGGTGAAATTAGGGAGGTCCATTAAATGATCTCGATACGGCGTTTAACCAGCTTCTCACTGAAGTAGGCCAGTGCATTTACGGGCGAAAACAATTTTGTTGTAAGAAAGCTCATTGGGTCTTCACCTGCTGAGACAATAACAATTGGGATTGTCGCAAATCGTTCAATCAAGTCTCGAGTCTTATCCAACTTCAACCCCGTAGCGTTAGGTGTCAGGTTAGAGAGCACCAGCATAGTCGGATCAGTCTTACCGTCTACTGGGTCATACTCCTTGAGTAACGGATTATCGAAACCTCCGTACACCGTATGCCACACAACGTTTGCCTTAAGCCCTAGTGCTTGCTGGTGAATGTTTACTAGATAGGCCGCAAACAACTTAGCTTTCTGGTCGTCAGGATTACCTGATACACCGTACACCATAGGGGTATCAGGGTCTCGCATGAACCGTAGTAACGAATCGTTCTGTACACGAGGCTCAACTATATGCTCGTTCAACTTCTCCGACTCACAAGCGAACGTTAAGGGATCCCACTTGAATGCCGATTGCCTCCATACTGAACCCGGTACAACTTCCCGCAGACCCGAACTCTGCTTAACCTCAATACGCTTTGGGAGTTCACCAACCTTGGGTCCCCACTGGGTAGGCTTCTGTCCAGGGACTACTCGACGTTCACTGGTAGCTACCTTAGCCTTAGCCGATGCTGCCTGTAGGTCTTCTGCAGTTGCTTCCTGCGAAGGATCATACTTAGGAATACGTGGTGTTCTCTTATACGGCGCAGTCTTCTTTGCAGGTCCAGCTTTCATCTCGCGCATAGAATCTCCAGGTCACGAGGAGCACCACCTAGGAATAGAAGGTTCCACATCGCGTATGTCTCTTTACAATCGTTAGGCATGACGAACGCTACCTTACCAGTCTTCGTTTCATACCGAATGTCCAAAACAATTGGCTTAATCGCCATGAGAGGTAGTATAGGAACTTCTATGCGCCATCCCCAATCCTCTACTATCTTGTAGCAGTACGGATCATTAGGGTCTATGCTGTAGAGGTTCTGAAGTTCTTGGTGACCGCGTATAACATGGGAGACCTTAGCTGCTGTCATGTTAAGCTGCTGACCCAGTTCAGGGAACAACTCGAACTGCTTCTTTGCTATCAAATAGTTAACAGCGGTACTTACATCCTCTACTACTTCGTGTCCTGACATAAGATCGGGAAGACGCCAAGGGCTCCCTTGAACCTCATTGCCCCATACTACATTACCTACGTAGTGCATGTTGAAGATAGGATTGTATCCTAGGGCCTGCACTTGGTCACGCTCTATCCCAGGTAGGTACTCTAGGTTAGCCCACTCAGGGCCAAACGCCCTAACAGTCTTGAGACCTGCCATGCCCGGGGTTTCATTATACACCGCGTTAAGGAAAAAATCCCAGTCCCATACGTAGGAGTACGGAAGTTCCTTTATGGGTACATAGTAATTCAAACCCGGAGGAGCCTGCTCGGTAGGGAATACGTTGGTGACGTTTATCTGTCGGAGTACCTTATAGGTCATTAGCGTCTCCCGGTAGTAGCCCTACGTTGTTTCTTACGCTTGTTGAACGCCATACGCTGCCTACGACGTAGGAGAGCACTATCGTAAAACCAGTTAGCATTTGTATTGAACCTCCATCGCATCCGTAAATGAGTAGTCATTAGCGTCTCCCTGTAGTAGCCCTACGTTGTTTCTTACGCTTGTTCATCTTCTTACGTGAAGCTGTAATGTAGGTCTTTATCTTAAAATGCAGCCGCTCATCCTCTTCTTCCTCAATGTCCATAACGAAGAGTTGTACATTTGCTTCATCCCCAGGGAACTTACAATAGGACTCCAGTCGTTGGCGATACTGCTCACGAGTTTCCCCTAAGTGCTGCTTCAACCACTCAGGACATTCCAAATCTTCTTTAGTAATCGTAACCATTATTATAGCTCGTAGTGTTGAGTGTTAGCTGGCTTAGACTTCAGATATGACTTGAGGGCTTCAAAGTCCTTATCCTGAATGACTGGCCTAAACTTAGGGATCAGTACTCGATGGATCTCATTAGCAAGGCAGCGTTTACGCACCTGCATTTCATATAAGTCCGTGTGCCTGTAGAACAAACTTACGTTGTTTGCCACTCGCTATGTCACTAACAGTCTTTAAACTAACCCCGAAGCGTTCTGCAAACTTCTTTCTAACATTAAGGGTATCCTTATACTTTTGACATTTGAGAAATATTTCTACAACCTGTCTGTCCGTTATTTTTGTAACTTTGCTATTCGCGGCACCCGCCCTGAGCTTAGCTCTATAGTCAGCTTCATATTCAGCTGTACGAGAATCCCGAGTGGCTTGCCTCTTTTCCTCGTCAGCCTCTTTATCCTCGGATGTCTTCCGCGCGGCAGCATTACGTAGATTTTCTCTGATTTCCAGCTTTTCTTTATCACTCTTTCTCGCCATTGTTTCGGCTCTTTTATTCTTTATTACTAATTTCTCCTCATCGCTTTTCTTAGCGTATGCCTCTGCTCTTTTCCTATTTGCTTCTTCGTAGTCTGTGTTGGCTACAGTGGCGGCAGTGCTTACGAGCACTTCTGCCGGGTCTCTACTAGCGTGCGTAAGAATTTTCTTTTGTCGAATTTCTTCCAGTTCTTCGTCACTCTTCTTCGACCAGGTTTCCTGTTTACGTTGCCGGGTATCTAGTTTCGCCCCATCTGGGCGAGTTAGCATGGACTGTACTCTTTTAGCAGTAATACGTTTCTTCTCTTTTGCTGGCTTACTATTCCAGGCGGATAGTGCATGCTCTCGTCGATCTGCACTGCAGGTAAAGCCCCTGCCGTCTGATGCTATGTTAGTAAGTATTCCAGATTTGTCGTTTAATTGACCTAAGGCCTCTATAAGGATCTCTTCCTTACCTAAGGCGATAGGTTCTATAAGAGCATCGGAGAATTTATAAGTTATCACCTTTAATCCTGCCGCCTGAATAGCTAGTATAGTGTCTACCTTGGAACTAGGATTATGTGGGTTCTTCTCCCTGTACTTATGAGCAGCGTTCTCGTGGTTGTACATACGATTGCCCTTCCCCTTCCCAACATAGAATGGTTCGTAGGAGAATGTTATTTGCTTAGTCGCAATCCAGTACGTATAGGGACCCGGCTTTCGAGGATCCAGTAGGGCATAGGCGTAGAACTCTTTCTTCAAAGAGAGTGTATGCCCCCTGGTATTTGCGTCATCTAGTAGATTGTAAGCAATAGCTAGTACCTGCCCGTCTACCTCAGGGTACTTAGAGTGTCTCCACCGCTTCTCGTAAGGCTCTAGCGCCTTCTCTTGCGCCTTAGTTATTATCATAACTCTGTGTACTCCTGTCTAGACTCTTTACCGGAAAGATAGGATTTTAAAACTTGCGTATCTACTTCTGAGACAACAGGTCTAAACTTTGGTAGTACGCAATGATACCATTCATTGCGTAAACAATTTCTACGTACGCCCACTGAGTCCAAAAAGTAGCGCACTACCGGTAAGGGTTTATCAGCGTACGGCGTCAATATGCGCGACACTCGTTGCTCGCAGTTCTCCAAATTTGAACTCGGCGTCACATCGTATAGACACGATGCTCTAGGGATGTTTATACCTGTGGATACCATCTTCGCATTACCCACGATCACCTTGATCTTGTACTCGCGAGCTTTCTGGATATAGACGTCACGGAGCTTGTTGCCATTCTTGTCCTTGCCCAAGCCGCCCCAGAAGGCTACTGCTATTGTCTTCCCTGCCAGTTTATTTATAGCCATAACCAATGCTTTGACTGGAATGATCTGCGCCAGGGGTATGATAATCATGTGCCCGGCTTTAGCGTCCTTCACCGCCCACTGCGCTATCAACTTCAAACGCTTTGGGTCTTTCTCGATGGAGGATACCATGCGAACCCAAGGCACTTGCCCCTTACTCTTCTGCACATAGCCTGTGCGTACTAATCTAACGTGTGGGCGTAACCGCTCTACCTTAGCCTCATATAGATTCGGACCCATGAGGGCACGCATCAACGAGAAGCGACCGTCCTTACGATTAGGTGTACCGGACAAACCAATCTTGTATTCGCAATTGATCGAGGCCAACACTCGTGCATACTTTGGAGCACCGCCTGTATGGATTTCATCGACCACGATAACCGGGAACCAATCCCTGATCTTGCGGAGTAGCTTCTGGCCTTTCTCACTCCAGAAGGTCTGTACCGTTACCAGACATACATCGTACTTCTTGAAATCCTCTAGCGTCTTAGCGAATCCAATCTGAGAGGGCTTGCAGTTGGTTAGCGGTGCTTGGGTACCTGAACCAATGAAGGTTTCTTGGAATCCTACAAGCCAGTCACGCTGTGAAGCCATGATGATTGTCTTCTTACCAATCTCACAAATGGCAGCGGTGCTCAACACAGTCTTACCAGATCGCGGCGGTGCCTTAACAACACCTCGCTTCTTTTTCTTGATAGCATCCACCGCCTCTCGTTGGAAGTCCTTAAGAACACCAGTGAACTTGAACTTCCGTTTCATCTCGTGCTGAGGGTAGTGCTTCTTTACCTTGAACTCAATGTCATGTTTGTTCAACACCTTGACCAAGCCAGCTGAGTCTCCAATAGGCGTCTTAATGTAACGTGAATCGCCCAGCTTAACTTCCTGGGCTAACTGCGCTCCACCTTTATACGCTGCACATTCATCGCACGTCTCGAGATGCCTACCAGGGGCTTCTAGCCGCTCCTGATAGAACTCACACTGGGCGCACGCCTTCTCCTCATAGAACCTAAAGGTGAACTTATCGATTAACTCCTCACGTAGCTCCCGAGGGATTGATTCTCTTTTGATGTATATGGCCTCGCGAGCCTGTAGGGTAATCATAGTGTACTCGATGTAAGTCAGTGAAGCTAAGAAGCGATCAGGGAGTGATCGTTAGTGTGAGGCTATTGGCATTAGCCAGGGAACTAATATCCAAGCTCTTCAGTGCTGCGTCACTTGCATTGTAGCTATTTACATTTGCATTCCCATTGTAACCATTGACCGAAGCCTTCAACGTGAAGTGCATTCCGGCAGGCACCGCGCTGTTAGTGTAGGTCTGTGCAATCAATGGGAGTACAGATAGCGCCACCTGATTAGTAAGTACGATTGACTTCGCCAGGTTCTGGGTCTGCATGAAACTCAAGATCTGTAGAAAATCTGTGTAGGTAGCAGCAGAACTAACATAGGTAGTAGCTGCCCCACGGTTATCTGTTTGGGTAGCACACAGAATGTTCCAGTCGGTATCATCCACCAGCATAACTAATGACTGGTTGGGCCGTGCGTCTACTGTGAGGTACGTCATAAGGTTTTTCCTTTTGCATTCATTACTAGTTCAAGCAAGTCTACCATGCGGCCCATGCTAAAGTTCGACTGGTCCACATCTTTTATCAACTGGTCCAGCATTTCCAGTAGGGACTTACCGTCCGTAATCAAGTCCATTGCCACACCCTGAACTCGTTCTACCAAAGCCTTTCGTTGTTGCTCGTTAGAGAAGCCTCGAAGTTCGTCGTAGTACTGAGTAAAGATATGCCGCTTGATCGCGTCACAGGCTTCATCTAACAGATTCAAATGAATTGAAGCCTGCACCCGAATGTGTACCCAACGGCTCCGTGCTGCCATGTCGTTAGCTTCTGCTTCGAGTAGGGAACGTGCGCTATACTGCTTCTTGCCGTACAGTGTGCCTGAGGTTCTGGCCAAGTGTAGGGCTAGTGCCTCGTTGCGATCATTCTCAATCTTTAGACGTTCGCTTGCTCGCTGAACAACCAACTTGAACTTCTTATATTTTGGATCAGCGCGAATTGTCTTAAGCAGATTATCAACGCTAAATTCTTCCTTCGGTGCTCTAGCCATTATTGTTCGTCCAAGACACTTTTCATATCCTCTCCTATATGAGGACTCACGATTAAAGTCCCACGGTTCGGGAACGAGTAAATCACGAGCGTATCAGTCTTAACCAAGACCTCTACAGTCGAAGCCTTACCAACACCCTTCTCGAGGTAGGCCATTATGTACCCACCCTTATTTGAGACTTGAAACTCGGAGTCGAATACGTAGCCTACCTTCTGCCCGTCAAGCATTAGCCAATGTGCTTTGAATAAGCAGAGGATCGGGATCCTAGGTCCCACCTGGAGAACTGTACCCTGCTTCACCTTCTGGAGATACAGGGTACAGCCTGCTTCGGTAGTATAGAAGAAGTGCGGATCACTGTCCAGCTTAACGATGAAATCCTCTACGTCGGGAACCGGAGGGGCTTTGGTAATAGCCCCTCCTTGCTTTTCTATTAGCTTGTCGAAGAGGCCCATTACTTACTCCTAGCTCTGCTGATTAAGGGCAACCAAAACATGGGAAGTTTTAGTACTGAAACATGCGAACGCTTCCGATACCACCTTGAATACAACTGACTCAGGGCACTTCGATACGGCCTCACTCAAAAATTCATAATCAATAGCGAACGATTGTTTCGACTTCACCGCTGCTTTGATAGTGGACTTGGCTGTACCGTTAGTCGTCTTGACTACCAGATTCAGTTTACCTGGTTCAGTAGTAATCAGAACTTCCGAACGTTCCTTGGTGGACACCGACCGTGCGTTTTCCAAGAAGGCGGTAACGTCAGACTTAGCAACTTCGATCTGCGTACCATCGGCCTTCAACGCTTCCTTAGCTTTACCCATAACGGCTGAGGTTCCAATCTGTGCATCGTCCTCAGTGGAAGGTAAGGAAAGCGTAACGTCCACGATTTTATTCTTTACCAAGAGCGACGACTGGGTGACCGTCATCTTGAAGGGCAGCTTATTGAACGTATCCAACACCGCATTTAGGGTCTCGATAGGGAGCGTGACGTCCAAGTCGCCTTTGACTTCCTTATCATTGATGAATGCCATGTGCTGGTTATCGTAACAGGAAACGAATGCTCCCTTATCGCTGAGTTTAACAGAGACCGGCATGAATGCTGTGATGTTAGCTGTAGGCTTCAACTGTACTTGAGACACTGCGGTCTTCAACCATTGAGCTTGGTCAACAGTTAGTTTCCATACTTGACCCTTCTCCTCAGCCTGCTCTTCCATAGCAATCGCGTCAACAGTGGTAAGAGATGCCGAGTAACGACCACTCTTAACATTCAACATCGTCTTATCATAGGTCATGGACAGTTCATCGTGACCCTTGGTTGCATCACGTAGGGCTTCGGTGCCGATGGCAAACAGTGCTTTACCTTTTACTTCACAGGGAAGGAGAATCGAACAACGGGAGAGCTCGCCGGCAGAGTGGAGGAACAACTTAGCGCCGTCGGCCATGATGGTGACGTTACCACTAACAGGCGGACTAAGACGGAGAGCAACTCGAAGTGCTTCCTGCAAAATTGGAGCGGAGATCGTAACGTTCATAGTAGTACTCGGGAAGGGTTTCAAATCTTATATTTACAGTCTTATATTAGACTACGGTAAGGGTAAGCGTCACCGGGGTTGTGTTGCCTAGGTTGTCCGACACCGCGAAGTCGAATAAGTAGGTTCCAGCAGTCGGATCGGCTAGGCGTAGAATACGCACCGTATCAAACATTGCAGCACCTCCTGGCACAATGATCTGAGCACCCTGAGCCTGAACAACTGAAGCCTTGAAGAAACCACCTGCTGGATTACTAACGGTAGAGATCGACAGAGGGATAACTTCTTGGCCAGGGGTGTATCCAGGAGTCTGCTGTAGAGTAGCATTGAAGAGCTGAAGCCAGTTGAAATCAATAAAAGATCCAGAGGAGAAAGCTGCGAGGTTGCTAGTAGTAGCCCACCGCATTGTTGCGTCAGTCACAGTAGGAGCTCCTTGACCGGCAGGTGCTGCATACACATACTTATCCATGTTGAACTTAAGGCTTTCAATGAACGTACCATACCCAAAGTGCTGCAGCCACCCAGAGGTAGGCATCGACCACCACGAGTAATAGCCAACACTCTGATTGGAATAGGCGTTAACGAACTCCTTAAAGCCAAGCCACGGCTGCAAGGGAGTTTGCAATGGAGAGTACACCGCAGCCATATACTGGGACACTGGATTCATGTCGTAGCTGTTAGTGACCTTAGGGGGCAACGTCACGGTAGTGATTGCCACTGTACCATCCGGGAGCTCGTAGGTAGTTTCCGACCCCTCGAAAGTAAAAGAGGCGATCGGGAAGAACCCAAAGGCTTTACCGTAGGTGTCCAAGATAGGAATGATGGTCTGCGTGGAGGGCGCCGTTAAAGGCAACCCGAATTGGATCTTCGACATTGTGTGGTCCTTACGAAGTTGGAGCTTCAGCTCACGAAGTGGCAATAGTAACTGGGGCGAAGGTGATACGTGTTTCGTTCAACGTAATACCGTACACTCCCATACCGTTAGTAGGGTCGGGTTCAACTAATGCCGAGGTATCAGAGTACTCAGAGGTATCTACAGGTTGACGATAGATGATCTTCACTTCTTGGAGTTGTTGGTTGGTGACAGCGACGGCCTGTTGCAGCGTATCGAACGGAGTGATAGCGTAGCTAACCGGAACACCCATCAACGTAATGGTAGGAGCAACCTGTACCGGTTGAAACTGACCGTTCGAGAAAACGAAATCGGTGTCAAGAACGTCCATTAGGAGTTCTGGTTGGTTTGGGGTGATCGGTAAAAGGGTAAGTCTAATAAAAGCCATTGAGAACCTCGGTTAGTCTAAGGGGACTGTATGAAATTGAACTTATCGACCCTTAGACTTACCAGCAGCCCGAGCTTCATTAGCTGTCTTAGCGGAGCTCGCATGAATATAGCGAAGCTCAAAGGGAGCAAACCCTGTAGCCTTAGCCACCTCCTCTACATCCCCTACCATCAACACGGCCTCCCTCAAGTCCTTAGCCTTCTGTAGATGAAGCAGCTCGTACAGAGTTTGAAGTTTCAAGGAAGATTTAAGTTTACGGTGCATAACAGTGTACGACTCTATACCAGCTAGGTAGGCAATGATGACCTGCTGTACTTCCTTCCGTAGGGCGTAGGGCGTCACACGATAAATTTGTGTCTGGATCAGGTTCAAGAAGCTTGGCTTGGTAGCGGAGTTCACAAACTCAAGTGTTGTTGGCTCCTTGGATACTAGAGACCAGTTGCTATTAACTCTATGGGCTGAAATCAATGCGCTCTTAATTGAAGCTTGCAAACAGTGGCCTCGGTGATCCGGCCATAGGAAGGTACTGAGGTTTGTCGTGGACAGCAAAGCTCTACAGTCGGTAACGAAGAGGACAAGACGTTCTCCATTTACCCTGTGTATGTTTTTAACTCGGTCAACTACAACCGGCCATACTGGTTGTTCCTTACATAGACCATCGTGAACTAGACGCCGAGTACCTCCCTCTAGGGTATGACTAAGGTTTAAACTCTTGAGGGCCTCAGAGATTTGGAGGGGTGAATAATCTATAATACCGTATGCTTGTAGGATTGGCATGGGGTTGCTCCGTCAGTGAGGCTAGGGGTGCTATGATACGTTGTACTACGTGTCATCAACGCTAGTTCTAGTTAGTGGGTTACTCTACTGCATGTGCGGCATACCTTCTTTAACTACGGATACACCGTTCGTCTTCACCACAGTGAAGCACTTTGCACCCTCCCAGAGTTCATCCGACTTCGGCGTTATTACTACAATACTTGGTATGAGGGTTAAAAGTACCGGCACTAATGCTTGAAGGCTTTCGGTCATTTCTTTGGACAGATTGGCGGATGGTTCATCAAGTATCAGTACAGAGCATCTCTTGTGTGACGGTACAAAGGCTAACAAGGCTAACACTAAGACGATGGTAAACAGCTTCGACTCAGCACCACTTAACTTTCGTACATCAGAGGTAAGGGTCTTCTTGCCATACTTACGATGGACTAGTAAGGAGATCTGTGTGCCCCACTGAAATTCAAATGTATAATCTTCTGGGAAGATGGCACGCGCGTATTTGTTTACTAATTGCATTAACCGTGCACTAATAGAAGTGACAGCCATCTTCTTTAGGTTCTTGTCCTGGTATCCCTGCACCAGGTGCTTAAGCGCGGGTTCATCCTTCAACTGTTCTCGTAGTTCAACTAGACGCTCTCGTGTTTCTAGTAGACGAGAGGCCACCGTGCGATGGACTTCCAGCTTGGCCTGTGCTTTGGACAGCAGCTCTTGTAATTGATTCATGCGGCCGTGCAGATCATCACCTGCCTTGGCCGCCTCTATGTCCTTAGAGGTTAGCTTGGTGAATGCTATAATCGAGTCAAGGTGCGGCTTACAGAACTCAAGCAACTGCTTACGCTCTAGGATCTCTTCTAGCATACGCTTTAGCACTACGACTTGAAGTTTCTTACCTTCGAAGGGTTTAGGTTTCCTAGGCAGATTCTGCAGCTCGTCATTGATCTTAGCCCAAGGCTTGAGCTTCACTAAGTCAGCAGAACGTGCATCGTAGTTGGTGTTAGCTTCGTCAATCTTGAGCTTCAACTCCTTCTGGAACTTGCGAGCCTTTACGTATTCCCGGTAGTCCTTATGCTGTGCAATCAACAGGGTCAGTGCTTTCACTCGTTTACGTAGAACAGCAGGATTCTTAATCTGTACTACCTGACCACACGTCTCACACTTACCTTCTGAGAATTGTTCAGCGTGCTCCAGCTGATGTTTGTAGGCACGAAGACTAGTTGCGGCATCCTCCTCGTTACCTTCTGGTTTCTCTACTTTCTCCAGAGTCTGGATTTCAGATTCAAGACTCTCTGTCTCAGATTTCAACTCATCCATCTCCGTTTTAATTCCACGGAGCTCTTTAGCAGTAGTAGCTGCTACCTTGCGTACTTCCTTACCGTGTTCCTTCATGGCTTTACGAGTTGGCTCAGACAGAGCTTCGTAGGCTTCTACATAGTGTTGGTTATCACGCTTGTATTGTTCCCAGGCTTCCGCGTCTTCTAAGTCCTTGCGAGCTTTCTTGAGTTCCCACAGGTTCGTCTCTACTGCCTTGTTGAATTCATCCTCTGATATATCTGAATGACACGCTACGTTCAAGACCTTAATTTGCGAGGATGCCGACTGAGCGAAGTGAACTAGGCGAACTGTTTCCTGGATCTCTCGGAACTGATCTTGAAGGGCTTCGAGTTTAGCCTTATATGACTGGGCCTTAGTCTTATACTTCGCTAAGTCTTCTGCGGAGAGTAGGTCTTCCTTCGACTTGTTATACTGGGAACGCAACTCCTGGAAGGCTACCTTCGTCTTTTGCAACTTGTTTAATTCTGAGACGAATAGCTTGCGCTCTGCATCAAGTTTGTCTAACCCAAAGAAGGAAGTGAAGAAGTTCTTACGCTGGGTGGTGGTTCCCATTACCAGAGGGTGGGGAATACGTGCATCCAGGTGGACAAACGTGTTATATTCCTCTTGAGTAATCGGCCAGGCTTTTCTTAGGTAGTTCTTAGCAATGGTAGGAGTACGGAGTTCTTTATCAACCCCGTCCTCCTTGATCTTCATCTTTTCGGACCGACCCTTCATATAACGAATGACCGTCACTTTCTTCTTGTTGACGGCAGAAGTGAAGGAGAAGGCTCGTGTCCCCTCCTTCACTCGGTCCTGCTTCGTACCTACGATTGGGTCTTCGTAGATAATTTCAGATAGCTGAGAGAAGAGGTACGACTTGCCCACCCCGTTGCTATTCTTCGACTGAGGACCACCCGCACGATTCAAGCCATAGATGGTAGTCAGACCTTTGGGGATTTTGAAGGAAACAGATTTGAAGGGGCCGCTATCTTGTAGCTGAATGCTGTGCAGGTGGTTCATATTACTTAGAAGTGGCAGTCAAAAGAAGTCAGCAAAGTACCTGTAGGAAGATCTTTCAGCATCTTCAGGGCTTTCTTAATAGTTAAATTCTTGATCGGAGCGTAGCCCTCATCTGGCGTACCGTTGTCCTCTAGTTTATACCAACCCTTATCAGTAACGATACCTGCTAGAAACGAAAAGTCTAATTTCTCAGTGTCAAGGTCGTTGCTCAGAAGTGAGGCTCTAAGCTTCTTAGTTTTCTTGCTCGGGAGCCCTCTGAACAAGCCTGCACCATCACAGTTCTTTCCCTTGTACGTACTCTCTGGCTGATCGTAATCAATAATGTGCTGCGCCATGAGGCTGAGCGGGTCCCTACTTACTACAAGTGCCATTCCGTGTGCCATAATTTTCTCATTTTGAGGTTAAAAGATTACTTAGTTCACTTAACGAAGTAGCATGTCCGTGCTCGAGAAGGAACTTCTCGCACAATTCGGGCACACACAGGAATTCGATAATACAGGTGGAACCTTCACTAAGGTGTGCGGTCACAAACTCGTTAACACTACCGATCTCGTGTGTCCTGCCCCCGCACTCATTAATTACAGTCTGCGCGTAGACAAGCACTGCTTCAACACTATCGAGTTTCCGAGAGTGTACCCGAATAGGGCTTAGGGAGTAGGTACGTACACCGTATTTACCATCCTTGATGAAGAACTCTAATTGTCTAAGCTTCTTAAGAATCTCAAGTTTTTCAGATGTCATTTCGTTGATAGCTGCTTGATAAGAAAGTACAACTCTGCTGAGAGGAGTTCAGTCGCCGGTACTTGGAAAGATGCTGCCTGACCTTGCACGCGAACCAGGGTGGCATTCACTGCTGCTATAACCCCGAGGTTCAAGTTAAGGCTTTTCGTTCGGCTAACCAACTCTTTGTTTGCTGGGGACCACCAAACCTTACTGTGTCTAGCTCCTTCTAGTACTGTGTTGTTCAGCAGGAAGGATGATAGGTATCCGATTTTTCTGAGGAAGCTAAAGGGATCGGCAACGTCAATCAAACAACGTTGAACCTGCGCGTACTTGAAGCTATACAAAGCAACCATCATATCTACAGCTAGCTTATCATCACTAGATTCGGAGGATGATAGAACTTCTGTGATGTGATCCTTAGTCAACATCTTCGGCTTTTTCTCTAGCCCGTTATAGTAGTCGAATAGATTTTCCATAACGTTAGCCAGTGTTCGCATCTCCCCACCCGATGCCCTAACTACTGACTTCAATAAGGCCCGCTCTTCGTCGAGAACATAAGTCATGCTCTCACCCTTAGAGATCCTCAGTGCTTGCTTCAATAGATCACTTGGGGTGTGTGGCTCAAGAGAAATAATTTTGCAGCGGTTGGAGATCGCTTTACCATTACCCGACGTAAACTTTGATGGGTCCATCGACGCCAAAATCCAGATGGTATCGCGGCTAGGTTCTTCCAGTGGCTTTAGCAAAACAGCGGCTGCCGCAGGGTTCGCTACTAGCGCCTGCGATTCGTCAATTACGATTATGCGTTTCTTGTTCATTGGCTTGAACTTGGACAGCTTCTCAAGCTCACGCATGTCGTCTATACCACGGGTCGATGCCGCGTTGATCTCTTTGTAATCTTGCTGCGAGGACACAGGGCGGCCGTTTACTTCCGCTGCGAATGCCCGGGCCAAGGTGGTCTTACCTGCCGAGGTGGGCCCCACGATAAGAAGTGCTGCGGGTGGACGTTCGAGCATGCCCCGCAATCGAGTAACTGCAGTCTCATGCCCGATTATTTTTGATAGCGAGTCCGGCCTATATTTAACATGGAAACTACGATCATCGTCTTGTTGGGGAGTGGGTTTTGTAGTTGCCATGTTCAATTAGACTTGTTAAGGAATTTACGTATGAAGCCGGTACGGTTAGCGGTGGCAAAGATATAGGAGGATATAGACTCCCCTAATTTATCCGCAGCTTCTTTTCTCAGCCTTTCCTGTTCTTCTATAGGGAGTGCCTTACGCCTTGCCCACTCTGCTTTGTACTCCTGCTCTCGTTCCCAGCTGTAGTACGTGTAGAGCTCACTGAAGGTACGGAGCTTCCAAATGCCAATCAGTTGACCGTCTAGGAACTGCGCGTAGTACTCTCCAAACGTTCCAGCAGCGTCTCCACAGAACTCAATCTTGCCGGTGTAATTAAGGTCCTCATAGACGTCTACATACGTATTTTCTTTAGTAGCCGCGAACCATTTCTGTCTGCTAGTTACAACCAGGCGACCGTCGCTCGTGATCTTCACCATATCAAGATCGCAATCTAGCTCCTTTGTCTGGAAAGCTTCCGGCTCTCCCGGAGCTAACCGATCACATTGAATATAATCAAACATTCCCATAATCAGTCCTTAGAGTAGTTATCAACTTCATGCTCTACGTAACGAACAACCGAAGCGCTTACTGAGTTGTACGCAGCGTTACGAACTTCACGGGTGCTCTCACCTTCCCGTACTTCGTGAGTTTCGGATACCGTAACAACAACAGGCTCATATTGTTTCAGCTGGACTGTGCGAGCCACAGTTACAGTAATCGTCTTTGCTTCATGTATTGGTTTCTTCGTTGCCATCTATTGCTCCGTTAGTTATGCCATCTGTACTATTTACAGTGCTCGACGTTTCTTCTCACGAGCAAGAGCACGCTCCGCCATTCCTCTAATCGGTGTATTCTTGGTAGCGTTACCAATTCTCACTGCCTCCTTCATCTTGTGTTCCACAGTAGCATCGGACGTCCAAGACGTACAGAACTCACAGTACTCATTAGCACACCGACCGTACTGCAGGAGTGCCATAGCTTCTTTCAGTGTCGAAGCATCGAGTGTTTGTCTGTGCATCTTCTTGTACAGAGCTAACCGCTTCTTTACCTTCGCTCTAGTCTTGTCGGTGAATGGACGATACCACACGGCAGGGTCGGCACTAGGATTATCACGAATGATAAACGCATCCATGATACCCGAGATCTTCATGTCGTATTGCAGCTCGAACAGATAAGCGTATGTTTCAATCTGCTCCCGGTAGGTTGCTCCAGGGTCTTTCTCTTTCTTGACTGCCAACTTCAAGCCAGTGGTCTTGAAGTCAAGGATGAAAAGTTTCCCTTTCCATTTGTAGATGGCATCTATGTGTCCGGAGATCCCACCAACGGAGATCTCAACCTCGTGGTACTCAGTAGGGAAGTCACAGCACTCCGTCTTGAACGAAAGTTTATGGAATGTCCCGCACTCATGGCACTTGTAGTTGCCGAGGATCTTCCCGCTCTTGGTCAAGTATTGCTGGAGGACAGTGTGGACTACGGTGCCCATGTTGACATACATAGCACCTGCCATGCCCATCGAGCGATACATACCCTTGCTTGCATGATTGATAAAAAACTCAATCGGGCAGAAGGGCATCTGGGAGGGGCGAAGGTACAAGACACGTCCAGGACTAACTCTGCTGGAGTGCGTAACGTTCGCTATGGCATCCGCATACTCCTTAATTAGATCGGTGACTACCGTATCAGGCTTCTTCTTGGTGGCTACATCTTTTCGTTTCCCAAACCTGGAGCCAGTTTTTATAGCGTGTAGTTCAATCATTTTCAGTTCTCAGTAGGAGCTAGGTCCATCTGTCTATTTACACAAGACAGGCAATTTCATGACGTGTACAAAATGAAATTCGCATAAGGAGAACGGTTCGTGCTCATACAACTTACGACAGCCGGGGCGATGCTTTTACAGAATGCTACCGGCCCAATTACACTCACCTCATTCGAGTTGGGTTCTGATTATAACTACACTCCAGAGCCTACCGACACGATGCTGCACGGTACGGAAGTGTATGCTGGAACTCCTAGCCTACCCCTAGCCGTTAACGCTAACATCGTAAAGTGGTCGTGCTTCATCGACTACCCAGTTGGTCCTTTCCAATTCGGTGAGATCGGATTATATGTAGGGACTACTCTGTTTGCTCTGGGTACTTCATCCGAGCTTATCGAGAAGCTAGCTTTGACCTCGGTTGACCCAGGTAACTCTATCGTTATAGATGTTTATGTCTCGGTAGTAGGAACGAACTATAACATCTGGTTGAATTTGAACCAGAGTAGCAATAGCTTCCGCATGGGGGTGTTGCAAACCGCAGATCAATTACCCCCGTCTGCCGGTGCTGTTCCTAACGCCTACATTGTACAGGGTGCATCTAGCTATCAGTCCGCATTCTTTGCTTATACAGATACGAATGGGCTATGGAACTTTGATGCCTACGACTTTGCCCAGCAGACCACCGCCACCATCACTGCGGTGGACAGTCAATCCGTAACGATTGCAATGTCGCAGTACGTAATGGGTATGAGTCCTGCGTACTTCGGTGAAGTGCTGTTGCAGTTTAGTACTGGTGCTCTGTACGGTATTGTCCGCTACGTGGAGACGGCAGTCATCAGCGGAGACACAGTTACCCTAGGTTTCGCTACTCCCTTAGCAATGTTGCCTGCGGTAGGTGATGAATTCCTGGTCTTCGGTCGTCAGATTCTGTCAACCCAGGTGATGAATCTGCCCCCGGCTACCACGACGAAGCTGGGCGCTATAATGGTGGGCTACGGTCTTCTGGTAGATTCAACCGGATTACTTAGTGTAGACGAAACCAAAGCACCTGTGCAGATGGTTAATGGGCAGATGGGCGATGTGATGCTGACGGCCTCAGACATCTACGATATCGCTAAGGTTGCCATTACCGGTAACTATTACGACCTACTGAATTACCCGGCACCATACACGCTAATGCCTGCTACTACCACTACGTTGGGTGGAGTAAAAGCACCAGCTACGTCGGAAATGCACCTTACCATTGCGACGGATGGTACGATTGATCTAGCGTTCAATCCGGTTAAGTCGGTGAACATGCAATATCCGGATCCTAGCACAGGTGACGTGGAAGTTTATATCCCTACGTACACAGGTTTAGTTAATCCGGTGGCCTTGTCTGCTAATACAGACTTGAACACGATGATGACAACTGGGTTGTACTACATAACCAGTTCGACGGTGGGGACTATCCTGAATTTGCCTTTGGGTGTGGCAACGGAAGCCACGTTAGAAGTTGTACCCCTGACTATGGTGGGACCTGGAGATGTTATTCAGCGGGTGTCCACTTCCTCGACTATGTACTTCCGGGGATTAACAGGGAACACCTGGAGCCTTTGGAACGAAGTAGCTACCACGATGACTCACATGGAGCAGTCGATTACGGCTACCATGATGAATCAGACTACGTTCCTTACTACTGGCTATACTCCTGGTTACATAGAGGTGTTCATTGCGGGATTGAGATTAGTCCCGAACGTAGACTATACGGCTACTGACAGCTTGAACATTACGCTTATTAATGCAGCGTTAATTGCTCAGGTGCAGATCGGTGCAGTGCTAACCATTTCGTCGTTTACGATCTTCAGTATTAGTAATGCTGTGCCGAAGTCTATGTTGGCTTCATCAACAGGGGCTACCCTAGTTGGGTATAATTCAATGGACTTAGGGCTCACCACGGTAGGATACTTCCTCAGTCAGCTAGAGGCCGGGTTCCTAGCTGGAAAGTTTACCACGTTGAACGTTAGCAATAACACTCCATCTACCTCGACTACCACTGGAGCAGTAACAGTAGTAGGTGGACTTGGTGTTGAAGGCGAACTGAATGTAGGATCGCTATCTTCAGTGAATCTTAACTTCACCCAAGCGTCTATGCTACCTGTACCTACTACGGGTACTGTGTTTCGGCTGGTCAATGCAGACGGCGTAGAAACGAAGATAGATGTGGACGCCTATGTGAGCACGGGTAATCCTATGGCCGGTGTTTCTTTACGTGGAGCACGGGGCACTGCGGCAGCGCCTATGGCAATCCAGAACACGGATATTATTGGGCTGGTAGCCGGACATGGTTATGGTACTACTATGTTCCAGATGGGTAGCACTGCTGTTATGCAGTTTGTGGCTGAGGAGAACTTCACCGATACCTCTATGGCTACTGCTATAGCCTGGCAGGTAACTCCTACAGGCTCCATAGTAAGAACCGAGAAGATGCGGTTAAATTCTATGGGTGTCTTGATGTTAGAGGCTAATCTTCCTTCTACTTCGGTTCTCACTGGTAGTGGTGTTGTAACAGGAGGTCTTGGTGTCAGTGGGGCAGTTAATGCTGGTATGACTTCTTCTGTTAGTGCTAACGTTACCCCGATCGGCAGCCAGATGCCAGCACCAGTAGGGACAATGCTTAGAGCTACCGAAGCTGATGACACAAATACTAAGATGGTGTTGGACTCGTATAATACGATGAACCCTACGTCTGGTTATATAGGTCGAGGAGCTAGAGGAACAGCTGCTATACCTACTGCAGTACAGAGCACAGATGTGATCGCGGCTTTCGGGGGTATTGGGTTTGGTACTACTGAGTATCAACCGCTAGTAACTGGTAGCGTGCATATAGTAGCGGAGGGTGCATTCACCGATACCTCTAACCCAACTGCTGTGGCATTCATGGTGACGCCTAGTGGGTCGGTGACGAAGACGGAGGCAGGGCGCTTTAATAGCATGGGTGTGTTAATGCTTGAAGCTAACGTCCCTTCAACGTCTATGACGACTGGTAGTGAGGTTATTACAGGCGGCTTAGGTGTTAGTGGTGCTATATACGCCGGATCATTTAATGGTCCGGTAATGGCTACAACGTTAACCGCTACTGATATAACTACGTTCGGTATGCAGAGCAGTATAACGGCGATGCCTGTGTCTGCCATTGCGGAGACGATGGTTCCTTCTACAGCAACAACAAGTGCTACGTACTATAAAACGATGGGCGCTACTGCAGCATCAACGTTTACGTTACCTACACTGTATCACTACTCGGCCACCCAGGGAACGTTTGGTACAGGTTCAACAGTAACTAGCCAATACGGGTACTACGCAGATGCAACGCTGATAGGTGCTGTTCATAACATGGGGTTCGTCGGGAATTTGCCATCTGTACCGGGTAACTGGAATTTGTACATGATGGGTACGGCTGCTAACTATGCTGCGGGTATTATGCAGTTAGGTAATGCGGTCCCTATGATTACAGCAGAACAGCTGCAGGTCACTGGAAGTGCTAGAGCAACTATGTACAGTGCAGCCCAGATGGGGTTCAGGGCGTCGGAGGTTACTAACGGCAAGCAGGGTGTGGTGACTCTAGTAGCTGGCACTATTACGGTGTCCAATACGTCAGTTACTGCTAACAGTCGTATATTCTTGACTGGGCAGATGGATGGAGGTACACCAGGGTGGGTACGAGTATCAGGCAGAACGATCGGTTCGTCATTCACCATAACTAGTTCTAGCGCAACCGATACCTCGATGATTGCTTATGAAATCTTTGAACCAGCGTAGCGAACTACGTTTAGCGAACTACGTTTAAGTAAGGAGTACAAATGTCAGCGACAAATAACATTGCAAATTTAACACCGGAACTTGTAACTCAGCAATGGGCCTTCCGCAATCGGATTATCAATGGGAGTTGTAATATAGCCCAACGACCAGCGTTTGCAGCCACTACAGCCACTTCAGGGTATGGTGGACCTGATCGATTTATTGCAGTTAACGGCGAGACCGCAGGTGGGGAGTTCACACAGTCCCAGGGTACAATAATGTACAACGGGATCGTGCACAACGCAGTAGTCCAAACAGTCAACGCCCCTATAGTTAGCACAACTACTACTAACTATTGGTCAGGCATCGAGCAACGAGTAGAAGGGCTCAACTGCTATGACTTATTGGGACAACCAGTAACTGTATCTTTTATATTTGAGACCAACGTTAGTGGTACGTATAGTGTCGCGCTGATAGATGGCACTGGTACAAATTCTTTTGTTACTACATTCCTAGCGGTTGCAAGTACTCCAGTGAAAGTGCTAATACCAATATCAATGTTACCACTAACGTTAGGGACACCAAATAGTCCCGCTACAGGTTTACAGTGCACTATTGGATTCCTTAACACGGGTACGTACCAGACTTCGACTCTTGGTATGTGGCAAACTGGAGCGTATATCACGGCTATGGGTGCTACTAACTGGGGAGCAGTTACCGGTAACTATATAGCACTGACCAATCTCCAGCTAGAAGCAGGGACCTCCGCCACTACGTTTGAGACCCGACATTCCGGTATAGAGTTTGCACTATGCCAACGCTATTGCTATCGTATTAGTAACGTGTTGACTCCAACACTCTCTGCTAGTGTAGCCTCCGGTTTTGTGGTTACTACTACCCAAATGTACGTTCCCGTAATGTTTCCAGTGTTAATGCGGACAATACCTACACTAACATACTTTAATATCTGGGGAGCTACCTATACCGAGCTGGCGCCAGCTACAAGCACGTCCACAGTGTGGATGTCCCTTCAAGGGGTAACTGTAGTATTAAACGCTAGCGGAGCCACATGGACGGGTGGTCAAGGAGGGGAGATATATGTTGGATCTTCTACACTAGGCTGGATTAACTTTGACGCAGAACTTTAATTAACAAAGGAACACCATGTACACTTACACACTCGTGGCAAACTCGACTTCTATTCTTCGTTCGGATGGAGCAACTATTCCGAATTGCCCGGGCAATTCGGATTACGCAGCTTATCTTAAATGGGTAGCTGCGGGTAACGTAGTTACCCCGGTACCGGGACCTACTCTGGCTCAGGCGCAGGCTACCCAGGCAGGTATCCTTAATGCAGCTACCTCGAATGAAATCTACAAAGGATTCACTTCGTCAGCCTTAGGGACAGTCCATACTTACCCAGCCCAGCAGTTAGACCAGCTTAACATGAATAGCCGAGCTTCCGCAGCTACCATTGCTTTGACTAGCCCTGCTTGGGCTGCCGGTGCAGTAGTTCCTGAAGGGCAGATTATAACTATGGACGGGCAAGGCTTCATTTGTACTACTCCGGGAACCTCCAGCACTAGCCCTCAGAACTGGAGTGTAGCGCCGGTCGATGATGGTTCAGTGATTTGGAATGTGTGGACTGTCTCTTTCTGGTGCCAGGATAGTACCGGAGCCTGGACATGGGCAGCGCATACTGCATCCCAGATGCGGCAGGTAGGCATAGACGGTAACAACAAGATCGGAGCTATACTTCAGCAGAATAGCAACCTACAACAGCAGGTGCAGGCTGTAACAGTGACTACTACAGAAGCAGATGCAGTAGCCGCTGTTCAAGCTATTGTGTGGCCTTCAGCCTAGTACTAAGTACGGCCTTCAGCCTAACCCCAGAGACCTTTTGACTTTGGGTACAACCAGTTAAGATACTCATGGAAGCTCCGGCTCAGGGATTTGTCTACCGACTGATTCTTCCGGAGCTTCCACTCTTTTAACTCGTTAGGTGGGAGTACATCTTCCACTAGCTTGACCAACTTGCGGTTACGTCTAATGTTATCAGCTTCAGCAGTAATGAACTCTCGGTCTTCTTTACACTGCTTATGCCAGTTCTTGATTGATCCATAAGTCTCCAGTATCTTCTTGGCTTTAGCTGGGCCGATACCTTTGATAGGTGGCACTGAGTCGCCCGAGTCACCTATCAAAGTTTGGTAGTCCACCATCTGTGAAACCTTAACTCCCTTTTTCTTTTCAGCGTAAGCGACATCTATATAGCGAGGTTTAGATTTACCGTCTTTACCCTTTGCAGAGGAATCGTAGAGCCGTACCTTAGGCGTTAGATATTGATAGGCATCCTTATCAACTGTACCACAGATCACTTTGTAGTCGTTACCGTATGCTTTAGCAACAGAGCACAGAACATCGTCTGCCTCATGCGTCTTAGGCTGGAAGAAGATAATCCCTAGCTTATGAAGCAGCGCATAGACGTCAGGGAGATATTGGTACAGATCATTTACTGGTTCTGCATTCTCTGCGTCAACTGGTGCGCCCTTACTCTCACGTCTAGCTGACTTGTACTGAGGATATACTTTATATCGGAATACGTCAGGGCCGTCGAAGGCAACCAGAGTATAGTCAGCCTTAACTGCTAATGCGTCCTTCATGACCAACGCAAGGAACTTATACGGCAGCACTTCACCTATAGGGCGCGAGGTCCTCAAAGTAAACGCCACTCGATGAAGTAGCCAGTTACCATCTGCTACGTAAATCCTCTCCATATTAATGAACTCCTGTAGACGGAACATCGTAAGGGCTACAGACTTCAAGCATAGCCAGTACCGATAGATCGTCTACAGGCTCTCCTGTATCTGCGTCTAAACGATTGACTAGAAACTTAGTGTTGAAGGCAGAGTCCAGATTCTTACACAAGTCAGTGGCAATGAAGTTCACATCGATCTCGGCAGGATCTAAGCCTTCGATGTTGAGAGCTACATAGTTCTTGATGAATGAGGTAAGCTCACGACTGTTGGTAAGCAGGTGGACCTTCCTCTCGATTAGTATTCCGGCGATAAGCATAATTACTCCTGGGTTAACCCATATTTACATGCGTTGTTCAATTTCATAATAACAATAATACTTTTAGACTTAATGAGAGGGAACGATGGAATTAAACGACAAGACCAACCCCTTTGGTGGCTACCCTTGGGTGACCTACGCGTGGGTAGTAGGGCTGGCCTGCGCTGGAGGTGCAGTGAAGTATCTTAATAAGTCACCTGCGGCTTTTAGCTTTGTCATCCTGATTAGGGATGTCGTGACTGCAGGGTTCATGGGCCTCATTACCTTCTGGTTGTGCCAATGGACTAATATAAGTGGCCCGCTCTCTGCTGTGTTGATCGCTACCTCAGGGCTTATGGGCAATCACATGACACGCGAGTTAGAGATCCTCTGGAAACTAAAATTTGGTGTTCAGTACGAACCAACTGTTGACGGTCTCAAAGTTGGTGAGCCCGAGGACCGCGCAAAATGAAATTCAACATCAGTAATTCTCAACTAGCAGCGTTTGCTACCCACCTCAATCTTGCTGATCGAGCACAGCTAGTGGTTGCGATTAACCAGACGCTAGATCGTTTTCAAATTAGCGATTCAGCAATTCGAGTTCGATACTTCATGGCGCAGTCGTCGTTCGAGACAGGGGGATTCACTGTTTGGGAAGAGGATCTAGTTTACTCTACCCCAGAGCGATTAGTAGAAGTGTGGCCGTCACGGTTTTCTTTAGCTGAGGATGCACCCGGTAAAGAGTATGCACCAGACTTCGTGGAAGCCCCTGAGAAGCTAGCTAATCTCGTGTATGCTAGTCGAGATGGTAATGGCAATGCTACATCGGGTGACGGCTATGCTTATCGTGGTCGCGGAGGATTCGATCTAACGTTTCTCGATAACTACAAGGCAGCCTCGGCCTACCTATATAACGATGCTACAGTTTACCTGAATAACCCAGATAAGGTAAGTCAGTACACAGACGGAATGCTAACCGCTGGGTGGTTCTGGATGACTAATAAGCTGAATGCTCTGGCGGATTCTGATTCGTTTACTCGGGTAACTGAGATTATCAATGGGTCAACCGATACCGTGAGCTCTAGACTTCCAGTCCTGAACTTGGCTAATAAAATTTTTACTTGGTGAACTAAGGAGTAATTCATGACAGGGCTCTTATCTCCTGCCGATATACTTGGTATTGCTAACGAAACGGACCCTACTCGTGGTGCTGCCGATGTAGGGTACAACGGAAACACCGTTAAGTATTTTCTAGATGAGATTGCTAACGGTACAGCGCCCCCTGTAGTAGGCCCATTGTCGGGTATGGAAACTGTACCGTCTAGCCTAGGGATGGGTCTTCGACAAGTTACCACAGGGAACATAGCGCAGCTAGCTTTGAATCTCAAAAATAGCGAAGAGACAGTACCCATTACCACGATCTCTACTGTACTCACGCCTACCCAGTACAACTCAGGCATCATTAACTTTACTGGTACGCTTATGGGGAATAGTACGGTGCAGCTACCGTACACCTCAGGTATATGGGTATTCGCCAATAATACAAGTGGTGCGTATTCCTTAACATTGCAGACAGGTGTGGCGGGGGCGGTCTACACCGTTGAGACCTCAATGGTCTATCTCAACAACTGGGATGGTAATCAGCTACTGTATAAAACGCCCAGGACCAACATGCTGTTCGAGTCTCAGGCGTTATCCACAGCACCATGGATGCTAACCGGATCCACGACCATCACGGGGGGATTCACTGCACCAGATGGAACTGCTACCGCATGGATGGTTACAGATAACGATACTACGAATCCTTCGTACATATCGAACTCCAGCTTTAACGGAGTTGCCGGTACTACATACACTGCATCCATCTATGTTAAAGAGGGGACGTCTACTACGGGTACGTTTGAATGTTATGATACCGGGGATACGATTACTAGTTCTCAGATAACATGGACTGCTGGAGTACCCACGGTTTCTATGGGGCAGGTCTACCCGTTGATGAATGGCTGGTACCGTATTGCGTTGCAGGTAACTCCGTTGGTGTCCGGCGCATTCAACTTCGTGTACTATCCCTGCATGAGTACTAACCCAGCTTTGACAGGGAGCACGTACCTGTGGGGAGGTCAAGTCGAGACCGGGATGGCTGCAACCTCATACATTGAGACATTTGCGACTGCAGTAACGATCACTGACTACATGATAACTACAGGAGGGTTGGTAACGTTAGCACTGCCACCAACTACTGGTAATACGTTGACCTGGACGGGCACCTACCTAGATGCAGAAGGCAGGTTAGGTACTGTAACTGCAATGCTGTTTGGTACAGGTAACGGTGTGTTGACTATGTTCCAGTTGACACCTATATCTGGTGGAGGTATGACCGCGGTGGCTCCGCAAGGTAAGTCGATCATTGCGTACTCAGATGGTACAAACGTTATTCTGGCGTCATCTGCGGGTGCTAACACGCTAACGAAGTATGACTTTATCGCTACCACGCAAGGCCAGACACAGATTGATGTGAGTTACACTCCTGGCAACATCATCGTCACGCGAATGGGTCTAGAGTTACCTGCTACGGACTATGTAGCGACCACAGGTGCGTACATCACCTTTCCGTTTGGTTTGAATTTGAACGATGAAATATCAGTGATAGCGTTTAGCGCATTCTCTGCTATTGGTGCAATCTCGATTTATGAATTCATCGCAACTGCGGGGCAGACAACGTTCAACGTAGGGTACACTCCGGGTGCTGTACAGGTGTTTGAGAATGGAACATTATTACTGAGTACTGACTACACGGCAAGTAATGGCACCTCGGTGATGCTGAATGTTCCAGCGATGCTAGGAGCTGAGATTAAGATCATTAGTCAGCAGTCTTCTACTGTTGCTAATATGGTACCTATAACTGGCGGTACCTTTACTGGGCCAGTGATGGGTCCGGTAGCTACCTCCTCTAATCAGCTAGTTCCATTAGCCCAAGCACAAGCTCTAGGCTACACAAGACAGACCGTGCAGATGGGGGTGACTAATAGTTTAGGTTATGCCTCGATGTTGACCCCGGGTACAGGGATGACGGTGAATCTTTCGGCCACTATGCAGCCTATGGTGATTTCATTTGCTGCAGGGGCTACTAACTATGGGGCAACTATTAGTGCGGATATGCCTAACATAGTTACACTACCTATGAGCAACACATCGTTCATTAGTGCTGACTACACAAGCCCTACTTCGGTTACGTGGACCTCTACGTTAGCTCCCGTGCAGTACGGGTACTCCTACAATCAAAGTGCTCAATCAGTGTTGCAGTTTAATGGTACCTCTGGCTCTACGATGATCCTGGATGACTTCGGGAACATGTGGACTGCGATGGGTGGTGCAACTATTCAGAATACCCAGTATAAGTTTGGTACAGGGGCACTAGGAGGTACTGGTACTAACTTTGCTTTGAATGGTACATCTAACTATATACTGAGCTCAGGTTTCAAGAGTTTGGGGAACGGTAGTTGGTCTTTAAGATGTTGGATTTGGCCCACTAACGCCGCGACTACTACTGTTCAGGATATTTTTGATGCTAGCTCAAGTACGACTACAAACTATGGGGCTCAAATCGTAGTGTACGAGAGTAAGATTCAATACTATTTATCATCTACAGGGACTACCTGGGATATAGTGAATGGTACGCCGGGAACTAACACCATTAACAGCGGAATGTGGCAATTTACAGAGCTCGTATACGACTCAGTAGACGGTAAGTACTATGGATACGTTAACGGGCTGCTCGATTTTACATTCGCCAGTACTATAAAGGTATGTCCAGTCTCATACATAGCAGTCGGCGCGGGAGCTAACAATACCCAGTGGTTTGCAGGCTACATCGACAAGTTTGAATTCCTACCGTATTGCCAGCATCCGAATGGTATGACCTACGCGGTTCCTACTGTCGCTCCCAACATAGCAACCGTCGGTTACTCGTCTGACTTCTTCTCAGTTCCTAACATGACGATGACTCAGGTGAGTGGACCATCTACAACAGCCTTAGCTAATCCTATGTTTACTCAGAAGAACAGGGTGTATGTAGGGGAGGCAATGACTAGCACCACGCTAGTTACTAGTGCTATTAGCTATGCGTTGAAGGGCCAGTACGATAGTGGGTTGTTTATGGTAGCGACTAATACTATGTACAACAAAAATCATAACTTAGGGTACACTGCATTTGCTACGGAAGTTCGCATAGCGGATGACGCAGTAGGTACTAACGAACGCTATGCTATTGACTACTGGTATGCGCTCACAGGCTGGCAGGCAGGTATTACCACCAGAAATAGTGCAGCTATATGGACAGATGCTGATTACGTAGGGCTAACTGTTGCAGGTACTGGTACAGTAATTACCACTGGATATTACCGTGTACTAACTCGCAGGAGGTGGTAAATGACACAATGGATAAACACACAAGGGCAAATATACGAAGGTGATTGTGTTCCAGGAGATGTAGCGGCTACGGAAGCTCAGATAGCTGCAGCGGCTCAAGCTCTCCTGGAGCCCTCGATTATATCAGCAGTACAAAACTTATTGGATACAACTGCTCAGTCGAAGGGTTACAACGATATTATCTCGGCCTGCAGTTACGCAGCCCAAGCAGTAGGACAGCCATTCCAAGCAGAGGGTATGGCGTTCCTAACCTGGAGATCAACGGTGTGGAATACTGCGTACACAATGCTGGCTCAGATCAAGGCAGGGACGATAGCAATGCCAACAGTAGCCCAGGCTTTAGCATTGATCCCGGCCTTCGTTGATCCTAACGCTACCCCTGCAACATAAGGATTACTCATGGGAATTTCAGCTAATATAGCGCAGGACGCGCAAGCACTATCAAACTTGGCTACCACTCAGGTAGCGTTCCGTAATCGTATTATAAATGGGGCATGTAACGTAGCTCAACGTCCTAGCATGACCTTTAATCAAACGATGACGCAAGGGTACGCAGGTCCTGATAGATACCTCGCAGTTGATGGCCTAGCCACTGGTGCGTTCACACAGAGCCAGGGTGCCATTACCTACAATGGAGTGCTGAGGAATGCAGTAGTCCAAACAGTAACTACACCGTTTACCCTAGGTACTGCTTACTACACGTATGGTGTATATCAGCGGATAGAAGGGCTTAACTGTTATGACCTACTCGGTCAGCCTGTAGCAATATCCTTTATATTTGAGACCGATGTTAGTGGTATGTATAGCGTTACTATACAGGATAGTAACGCTACTAACTCTTACGTTTCAACCTTTATGGCAGTTGCCAGTGTACCCGTAAAAGTAGTAATACCTATCAGTGTGCTACCTCTAACGCTTAACGTCCCTAATTCTAATATGATGGGATTAAGCGTGCTTATAGGAGCATTGAATGCCGGGAACTATACGACGTCAACTTTGAACACGTGGCAGGCAGGAAATTGGTTCTCAGCTACGAGTTCTACTAACTGGGGAATGACGATAGGTAACTACATAGCGGTTACTGATCTCCAGCTAGAAGCAGGGACCGTAGCAACCCTTTTTGAGAACAGACTGTATACAACGGAGTTAGGGTTATGCCAGAGGTACTACCAACTAGCAGGTAATGGACTTTTTGGTTCTGTAGAAGCTGCCACGGTAGTCGGTGTAGCAGAGAAATTTATAGTTCCTATGAGAGCTATACCGACTGTATCTTTGATACCGGGTTTGCCTGCCTGGATACGATCAGGTGCTGCCAATTGGGAAGCAAATCCTCCCGTCTTGGCTAACGGGGCAGCTACTACCTATGGTTTATGGACTCAGGTAACCGGGTTTACTGGACTCTCTCCGTATTACCCAGTAACGTCTAGAAATAGTGCACCCAATGAAGGCTATCTCTTTATAGGCTGTTCTGCGGAGCTCTAGTATGAAAAAGATACGAAGTACACTAAAGATAACAGCAGAAGATTATTCGTTCAATACGGTAGCACCTAATCACAACCTAGATGAACCTTACTTGCCAACTGGTGTAGACTTGGAGCCCGAAGTGCATCCTAAATCAGAGATCCTATTGAATGCTACCAATTTCAAGTTAAATGCAGCACACCGATTGGTAGTTACGTTGAAGAAGGAGGCTTCTATAATGCCCTCGAATCAAGCCGGAGATCACGACACCCATATCTCCAGTGTAGAACAAGAAGATGAAGAAGAATAACTTAGCCATACTGAGGAGAAACATCATGGGATTTTCAGACAGCATAGATCATTCAGCTGAGACCGAGGACTTGCTCAGAGAGTATGAGATACAACGTATTAGGAGGGAAGCAAAGAAGCCAAGCCTACCATTCACAGGAGCCTGCTACTATTGTGGGTCGGATGTACATTCACCAAAAGCTTTCTGCGATTCTGAGTGCGCCAAAGATTACGCGAACGAGAGGAGGCTCCTAACCATTGCAGGGAGGATTAGATGAGTTCAGTATTCAGCACCACGGGTAATATCATTAGCCTACCCGCTACTCCGACTAACACTCTGAACTTCGCTGTCAAGGGGAGCTTAGGGCAAGGTCAGATCATGCGGAACATAGGTAACTTCTACACGTCATTCGATGCTACAGAGGGGGCTGTACTCCAGCAGTTTAGTGTTACTACTAGCCTAGTATTGCCTACGGGCAGTGCCGGGCTGCTAATTACATCCAACGGAGGACCGCTAGTTCTCAACTTGACTAAGACTACGGGAACACTAGAGTCCCCTGTGGTTGCAATGTACACCGTGTACATGACTCAGCTATATTTAACGGATGACATGCTATCAGGTGTCACCATTGTTAATCCTACTGCGGGTTCAACGGTATCAGGCTTTCTGGCCTACATACCGTACACCTTCAGTGGTTAAGCTCTGCAACAGCAGGTTGAATGCAGAAGAGCCACACTACCTAATCAAAAGTAGTGTGGCTCTTTGTACGTCTGGTTAGACTACACGATCGAACTACCCTTCAAGCAAGCATCAAAATCAATAACGATTGGCAGCCCATCTAGCAGTTCATTCTTCTCTTGAATCCAGGCTAAGGTCTGCTCATCTTTCTGTAAATCCTTACCTAGTGAAATATGAGCAGTATAGTCCTCGAAAGAATGCTTTAATCCCTGCCCTTCTAATTCCTGGTGGAGCTCCTGTAGGTCTTCGGAGTGCAAAACACCCACCAGTATCGACTCTCCGTTAGGTTCATCCCAGATCACCAACTCCCTTAGTAATCCTGTCATCTCCCGGTCTTCAGGTACATCAACTGATTCAGGAAGTACATCATGGTGGTACATAATCGTACAATGCAGCTGTGTAGTATTCCGAGTTTTAAAAGGAGCACCTGCCATAAGCTTCTGCAGTTTCAGCGTTGATCTAGAGTCAGGCGTGCACCACACATAGAGACCACCTTCTGGGTTAGCATTCTTAACTTCATCATAGAGAATGCGTGCGTACACAGGTTTGTTCATGACTACCCCTTCTTTGGTAATACGTTGAAGGCCTCGGGAGTAAGCCCCTTTGGTAGTGGTGGCATTTTCGGAACCTCTATATTAGCATCTCCTTCGAGGATATTAAGTATTGCTTTCAACTTCATGCGCCACTGCACGAACGCCACTACATCTGGGCTATCAAAGGTGTTCAGTCCTAGAATCACTGCATCCAAGATACCTGTCATTACTGCGTCACTATGAGATAGTACCTTGACCACGTTCATCTGGTACTGCTGCCAAGAAGTCATCTCACTCTCAGCTGAACCTGGCTCTGGGGTGCTGAGAGCTACTACGTTCCAACGTTCACCATTCCATACAGCATGAGCAACTTGTGGAGTATACTCGGGTACTGCAACAGTGGTTGAGTTAGCTGGATAGTGGTAGACCCCCTCCTCCAGCGGGGATTCAAAGGCAGTACCCTCCCCGAGATAGCGAAAGGACTTAGAGTCATAGTTATAAACGGTTTTGGTAGTCATTGTTTATTATCCTTATATTCGTTTAGAACTTCACACAGGCTAGCAGTGAAAAATTCTTTCCTCGGGTCTCATTACCGCCCGAATATTGAATACTAATACCAGTGTAAGCAGCACTAAGGTAGATACCCGTAGCAGCAGGGCTAGTAGTTTCTGTGTGGGGATTAGGAAACCCATACAGACTACTGGGTACATAGCAGTAGGTAGAGCTACCCGACTGAGCAAGACTGCCCATCGTCATAGTATGCGTATGTTCTGGGTCATTAACATAGTGATTGTGCGTCGGGTCATTAACTCCGTGATTGTGAGACATGTACATGTCAGCTTGGTACGTACCAAAGACCCGTCCAGTGTCTAGTCCTCGACCGTCATCCCATCCTCGGGGGACGACACCGCGTAAGTCAGGAAGGTTAAACGTCGTTGCTCCGTCACCAGTACCGTAGTAGGTACCGATAGTAGCAAATAAATTAGCGTAAGCAGTACGCGACACGGCAGACCCGTTGGCAACGAGAAACCCGGTAGGGGGCGTAGACGCAGCCATATATATGATCTGCCCTGGAGGAGATAACGCCTGCGCTTGCCCTAGGGTAACTGCTTGCTGACTATACAGTGCATTGGGAATCTGTAGGGGACCCATACTACTGTTAATTAGAATCCAGTTACTAGTAGCCGAGAACTCTACCCAAACTCGACCATTCATTTCTTCACCCTGTAACGGCGTATTGTTCATACCGTAAACCGGGTAGGGTGCCCCTCCGTCTAGTGCAAAAGTAGAGGCACCTGTATTAGGATTGGCTACTAGGAAAGAACGAATCATCCCGACTTGTGGTACCGGAGTCTTCTGCTTATACGTAGCTGCGTACGCATTAGTTGTACCCGTGTCTGCGGCATAGTTAGTGATGTCGTAGTTCAGTGGATCAAGAATCTGTGAGTAGTACGAAGTACCCTTTGCCAGGTCATCACGATAAACCGTTATGTTGGAACCGGCCATAGGTACAGTTTGCAATGGGGCTCCGTTCAAGTTAAACCGGTAGTTCATACCCGACGCTACTACACTATTTACAGAACGGAAGTACCCACTGGAAGTTTCAATAACAAACCGTTCACTAACACTTGTTATATCCTGTGGGTGTAACTCAGTTGCTAGTACTTCAATCCAAGTGGTCGAGGCATTAGCTACTTGAAAGTACGGCGTATCGTTGTACTGAGAATATCGACCATACGTGCTGTCAATCGTCCACGTCCCAGCACTAGAGTTAGAGAGTAGTGTTGAATCACCGTACTCCGAGAGCTCCATAACCTGTAGTAAGGGTACCGTGGGATTAGCACTCAAGCTTGGTGGGTAAATATCCGACCAGTTGAACACCTGTAACAGGGTAGTAGGACTAGACGTAGTGACCTGGAAGATCGCTGTTCCCTGAGCCAACGTCAGCAAGCAGTGGAGCTCATACGAGGAAACAACGTTAGAGCCTAGGGCACTGAATTTGGTCTGCGGTGTGGGGAACACCGCCTTGGCGAACATTACGTTACCAGGAAGATACAGTGCAATCTCCCCGAACTGGAAAGGCCCGGCATTAGGAGGTATCGAGCACAGAATGTCGATTGTATCCCCACCTACGTTCTGGTAGGAGGTGGGAGTTCCGGAGAATAGCGTAGTACCACTCAGCCCGGTATCAGTAGGTAAGGGGGTATAACCATACCCACTCCCGATGGCAAAGCTTGTGATATTTATATAGGGGCCTGTAGGTAGAGCTATTGAAGCAGTAGCTAAACCAATTGAGGTGATCTGGAAGACGGGCGTGCCACTCATGAAAGAACCTCAAAGGTTAGATTGTTCGACTGGGGATTACGTTCACTGGACGCATTAGTGAATCATACGTAATTCCATAAAAATAATTGCGGAGGCCGTACACTAGATCATAAGCAATTGGGAAGGACATGAGGTTAGTCTTAGTGCTCTCAATTGTATAGCTCTGTGTATCCGCCCACAAAACTTTAAGCAGACCTGAGGCAGACGTTGCCGTAATTGCTGTATCATACAGAACACCCTGCTGCTGATTGCTACCAATAAAGTCCGGGTAGAACTTAATGAAGTACGGACGCGCCATCAGCTCAGGACTGGTCGACATATTAGCCAAGTCGATAAGCATCCCTGCTACCTGAAATTGCGATGCGTATTGAATCAAGGAGAATGAGGTAGACCTAGCGTGGACGCCTAGAACTCCCCAGAAGGCAGTTGGATCCTGCTGGTTTACTATAGCCCCTTGCAAATCTAGGTACCCAGGCGTTGCATAGTTCATTGAACGTACAAAGTCTGCTGCATCTGAGTACAACGAGATAGAAGGACCAGAGGGTGCCATAGGTAGCTCAAGCTCTACACCTAACAGTGAGATATTACCTCCGTACAGATTAACCCCAGACATGTGCCAAAGGTTAGTGCTCGTCAGAGACACCGCAGGGACAAGGACCGGGCGCATGAGATCAGTCATTATCGCAGGGATAGCACCCGTACCTACTGGCGGACTAGAGTAGGCACCGTAGTTCATATCACCGTAGAACGCAAACGTTAAGGTTCCTCCATACAGATTAATGTCGTTTACTATAGGGAAGGTCTGCCCTGCCTGCAATGCCAATACGGTGGAGGTCGATAACTGGTGATTGACCGAAGCCATTGTCAACTGAGACACAGCGTAGTCGATTGTAGCGTATGGCATAGCCATAGTGCCGTTACCGGGAGCGTCTACACCAGTTACATTGTTGATGTACACCACAGAAGGGAGTGCTAAGGTTGACCCCACGTATAGGCCATCACTAAGGATCTGTAGAATGTTTCCCATGGTGGCACTAAGGGGCACCTGCATAGGGGGAATCTGATCTCCAGTATCCATAGATCGGATTACTTGGGCCATTGAATCATAGAAGGTGGGAAGTTCGTATGCCATCTGATTTCTCTTTTAGAGTACTGGGGAACCTGTCCAATACGGACTGTATAAACCGGAGCCTAGCACAAACTCAGCAAAGCCTGTAGGATTAACTAATAGGCATGTGGGGAACCCTACTAGATTAGTAGGGGCCTCTCCTAGGTCTGCGGTCTTTGCTACAGGCATTGTGCTGAACACCGGAAGGCGTCCGCCGCTATACGTGCCGGTCGGAATAGCCTGCCACATAACAGGGCCATATATAACAGAGGTTGCTCCAGCTACTACGGGCCCACATAGGGTAGTAGGGAGTTCTGTCTCTAGTACAGGTACTTGCTGTGGGCCGTCATACAGCGGAAAGACGCGCCCCATAGTATCTTGAATCCATGACGTAGGGGCTGCCAGCATATACACACCAGTAAGGTCAATATTACCTGGATTGGTCGTCCACGCTGCGGTGGGGACTTCGTCTGTTATGGTAAGCTCTGGAGAGTTCGCACCGTAGCTGTACAAGTTAGAGATCGGCACCGCTTGAACCATATTCAATCCTAACGCTACTACAGGGGCATTGGTACCCGTAGGTGTGGTAGTGATTGGAATATCAAACGTTAGTGCTATGTCATGCAACACTATATTGTAATTCGCAATCTCGTAGAAGAATGTGGTCAACGTCTGCACATCTAGTGATTGTAGACCACCCGAAGCCGTGATTGCTACATTAGGAGTAGGATACCAAGTGCCTCCCTCCCATATTGGAGTTCCTATGCGGGAATCTCCTGTAGGGTAAAACGTAATGTAGTCTGCGGTCCACAGCTGTTCTATAGCTAGGCTAGAACTCAGGCAATAATTTATAAAATTAATGAATGCTGAGGTCCCCTTACCAAACCAGTATTGACCAACCCACCTAGCTATAGACTGATAGTTATCGTTGGTCAATACCGAAGCTGACTGCAACTTCATGCCCAACATATTGACCTGCTTAACCAAAATCTCCCACTCAGGTTGCGACCATGCCTCGAAGGGGATCAACTCTGAGTTAGCAATCTGATTGTTTTCCAACATCGGATTAGTGACCCACATCTTACGTAGGTCACCTAAAACTTCTGTTGGAATATCGACGGTGGTCTCGAACACATAGTCTACCGCATCCAGCAGGGCTACAAAATAAGGATTTTGGTAGATGTACGGAGGAGCCAACAGGGATCTTGGGGTCCTGTAGCCTAGCCTAATATTCTCCTTGCTATCAGTAGTGGGAGGTGAGAGTGTGTACTCGTATAATGATGGTGGAAGTGGTGTCGTCATCTTCAAGTCCCAAACAATGTATTACCGAGTTTAGCTTGCCTCGTCGACGGATACACGTTCACCGTTAAACTTGCCAGTGAATTAAATTGTATGGGCACATCCGCCACGCCGTTCGGTGGGCTACCAGTAGGCATAACCATCCCTGTATCCGTAAAGGTTAAGGGCATATTAGCCTCTACTGTTCCAAGTAGTCCTACCATAGCAGCAGAGCGCCCCCAGATCTGATACGAAGCTGCATTCACTACTGGGGGCCAGGTCAGGGTAACTGCGTAGTTATCTGCCATAGATGTAACCTGCGGAAATACCCAATTCACGGGAGTCCCAACTTGACCGTTCATCAGAGTGGTCGATATGGCATAGGCGTATACCAGAGGTCCCAATGTTCCTCCGTCCATAACCAGTGTGTAAGTAGGCATTGGAGATTGAGGAGCAGTTACAATCATCGGCCCTGTAGGTTCATTCACCACTACGTAGGATACCAAACCAGGAGCAGCAGCGAACACCGCGTTCTCAATGTCCGACAGGAAGAAGTCAGTGGCTAAGATACCTGGCTTGATAGCGAATAGGTTCACCATCGCTGTCTGCACTGCTGATTGCACCTGTGACGGTACTGCAGTGTTAAATACGTACACCGAAACATTAACAGTCTGCGGAACTGCTGTCGGTGCAACCCAAATGAAGTACGGTGCGTATTGCGTTACTGATTGTGCGTACGTCAGGAACTCCTGAATCTGTGTTTGCGACCACGGGCTGTTGGTCAGTGCAGAGATGCGGATAACGTTCATCCACTGCACCGCCATCGGGTTAATCTCCCGCTGCGCCTGCGTCACAATATCAACAATACCTGGATAAGTAGCGAGTATGCTCAGGTACTGTGACTTGGTAACACCTGAGCTATATGTTCCGAATCCACCCGAAGCCACGTTCTTGTAGACTAGAGTTGGTTTAGCGTTAGAACCGCCACTAGGATTATCGAGGAATGTTCCGGCTACCATAGGGAACCCGACTACAGTAACAGGGTTACCCATTGAGACGATACCGTTACCTGTTGCGCCCTGAGTTACAGGATAACTAACCACTACGGTATCGGTAGCTTTAGGAATAGTACCGAACTGTCCGATAGTGGATAGGCCACCTAAGTTACCGAACTGCAGGAGGAGACGACCGTCACTCATTGTTAAATCTGCGTAGCCAGGAAGACCGTCGAAGTTCCATAAGCCACCATAAGCTTTAGGAATGGTAACTCCGTTCAGCTGGACTAGCACATCCTGATCTGATACAACGAACCCAGGCTGAACCCCTACATAGGTTTGTCTCTCTGTGCCCAAACCATTCATGGAATAGGCATAGATCTGACCTTCGCACAAAGTAACAGTGAGGGGAGTGTTAGCGTACAGCGTTATCTGCTGCTGATTGAAGAAGTAAGAGCCTGCCCCCTGGAACTGAGTTAGAGGGTTGAATGAAATCTCAGTAGGCGAGGTCAGTGTAACTGATACTTGTGCAGGAAGGTACCGCGTAATACGGAGGCCCTGCATCTGTGTGATAGATAGAATAGCATCGTCTGATTGAGCAGTCTCCGCAAACGCATCCTCGTACTTACGGGTGATACGTGCTTGGGCGTATGTACCAATCGTAGACAACAGCTCAACTAGGGTCTCAGAAGTCTGCGTCGTAAGGTTGCCCACCCACGTCGGGTTGTTCTGCAGGTACGTATGGAACTGTCCGGTAAAGTCCGTCACTTCCGCGGTTAGTGGACTTAACGAAAGTACTTGGGCAGGAGTGGTTACACTAGTTGTGGTCGATGTCGCCATAATAGAATCTCAGTGGACTATATTGTTCTGCTAAGTAGTGACTGCAAACGAAACTGCTTGGCGCTGTGAGGTGAGGTTCAACATGAAGGCAACCTGCACTTGATAGCCTGGTAGTGAAAGGTCAGGAGTCACGTAGGAGTTAGCGACGTCCACGGTGATCCGAGGCTCCCATCTAGCTAGTGCTTGTATCATACCGATCTGCATCTTGGTGGCCGTGATGTTATCTATTGGCTCCTGAAGTGCTTCTTTCCAATACATACCGTACTGGGGCTGGAACGTCCTACTCCTTTCCCCGATGCTACAGTTGAACAAATTATATAAACTTCCGTACTGTAGACTCAAGGCATCGGGTAACCTATCAGGTAAGGTGTTCATCGTAAACAATGAGTTTACATCAATCCAGGTCGCACCTTGGAGAGAGATTTGAAAATTTGTTAGGGCTGCCACTATATACTCCTAGTGTTTTGTTACTATGAAATTTGCGAACTACACATTAGGAATCTGAGGGGTAGGCGTAGTTGTGGTCAGTGTACTGTTGCCAGGCATGACATTATCCACGTCGTGCATATGTTCGTCGAAGAATGTACGCATATCCATAACGGTAGCTGTATTACCAGACCCCGTCATGTCTGTAATGCTAGAGGCCACCATCAGTGTTTCGCTCATAGTAACAGGACCCATGAACTGGTGCTCTGCAGCAGTGTACGTAGCGGTGCCGGTGACATCGAAGGAGGCATTACCCTGCACTGTGATGTTTAGGTTCCCTGTAATGTTCTCCGTGGCATTACCCTTCACCACCACTACTCGGTCACCAGCTGCATCATAGCTAATGGTATCCCCAGAGCTATGAGTCCACATCCATAACCCGGTCTCCATGTTGACCACGAGGATGTTACCCGAGGGATCTTGAAAGCCCCAGGTCAACGGATTAGCGAACGCCGGGTTAGCAGAAGGGGCAGTTGGTATAGGGGAGTACAGGGCGTTGTTCTCGTCACCTTTCTGCAACTCCACCATGAGTTGGGAACCTACGTAAGGGCTGCCGTACACACCGTAGGGGCCTTTAGGTCCTGTTCCGAAACCAAATGGGGAATCCTTAATAGGGCCAACCCAAGGCACAGGCCCCTTGGCCGGATTGTACAAGCCGGGTACACTAGCCTGCACTCGACCGATACCTAGAGGATCTACATTGTTAGTAACGGTTCCTAAGTAGTAGCCGTCACCATAATCCTCGCCATGCTTTACTGCATCGTTGGTACTATTCAATCCCATGAAGTTCTCCGTTATCCGTTGGTATAGGGGACGTCCACGCCAGATCTGCACGCGCTGATCTTCTGCGCATATGTGGTGCCCTGTACAAACATAGCATACCCTGATACCGTGTATACGCCGGAGTATGCAGGATCTTGCTTGTGATTCTCCGTCTCCAAGCTGAACGTAAACTTGTCGAACAACGTTAGCGGGGTCGGAGTGTACACCAGGAAGTCCACGTCCATTGAAAGTAGGTTAGCATACCGCATGTTCTGGTAGGCAGCACGTTCGTACTTTGAATGAACGTTACCTACATCGATCGGGCCGTAGCTCTGATAACCACGAGCAGCCTGCGTCTTCACTGTGGTGTTGAACGCCGGTGAAGTAGTGTCCGGCGTGAATGCTAGCTGGTCGTTAGCCGTCGAGAGCACCCCTGTCTGACTCTGTGTGTACCTAGCGTTATTGTAACCCGTTAGGTTATTGTTCAATCCAGACTTAGTAGTTGCCTTGTAATCCGCTACGGTGTACATGCCCTCGATGTTCTGATACGCTACTAATGTAGTCGTAGGCTTAGGCAGATTGTTAGCATCTACATAGATTAGGGTTCCGGTTAAATCCACTCCGGCTACGGTGTATGAGCTATCAGAGATGTACCCGTGTTGATAAACGGTTTTAACGAAGTCACCATAGCTACGATTACGCTGCATCCATAGCTGTGGATCATTAGTGGTAATCCCCCTGTACTGTAGGCCGCTCAGTGTTGCAATGGTCTGCAACACCGTACTGGAGGTTCCCTGCATCCCTGCTTCGGAAGTACCTGCCCAGTAGATAGGGGAGTCCCAATAGCCGTCTATCTCATACCTAAAGGAAGAACCATCGAACGTCTTCCTCTTATGGAACAGGCGGAAGGTATAAGTGTGGGTCGGGAACTTATACGCCTTAGTAGTTATTGTGAGGGGTATACCATCCTGCAGGAACACCTTGTCCAAGGCTTTCGTATTGTCTGTCACCATGAAGTGACAGGTGGGAAGCTTCTGACGCGCTGAACACCCCATCTGCAAAAAGTTTAACGTGTTTGTGCCAGGGCTTATAGGGTAGTCAGTACCGTTGATGCTAATGCTGATCTCTATGCGATCCTTAATAATATAGGACATACTATACCTTAGATCGTAATTGTCACAGGGACGTTAGTAGCCTTCTGTGAAGACAGGTATTGCAGGAGTGCTGCCTTTGTAGGAATGTTCATTACTACTCCCGGCGCAACCTCCGAGAGCGGATCAGACCAGCCGTTGTACGCCAAGAGGGCACGCCACAAGGACGTATCCCCGTAGTACAGATAAGCAAGCCCTGGAAGGTTAGCTGCTGTCGAGGCAGTGAGCTGTACCTGCTGGTTGGTTGGTACGTTGAACCTCAAATTCTTGTAAGCTGAACTGAACACATCCCAGTCGGTACCTGTGTTATCTACTACTGTGTAGTTAGTCCAGTCGTAATCGGTATCAATAGCCATCTCGTACCCCTATCGAATAGTAGTCTGTGCTAGTAGTGCAGCTTGGGACAAGGAGACAGGAGGGCCCATAATGCCACTACCTATGTTACTAGTAGTTGGTAGGCCCGCCTTCGACTGATTGTTAATGAACACGGAGGACAGGTCTTCTTGAGTCAGCATGAAGAACGGCTTGAACGTTATGTTCACCGTAGCATGATGCGGCAATCCGGTTGCAGCATCTATGTTTGACATGAACGTCTGCTGGACGTTTGTTATAACAACCGAGTCAAAGAACATATAGTTACCAATCCGAATTGAAATCTGATTGGCTACCTGTGACTTCCAATACTGAGAGCTACCCAACTGCGGGTTCTGTGTGTTCGACTGAGTAACCGGAGTGTTAGAACCTTGGTTAGCACTAACAGAGGTGTTTGTCATCGACGCTGCGGTAGGTTGCACCTGCCCGTTACCTACGGCCGTTGCGGTGTTAACTAACTGCGTACCGGCATTCTTAACCAGTGTAGTTATCTGCGACACATTCAAGGAAGGCCCCGGAGACTGCAACATCCCTGTACTAGAACTAACAGAGGGCATGGTCAACCTATTCAAGTTGAGAATAGGTGTTTGTACGTCTGCTACTGGATCACTCTCTGTATGAAATTCAAGAGCAAGGGTTAAGGTAGTCTCTGAGGCACCCTGCCACAACTGGGCTGTCATTGCTGGTACTGCTAATCGAATACCAAAGGCCGAGGCTACCTGAGCAACTGCACCAGAGGTAGGACCCTGAGGTAGTGATTGAGCGTAACTAGCATTGGAGTCGAAGGCAAAGGTCTCAGGTAAGGGTGCCTGTACTATAATTGGTGTCTGCCCTGCTGGAACATGGCTTTGCATAATTGTGACTTGATACGCAGGGTTAATATTGCTCATAACTAATCCTTCTTAAACTTACAGTTGTCACCATGCCATCTAGTAAAGGCAGTACCTTTACTTTCTGTGCCACAGTGCTCACAAATTTTTATAGGCTGAGCAGCTTTAGCTGCGCGCATCTTAGCTTTAGTTTCCTCAGTATGAGTAGTACCCTTATTGAGCGCCGGTCGACCTTTCTTTGCAGCGCTCTGCTTTGCCCGTGTTTCTACTGAGGTCTCATGCCCCATCTTAGAAGCACTAATTTTAGTACCTACTTCCGTCGGGCGGGTGGTACCACGTAATTGTGCTACTCGCTTCTCAAGTGTTTCAACACTCTGTTTCTTACCACGATGCGCTAGGCTATTCTTCTCGTTGATAGCGTCTAACTCTTCTTGACTCTTGCCCGCATAGGTAGCTTTTCTTTTGGCTACGATCTGATCTAGCTTAGCAGCTATTTTAGCTTTAGTTTCCTCAGTGGGCTTGTAGCCGCTTAGGCCCTCCCCGGCGTCACTAAGATTAGTAAGTGGTCCATTCCTACCACGACCAACAGCTTTCACTAACCCCACTTCCTTCATTAGTGCTACGGCCTCTATAGAGAATCCACTGACTCGTTTCTCTATAGGTTCTAGGCCAAGGCGATGAAGACTACGAATAGTGTTAGCTTTATGCTCACCTGCTACAGGAGTGGGCTTAGCTCTGGCGTGTCGGGCGTGTGCCTTCATTCTACCACCGTACCCTTTTCCTACGTAGAAAGGTAGGAAAGGAAGCTCAATAATTTTCCCACCTGGGAGATCTATAATCCACTGGCCTGGCTTACGGGGATCCATAAGAACGTACACGTAGAAGATTTTATCTAACTTAAGTCTACGTCCTTTACCTTTGTTACCAGTAACGGCTAACTCTGCGGTTAAGTTCCAGGCAGCTATTGCGATCTGAGCTTCTAGCTCTGGGAATTCCGAGGTTATTATAGCGGCTGCTAATTCTTTAAAGACTTTGCGCCGCTTCTTTTCATACGGGTCTTCAAGGGAATTTTGGTCGTACTCGTGGAAGTAGAGCTCAGCGAGCTCCTGGTAGTTCGTGGACATTTGACAACCCCATATCGATTTAAGAAGTGAAACATAAAGCTAGTCAGATGATATGGATCTGACGGAGGCTGGCCGGCCCTTTCGCTCTATGCTCACTATTAAATTGACAGGGTAGCAAGTTGTCTAAGGGGCGATAGTCACCATGTAGTTCGGATTTATATTCGACATTAGGTACTCCTTAACTTACTGCTATCAGAGTGCCTTTAGCACCCTGGATGTAATTCTTATCTGCTGGTGGTGGATTAACAATACCACCTGAAGCACCGGAGGACTGCTGGGTACTCTGTGCGCTAGGCACATTAGTCGATGCCACGGTAACTGCGGTGGTCTGCTTCACTGGATAACTAGGAGCTGAGCGTGTACTACTAGCAATCTGTGTAGTAGGTGCGGTGGCCGGAGGCGCACCACTAAGCTTATTAGCCGAGGCTGCTACTGTACTTCCGCTGTTAATCGTACTGGACTTCAACAGTGCCACCACTTCCTGAGCACGTGCGCCAACCTGTGTGTACCACTTACTGCTTTCCAGACTTGCAGCTGCGTCTGCTATGTCCAGATCTTGCATGAACTTAGTAAAGGTCGGCCAGCCATGCCACCAAGTCGGACCCATATTGTACGTCATATCAATAAGGGCTGCCTGCCCGCCGGAACTTAGGCGTGCAAAGTTTGGAATGTTCATAGCAGCTTTCTTATGCTTGAGGTAGTCCTGGGCAAACAAGGCCTGGATCTCATCCATAGTGAACGTGCGGTTCCACTCAGGGGGTAAGCTATGCCCATCTCCAATTAAGTGACCTACACCGACTGTCCATAATCCTAATGAGTCTTTGTAGGGCGTCAGCTTTACTCCCTCATGGCGCATAATCATTGCCATGATAGCTTTATCGTCACCCGTTGGGGGTACTGCCACAGACCCTGCTGCAATAGGAGGTGCAGCAACCATACCCTGACCCTGAGCTGCTACAGTAGTTTCTCCTGTAGGCTCTCCGGCGGTCTCCCCCTTCTGCACATCACGTAGAGCACCTGACAGGAACTCATCAGTAGTGGGATCTATAGAGTCCGTCTTGTCAGAGGCTGGCTTATCGAAAAACATCTTCCAACTAGCGAGACCGATACCAGCAACACCCCCTGCTATTGCGATGAACGGCCACAGTTCAGGGTTGACTCCGATGAATCCTAAGGCTTCCGTAAGAATGGGGCGTACAACCCATTCCACTAGAGCCTTTAGACCCTGCACGATTACCTTTTTAACTATCCAGCGTACAAACTTGAGCGTTAGCTTTAATGCTAGTTTGAACACGTACTTAACGATCTTATGTATTCCCCACTTAGCTACACGCTTCAGTAGGTGAATGCCCTCACCCTCTACGTTTGAGAACTTCTCCTCTAAGTCCTGCATCTCCCTGAAGGTTTCAACAACCCCTAGAGTAATGGCAGCAAGGGGTGGGCTTTGCTTCTTCTGATACTTGTTCACCAACCCCTGAACACCTTCAGTCAAGTGTTCTTCCACTGCTGGAGTTTCCAAGGCTGCTAATAGTGTAGAGAGATCTGCGTTATCAATCTGGTCTTCTAGGTCCTTAGTAGAATCGCTAGTGCGCTCTCTAGGCGTAGGTACTAGTGCTGCTGCGTCTGTTAGAGAGTTCATAGGTTAGCCTGTGATAACACTCATATTCATTAAGGCTAATGAATCATCTACTCCAGAGCTAATCTTGAATGAATCAAGGCCGACCGTGCTAGTGCTATTAGTTTTAGGAGCACCTGAGGCCCCGCCTACAGTACTAGTAGTACCCGCCCCGGCAACTGGATGAGTAACAGCTGGGGTAGTTCTTACGGCAGTACCTGGGACACTAGTGGTTTTAGTAATACCTGAGGTACCAAAGCTGGTAGCAGGAGCACTCGAGGTGGGCAAAGTAGGAACAGGTTGGCTGACTACTGGAGGGCGTGCCCCGCCCTGTCGGGAGACGAAGCCTGTGCTACTCTTAGCGTTTACTAAGGCGCTAGCTCCCGAGGCAACAGAGGAACCCGCAGACTTTAATCCAGGAGCCAGAGCTGTACCCAGTGCCCCTATGTCCCCTCCGCCTATTGAGGATTCAGGCACGTTACTACCCACCAGGGCCTTACCAACTGTGGCTGCACCACGACCTACTGCGGATACCCCTTTCCCTATGGCGCTACCTACCAGTTTTGCTCCGCTAGCAACAGATGACTCACCTTTAGCAAGAGTTGCAGCATTACTCTTGTTAACTGAGGCTTGCTGTGCCTGTGTGAGTGGTTGTACTGCTTGTCGACCCCCACCACCCCCTCCGGCAGTCGTTCCCTTACCTCCGGTGGCCTGCCGAGAGTTAAACTTCGTAGGTTCTTTCTTACTGCTGAACCCTAACTTACTGGCGACCCAACCTACGGCATCCGATATATCTTTAAATACGTCTTTTGCTTTATCGATAGCCGGTCCTAGTCCGAGTTTATCAGTGACCCATTTTATAAGCTCACTGCCCTTGTCGTACATTAAGTTCCACGCACCTTCGGCACTCTTCTTAATGTTATCCCAGGTCAATAGTTCCTTGGCCTTCTTCGCTATTGTTTCGTATAACTGAGGAGCTAATAGTATGCTCATCAAGCCAGTACCCAAAGCGGCTAGCCAACCCTTAGCAGTATCCGCTTTAGAGGCTACAGACTCATACTTATCACCAATCCACGTACCAAACGATCTCCACCATACATCTGCGGTCTTTTCATCGTCCTCAGCAGCTGCACCGGCTGCTGCAGGTGCTCCTGTGGTAGCTGCTGTAGCTGCCGTAGCCGGGCCAGCTAGGGCTAGGGTGCCTAAGCTTTGCGCTATAGAGGTTAGTGCCGTACTCTGGCCACCGCCAGGAGCACCAGACTTCACCAGCGCATTCCCTACGTCATGCACAGTGGTTAGCCCGGTATTATATTTGGTCTGAGCTCTAGGTTCATCGTCCGTCAATTCCCAAGGAGAACTAGCTGTGTCCCTAGTATGTGCCCCACTCAGCATAGACGAACCACGACGACCTACTGTAGGTTCATCGTCTAAGTCCCAATCTTGAGAAGCTGCCCTACTTGAGGATGCCTGAGGTGCTCCTAGTAACGGTGTGCTGTACCTAGCTGCAGCTGCAGGACTAACACTAGCCATAGCCGCACTAAGGATGGTGGCTTTGATAACAGCTGCCACACTATCAGTAATGGAGTCAACTAGCTTACGTTGGCGACTGTCCCACTTACGATCATCGGTAGTACCTTGCTGCTCTAGCGAAGCCTCGTGGATAGCCATCACATCGTCTGTGGTGGGAATATCCTTAGGAGGCAGGAACGAAGCAAAGGAATTCAACTGAGAGCTAAGAGTCTTCTCGAAACGGGTGTCTTGATCCAGAGACTCAATCTCAATAATGTCTTTGATCTTAGCAAGGATCTCAGGCATCTGCTCCTTAAGAACTTCCCCTACTGCTTTGGAGAACTCTGCCTGATCTTCTTTAGTCTTCTTAAGGTTAGCCTTTTGTACTATGTTAACCTGTGCTTCAGCTGCCTTCACTGCATCGGAGAATACGCGCTTGGCTAACTTACTTAGGCCCTCAAGAGTCTTCTCAATTTTCTGGAAGTCTTGAGGTTGGCCCTTACCCTCGGCAATCTTAGATATAGAGTGGCCAGCGTTGTGCTGCAGCGCGTCCCATTTCTTCCGTTCTGCGTCACTTCTAAACTTAGGGGTTTTTGGTTTGTCAGCCATGACACGTATCCTTACTTAGTCAGCCTATGTACTGTTGGCCATTCCTTGCTGCTTCTTTCCGTGCTTCAGCCCTAGAGTACGCAATCTCCGAGAGCTGCATGAACCTGTAGATAGGCATTTCGTCATCCACAGCAAAGTGAAACTCCTGAGCTATGAGCGTGTGCCTATCCAGTATCTCTTTAGGGTCAGTTAGCGGAAAGAAATGAATGCGCATCGAGAACGACTTTCGTCATCCTGGATGCGCCACACACCTTGCAAGTTACGTTAATCTTCTCTTCCACGCCGTAGCCTTTCAGAGCCTCTTCAAATTCTTTAATCAGTTGAATCTCTCCGCCTTCTGCTTCCTCCATAGCCTGCGCCCGTTGATCTACTGTCCAGTAAGTTTGTGGATCGGTTAGGAAGGATGTACGCTGAATGAAGGAACCAAGCTGGGCTAAGTACTCAAACTCCTCATGATCTTCCGCCTGCATCCTCGGGCTTTCTGCGAACTCAATAGCAGTACGCATTGTAGGCGGAGTGAAGTAGAAGGGGACGTCAGCAGGGAACTTGAAGTAATCAGGGTCTGGCAGTTGATCCAATTCCACAACAGTAAGATCACCCTTACGAATGATCTCAGCAATCTGGAGTGTTTCAGGAGCTAGCTTACCTTCTCGAACCTGTGCGATGTGTGCAGGGTTATTACACTGAGTCTTATGAATGAAGGACGATTTAGTGTATGAGTTCTGACGCAACCAGTACAACACATAGGTGAAGTCAGGAAGCGTTAATTCAAAACCTAATGGACCTACACCAGGAGTCGTGGTGCTCAACACCGAGGACACGGCTTCGACTAGTTGCTGCAGTGAGCCCTCTGCGTGTGCGCGACTCAGCTTGGAAAGGTGCTTACCCTTAAACGGTTTAACGTACACATCCTTAAATGCGTAGTAAGCAAACTTCGACGGTAAGGTTAACGAAACACCTTCTGGATCAGCAACAGGTGCAGTGAACCCGGGCATTACGTTAGGCACCGAAGGGAATTCTTTCGACACAGGCATAGTAATACCAGGACGTGCTACAGGGGACTGATGTACTACTGGCTGTTGTGCAACCTGCTGACCTAAATAAGGATGCTGGTACGGTTGCTGTGGCTGTGGCTGTTGATTAGACTGTTGGGCTGCCTGCTGACGCGGGTCTTGCCGTTGAAACGGTTGAGACTGGGCTTGCCGTGCTTTAGTTAAGGCTTCAATCTGAGCTTGTCGCTCAGGAGGAAACGCAAAGTTCTGCGTTGTAGTTGTTGTTTCGTTATTCATTTAGTACTCCTACGGCGGAAGGGTTAGATCATGGACCCGATGGAACTGCTAACTGAGGAAGCTGCATTCCCCATTACCTTTGATCCTGCTGCACTTAACAGGTTTTTGAATTGTGAGGGGTTGGCTAGAACCCCATTAACTAGCGATTGGGCTACACCTACTATGTTTACAAACACGTCACCAACTGAGAAAGGGACTTGCGCTATCAATCTGTTAGAGGCACCGGAGTCTAACTGTAAGGCACTAAGATTAGTAGGCCAACATTCGGTGTACTCAACAATAGCCATCTGGCTTTTCGTAACGTCTAAAATGTAAATGTAAATCGGCTGCTTGTACTGCGAGGGTCTACCGAATCCGCCACCCGATGTAGCTGCTGAGTTAGCCGCAAAGGGGGAGATCATTGCGTTCTGCCATGCTTGCAAATACTGTAGTACTGTGTTCGACGAGTCCAGATAGAAGTGGAGTGTTAGGTTATCTACACTGTACTTATCTACGTAGTGTCTATCACGACCTTCCCTAAAGATGGGCTTCGAGCTAAAGTTTCTGAAGGGTAGCTGTGCTTCTTCAACGTAGTACCAAGGAAGACTAACAGCTGACCCTGAGGCAAACACGGAACCACCTAGAGTAGAGGCCAAGCTAGACACTGCGGCACCTGCTATAGATGAGGCTGCTGCCTGAATACCACCTAGTATAGATCCAGTGTTCTGATTGACTGTATTGCTACTAGTTGGGTTAGGAGTTATTGTGGGTAGCTGTGCATACCAACAGAAGGATAGGAGTGGATCACTACGTGCTTGTATGCCAGCCAAATCGTTGCCAGGAGCCATACCTGCACCTAGTGTACCAAGAGCACCTGGGCCTGCTACACTCGCTAACTTAGATCCTAAGAAGGACAAAGCACCAGTAGCGGCCGCAGGAGCAAACGTTGAAGCAAACGCACTAGGATTGAATGAAGCTGTAGCACTGCTTATTGCATCTGAGAGGGACACTGTGTGCTCCTAAAAGCAGAGCACTGGAGAACGGCCGACTTGCGAACCTCTTGGAAGCCAGCCAGGGCTCCAGGGCTATATGAAGTACTATGTACGGAATACCGTATATGAAATTTGGTAACTAAAAAATTAGGGCAGCCTAAGGTCCCACCTATTAGCAGCTGCCCCAAATTACGAATCGTACTTCAAGCACCCTTCCCGAAGAAAACTCAGAGTACGCCGTATGGGACTTACATAATAAAATTGAGGGTTAACTTGGGAGGTCAGTGACATTGACTCGGGTACATTGTGCACGGGGGATCTCCTCTACTACCCCATGACCGAAGCGGAGATTAGACTTGCTATCAGCTAGGAGGATCACCAATCTGTCACCTTTGATCTCACGCACCCGACCGTAAGTCCTACCATGAACCTGCGGAACGACCTCAACGAAGTCACCTACTGAAATGCCACCCGTGTACTCCGCAGCTAACAGTCTTGACGCCGCCTTTAGTTTTAGGGACATGATTTCTCCTTAGGTGGGCTCGTATGTAGCGTTGAAGATGTCGAGCTTACACGGGTATATCTCACCTTGAACACCGGTGATTAGCATATCCTCCCTAGTGAAGTTCATAGTACCTTCTAAGGTAAGGATCAAATAGCAGTTGTCGTTCTCGTGAGTAATAGGGTGACCGTTGTATCGGAACGACCAAGGCATTCTATCGACAATAGTTGCACCTGAGTCTATACCATACGCTACTAGTTCATCAAAGGTAATGGCTTCTACTACGACAGGCTTCTTGCGGAACATTGCCATGAGTTTTCTCCTTAGGTATACATTAAGACTTATACTTGCATCTATCAAAATGATACTTCTTCATGTTAGGCCCCTTACCCTCATATCCACAGTGAGGACACTGCTGTATAGGTAGCGCGTCAAGTTGGGCGCGCTTTCGTGCTCGTTCAGCTTCCCGCTCTTCCGGAGTCATATTAGCTATTCGAGCTAGCTGCGCGTTACGCTGATTGTTATAGTGCTTGGCTTTTGCCTCAGGGGATCTCGCCTGTAGACTCTTACTCAGAGCAGTACCTGCCTTCTTGTTCTGTGACTCTCGTTCCTCGTCTGTCATAGAGGCCCACCAAGCTTTAGATCCACTACCTAATAGCTTGTTGCGCTCTTCATCAGTTAGGGAATCTAGAACTTTCTTGTATGCTTTACGGGCAGGGGCAGTAAGTTGTCGCCGCTCTTTATCCGTTAGTGCTTCCATCTGGGCAATGGTCTTCTGTGCGTGGACTTTCTTAGCGTCAGGTGATCTAGCTTTCCACTCAGCTGCTACGCTTTCGCTGGTGAGCTTATTACGCTTTGCATTTTGCTTAGGAGTTAACGCAGCACGTACGGCCTTCTGCGATTCACTATGTTTCCGAATCGTCTCAGGGGATAAATCTATAACGCCCTCACCGCCGCCTGACCAATTAGTAAGTAATCCTGTACCCAGATCGACTCTACCAATTGTGGAGATTAACATTATCTCTTTGGCAAATGATACTGCCTCAGGGAGGTCGAAACTTATACGCTTCTCAATTACTTTAAGACCCAAACTTTCGATCTTCTTAATCGTGTTTTCTTTATGTGTGAGCTTCCGACCCCTAGCCACACGCTTACGAGTAGACTTCACATGAGTCTTCAGCCTGTCGCCTTTACCCTTACCCACGTAGAAGGGTTGATACTTAAAAGCGATTAGCTTGCTACCGGGAAGTGTGTACTCAAATGCTCCAGGTTTTCGTGGATCAAGCAGTACGTACACATAGTAGATTGGATCTGGGTCGAGCTCGGAGTCAGTAGAGGCAGCCTTCGTCTCTACTTGTTTTACTAATTTGGTGAGTGCTTTATCGAAAAGTGAGGACGATGGCACACGGAAAGCATAAGTATGCTCTTTAGATGAAGACATTTGGCAACCCCAATAGGTTTAAGAAGTGAGACATAAAGCTAGTCATGTATTGGCATGACAGGGCCGCTAAACCTTTTCGCTTTATGCTCACTGTGAAATTGTAGGGTGTTCGACCCTAACTATAGAGCGCGCTCAACCAGTTATCACCGTAGCCTACAGAAAAACCATTAGGTGCTGGTCTAAGTAGTGAAACTGTTTCTGGACTCAATCTTCCTTGCACTGTGTTCCCTGAGTGTCGTTAGTACTCAAGCGTTCTCTTATGAACTGCTCTAGGATTTCCCTAGACGGTCAGACTATATCTTCGTCTCACAGAGACGGGTTCCGCTTCCCCTCACTTGAGGGTACGAGCTTGCGCTCTAGTCGTTGAACGTTTCCCTATTCGGGACTTCGCTGCTGGTTGCCCAATCCGTATAGTTCTTAACCCTCACGCTTGCCCATATTTCATAGCTACGTTGTGGTCTACACGGCTCTAAGGAGTTTCCAGACAATTCAAAACCTTATCACATGACCTCACGGTCAAGCGGCCCTAAGGAATGTTTCCAAAGGCGGTAAATAGTACCCATTAGTGTGTGCCTCGTCTAATACTCGAAGTGTATTCTTCTTCAGTGGTTGATACAGATCACGGGGTACAACCACGTCAGCACCTTCTGGTTCGGGCATCCAGTCGGCTTTCGTCTTGTACATCGCCCAGGACTTTGTTAGCGTAGGCGTAGGTACTCTACGAATACTTAAACCCCGGAGCATACGGTCAGGGGCTTCAGACTCACACACAATAACTAGCTCGCGCTTATGATTTTGAAGTACCCTCTGCATTGCCAAGCAGTCACGCATCATCTGCGCTTCTACCTGGGGGTTGTATGCGTCGAAGACTACACCAAAGTACTGAGGCTTAAATCCTTTCTTGGGTTGGAGACTAACAACTGTAGAGCTCATGAGACTTCTCCTTCATTTCTTTATACCTCGGGCCAACGCATTCGCCTGATCCATCGTAAGCGTAAACACGCGAGTCTCCGCACCCGGGCGGATTAGCCGAATCTGCTTACCGTTAGCGGACTTACGTACACCAAACTTATCGCCCTTCTCGATATACTCCTCTTTGCCTCGGAAGTTCAGGGCAACTGGCTTGCTACCTTTGAAGGTGAAGAAAGAGTACACGTCCTCAGATTTGATTGCGGCCTCTACGTCTACCCTACGTGCTACTGTTAGAAAGCTGTACATAGTGAACTCCTTAACGAAGGGTCGTGCGCCCAAGTTTTTCTTGATTACGTTTCTTCAACTCTGCACGATAGTTAGGATCCTTATCGGCCTTAGCTGCAATCTTCAAGATGTTATCATTCATCTGCTTGTTTAAGTTCCTACTGTTAGGAACATACTTAATCTTACCCGTCTTGGTAAGTGCAAAGTTATCACCTGAGTCTCCGAATTCACGGGCCAACAGTGGTTGCTTGTACGAAGGATGACCGTGTACTAAAGATTGTGTAGGTAGGCCGCGAATAATCTTACCTAGTCCTGCAGTAGTTTCATTACGAACGTCTCCTGCACCTTGGTAGTCATCATCAAATTCATGGCTTTCTTCCTCCCCTTCATGTGAAGTATCTTTACCAGTGAATTGCTCTAGCTCCTTGCGTAGAGCCGCGTCTTCCGATAGCTCACGTAGGAGCAAATCAGGATCAATTTTCGCTGCTGCCATCCACATCTTTAGTGGAATTGGCACGCCCTTCTGACTAGCAGTCTCCAAGAGTTCTGCCATGTTCTCTTCGCCCTTAGCTTCCAGCTCCTTGTGCCAATGGAGTTCAGGCATCTTCAGGTTACTACGATTACTCTTGTTGAATAAGAACTCTACGATCTTACCTGCCTTCGCCTTATCAGCTCCGTCTTTGTACAGATCATTTACTACTGCAATCAATGGGAACAGTTTGGAGTAGAATACTCTCTCAGTTAAACCAGTCCGGTAGGAATTCATGCTCTCTAGGAAAGTAGAGTAAGCAGACTCGGCCACCCCATAGCTGGCATCTCCGGACAAGAAGCCTTCACTGATACCCAGAGCCCGCAGCTTGTAGGGAACAAGCACATCCGCCATATCTGTAAACTTCCAGAAGTCACCTCCAGGTCTCAAATCATTAGATGCAACAGAACCTCTAGTAGCAATCCAACCACCCATAGGATCCATCTCAGCCTGTTGGAATGCACCAATTAAGGCATTCAGCTCCTGGGGGCTAGGCGTCCACGTATCATCACCTGCTGTAACATGAGTCATAGCACGTTGGCGACGCTGTGCTTCAACTAGTGTTCCACGGAACAGCGTCTTCTCAATCATGTATATTGGAAGAATACGATGTAGCCATGAGGTGTACGCCCGATCTGTTGTACTACGCCGAGGAATGAATAGCGTGGTAACAGGGTCTAGGGTAAATGCTCCGCTCTTCAGCATCTCGATGAAGTCCTTCGGCATTGCATCCAGGTAACGCCGTGCATACTCTGACGTATCGTGCATGAACTGCTGTGCTGCTTGACCCACCCGAACGTTGATTGTCGGATCAATGTTGAAGAACGGGGAGGGAATGGCAGCTACTGACAGCGCATCGTGAATTAACGTGTCGATGAACTCTTTAGATCGTGGATCAAAGATTAGAGAGCCGCAGAAAAAGCCGTCAGTAAGGTAGGCAGTACTAAGAAACGGCATCATGGTTTGAAGATTCAAACGCTCTAATGCAGTGTTGAACGGTTGAAGTTCGTCTTCTGGTAGACCACGTAGTTCCCACCCAGAGAATGGAAAGCTAGATTGGATATCTACAGCTGAACCAGCTGTACTGTCGAACAGATAGATGTCACGATAAAACAGCGCCAGTGTCGATGTGTCTATAAGGTGAGGATCGGCTGGGAGGATTCCGGTAAGGTAATATTGATAACTTGATTGGTAGAATGAGTTAATACTCATGGAGGAACCACCACCAGAGCCGTACCCTGCGCCCACACTAGCCGTAATCTTTTGCTTCTGGGCGAATCCGCGGGTTGTAGTCGATGCTAAGGGAGCGCTGTCGCCCCCGTTAGCATAACTGATAGCCCCTCCGTTGACACCTACGATTTGAGATCTGGCAAACATTTAATTCTTCCTGTATCTATTGGAGTCAGCAGTGCGGAACACCATGCGAACAAACAAGTCCATTCTAAGTTCATCATCTATAGGTTCCCACTTGGCTTTCTGCACTACGGACGCCTTTAGTAGTGTGCGAGTGCTTGTGCGGTTAGGTACTTCCTTAACAACTAGGATGCCTATACCCTTTGGGATCTCTGATTTAATTTTCAGGTATGTTTCATGGTCAACAGCAAAGTACAACTGGTCACAGAAGTCCTTGTACTTAGGCCACTTGGAGTCTCTACGAAAATCCTGGACCCCACTCTTCGTTTCTATACAGATAATCTTGCGGCTCATGGATACAGCGAGTACGTCAGCGCGTAGCCTTCCGCCCCTGCATAACCCTAGCTCGAAGGTTACGGCCATCCGCTTCTTCAGGAAGTATTTCTCCACAGCGGTCTTTAATTTATGCGCCAACATACGTTCTATATTCCTAAACGGTAAGGTCCATACTGCCTATAATACCTACCATACCCTCAACGGCATCGCGAAGAGTATTACCTGCCGCTATAGCCAGAGTAACCCCTTGAGGACTAATTAGATTAGCTGTCCAGAAGGGAAGCAGCTCGCCGTCTCTGTGAGTGTAGTCTATAGACAGCTTATACTTCTCTATAAGATCCTCGATAGATACTTCATCTTCGTCTAACATAAGTTGCGCTTTCATAGTTACCTCAGCACGCGGTTAGCGCTGCATGAATTGTTTGGTAGCGGTGGCTGCCTCCTCGTAGCGCTTCTGTACGAATTGACCGATACGAGTACGCTGTGCCAGAACTAACGGTCTAAACTTATTATTGTAGTCCTCAACTGAGAGCAGGTCTTTAACATCTGAAGACAGCATCGCGGTTTCCTTAACCAACTCCATTGCCACGTCTAGGAATGCAGGACGTAACACCTTCTCGTTCAAAGCCTCTCCGATAGCCCCGCGATCCTGTGCGGATTGGAGATCAATCATTAACTCACGAATAGAAGAAATCAATGAGTTGATTTGGTACACACCACGCTGACCCTTGCTCTTGCGGACGTTATGCTCTGCGTAGGGGACCAAGTCTACTAAGGCTTGTAGCATACGCTTTAACATCAGAGCAGTAGCGTTATCATTATCCCCGACTTCAAGTAGCTGTTGAATGTCCTCAGCCGAATCCCCAATGATCGACCGCATGCCCTTGGTCTTTAGCTTCGAGATATTCTTTAGGTCTAGCGGAGCTTTAGGCAGAGTAACGGATACCGGGACTAGTGCGGTGCTTGGCTCACTATAGTCTTCAACGTCATCGAGTTCATCGACTACGATTGGCTTCTTCTTTTTCTTTTTGATAGGTTCTTCTATAGACTTAAGCTTAGGAGTTTTAACTACACTTTTCTTTCGATCCTCGGAGATCGTAAACTCCATGCTCTGAGTCTGTGTCTTCGGTTTCACAGTTACCCTAAGGTCTTTCTTTACCCCACCCTTGGGAGCATGGGGCTTGTTTGTTTTCTTCATCTGGGCCTTCACACAACCTCCTCGTCCTTAACCGGAATAACGATTCGGCACGGTTGGCAGATTACTACCTTGTGGCCGTTAGCATGCGAAGGGATCATAGGCTTGCGGCAGTCAGGACACAGGCCAGCACCGGCTACCTCTGCGCTCATATCAACACGGGACTTCACTTCCGTCTTAGCCTGTACTTGTTTAGTAGCTTCCTGCTTTTTCTTAGCCTCGGTCTTAGTGGCCGGAGCATCCATAAATGCTTTAGGGATCTTAATCATGTGTGCTCCTTAAATAAATCCAACACAGGCGACTGCGATCTTCTTGCCACCATCAACATTGTATAGCTCGACTCCGCGGAACGTTACGATGCGGCCTTTGTGCGCCCGCTTCGCGGCCAGAGTTAACTGCTTTACTATTTCGTTGTCGGACGCGCCCGCCTCGACTTCGCACCGACAGTGAACCTCAGTTGCCATACGATCGCCAACTCTAGCGGCCTTACCAGGATCAAGTAGTAGTTGTGCGCCTAGGCTCTTTTGCAGCATTGAGGTAATACTCATGTTCATCTCCGCTTGTTTATTAATCGCACAGCAGAGCTTGCTTCTGCTTGCTTAACAATATCGAATGGGTCGTAATCTAGCTCAACCTGTAGACCCTGCTCTAGCCCAAAGATCCCAATGAAGATAGCGTCTAGCTGGTGCGGGGTAGTCAGAGTCAACTTGTACATATCGTCTAGCTGCAAGGGCTCGAAGCGTCGGTGCCAAGCGTTCTTCCAGGTAGCAGCTGTAATAGCCTTGAAGGGTATCGTTCTATTTATACCCCGAATTAGCGCCAGCATAGCTGAGCAGTACTCAATCAGCGGGCCGGAATTTCCCCTGGTCTGGAATCGTTCTGCTATAAGAGCGTGCGGCGAGTAACAGGAAGTCCAGCGATCTACCTCAGCCATAAACTTTTCACTGGAAGAGGTAAAGGCTACCAGATCGTTAACTGGATTAGTGATGATCGAGTTCGCCACTACCTTGACCTGCATCTCCTCATTAACTGCTACGCACGCCACTCCCATATTGCGAGACCCTGGATCGAAGCCTACTATACACCGGGTACCCGATTTAAACTGTACAGGCTTCAACTCGTATTCCGCGTTAGCCTTCTTTTCTTTACCCTTCTTCTTAGCCATCTATAGCTCCATACTTCTATATAGTATGAAATTGCTACTCAACGAAGACCTTGGAAAGCCCCGCGGCCGCCGCGAGACACATAGACAGGTGCTGGCATGATCGCCTGGTTAGCTTCACCGTAAGTCCAGTGCTTTGCCTCCACCAAGCGTTCCATTATACGGGCGTCGTGGATTTTAGAGGCAAACAGTACACATGCCCTAAAGATGTCATCGGTGAATCCGTCACCTTTCTCAGGACAACGAAGTTCTCCAACGTCTTTAACAGTAACCATCTGTAGCATCAAGTGGGGTACAGGTTTATTCAGCATGTCCACCTTGTAGTTATCCACCTGACCGCTGAGAACAAATTCCTGCTCCTGCTTAGTAACGGAAGGTAGTATCAAGTTCTTGTTCTGTAGCATTGCTACTGTGGTGTTGAAGTCCTTACGACGTGGGCTGTATTGACGTGCTCTGCATCGAGGTTTACCCAATGGGTTTAATCCCATGTCATCCTGAGCCCTATTCAATAGATCTAATGACTGCCACTGGTCAGCTAGCAGAGCTACTGCATTAAGATCCCGTAGTATCGGGAGTATGATATGCAGATACATCATATTGAAGTTTACCCTACGGTCTTCCTGGGGTACACATTCTAGTACCGTGGTGATAACCGTCTTTGCATTGTCGAAGTCGTAATGACCGCCAATCAAGGTAAAGGAGTTATCAACTGCACCTGCATCAATAGTAACCAATGCAGGATACCTAAAGTTACGGAACTTATCTAGCTTGCCATAGATCTCACCTGGCTTATCGAACTGGTGAGTAAGCGTATGTGAGTTCTGCCCATTAATGAACACACCCTCCTCAATAGTCTTAGGATAGATGAATCGTGAGTGAACAGATGGAGGGTTAGCGCCAAAGTCTCGCTCTGCCTTCTCGGGATTGGAGGCGTAGGCCATCACAATTTCGGGGAAGTCACGATCCATACCTGGGTTCATTTCCCAGGTAGGGAGATTAACGCCTAGAATGAACTGCGAGCCAATCTCTGTCTTCGACTCCTTCAAAAGCCGCATCACCTTATCTCGTTGGCTAATAGGGGAAGATACGCAAAGCAGGAGAGGGGACGGTGCTGAGGAATACCCGTCCTTCAATAGCTTAGTGTTAATCGTCTGTGCAGTGAGTAACGAGTTCATCAATGACTTGTGTGCTTCGTCTGCGTTAGCCCGTTCACTCTGCTCGTCTTCCTCGTCATTACCTTTTGGGAGCGGGAAGAGGCCGAGCTCGTCGAGACCGGCTCCGATCCGCGTGTCGCCCCGCAAAGTGGTGCTATTAGGACCAGAAGGGTAGAACTTAATGTTCTTGTGGTAGAACGTTATGTACTGCGAGCTATTACGGTACATCTCGTGCCCAGTACGCTCCTTACCACGATCAAGAATTTGGAAATACTGCCCAAACCAACTAGAGTTCTCTATTAGCTTCTTGTACGGTACCCACATGACGCCTAACGCTTTAGCGAAGTTTAGACTCACCATAGTACATGTCAACTGCGTTGACGCCTGGAACATAGACGGTGCGAGTTCCGCTATGTTAGGGAACATCAAGTACTGGTGGGTTAGGTATGCGTAGTACTGAGCAGCACTACTTGATTTTCCGCTTCGCTGACCCAACACGTTCACTAGCTGGCGGTAGTTCCGCAGCCCGTGCTTCTTAATAAGCTCCCATTTGTGCCGACCACACTTGGGGCATATGCCGTACTCAAGAAGCACCATACGCTTAAGCATACGGTCAGGTTCTAAATTCTTGGGGATGTTATGAACGTCGAACACTCGTTTGTCCGAGCAGCAAGGACATGCCTCAGCGAATAGCATGATACCGATCCACATCTGCCGTGCCCACGGGATGCTGTACTTAGGAGCATCTGGGGCTAGAATGTTCATTGTGAAGTCGTAGAAGTTCTTAGCGTGGTGTAGATCACGCGTGTCTACGTTGAAGTCACGGAGTGTACCTGTAGCTGGGTCTTCTGCATCATTCATGTATTGAACAATATTGAAGTCGTCTACGATGATACCGTTATCATCGACTCCGCCACCTTTGACTATATACTCGTTTGGCGTAACGTCTTTTACTTTTGTCTTTACGCCAGTCTTCTTCCGCTTGATTGCTTCTTTCTTAACCCTACGCTGCTGAATCTCATCTAGTTGGCGATCACTAAGGAGTCCGGGGAACAAGGAGTCTGCCTTAATCCGCTCAAGTCTAGAAGTAGCATCATTTACCTTATCATAGTTTACAGCTTTCATGGTACACCCTCTACTACGTACTACCCCTAGGTCAATCTCCTAGGGGTGTTTCTGGCTTTTCCTTGGCCTTGGGTATCCTACGCTCATTTAGTGGGTCGTTGTTCACTAGTATCATTTCTTTGGGGACCTGCGGTTTGACTATTTCCAGTAGCTCTTCTACTGTGCGTACTGGGAGCTTTAGGTAAGCAGCAATGAACCGAGCCATCTTAATAGTGGATGCCCGGCTCACCATACGTTCAAATTGTAAGAACCCAGTGTTATCAATCTCGGTGCTTAGTACACGCTGGGCTACCTCTCGCGCTTGTGCTGTGCCTGCCTGGGCCGCTAGTGTGAGTGGGGCAATCTCCTTGAGAAAGAACTCACGAACCTGAGCAATGTTAGACTGCAGGGCTTTAGGTAGTTCCTTGGAGTAGGTCTTTCGTCGTGCCTCTACTTCCTTATCCAGAACAGTGACTGCTGAGTCATCACGCTCTTGAGACTTCTTACTCTGCTCTATAGAAGTGGTGAAGGAACGAGTAGGCTTGTAGAAGAAGCGAGACCTGTGCTTGCCTGAGGGTTGCTGAACCTCTGGTTGGAATTCTTTTGGTGTTGCATACGCTATATTAGTGAGGGAGGCCATCAAGTCATCAGCCTCCTCCTCTTTCTTAATATCGGTTAGGAGTAGTGATTCTTTTTCCATATTATTCAACGGTAAGATGCCCGCAGGCAATAGAGCTAAGAACCTCAGAAAGCTCACGAACTCGATTGGAGGAAAGCTGCTTTATAACACCGCCCTTCTTCTGAATGAATGAGTCATATGTGAGAGTATTCTTATCTACATGCAGTACGCGCATCCAATACGCAGAGGGACCTATTGTGCGGATAGGCCCAGTAAGAAGCTCCATCGTGATTAGGTTCTCTGCGTATTGATAGTAACGTGCGGGATCAACTGCTACTAGCTTTCGGCCTTTGAGGTCCATGGATTGCTCCTTAGAGTAGGGTGGAGATCAAGTCTCAGTGGTGCTGGGGATAATGAATCTGGACAGTGCGTGCTCAGGTACGCCTGAGGTTCGCAGTATATGAGGGGGATTCCTAGGGAACCCTGGGTCAAGCAGAGAGAAGATCAGAAGTCCAGTGGAGGAACCTCTGTGGGTATCAGAACTACTAATTTCTCAATGTTGCTGGCCTGCTCATTGTCGCTATCAGTACTGCTAGGGAACTACAGCTTACTCGTCGCCTTCGTCGTCAGCAATCTTAGTGTTACTACCACGTAGTGCAACAAACAATTCCTCTGCCTTACCTGTGGACATTTGCTTGAAGCAGTACTTACGCAAGTCCAGGGGTTTGTAGCCAAGGGTGGTACAAATCTTAACCTTCTCTTCCTTCGTACCCAACACCCACTGCTTTAGTGTCATCCAGCTAACAGGCTTCTTGGCCTTACCGAAACCATCGAGATCCAGTTGGAATGGCTTACGCGAGGAGCTCCCTTTAAGCTGCCCTGTTTCTTTCAGGTACATCACCGTGTCGAAGAAGGGATCGAAACCACGAGCCTCGCCGGTACCGTCTTCAACCCAAAGACGAACAAAGCCCTTACGACCAGGTGTCCATAGTTTGTTCTTAATCGCCTTCATTCGTATGTAACGATAGCGATCCTTACCACTACCAGTTACAGAGAGCTCATGCTCTAAGCGATCGTCAGCATCGAACTTCGGAATAAACGGAAGGTTAGAGCCAATCGGTGTCCACTGAATACGAACGTCAGAGTTGAACTTGAGAGCTACACCACCTGGTTCGGTTTCCTTCGGACCGTACATAGCCATAGGAACAGCACGTAATTGATTGATACCGATAACGGCAACCATCTTCGCAGCCATACGACCCTTAACACGTGGCAGGTGCTTACTAAACATACGTGCCTGCAATGCCAAGCTGTTGTTAGCATCGTCATCGTCGTTAGCCGTAGGGTTCATTGCCGGGTACGAGTCTACCAATACCAGTGCTTGCAAGTTACCGTCCGGAGCTTCGACCCACAAACCTTTACCGTACTTCTTTGCCATCGAGGGTACAATGTGATCGCCAAGCTTTGCTTTGTTGGCCTTATCATCGTCGAACACAAGCCACCACTTACCCGCAATGAACTTCTTATCCGGTAGCTTACGCAGCAGGTCAGCCATGTAGTCGAAGAACTTCTCACCGAGAGTCTCTGAACGATAGCGAACCAGGGGCTCAATCAGCCACTTACCCGTATTAGGATCTTTCTTACCGAACACGTCCTTGATAGAAACCTTTAGGCCAGACGTCTTGAGAATGTTACCTACATACGGACGACTGTTGCGGGTACTACCTTCATAATCGGCGAGGGCGATGATAGGCACCTCAGCCTGGATAGCCGCCGCCATAATGGTGAGAGCACCTGTGGTCTTACACGATTGCTCCGGCCCAAAGTGCGTGTACCATGCCGGTCGAATACCGCCACCTTCGATAAGGTCAAGCATTAGAATGCCGGTGCTCATGGGTGGTGTGTCTTCCAGCAGGTCACTATCGAAGTCCTGCTTACGTGCAACTTCATCTACTGTAGAAGCGTATAGGGATTTAACGTCAAACTTGGTAGTGTCGAGTCCTGCTTTACCCTTACGCTTGGTACCCACTGCTTCTTCGATAGCTTCCTCTACGTCGTCAGCTACAGGCTTAGCTCTACCCTTAGTCTTCCTAAGAGGAGCTTCCTTGATAGTGACTTCCATTGCTTTCTTCGCCGGAGCTTTCTTCGCTGCTACAGGCTTTTTAATTGGTTTCTTTGTTGCCATTGTCTATATACCTAAATGTGAGAACACAAGTGAGAAAACCCGACCGAGGCATAACCAAGGTCGGGTCTCGGGCTCAACTATACAACGTTAGGTATTACCGACGTGCTTTCTTCTTCGCTACAGGCTTCTTTTTCGGAGCCGGTTCATCTTCGTCGTCATCCTCTTCATCGTCGAAGTCATCCGAGTCGTCCTCCTCATCTTCGTCGTCATCCTCTTCTACGACTTTCTTCTTGCCTTTGGCTACAGGCTTTTTGGCAGGTGCTTTCTTTTTCGACTTTGGAGCTTCGTCTTCATCCTCGTCGTCTTCATCATCGAGGTCGTCGTCTTCCTCATCCTCGTCGTCTTCTACGACTTTCTTCTTGCCTTTGGCCGGTGCTTTCTTTGCGGGAGCCTTCTTAGCCGGTGTCTTCTTCTTGCTTACTGGCTCGTCTTCCTCATCCTCGTCGTCGAAGTCCGAGTCATCTTCATCGTCCGAATCGTCTTCGTCTTCTTCGTCTTCATCATCGACAGGCTTCTTCTTGCCTTTGGCCGGTGCTTTCTTGGCAGGGGCTTTCTTCTTGCTTACGGGTTCATCGTCTTCGTCTTCTTCTTCATCGTCGAAGTCCGAATCATCATCTTCTTCATCCAACTCTTCTTCATCTTCGTCGTCATCCTCTTCAACGATTTTCTTCTTACCCTTAGCAGGTGCCTTCTTAGCCGGTGCTTTCTTTTTCGATTTCGGGGCTTCGTCTTCGTCGTCCTCGTCGTCTTCAATGTCGCTATCAACATCTTCGTCATCGAATTCTTCTACTTCGTGCTTCCGCTTCTTGTTAGTTTTGAGACCCATTCTCTTTGCCCATCCTTCGTAGTCGCGACGGTTCGCTTCTTCGTCCGTCACAGGGGTTACAAGTTCTGACAAGTCCCATTTGAGACTAGCCAGTTCTTCTTCGGTCAGTGCAACACGTTGTCCGAGTTGCACAGAATACTTATCAGCAGGTGCCTTGCTGTTGTCAAACTTGATACGGATTTCACAACCAAACTTCTCATGTGACACCGGGTATGCCTTAGAGGCTCCGGTCTTCTTACTCTCTACTACGTTCAAACCCATTAGGTCCTTGACCTTCCCAACCAAACCAGTACCCATTGCAACAGCTGCCCAAGGAGTAAACGTTTCTGAATCCTTCTCCTTAAACCCACTCTTACGTTCGGCAGCTGTAGGCTTTGGCAAACGTGCAGGTGCGCTCTTCTGTAGAGCGCGGGAGATTGCGTTGATGTAAAACGTTTTCTGAATCTGAACTAGTTGCTTGTTACGTGCGTCCTTGTCGTCCTTGTCAAATGTCTGGCCGTTAGCGAGCTCGAGCCAAGGATCGTAAATCGTCGAATCGAATTGCTGGGTGCTCGGATCCCATGACGGACTGATAACCGGGAATCGCTTTGCCTTAGGACTCATATCCTTTGCATCGATCTTGCACCAGTACGTCACGTAGCTAAACAGTCCACCTGCTGGGCGAATAGTTGTCCACTTGTCACCGTCTGGAAATTTCAGAAGCGTAACCTTATCGAGTACGCTTTGCTTGTCTTGACGATTGTTCGTCTTCACGCTATCGAAATCTGTACCTTGCTGCTTTGCCATTGTTCACTCCAACTAGGGAAAGGGTTAAACGTTTGTCTGTTTATTTACAGGAGCTTTTGACGAAGGATTCATGTTTGATTGGGCAGTAACTAGCTGCTTCACTACCTCCTGCACACTAGCCCTAAACTTAGCATCATCCTCTTTGGATGCTGCCTCCAGACTAATGATGGTAGCCTGTATCAATGCCTGTTGATGAACCGCCCGTTCCTTTGAACGTACATCCATCTGCTCATTCATTGCCAAGATCAATGCCTTAAATTGTTTGTCATCTAATTTGTCGGACATGAGACGGCCTGTGATAGCCTCCGCCTGATTAGCTCGTAGTGCATAGTCCGACAGCAAAGACTTGAGCACCGTTATACTCATGTTCAAGCTTTCAATGTTCTGCATTGCGAACCCTTGCCATTGCTTTCTTTAGCGCATTATTCGGCTCCGAATACTTTTCCAGAGCGTCAGTCAACTTTTGAAATTCCTGCGGGGTTACTTCAAGGACTTCTGTTTGTTCGTGTTCCATATTTAATTCCTAGTTAGTCTAGCGGCGGAAACCACACGCATGTAATCTCGGCAACATTTGTCTCGACAGAAAATCTTACCTCGATACTCCACCGAGAGCGAATCGTACAGGTCGCCGCACACGTAACACAGTTCGTCATTCGGCCAGAAGTTAGAATCATCAGCTAGGTAGGCGCTCGCAGCCTCAGGTGTCATCGTCTTTCGCATAGCTAGCTCCTCACTGCGTGGCGTTCTAGAATAGCTTTCTGATCCAACGTCATGAACTCAGGAATATGCAAGGCTGCTCTAATGTACCCTTGTCGATCCATCTGCTTCGCAACGTATGAGATATGCTGCTCTAGCTCTGAGGTTGTATCGGGTAACGAGAATCCGATAATATCGGAGACTGCATCACCATGTTCTTCTGATAAGGCTTCATAGGATTGATCTAGTTGACCCTTAGCCATGTTTGCGACTTCCGACTTGGCACTCTTGAACCAACTCTGAATGAAGGTAGTAAGTACTCCCTGGCGTGCATCGCAGCGATCAATGGCCTTGGAGACGATCATAAGATATACTTGTACCACGTCGTCTAGCTTAACGTAGTGGTTGTAATCTGCATAGGCCGCCTTAGCGTTTAACAGGGCCATGCGCGTGTACTTCTGGATTATCTTACCTTTGAAGTCACGAGCCTTCTCGTCCCAGTAGCGAACCTGCTGCATTGCTGCGTAGAGGGAACCACCTGTGCGTAAGCCCATCTCCTGCTCGATACGATACATCTCTGACTTACGGAAAACACCATCAAGCTCTACGAAGGGGGAGTTAAGCGTTTCGTAGTACTTTAGCTTGTTAAGGAACATGGAGATGAAGCCGAAGAGTATGCCACGATTAATGTGCATAGACTTGGCATGCTCGTGTGCTTTCTTCGGGTCCGGCTCAGACAACAGGTTGAACAACAGGATAGGCAACTTCGTCCTGTCATCTGAGCTAAACTTGGTTGAGGCTCTTAGTGATTGGTGCGCAACCACCTTAGCCAGATAGTTGTTGAACAGCGAGGGGCACTCAGAGTGAATAGGTTCCAGAGCACGCCACAGAAACATATCCAAAGTCTGTAGGTACTGCAGACTAGTAAGGTTCCCGGTGATCGACTCGTTGATGCCCTTTAGCTGTTCAAAGCTTTTGCTGTGCTGGTAACTCATAGTCTATAGTCCTGGGATCTTACCTGCTAGCTTCTGGTCGTATAGGGCCCGGAGGTGCTTGCAGCAGGCAGCGCGCCGAGATGGGTTTGTAGTATTGGGCATAGAGCCATCCGAATATTCAATCTCTGCGGCACCCTTCTCTGCTAGAGCAACTTCCCACCTGTACTGCTGGTCATCGCATGAGCACGAGCACTGGACGTGTAGCTTCTTATCGAGGAACGTTATAACGGTTACGTAACGGTGAGGACCTCTGTTGACCTTAGGCTTACCGTCAGGTCCTATGATGTGTGTTGAGTATGAGGCGGCCGCTATGAAGCCTCTCCCTAGGCTATCGAAGCCCTTCTTGACCTGCACTATACGCACGTACCGGGAACCTTCTTTGCGAAAAGCATCTACCTTTTGTACAATCTGTTTAAGCGTTAGCATTGGGTGCTCCTTATATAACTATTTACACTACTAAAATTTATGGAGCACCCTAGTCTTTACTTAAGAGCTACTGCTAGGTTGTCAATCGACCCTGCGTTTTCCAGCAAGCGACGATGCTGAATCCAACCACCGGTGAAGTTAGCCGAGGGTTCCTTGGATGCAGAACAGTACGCTTGGTGCTCCAAGGGTGAAGCATGCAAGGGCTTCGACTCCACCAGACGACGATACAACCCAATGTCATTTTCGATCTTCGGGTTCTGATTGTCGTGAGTCAGGTAGGATACCCGAGCATTACGTGCAGCAGACATTCCGAGAAGCTGAGGAACGGTATAAGCCTGGCGCTCGTACATCTGAATGTAGGGGAGATGCCAAGTGCGAGGGTCACTAAGCTTACCCGGATGAATAACACGCGCCGAAGAAGCATCCATTGCCTTCTTCATGGTTCGTGCTAAGTCTTGAATCTCAGGCTGTGCGTCCTCGTGGTCACGCAAGGCAAAGAAGTTATCCCACTCACTCGCAGTCACTACAACAGAGATGAAGGACGCAGGCTCAACCAAGCGGTTAACGATTTGCTTATGATAACCAGCATCAGCGAAGGTACGAGCCCAGGCACTAGAGCTGCGAGAAGCTTCTCGCCAGGCTTCCTCGCGGGACATGAACTCTCCGGTTACAGGGTGCTTCACCAACTCATTGTGCTCTTCGCGCGCCTGCATACCTGACTCGTTCTTACCCCAGTGTACAGGACACGCAGGAAATTCCTCAACTTGATAAAGCAACCTCTCAGTAGGAATAGCACGGCTCGAACTAGCGTTACGGGAGAACATCCGGTGCGTCATGAACTCCGAGTGTACAGCACGCCAGTAGCGCAACTGCAGGGTAGTCAGTCTCTTACGAGTCAACTGCGACACTGAGTCTTCGATAATTGTAACGGAGCACTGCTTGCCGGTGAATAGTTTATTGTCCAATGTCTTACTCCACGATGTTAATACGGAAACACACTTTGTCTTTGATAGAACGATACGCAACTTGTACGAAGGAGGGTTCTTTAAGAAGGAGTGTTGGCTCAGCTCTACTACGAGCAAGCTCTCGTGCCAAATAGCACCTAGTATCACGCCACTTTAGTGCTTGAGCGATACACAATATAACACCTAGTGCTATACCTACGGCCAAGGTCATGCTGGTGATGAATAGGAAGGGGCCAGCCTCACCTGGACCTTGGAAGAACTTACCCTGGTGGATCATATCTAGCACCCACTGTACTGTGTAGTACCCAGAGTACAGGTAGAGACCAGCTAGAGCTAGTGCAACTGAAGCTAAGATAGCTACCCAAATAAATCCTAGGATGACTCGGCGCACATAGTAACAGAAGTCAGTAGGTACTCGCTTACAAAGTTTGTTACTGTAGTAGGTCTGCTTCCAGCTAACCTGGGAGGCCAACCAGAAGTGCCAACTCCCTTTGTTTATGTCGACAGCTTTCATTTAGAAATCTCCGTCCTGTGTATGATAGACAGTAATACCCCGTTCCCTCCACATATCTACTATTGAATTCCGGTCTTCAAATACCATGAAGATGTTATCGAGTGAGTAGCCTGCCTGTTCAATCATCAACGGCTTCTTCACTGTATCGTGCAGGTGAGGACCAACCTCTGGATACTCCCGCATTAACAGTTGCGAGTCACGGATCTTGGGGCTAATATTGTTTTGCAACTGAGTTAGGGTACCAATCCTGTGCACAAGCGTGTCGCTTCTTCCTGTACAGAAGATCACACGGTACTCAGGATTAGCAATAAACATTTTGCACACTGCAATACCTGGGGGTAGAGGTGTATCGTACTGCCACATCTTGAAGTACTTAGGGAAGTCACCTGCCAGCATATGAGGTAGGCGATGCTCTGAGTCCATAAGTACACCATCTATATCGAAGACTACGAGATTACGGCGACCCATATCATTCCTTATCGAAGACTACAATGTTCCTCATTTCAATCCTCTAGACGATACGACCGGTTTCTAGTGAGGATTTAATAAGATCGGAGAGATCGGCTGCGGCATCGTTGGGTAGGTAAGCAATGAAGACGCCTTCTGGGCCGACTAACCGCAGACCGATCTTCTCTTCACCGTTGAATACTGTCCCAGCACCTTCAAACTCGGCTATCATTACACCAGTAGCGATTGCTTGAATATTCATCGTAGCCCCTTAGACAAGGAGATGAACTCAGCACGCACCTCAGGAATCCTGAATGAGCCGCCTAACTGCGAGGTAACGGTATCCGAGCACGCGTCCATAATACCGCGGGTCTTGACACAGAGGTGCTCCGCTTCAATAACCACGGCAACGTTCTCTGTCTCAAGAAGGAAGGATAGTGCGTGATAGATCTGGGCAGTAAGTCGCTCTTGAATCTGAGGACGCCGGCAGAAGAAGTCCACAATGCGGTTGAGCTTAGACAAGCCTAATACTTTCTTCTCGGGAATGTATGCAATGAAGGCACCACCTAGGATACTTAAAAAATGATGTTCGCACAGCGAGTTAACTTTAACGTTACGCTCGATAAGCATCTCGTCATAGTTAAACTTGTTCGCTACTACGGTAGCCTTGGGAAAGTTATTGTAGTCCAGGCCGTAGAAGTACTCGTCTGAGTACAGCTTAGCAAGACGGCGCGGGGTCTCGTTCAGAGAATCATCCTTTAGATCAAGCCCGACCTCACGCATGATCTGGGTGAACAGATATTCAAGATTTGTCTTGTCGATCTTCTTCTGAGTGAACGGGGTTTCAACACCAACTTCTACAAGGTGCTGGTGAACTGCGAAACCTACATCTTTATCTTTTGAATAAGTCATAATCTAACCTAGAGGTAAAATGTTATCCCACTCAGGATCGCTCTCATCGGAAGACAGTGAGTGGTCTACATAGAAATCTATTACTGAGGACGACAGTGAGCCAGCACCCGCGGCTTCTACCCGCTTGAAATGATCCACCATCTGCTGATCTTCTGTGTCTCGTTTATATACCTTAGCAAGACCTGCAGTAAGTTGAGCGTCGTAGGCTGCTTTAGTTATTGTCCCGTGCTTAACGAATCCTTTCGACCTAGGGCAGAAATAGAAAGGCCCAAACTTACCATCTCGCAAGGGCATCGGTGTACCGCATACTTTGCACTTTGGGTTCATGAGTACGCATCCCTGAGCTGTTGGTTGAGTTTGTTCTGAAACGTCTGAGAGGAAATGGACTGTGCGCGAACTTCGGAATAGGGAATGAAATTCTCACCCGACGGATCGAACAGGAGGTCGACAGTTTCGTTGCGCATCTCAATAACGCTTTGCTGAAGTACTTCGCTACGAAAGCTGTCTAGTTCATGCAGGCGGTTGGCACGCAGCCAAGCATCGAATGCCATATCGTCACCGCCGCACCACAGATTGATTTTTGTGAATTCTTCTTGCGTGAGTGGGCTCAACTCATACTCGTTGCCATCAGCCGTAACCAGAAATTTGCGCATATCAGCCTCAGGGAACTGCCGTGAAGAGATGACCCTGGATTGAAAGCAAGCAGTTATGTTCCATTGCGTACTTTGCAGCATAGGCATAGTTGCGGGCGGTTGCTTCTTGGTCGATCAGCGTTGGGTCCCAGGCGTTGGATACTTCACCGTCGTAAGCTCGTTTGTATATAGCCATCGGGGAGACGTAAAGCTCGTATCCATAGTGTTGATTCCTAAATGCCCACTCAGGAACTACGTGCTGCGGATCACTAGGGTCTGCCGTGACTACAAACTTGAGTGCTCGAGTCGCACCTAGAACTCTGTCTGAGATCATTGGATACGTCCCTGTCGTAGACGATGCCTTAGGACTCACTACTACATGGGGGAGGTGTACCTGAGTACTGAGGAGTGCCAAGAAGAATGAGGGTTGTGTCCCGTTAGTCTCAATCTGAATAGCCCGGAAGCAAGGCTGCGCGATCTCCATGAACTTAATCAGGTTATGCTGGAGGGTAGGCTCCCCACCAGTTAATACCAAGATGTCCTTAGAGTTATACCCAGGCAAGGTCAGCACAACCTCTAGGAGCTTCTCAGGCGAGTACAGTAAGCCTTTGTCGAACTCGAAGGCCGTGTCACACCACGAGCACATTCCTTTGGGATCTTTTGCTCCGAAGTTACAACCAGCGGTACGGACGAATACCGCTGGGTGACCTGAGAACGGACCTTCGGACTGAATCGTGCGGAACACGGAAGTTATAAGTAGGTTGTCCTTGAATGGCTTATACTTCGCTGGAGTTATAGCCTTGTCGCGGTGCTGGATAATTGGAATCATGTCTTTCTCTTGTGACGGAATACTCGGTCGTTCAAGCATTCCGTGGTATGGTACGTAGTGAAGCGAGGACTGAAAGTTTCGCTCATAACATCATTTACATACAAGTTGTATAGAGTCTTTGTGTCCGCCATCTCCCCTTGGAACTTGGGGAGTAAGATGTGTACCTTATTAGGTCTCAACTTAGTTGGAAGATCACCTCGATGCCACAGACCTACCTCAGTGCAGTTATACCCTAAGATGGGTACACCACACGACTCCAGATAAGGTAGCCCAGTTACCACTATGATGAACTCTTTTGTGCGCTCAACCTTTTCCAAGTTGTGTAAGGCTATAACAAGTTGAACGTTACCACGAGCTTTCAGCCACTTGATAAAGGTAGGAGATAACGAGGGATAGCCGTATACGTTCTCTAAGTCTATGTATTTCAGTTCACGCATTACTTCTTCCCCTTCGTCTTTACCTGAGGACCAATGCCGTGGAATTTCTCGTACCTCAAGATAGCCTTAGTAGTGTTCTCTTCCGCCTTCTTCAAAGCTTCTGGCATTTTAGAGTACGCACTAAACAGGCCGTCAGCTTCCTTAGATTTGCGGAGATACGGTTGCAGGAAATCCTTATGCAGAGCCCATGCCTTGTTAAAGCCCTTGTCCATCGACAACAAGAATTTGTAGAGGGCGCGATACACTGGATACTGGGATTTATTTGGAGCCACTAGGGTAAGTAGGTGCTCTAGCGTAGGACGACCCTCTAGCATCTGCTTAGTGTACTCCCCAACCACTTCAGACAACTTATACATTATGTGCAGAGTATGGATACCATTAGCTGGGCCAGACAACCTATACACCTGCGGATAGCCAGCAATACTACACACCGGGCAGGAGCAAGGGAGTCCATAGGACACGTGTTCATCCTCCAAAGGAAAGCTTGGGATAGTGGCAGCCCCATTATGGTAAATGGTACCCCTGGTATTCATAGCTAGGCCGGTCTGCGCGTACGTCGAAGAATCCGCACTAATGAAAGGAGCTACTCCTAGCGCGGTTAAGATGTGATACGCCGAGATCATGAAGGGGGCTGTAGTACCCAGCACGTGGAATCTATCGTACACGCCCTTTGACGCGTCCAGTACGTAGCATAGATTAAGCACGGCCATGATAGTAGACGTGTGCAACGTATCATAGTTGGCTTGACCAATACCACCTAGCGATAGGCCAACACCTACTTTGTTATCCAGCACCTTGTGAGTGAATCGCTTTCTATTCTCTAGTGTAAGACCATGGCTAACATCATACAATTCACAGGGGCTACCTTTAAGACGTTCAGCGATGTACTTGTTGTTCGCGATCTGCACGTCACACATACGCATGAACCAATCGGTGTTCTGCAGATGCTTGGGCAGTGGTACATCCAGGCCAATGCCGTAGTCTATACGCTGCTTGTAAAAGGAAGCAACGAAGTCGGGGTCTACGAACTCAGTAACACCCTTGGACATCTGGAACCCACCGGAGTCACTGAACACCTTGATGATACCATTCCGGCGCATGTAATCCGAAGTGGCCTGACGCTCTGGTGTCACCATCATGTACTTGTACCCAATAGCTTTCAGCATAGAGGGATTCGACATTGGGGAGGTCATGAAGTACGAGTCCAGATCCTCAGTGGTAATGCCTAGCGTGTTTGAGTTACCACGGCCTATCATAACGGTACGATCAGGTAGATAGATCGTGAACAATCCCTTAACACGTTCTGCAGTCCATACCTTCTGTTTGGGCCGACCGTACTTAACGCCAATGAACTCATTCAATGCCAGACTGTTAACGGATGCAGGAAGGATTTCAACCTTATTTTGTTCTGTACTTTTCGATAACTTTTTCTTTGTACCAGTCGGGGAGGGCGGGGACAATTTCTTGGATGCGGTGTTCATCGTAATAAGTTCCAAGCAGCATCTCGGCTGCTATCAATTCATTCTCTGTAGATTCTAAGGGATGAACATTGTACTGTTCTTCGGGTATTCCGAGTTGTTTGAAGATTCCCCAACGTCTAAAGCACACTACACACTTGCCGCAGTTACCGTGCTCACCAGATAGACAGGAGCTAGATTTCAGGATTGCCTCAACTGGAACGCCATTGTCTAATGCCCACTTGGTGGCCGTCAGCTTGTTGAATCCAGCGTTAGCTAAGGGGAACTTAACCTGTACACCGTTAGGCTTGAACGGAGACAACACGTAGGATAGCGTGTCACTTGCTTGATCCAGGAACTTCCAGTTCTTATCGGTAGCACTCTCGTGTACTTCACCGAGCAGGGCACCGAGCCAAACTTGATCCGGTAGGTACTTGCAGGCTGCGGCAACTGCAAGAACAAGGTTGCGACCAGGAATATAGATGTTACCCGAGTCCGAGCCATCTTTACTCTGGGCTTCGACGTTTGGTGTAAGCCAGTCCAACGTTAACTGTTCAACGAATGGTGGGAGAGCTGCAACCTCTTTATGATTGTACTCCTGTCCAATATCGTAGAACGCACAGACTACCTCAGCGTCTGGGTAGTTAACCTCTGCGTAGCGTTTCATAATAAGGCTATCGAGCCCACCACTGAATAAGATAAGGATCTTCATGGTCTTAAATGATAGGGTTGGAATTTGCAGACGTGCCAGCGCGGAACAATCCACGATCGCCTTCAACTGTGTGTGCAACGTCTTCATGGGGAAACACAATCCAGTCGGACGTCTTCATTCCATATGTATTTACACGGTCCTGTATATCGGCAGGGGCGTTACTATCCAGGACCACAGGTATCATTTCCCAGCTAGGTAACCCCTGGCGGGTAACATAGTCGTCGATGATACGGAAGGTACGACCTTCTGCAATGACGTCCTCAAGAAAAATGAAGTGGGTGTACATTTCCCAATAGTCACTACCAGTCATCTCTGAGTATGCGGGGATAAAGAATTCTAGGGGCTTTGACAAGTAGTAGGACACTAGTTGGGCAAAGGTTAGTCCACCACGAGCTACTGCTACTAGCCTATAAGTACCGCCCTTCGTAGAAATACTCTTTGCCACGTTCTTCGCAATGATCTTAAGCTCGTCGTAACTGATCTGCCGCATGGATAACCCCGTCGTAATTCTTAATCATGGTTGAGTAGTCAAAGGCGGAGAATTCCTTTTCGTCTTTAACGTGTACTTTTATACCGAGAGTAAACTCAAGTAGCGTACGGGTACTTTCACTAGTAAGGGCAGACGTGTGGATTACTAACCCATCAGCCCCACACGCAAGATTTTTATGTACTCGATACCTAGAGCTCAACAAGTCTAAGTATTCAGTGGGAATCGTAACAGGGGTTGCCTTGAAAGCAGCCGCTGCCTCCGCCTGAGACTTGCACTGTACAAACACGCCTGAATGGTCGCACAGATAATTCGAGCATAGCCAGCGTTCGAGATCATCAGGAACCAAGAATATGGTTCGGTTGAATAGGCTCGGATCCAACACGGCATTCTTAATACATACACGCTGTGCAGGGTCGAACTCCTCGAGGAGTGAGGCAAGCTGGGTCTTTACCACCAAACTACGGCTAAGGTGGATCGCCTTTAGGCGGTGCTCTATGTCTGCGTAGCTAAGGACTTCTTTGTAATCTGTGGGTTTCCAACTGAGCACACCTTGATGGTAGGCAGGCGTGAAATTGGAACCCACGTAGCCCCCAAACTCTGGGTGAGTCCTAAACAGTATGCAGGCCGTAGGATCGAAGGGTTTCGTAGCGCTAAAGCTAAACTTGTAGCCGTACTCCGACCAGCAGTGCAGATACTCGCCCAACGAGTCTCCGTTAGAGAATGTGAGGGGCTTATTTAGTGCACTGTGGATAGAGTTGTACAGACTCTTAGAGCCTGAGCGTTGTAGACTAACGATATGAATTTTCATGGTCACTTGAAAAATACAGAGTTATCAGTCCAGACAGCTTGACCATCAACTGCCACATTCCACTTGACTACCCCATGCTCTATTGAAGATGCGGGGAATAGTGTAAGGCCGTCCACTCTAAAGCTCTTTGCTAACTGCTCCTCTTTGGTGTCAGCGTCTATAACTCGCCAGCGAAGATCAGTGTCCCCTACCAAGGTGTTGTAACGCAGGTAATAGCGTTTAGTCTTTCGATTACTAGCAAGGGCAAGTTGAAACGCTATGTCCTCAGCGATCTTGTGGAAGCCCTCTTCCGACAGATAGATCTCAACCTTGTAGTCCACGTCTTGGGGACCTACGTAAAGCTTATTGGTATCCTCAAAGCGACCGATTTGAATAGTGTCCATCCATACATTGAAGATGCGATAGTCGGTTGCCTGCTTGAACGCTTTACGTGTAGCAGGTGTGGGGCACACAAAGTCTACGATGGCTAAATCGTTTGCCCCTGATAGTGCAATGTTAGCAATCTTCCCCATGCGATGTGCTTGGGTAATACGATCCTCTGGAGAAAATCCCAGATCAGTGTTGACATTGTTACGCACGTAGTCGGCATTAACACGAGCCCCACCCGTCTTCTCCGACAGAATATCTGCAAGCGTGGTCTTACCAGATCCAGGCAAGCCCTGGATCAAAACAATTGTCTTACGCATTACAATACTGGCTCCACCGTATAGATAGCTGAATTGGCACCGTGCTCTGCAACTTCACAGGATTCCACCCACACCCGGCCGTCTGGATGAGCTTTAGTAACTAAGGCATTGGCTAGTTGCCATCCAAATTGGGCAAACTCCTCACATCCTACGGAGTGAAGGATGGTTAAGCGCAGTAGTCCCAGACGCTCCATCTCCTCGAAAGAGTCTAGGAGAGGATCGTCCATCGCAACTACTGTCTTGTGATCGAAGTGCTGCTTCAGCCCGTCCTTAAGTTCAGCTAGTGCGCCAAAGTCCTGAACCCAATGGCGCTCATCCAGGACAGAACATGCGAACACGAATTTGAATGACAAGGCATAGCCATGGATGAGGCTACAGTGCGAATGAGTTGCACGCCACTGACGGAAGGCGCAGGAGAGACCTTCGTTGTGGCCGTACGTCTTCGTTGACCGATAAATCTGTTTGGTGATCTTGCCGAGGCCCTGTTGTTCCATAATTAATTCTCCTTAACTACACCCTATTTACAGTTCGATAGATGGTTAGCCCCTTCTCCAGGCATGCACCCAGAGCACTAGACTCGCCTGCACAATAATGAGTGCGATTGATAGTCCCGTCACTAACCTTCACGGCTACCCTAAGGGCGCTATCAATCAACACCTGCATAGACCTATCTCGTGATTGCCAGAATAGCTGGAGGGTACTCTTATTGACCGAGACCATCATAGCTGAACCCATCTTAGGGAGTAGCGATACGGTGGAATCCGCAATGCTCTGCACACGATCGCTAACCTTTGACCCATCCCCGTGAATCATGATCCCTGCGTCAGTAAGTCTATCGAGGAACATTAGTTGCTCCGCTTCTCGTGATTGGATCTGGCATACGAGAATGTCTTGTCCACAAGTGCTTCAACTTCCTTGGGCAGCTTCTTACCCGTAAGCCTGTAGGCCACGCTCTCTGCCACAAGTTCAGTCCACTTGGTCAAGGCGTACTCACTTACTACAGGAGCTAAGTCCTTCTTAGCAATGCCACGGGTCGGCCACACGCTGCGAATGTCATCACGGTAGTCAGCTTCAAACAGTAGGTCCAATTCTTTAACTGAGATCTGGTGATTCTGTTGAATGTTCTTCAATATTAGTTTGTAGATCTGAGCGTCTTCCTCGCTCAGCACACTCTTATATGCAGACGGGGGATCTTCCTGAGTAAGCAATGCCTCAAGCATCTCAGTGGACTGATCCTTACGGATTGACGATACCTTGATGGTAGAGCTGTATAGTTGAATCCATGCGGCTTGAAGCTTGGAACCTGTAGCAAACTCTTTGTGGAGGTGGTGCGCGAGCTCATGGTAGATAACGTATGGGTAGTCAGAGGACGGCATGATCTCCGGGCGAATCTGGAGACGATGGGGACTAGTCTCCGGCTTCTTGGATCGACAGTACATACCAGCGTATTTCTCTCCGTGGAAGGGTAGCACTTCCCACATGCAGGTATCAGGCTGGACGACGAACTCTAACCGATTCTGCTTTAACACCTTGTACACTTTATCTAGTGCAGCGAAGAGGTTCTGACCTACCTCAGGAGCAGGCTTGTAGAAGAAGTGAATCTGTCCGAAGTGAGTGTGGAGCTTCTTCCCCGTGTACAGGTTGTTCAAGTCACAGCCATGGACTTTACCAGGGTAGGGTTCTGCACCAAGGTTGATGATAACGTCTTTGATAGGAACTTCTACACTAGACTTGAGACTTGATATGTGTGAGTCCTTAGTAAGAAACCCAGAGACGATACCTTTATGCTGTCCTGTTACTTTGAATAAGAAGGGTTTTGCTTTACCTTCGTTTGACCGGGCTAACCCGATGGCATACTGTCCCTTCTCCATAATCTTAAATCCTCAATGATGCTAGGTGGGCGGAATGAAAAAAAGCCCACCCAGCCGTTAGTTAGCTCAGGTGGGCTCATATACTACTTAAGTCTTAACCAGTGGTTTCTTTACAGAGCACCGGGAACATCCGTACCACTTTGATCGAACAACTGCTCGGACGAGGGAGTCATCTGAATAACGGTATCCCGCTGCTCCTGGGTCAGACTATCCGTATTGAACTGCGCTGTAGTATTCTGGCTAACCAAGTTGTCCGGGTTGATATGGATAGTCGTGCCTTGCACCTGAGTACTCATGCTGTCCATAACACGTTGGGTTGCATCCCGGAGGTCTGAGTCCAATTCTACCGCAGGTGCTTCTGCTCGGAGCGCTGCGATAAAATCGCTCGCATCAGTGATGTCACCAGCCAGCTCGTCTACAGGTTCTGCATCACGGAATTCATCCGTACCCAGGATCACCGTGGCGTACAAACCATCGATACGGAACTCAGGGAATACACCAACGTATGAAGTCCAAACAATACGGTCTTCTGTCAATGTCGTGTGTACGTCCACAATGTCCATCGTGTGACGCTGTGCTTTAGCGGGATCGTTAGGCTGGAACAGGTCTTGCAACGCCTTGATAGTTACCTGCTCGCTGAGGGCAAACGTAAGGCGATGCATAATCATGCTCTGTACAGTATCCGGGTACTGCGAATACGCAACCAGTGAGGCAGTAAGCTGGGCCGGATCGAGAACCAGAGGAACCGTGCGCTCCGTGCTGCTCATTGTGCTGAACTCAACCTTCAACGGCGACTTCTTCTTTGTAGCCGTTACTTTCTCCGGTGGGAGCAACAGGCCGTCGTCCGTTTCGACAGACAGGGCTTGGGCAAGAATCGTTGTAGCTTGCGGAACATTACTCTGCTGAACTTTATCGGCAAAGCGTTCGGCACGCGCCTGATCTCGAGCGTCAAATGCGTCTATCTCTGCCAGCCCCTTTGCAGTAAGTTGAATCAGCGGTTCACCTTCTGCAGGCTCTTCCACTTCATCCGTGTCGTCCTCGTTGAACACCAACAGGTTTTCAATACGTGCTTCCAATTCCGGATCAACGTTGTAGAACTTGTAGTATTCCAGGAAGTTATCCACGTCACGATTGTAGAAGTTACCTTGGTCGTCTGCATACACAACTTGCGGTGGGTGCTTAACCTGAACCTTTGCCGGAAGGTCCATATTGGTCAACATCAAAAACTTTACGGTGCGGCCTTTCTCGTTGAGAAACACAGCGCCGGGGGTTAACAGAGAGAGCAGGTTAGAAATACTCATGAGGATCCTCTACAGAAAATTTGGGAAGGGTTATTCTTTGTATCTACACTAGTTATTTACAGGAGTAAATCTACTTTGAAGCTGCCACCGAAGACGCCGGAATAACCGTATTTCCAGGCCCGTCGATGCTGATATTAAACGCCTTGGCCGTTATATCACGGAGCTTCTGGAAACGGAGCATACAGTCTTGGTGTTCTGCTGCCCACGTCGAGGCCACAGTAACTGAGTCACCTTGCGAGTAGGTGTGTGTTGGATCAAGTTGTGTCAATGGAGTACAGTCTACAAGGAGTGACGGAGGAATAACTACCGTCTGGTCTTGGTGCACAAGCGGTAGGGGCTTCGGTAAGTTCTTCGGAGCAATAGCACATCCAGAAAACACTAAGGATGAAATGATGATTAGCTTTTTCATTGTGCTTCTCCTACGATTGCTGGTTGTGCAAGTGAATTAGCGTTGAGCACGCTGTTGATAGTTTGAACTGTGGGAATCGACCAACCACACGAGGCTGCGATCTTCACATACTTGGTTTTGTATTGCGTGATGATCTGGGTCGTTACCAAGGCTGCCTTTGCTTTAGCTGCGAATGCATCACCGGCTGCTTTGGCAGCGGACTGCTCCAGGCTAGTGATAGCCGTATTCTGTGCAGTGCGCTGAGTGTTCTCGTCAGTAACCATCTTGTCGATTGTCTTTTGCTGTGCATCCCATCCACTCTTGTAGCCTGTGGAGTATCCGTGGTTGTACGCTAACACCGAGGCCGCTCCAACTAGGGCTAGAACTGCTAGGCCGATGATTCCGTATTTAACTAATGCTGCTTCAAGCATACTATGCTCCTCATTAAGGCTGGTTAAAAGTACTGCGCTTTGATTCTATCCAAGATACGCTGAGGACAACAGCCGGGGTCCCAGGGCTCCATGCCTGCGGCCTTAGCTGCCTTTGTAGGGTCATCGTGATTCTCGAATTGACGATACGGAGAGCCCCTCATATTCCACAACTTTACTACACGCACATCAAACATCGTATGTGCTAGCTCATTTATTTTCTCTGTTGCAGTTATACCTGCTTCGTCCCCGTCCATTAAAATTATTAACCGCTTAACACCAGCCAGCTCCAGATGTTCGATCTTCTTGATGCTTATACTCTGTGTGCCGAAGATACACATGGCCGGAATACCATGAGATACTAAGCGAAGGGCGTCACGTTGACCTTCTACCAAGACCATAGACTTGGAGCCTATGTCCTTCATAAGCTGCAGTGAATGGTCGAAGGGAAAGAGACCGTGTGTACGACTCCACTTACCTGCTGCATTAAGATACGAGGGCTGGTCTGCTTCCTTCTTGAGCCGTGCTCTAAAGAATCCCACCTGCTCGTCGTTAATAGTAACTGGAAGGTGTATGAACTTTGTGGAATTCCAGTGCTGGTACTCGTCACTCCACTTCACACACAACTGCCCACCCAACTCAATCAAGAGGTTAGTGGATAAGCCTCGCCACTTCTTGTTCTTCGGGAGGGGACTGAACTTGAATTTATCGTGACGGAAATTCTCTTTGCTCTCAAAGTACTGAGTAGCGGCTGCCACTAGGTCAATCGCAAACTCCTCTTTGGGTTCACCCCTCTTGAAGGGTTGAAGATTGAGCTTAGGTGCCAATTCGTCCCAACTAGCTTTGGTCCCACACGCATAACAACGAAACGACCCGGGCCACGTTTGAGATAGTGATAGAGAACCGCTGGGTGTCCCATCATTGTGGAATGGGCAGCGAATCATTACTCGTTCGCCGTACTCCTTCTTCTCTCCACCATATGTTGATAGCTGGGTCTTTATGAAATCTAACTTCTTCTGTTTGAAGACCGCATCCATGAGACTAACCCGGAATACTTAGATTGGCGACCGTGGGGTCCTTATATAAAAACTGTTCCAGGGCGTTGAAAGATCGTAGGAGACCATCTGGTTGATTGAATATCTTAACCCACTCAGCCCACTTGGAAATGATTGCTTGTGAGTATATGAACATAGGACGATCCTTCAACACTGGGTATCTATAGAACACATAACGGGTACCCTCCTTGGTGTTGTCCAAGAACTTAGGATCGTTGGTCCATACTAACCGTACACTTCTATTTACAGTATCGTAGATGCCGTAGACGTATAGCGTATGCCCGTTAGTGAGCAGCGTGAAGTAGCTGTGGTTGCTTTGATTGTTGATACAGATGGTGTAGGGTTCATCATAAGCTATGTCATCCATGAGCATCTGCATCTTGTAGAGGTGACGTGCGCCTTCAAACATAGAGTCAATTGCCAACAGCTTGTCTTCGCAGAAGTTAACCAGATGGACTCTATCTTCCTCGTACTCAGATAACACCGTAACCGTAAGGTACTTGTTGCGGGTGGGGAGTGGGACTTCCAGTTCTTCAAAGTCCCCATCAATCAATAACAAGTATTGACCTTTGAATGGATGGAGAGCATGGCTACCCTTAAGCGTGTTAGGGTCAAGGAAGACAGGAAAGTCTTGAACGGGTGTGGTGGCTGCTAGAACTAGCGAGCCGTATATAAGTGACATTGCAGAACCTCTAGGGTCGGGTACATCAGTTTGAGTTTAGAACTACAGGAGTCATGATAGCCCTAGACCGTACCGTACCTCCGAGGAAGTGAGGCAGGTCAATAGGGTCATCGATCTCTAAGTCTTGTAGTGCTTGATGCGTACAGTATACAAAGTCCTCCACACCCTCCGGTACAGAATAGAAGAAGGTGGAGAACAGTTCCTCAGTAAAAATGGGGAATGCGGTTTTGGAGGCTGAGGCTGCATCGTAGGCAGTCAGTACCAGTTGGTAGTTGTACGGGCCTTTAACCAAGGGAACAAGGAACAGCAAGTACGTATGCGGAGTACCCCGTCTCTCTCGGTCAAACATAACCCATTCAGCATCGCCAACTCGATCGAGAGAGTAGCGTTCGCTCATGCTGGACCATCATTAACAATCAGACTGTAGTACAGGACAGCCCCTATGCAACCTACTTCGAAACTAGATCCATCCGTTAAGACAATGTGTATGTCACCTTGGTCATTATTGGTGACTTCTTTTATAGTCTTGCCTACAAGCCAGGCGGCCACCGTAGTACCCGTGATAGTATTAATCATGCTACTGCCTCCGCAATTTGTTTATCCAAGTTGAGCACATTCAGAAGTGGGAATTTCTTTTGCAGGAAGTTCCGCATATCTTTATCTCTCCACGGCTTTAGTATCTCGTCCATAACTTCGTCCTCTGTACCAACGAGCACGCCTAGTTCATTAGCATCGTGGACTGCCTTCTTGAGATTGGCAACCAGATTAGGTAACGCCCAGTCCCATTTGTAACTCAAGTCATCCCTAGCCGATACCTCTAACTCGATCTCAGGCTCGACGGTAAAGTCCACGTTGAACTCATCCTTGTATGCCTTAGTAACACCATACGTTGCTTGGTATTGCAGAACATGGATGAATGGAATAACCATAGAGTACGGCACTGCATAGTAATTCGCATCATGAACACTACGATTAAACGGCACACGTAACTCCCATTCCTTCTTGGTAATACCCAACTTCTCTTTGAAGATTTTCAGATTCTTATAGTACTCGGTGAAGATAAGTCGCCCGGCCTTCATCCCTACTTCCGAGGCCATGCCCTGGACTGGCGCATTAGAACCACGACGTACTTGCTTGGCAACAATCATTCGATCTTTGGTGAGGGCAGCGGGCAGATACTTGCGCCTACCAATTGGGGAGTACACTTGGTATTCGTTTTCTGCCGATTCACTCATGCGCTCCGTCCACTTAGCACCGGCGCGGAACTCATTGAACATCTTATCGATAATATTCTGAGCGTATGCCGAACGATCTTCCTCAAGCAATGCCGTGAGCTTCAAGTCTAGTTCTTCGAGCATACGATTTATCTCAACAATGCGCTTCTTATCCTTCGACACCAGGGTCTCATTGTAGAGTGCGGAGATCTTACCTTTGAGTTCACTAAGTTCGCCTTGCTTAGTGTCTTGGCCCAAGGCCTCTGGCCCCTTACCGTATAACACCCCAAACACAACGGCTTTCACTGCGTCACGCAATGGGTGTTCTTTATCGACCAGCTGACCAAAGAATCGTAAGACGTTCAAGATATGAACGTCGCCCTTCTCTTTGATAGCCTTCTTGTTTGCATCGGATGGGTCTTGAATGAATGCCCTACGAAGTTTCTGTCCTGCCTTAAATGTCTCTGCCAGTACCTTGTCGTTAGCGATAATAGACCATACACGAACTTCATGTGCTGAATAGTCATAACGGATTAGGAGGTAACCCTCGGGGGCCACAAACATGCGCTTGATGATCTTCGCCAGAGGTCCTCGGTTGACAATGTTCTGTAGGTTAGGATTCTTAGACGAGGTACGACCTGTGGTAACAATCTCGTAGTCTGCACGAAGGTGGTCATCGGTTGCGCCATCGAGATTGGTGGTGATCTTCTTGTAGAATCCCTTAACGTAAGTTGACCGCAACTTGGATAACTTTTGATGGTCACCATACAAGGAGACCACCTTGTTCTTATCCTTGTAGAAGTCGATGTAGTTCGAGTCAATCTGATCCGCACCTGATTTAGTCTTAGACAGTGCGGGGAGCCCCAAGATCTCAACGAATAGCTTCTGCTTGTGGGCACTCTTACCTAAGCTAAACATCCACGAGGGACTTGCAGAAGCAAATAGAGAGCCTGCCTTAAATCCAGAGTTAGCCAATAGCTCTTTGTTAGCCTGTTGGACTTCCTTGAACACCTTGAACTCACCCTCAGTGCGTTTCAGTTCTGCCAGTAATGGCGACTCAGAAGACAGCAAGTGCTTGAGGTATGACCGGGATACATTTGAACCGTCTTCACGAAGATGTGACAGCTGGTGTGCCGTATCGGACATCTGGTGTAACATGTGCCGGACAAAGTAAGGCTTGAAGTTCTTGCCCCCGATAGTTATGTGCGAAGCCATTGCTATCTGCTGCTTTCGCATTGCCAACAGACAGGTAACGTCCTTTGCTCCATACTGTAGGAATCCTTTGTCTCGTGGGTCAACGGTACCTGTAGTACTCCGATCAGCCTTACTGAATCCTTCCTTGGTATAATAGAAGTCATCCCCGTATGAGCAGAGTATGGCAGCTAAGTTACCGACCTTCACGCCCTGCGAGGACAGATCAACGAAGTTATCATCAAGTGACTGCTCACCGTACATAATCTCCCACACCTTTAACCAGATGATAGGGATCTTTAGGCAGCGTCGTATAACCCGAAGATCAAACATACCGTTGAACGTGACTAGCTCAGGACCTGTTTTAGCCGAGAATCGCTTACGCAATTCCTTCTTGATATATTTCCTATCTTCTACAGACCAGTGACACAGAGGATGGTCAACTGCTAATACATAGCCGACTTCCTCATTGTGATTGGTCGCCATCTGAATCGTGTAGATCTTATTGTGGAGTACGGATAGGTTACGTGTTTCAGTATCGACCGCACACACCTCTGCGTCATCAAATCGCTGCATCAGTCTATCGAACTTCTCAAGCGTGTCGATGTAACGTGGGGTACTCTGTATGTGCGATAAGTCATGAGGATTCTTACCCAGCATCAAGTAAGAGAAGTGTCTACACCAGAAGCCTAACAGGTTGGCTTTCTCGCCACCCTTTTCCAGAAGCCGTGCGAAGTCTAAAGTAGAGGTCACCTTGAACTTAAGATCACCGGAGGTCAAGTTATGAACCCAGCCCCGTTTGAATTCGGAGTTCTCCACCTGAGGGAAGATTGACTTCATTGCTTGGTCGCCAGAGACCAGGATATGAGTTGGCTTGAGCTTCTTGATAGCCTGATTGATACGAGCAGCGAATGCTTGTTCGGATTCGTGCTTGGCAGTGCCCTTCATGTGCAAGTGGCGCCAACCATTATAGTTGAGTACAGCGTAAGCTGCTTCTGGTACTCCATCTTCCTTGTAGGCCCCTGCTAACTTGCGGGTGTAGTCAATGGACGAGTGGAAGGCAGTCTTGACTGAACGATCACCTAACAGTTCTTCTGCTTTAAGGTCACGCCCGTCTACCGTTTGGAGAACAATTAGAATACGACGTTTAGAATTATCCCAGTTATAGCAGCGCTTGAGCACGAGGTCATATGGATCTCGTTTACCGGCTGCTGCCTCTGAGAAGGGGAATTGAAATTTTGAATCTAACATGGAACGGAACCTTAAAGGTATATGACTATATTTACAAGACACAAACGAAAAAGCCGCCTCGACCTGTTGAAGTCGGGCGGCTTATTGTCTTACTTAAATTCTACGTCTAGTACGTCTGCTAGTGCTTCGACACCAAGACGGTGAACAGCCTTAGGCGCTTTGTGGACCTTAGAATCCAGGGAGTCTGCCTGCAGTACATTCATTGCACCGAGGATAAGTGTAGGGTTCTTCGGGTCACGCGAATAATCGAGCTTGACAGGGGTTAGGCATACGAACCACTTGTCTTTCGCATTACCTTCTAGAGCGTGCCACGGTTGTCCTACTTGAACATACGACATATAGGATTGAGTGAGCTTTCCGTTGGTATAAATCTCTACGGGCTTATCGTTGAAACCTCTGCGGGCCTGCGGTTGGTCAACAGGAGGAACAATAACATAGGGTGCTAAAATAGTACTCACGACGACAACTCCAGGTATGATGGATCAGTTACCAGGTGGGTTGCTTAAAGCCCTTATACGGATAAACGTTGTGCTCCATGTCGAACCTAAATTCTTTCACGAGCTTAACTAGCTGTGAAAGTAGGTGCATAGGGGTATCAGGGAAATTAAGAGCAACCCAATGTGAGTCTATGTCCGCTAGAAAATCATAACGGACTGTCCTGGAATCACCGATCCTTGGGTTTATTTGTAACTTCGATGCTGAAATATGGGGTGCTCCCGTCTGGGCAGCAGTATAGAAAAACGAGTCAGACCAACGGGAGTAGACCATAGTGCTTATTCCTCAGTGAAGCTGTCGATGAGTCTAAATAATGCGCCTACGATAAAATTGTTAGTTAAAGCTTAAGCTTGAAGAAGTCCTGCGTCACGTTGCAATCGTCATTGCGGAGTGAGAAGTAACGGCGAATGCCATTGCGGAGTTCTGGGTTACGTTCTGTCAGTTCGATAAGACCATCATGGCGACGAACCAAATCGAAATCTGGTTCAAAGTTGTTTTCGGTGAACACAGACCACCGCTCACCGTAGCGGCGGCTTTCCTTCGTACCATGCCAGGAGTGAACGATCATGCCTTGTACTGCACCGAGGTCGCCGTTCACTACATTCTTAAACTTAGTGAGGTGCTCGCGTACTCGTTGCTTATAGTTGTCTGAGGTTTCCCCGTGGATGCCTACTTCAATGTCACCTACACAAGCCCACGCCATCTGGTGGTCAGCAGTGCCTAAGACCGAGATGTCAAGGAGGCCATCAGTTTGCTCCCAAACAGAACGACGTGCTGCCCAACAATATCCTGGGTGTCTGTAGAGATTGTAATGTTTCTCACGTGGCTCTAAGCCTACAGTCTGATAGACGTAGGCAAAACTCTTGATAACCGAACCACCCTTCTCAGGGAAGACCAGTGGTTGTCCATCAGGACCGAGGTCAACAGCAGTGTTCCACATCTGCACTACTTTGTAGCGTTGCAGCTGAGAGATAGTGTCTTCAACGATATTCGGGTTGATGAAGGTAATGTCAGCATCAATCCAGGCCAGATACTTAACGTCATCACCGTGGAGTTCAATAGCGCGATGAACACCAAGGTTAATCATGTTTTCTTTGCGGAACAATTCGTACTTGGCCCGCTTTTGAATGTGGTACGGATTACTGGCTTCCGTTACCTCGAAGTCCGCATCATTGAGTACAACCTCTACACTGTAGAGAGTGACCCCAAGTTCCTTCATATGAGCTTCAAACTTACGAAAGTTATTCAGTATGTTCTTGCTGTGATTGTGATTGAAGTAGACCGCTACAACGTGAAGACGTGCGGCCCCACTTAGTTTAGTTGGCATTCTTTAATACTCCAGTTTGAGCTTAGGGAGTCAGTGCGGCTATGCTAAGAAGAAAATGTCTGCAGCAGAATCATAGCCTTGGACGTTAGCACTAGACTTCAAGGATAGTGATAAAGAGTAACCAAATTCATACTCAACTGGCCCTTTGAATTTATCGTAAATGCTATTCTCTACCACTACTAGTAGTCGGGTAGCTCCACGAAGCGTAGGGGCAAAGTCAGATTTCAAATTATTGACGTTGATAATCTCAGGACGGGTGTGGGGAATGTTAAGGTTAAGCCCTAGACGCGCGCAGGCAGCTTCTAAAGATTCGTCCGTGTCAACAACTAGGGTAACAAGTAGATCTGTCCCCTCAGGTAGAGCTTTCGCAACTTGCTCGGACCTTGAAGATACTGCATTAAATACTTCAAGAAAATGTGCATCAATCATGGGGTACTCCCGGTTAGCCAATAAAGTCTACGTAGTTCACTACGTAGGACAAGCCCTCAAGTGCGAGGAGAGGAGGTACATCAGGTGTTTCGTAATAGACGTCAACACCGAACGCAACCCCTAGATACTTCTCACCGGGGCGTGCCTTATCAATCTCCGAGAACTTAGTCACTATATCCATTGTGTTTACAAAGGACTCGGCAAGTGGGCAGGCAGGTTCAGGGAACTCGGCTTCTTCGGAGAACATACGCGCAACCAACAAAGCATACACCTCGTTAGAGAGTACTAACGACTTCAAGACTCGTTGATGGGCACAGCTGACTGCGGTAAAGACGTCCACAAGGGAACCTTCTGTGTTAAGGGTTCCTTGGTGAATATGATGCGACTTGGTAATCATGGTAGTTCTCCAGTTTGAGTTATGCTTCTAAAAGGTGGCTAGGCAAATGGTACACAGGAGTGGCAAAATTCAATCGATTAGCTATACGCACTATGTGCTCCTACACTAGTACAATCTTAGTTTCAATATCTTGGTGCTTACTGAAAAGCTGGCTACCAGCAGGTTGTGATAATACGAAGTCATACAAACGAAGCGCAGTCTTAACAACTTCGTGGATGCTCGAGGCATCCGCCTTATCAACAAGGCTTTCAAGTAGATCCCGGCTGCCCGGAGTTAGTTCGATACTGACCTTTGATGCCCTACGCTTAGAAGTACCATCTAGGTTATCTTGTTTCATGTATTCATCTATTGACGGCATAACTCTCCTCTGTTATTGGTAGGCCGAGCTGGATTTGAATCACGATAGACTTTCGTCACCACATTATGGGTGATTGAGGTCTATAACTAGACGCACGTATTTTTCAGAATCAACTAGTTGAACATCTTCTACGTCGCCCCAGGTGACATTAGGATTGCCTAGATGTACTTCTGTATGCCAGTGTACCAAGGCGTCACCTAACCCAGAGTTAATGAGCGGTTTAATCTTGTTGAACAGCGCTTCGAGAGTCATAGCTTTCTTTTTCATTCTAGGCTTCTAATAGGTGTCTAGGCAAATGGTACATAAGAGTAGAGAACCCTAGACCAAGATGGAACCCACTCCAACGAGGAGGTTTGTCACCTTGGTAGTAGTCGTAGTTGGTATAGTACAGGCCAACCCATTTACCCCAGTAGCTGAAGCTGAGTCGATTAGTTAATCTCATTTTGGATTAGTAACCAGGGTCATACTTGCGTACCAACGGGACAACGGGCGGGAATACGCTTTACCGTTACCATCGTTAATGTACACAACAGTGGTCGGGTACTTAGAGGCGTCCTTTGTCTCAATGTTGGTAATTATTAGCACTCGGTACTCGTTGCCATTAGAATGTTTCCAGTAGGTCCCTAGTGCTGGGGGTTCTCAATAAGGCTAATGGGGTGGGGAGCATCTACGTGCCTCAGTCGGTCTAGGGTTAATTGGGCAATGACCGCCAAGCCTTACCTAACATCACCGCAGACTTAGTGCAGATGCTCCCCAGTTACTATTTACATAGGTTGAACAGCTTGCATCAAACGTGTGAGTACAACGTTGAGACAGTTAGGGTCGAAGCGCCAGCCTTCGACAAAGCCTAGAGCATAGGCACAGGCTTCACTGCAGAAGTCATCCTTAGTATCGGGACGGAGGATACCTAAGACGAAACGTGCATCGCCCCAATAGCTATACCCCTTACCTTCGTTGGCAGTGAACCAGTCTATAGCTGCTTGTTCATCTAGGCCGTCAAGGTCCATCAATTCCCACTGCGTCGTATCAGTGAAGTCGATAGAACCAGGAGTAGTAAATCGTACACCGGCACCGGGAACAGAGGAAGCTGAACGGCCGTCTGAGAATACAAGTTCACAATGGGTGTACGTGCCGGCTGTCTGGGTCTGTATAGCCCAATCAAGAATAGCACCTAGGCCGGTAGATGTGCCCTTAAAGAACGCTGCTTGGAATGTCATAGTGTTACTCCTGTGGTAGACAGGATAAAATTAGAGTTTGACTACTCTACCATCACAAAGACAAGTTAGATAATTGTAAGGGACATGTCGAGGGTGATCGTAATATTTGTAGCCACAAATTACACACAAGTTATCTCCGCCTACTCGATAGGAATCTGGTACCTCGTACTTACCACTTTGCCTCATGTGCTCCATTTGTATTTCGTCCCGCTCTAGGAAGAACATAGGTTACAGTGAGCTAGGGATACCGGGGATACCAGGAGTCTCGTAGCCCTCTGCAGTTGTCGTGGTATCGCACCCACCATCCGATGTGTACTGACCATTGGCATTGGTGTAGTTCCGGCTAGTCATAACTTGTTGGCGAACAACGTTAGGAGCGAACACCGTCTTGAGGGCATCCTTGTATGCTGCCGATACTGCGTTAGCAACAGCTGCAGTCTTCTCGTGCTCAGTGACCTTCAGTTCACGCTTAACCAATTCTTGCTCACGGGTCTTCCAGTCTATTACTAGACCATTAGCCATCGCGAGTTGGTTACTGAGGGTGCTACGTTCTGCCTTGGAATCCTTGAGTTGAGCTTCCAACTTTAGATTGGAGTCTTCAAGGTGCTCTGCCTTAACCTTCAGCTCCTGGATTGCCTGGAGAGCATCCATCGTGAAGGTCTTTTCCGTTACCAGCTTGTCGATCATTGCGGTCAAGTTACTTGCGTTACTCATGTGCTTCTCCGGATGTAATGTTGTGGATTTGTACGAACTTTAGGGCGTCGGCTTTGACTGTTTCTTCCTCAGTCTGTGGGCCGGCACCTAAAACAATTGCGAGGTCCTTAAAGAACTCCTCGCAGTCGAAACTGATTTCAAGCTTCTTAGAACCATCAGGTAGTACAGCGATTATACCTAGCTGCGCCGGACCGAGCTTCTTCGCTTCGGAAACAGCGTGCCGAAAGTAGGGTAAGGCGCCCAGGAGGTTAATCTTTGCTAGGCCAGCGTCGTCACTCATACGTTGCTCCGTCTTTATCAATGGTTAGGTTTAAGGTAATATACTCAGCAGGCTTTACAGGTGTGAAAAACATATCCACAGGTGCGTACTCACCGAGTGTATGACGTGCAAGCCTACGTAGAAGCCTACGACTCTTATGCGGCCCTTGGCGGCCTTTCAAAGCCCAGTAATCCGCACGGTGTTCAGATAGAGCTCCCGTTATGGTATCCCGGCGGTGCTCAATCACATAACCCTTCTTGGTGATCCGAAACTTGTAGACGACGTAAGGGGTACCCACATTAACTGAGAAGTCCTCAATAGACTTCTGGTTCTTCATAGACTCCAGGTAGTGCTCAGAAACTTCCATCAGCCATTCAGTTAGTGGTCCGTGGGAAGGCTCTAGCATGATGTTAGGGACAGCAAGCGCTTCGGTAATTCTACGCTGTATCTCGGCGACGGTGTCGGGTAGCAGAGGGCAACCATCTTGATTGAATTCAAGATCAGTCATGAGATATCCCTATAGTGTATAAAGTCATGCACTGCTTGTTTTATACCTTCGTCGAATTCATTTTGGTGGAAGGGATTATGTGCAAGCTCTAGCAGGGAGTCTGGGGTACTCTCGTTCCGGAGTAGTGTTGACGCGGCGTGGACGTAACCTCGGTTGTATAAGTTGACCTTGCTGGTAGTGCTGTTCATAGAGAACAGCCGGGTGACCACTATGTATAAGCAGGTTCCGGCCACTACAACTGCAAAGTCTATTAGTATCTGGTGGTTCATACTACCCTCCTATGTAGTGATCTTAATACCCGTTTTCATCACTATGTTGCCTAACAGTCTTGCCAAACATATCGGAGTCGTTGACGTACACAGAGTCTTTGTAGATGTAGTCCTCGTACTCAGTGCACGCACCATCCAGATCCAGATCGTCTTCATGAATTACCTTGTGAATATTAAAGACCCGAATTCGTGCAACTAGGGAGGTGAAGTGTGTCCGCGTAATAGCAGAAGTCTCGCTTCCCATCGCCTGCTTGATAATCTCCTCATCTGTGGCCCCGTCCCACATTGGCTGTACTATGGAATACTTACTGTACTTACCAAGGCAGAAGATTTCTTTACGGCTAAGATTTATACCGTAGTGTAGAGTACCCATGATTAGTCTGCCTTCCCGTGGTGTTCGATCGATACCCGATCTTCAAATAGTATAGTAATGTCCTCAAAGGAGAAAGGGCGATGGGTGCCCAGTACCCTATAGGCATTGTCGAAGCCTACGTCCAAGATTCGTTTATCTGCAAGGTTGGCTTTCTCGTAATCAAAGTCTCCGTGGGTGTGCCCATGCAACATCCAAGAGCCGTGGTGGCCAGCACTCCATTGGGCGATTGGGTAGTGACAGCAGATAACCCGTTTCCTATTAAGCTTGAACTCCGAGAGGATGCTAACGGAAGCAAACAGTCCTGACATTTGATAGAAGTCAGCCAGACGTTGATCGTGGTTGCCTAACACTAGATGCTTCTTACCGTTGATCGACTCAATGAGAGATCCTGAATGCCACTTCTTGTGAAACGATACGTCACCTAGGATGTACAGTTCGTCTGTAGGCTTGACGTAGTAGTTAAGCTCTCCGATAACCCACTCATCGTGTTCAGTAATAGCAGGCCGCATTGCGGATAACGGACACTGCGCCCTACGGTTGGTGAATTCGAGAATAGGCTCGTGACCTAAGTGAAGGTCGGAAGTAAACCAAGTAGTCATCGGTACTGCTCCCAAGGGAAGACGTGCCAGTCGGTATCCAGGACCTCACTGCGAAAACTATTCAGTACACGGCCACAGTAGTCAACATCTTTAAAGCTGCTACTCTTCTTGTTCAGGAGTACCGCGTAGTGTACATTCTGGCAGGGGAGCCCTAGGCCAGTGCTCCAGTTGGATTGGATGTAGCTTAAGGTCTTTCCTGAATCATTAATATCATCGACAACAAGAGCAGCCGGCCAGAAGAGCTCCTCAGCAACTGCAGGCAGCTTCGATAGGTTATGATTTGCGTTATCCCGAAACGAAACACTCAAGACATGGAGTGGGACTTTGAAATAGTGTGAAAGCATAACTGCTGGAACTAGGCCACCACGTGCTACACCTACTATGTAGTCAGGAGTCCAGTCATCATCTATCATCTGCTGCACTATAGAGTCCAGCCAACGTAATACATCTTCATTAGTCCAATACACTTTGGTCTGCCCTGTACTCACCAGTGGGGTAGTAGGCGGCCATACAGCCTCCTCTTTAACTTGTATGTTTAGGTATTGACCTCGTATATGCTGAGACTGCATACCAGGGTTAAACTTGAAGTATTGGACAGGAACTACTTCACCATAGTTGTTATAAGGCTTTACCCAGTTATTCCACTTTACTACCACTTCACGCTGCTCTGCTATAGCGAGTGCCATCGCAGTCTCAGCTAGTGCTTTATATTCCGGCCAGTCTCCTGTACCTTCAAAATCGTATGATAGGGTCATCTGTTCTTACTGTAGTTGAAATGGTTGGTAGTGGTAGTGCGACTCTACCTCTAGGTATTCGGTGCGAGCTACAGGCTGCATTCTCCCGCACTCTCGAGCCATTACTTGTTCTGCGTGAGCTTCGGCTATGTCTCGTGCGCGATTGTAGACCTGCTGTTCTTCAGCAGTGCGAGCGTTATACGAGGAGGCGATAATGCTAAGTGCGTCTAAAAGGTCCATGAGATACTCCAGTAGATTATTTATAGTTCATTAATTCTAAAGGGCATACTCAGTAAGGCTAGTTGTTATAGTAATCCTCTTCTAGTGCTCTGCTGCTATTCTCTACTACGTGTTACTCGGTGAACCCTGGATCGTCACCATTATCATAGCGATTATACAGACGTCGGGATTCAGCGAGTAACTGCTGACTCCGCTCGTCATTAGCTGTGCAAGAGAAGCCCGAAGCTTCTCCGATAGTTGCTTGTACCTCGTGCCAGTAGGCCAATGCTTTGAGGGCAGTGGGTGATTCTGATAACGCCTTGATCTCTGCTTCAGTAAATTTAATCCGCTGCGTCATCTCTATGTTCCTTAGGTAATGAGCTCTCCATCTCCACTAGGTAGCCGTTAGCGTTGCCCCAAGCCACTGCGTCGGAGAAGAACTCCCATTCTCGTCCGGGGACGCTACCTAGAACCCAACGGTCTCCTTTCTCAGTAGGCACGGAGTAGCATATGGTCTTCCCTAGATATAAACCTTTATTTAGTGCTTCGACTCGTGCCTGAGCTTTAGCCGTTACTTCTTCCAGTATCCCGTCTTCCTTTAGAACTTCATCGAAGTTGGAACCAATATGCGTGTGTGCCTCAACTTGTTCTTTAAAAGCAGGATCTAAGTAGTACCGCTGACACTTCTGTAAGTCTGCTACGTTAGTTTCAATGTGAAACTGCGCACCTGGGTGATTAGGTGACGGATCTACAGGATAGTCAGGCGAAGGCATCCAGGGGAGATTGCCAGGGTGTACAACTACCTCGTGGATTGTATAATGTGTAGCGCTCTTCCACTCAGTGTGAGTCTCTGCGATGACCGATAGGATCTTCCCTTCTTCATCTTGTCTTGTAACTGCTACGATACAACCTTCCTCGTTATAGGAGGCTGTGACACAACCACGAGGATCAGTGTACTCCTCTATCGTAGTAGGAAGCAGTGCGTCAATAGGATTAACTAAAATCTCACCAGAGGCTGCATCGTGTAGTGCGTCTAGGAAACGTACCGGGGCTCCTACAAGTCCTGCCATCTGGTACAGTGCTGCACACAGATCTTTGTACTGCTCTAGCTTTGAGGCCAAGGCATCGTAGTCAAAAGCTGACACCCAGCTACCTGAGTCTACGGCAGGGCACATTGCACTACCAATCTGTAAGTATCGTTGGACTTTCATTTGCAATTCTCCTTGGGCTACCGGGTAGGCCACGTATTAAAGAAAATGGTTTGCAGATCCTGATAGGACTGGGGCTGCGGTGGAGGTGTATCGTCGGCTTGATCGTAGTTGTAGTCGTCACACAGCTCGACTGCGTACTCATGAATCTTAATTATATTCTCCACCTTCTCGATGGTGTCTTCGAGATTGGTCAGCTTCTCATTCATTAGGAAACCAACAGGAGAGTTCTCGAAGCTCTCAGCTTTCTTGTTCTTGAACCGCTTCAGCATTGCTTTGTAGCGTCTGATTGCTTTGTGGATACCCAGTAGGTTCTGTCGAGCGTTAACAAGTTCTTGGCTGAGTTTAGACTTCACCGAAGCTACCGGATTGACACGCCACACTTCCATAGTAGGATCAGGGGATTGTGCAATCTGGTCGATCACCTGGATCAGGTTGAAGTTCACAACGGACAACGCTTCTTCCCTGAGCTTCTCGTCGTCGATGGGCAGCCTTCCAGTTTCGTCGTAATGCTTACGCTTCTTAGGGTCCATCAACACTTCGTACGCCCGCTGAACTGCTTGGAATAATTCTGAGCTACCATTCTGCCTATCTGGATGATACAGCATAGCAGCCAAACGGTACGCTGCTTTAATTTCCTGAACAGTGGCATCCCGTGGAACATTTAACACTGCGTACAGGTCAGTTAAATCTTTTGGAATTTCGTGAACTACAGTTGCTAGATCTGACATTAGAAAACCTCTTCTTTAGGTATATTATCCGGTTTGTGGGTAATTGTGCATAACCCCTATTTTCAGGCCGTAGGATAGGTCGTACGCTATCGTAGCCTACCTGCAATCACCATTCATGAACATGACATAGAAGTATGTCACCTATAGTTGCTGCAGGCGGTGCGTCTAGAGTGTATTTACGGATTATCGTAGGTACGACGGTAGGCATCTTTGGATTCTGTATGATCTCCAGTAGAAGTTCTAAAGTAAACTCTAGACCTATGTACAGATTCAGCGTGTCTTGAACACCAGCGGCCTTCGCTCGGGCACTTAGTTCGTCACTCAACCATACTTTCATTAGTTTCCCCTTTCCTTTTATTTACAGTCAACGAAAAAGTACCCAAAGCATGGTGGACACTGCTATGAGGAACACGAGGCCTCCAATCAAAGAATCCCAGTACGTGCCTTCTGTATTGGGTGGACAATACTTTACCTCAGGTTTTTCTGGTTTGGGAATCTCGGGTTGCCTGGAACGGAACTGTTCTTGGTTTCGCAAACTCTGGTTTAGCCACTCCTCGTACGCTGCATTCTGTTGGAGTTGGTTCGGGGTAGAATAATTCTGCTGGACACCACTGATGAACGGGTAGTGCTGGGAACTAGTCTCAGATGTTCGGCGCATACTCTCCTCCAATTGTTTGATCGTCTTCTTCACCAGCTTGTGCTGGAGACGTTGCCTAACTCGATAGCTAGGTTTAACGATAGTAGGATCTAACATTATAGTCTTCCTCAATTAATATCTGCATACTAGAACTACGAGACAAATTACGATAACTGCAGCGATAGCGAATTGGCAGAGCCTCCGGGTAGCAGTGTCATAGGCCTTAGCATAGGCAGTACGCTCCGCTATACGTTGAGCAGCTGCCATCTCCCGGAGCAAACAAAGGTTCTCTTTAACGTAAGCGTCCACTGCAGCATCATAGCAACCTAGCATGTCCTCTAAGCAGGCGTCGTACTGCGCTTCTATAGAATCGTCCTCACCGGCTTTCTTCAATTTACGTGCGTAGCTTCGGAAGCCTGCGTCTGATCTATCCAGCGCTGCCTTCAGGAGCTTAGACGATTCGCTGATTTCCTTATCGGTCACTTGCGTCTCCCGGTAGTTGCTCTACGTTGTTTCTTGCGCTTGTTGAACTGTAGACGCAGTTTACGTTTCTGAACTTGATAGCGACTCGGGGCACCCCCGAAGTACACTCGGTAACTAGTAGCATCTGGTACCTCTTCAAAGTTTATAGTCATTTTATCTGTAGGACTCCAGTCTTTGTTACCTGGGAGTCCTAGACACGGTGTGTACTGTGGTAGAGAGAAAGTAAAGCTACTAGTCATTTGGTTTCCTCAAAGTAGTCAATGTTGCATTCCCATACATTGTTATACAGGGGTTCCTTAGAAGTAACAAACATCCCATAGATCAAACATCCGTTACGAGTGAATGGTGGGTACTTGTCAGGCACCTTGTCATGGTTATCATTGAGGTGGAACTCAGGGCTACCACTACCGAAGTCCACCAGGATAACGTGGTTATAAACCCTACGTCCTGGAAAGGTTACGCAATGCCCAAAGTCTATATCTTCGACGGTGTACGATAGCTTGGATAGGACTACTAGATCTTCAGGTACGAGAGGGGCTTCTCGTTGTCTCCATAGTTCAGCGCGTGCTCGTGTCTCTGGAGTAGCAGTGACATGGAATAGCGATTGTTTTGGCTTCTTCTCTTTCTGGTGGAGACGTATAATTAAGAACACACAGATAACTAGGGTTGCCGCTATGAAGTACTCACGCATGTTAGTAGGTCCAACGCTGCTTGTATTGTACCTCGTAATCTTTACTGGCTTGCCTAGACTTTCGGACCTGCCGAGGCTCACTAGAGACAGTAACAGTAGAACTCTTGATGGAGGTCTGGAAGTCACGAGCTAGGTCTACTAGCTCATTTTGTAACGCCTGTTTGATGCACGCCTGAACTTCCTTCTTGGGAATGGCCTTAACGTCGTACTCGAAGTCGATATAGAATCTTTGCTTAACTAGCTTACTCATTTGGATTCTCCTTGTGGCCTATTTCAGTCTTAGTTCCAAGACTCTTTGCAATCTCACCCAGTATCTTGAACTGCTCCTCCTCTTTGCCGTAAACCCGTTTATCTGTTGATAGGTCATACGCTTCTTTAATGCGACGCTCCAGGGCTTGGGCTTTACCAGTGTACCCGGCCTTGCGTAGAATAGGGCATACACTATCTGCATACACAGCAACCTTTATCAAAGCCGTAACTTCTGCTTGGAGTGCTGCAAGTCTAGCGAATGCACCATCACGATCTTCCTGCAACATCACGAATTCTAGATCTCGAGCTCGCTGCCCTTCTTCTACTGCGGGAGCAGGAACACCGTCTTCCGTTGCCTGGGCTGCCAGCATAGCCTGAGCAAACCTAAACCGTAGTGCAGCCTTGTACTCCGTCGGGCCTAGAGGTATTAGGTCTATGTACGGAAGTGATTTCCAAATTTCTTCAACACGTTCTGGTGTCATAGGTGTTCTCCTGTCTCTAGTGGTGTGTAGCACAGTTTGCAGATGAAGCGTCGCTTGTACCCAATGAAGGTCTGCTCACACTTAATGCAGACGTTCATATATTGTCCGTTCTCGTGATGGAAGTCCTCAGTCCAGTCTCGATCACTAGTCATTTTTTAGTCCTTGAATATTCCGGGGTACATAGCCTTGTACATGTCGTCATCTCCATCGTCTTGCTTTGCCTTGCGTAACTCTTGTACGAGTAACGCATTCTTCTGTTTCACTGCCTCCAGTTCATCATTGGTTGCCATCCACAAGTTCTTGAAGTGTTCAGCTGCTAAACACTGAGAACGCACCTCTGCTGCTAGGTCATCTGCAATACTCATTTCGTTTCTCCGTTAGTTGATCTTAGCAATGAGTTATTTAACTTTGGGTAGGAGGGATTTAGAACTTTTGTACTCGGTGTCTAGTGCTTTAAGTTCCGTGTCAACACGCTTTATTATACGAAAGCCCTCTTCCCTCTGATTGTATAACTGTGTACGTTTACACAGATACTCGTCCTCACTCATTTCGTTTCTCCTTGTTAGGCACCGCAGAGATATTCGCAGACTGCCATCACTATAGCTTCTGCTCCGTGCTCCATACCTCGGCCGCAATGGTCCCCTGGCCACTCAGGCTTTGCAAAAGAACAAACAACTAGGCCATTAGACTTTGCAGTAACGTAAATGCAATGTCCTGCTCCTTCGTAATTAGTTAACGTTTCACGAGCCCACACGGTAGCCTCACAGATGTCCTCCTTTATGTGCTCAGGAATACCATCGTACATAGTTTGGATGCGAGACTCTATAGATTTCATAGCGTGTTTGCTATCGCTGCTCATTTTGGTTCTCCTAAGAATTTAATAATTTTAGCTGCTAGTGCTGCCGCTGGTTGTTTGTAGCCTTCCTCATAATGAGATGCAATGTAGGCACAAGCATCGGCTAGCAGTTGTCGAGCCTGTTGAAGCTCGTCTACTAGTGCGTGGTTTGCTTGGCGTAGAACCAGAGCATCTGCTGGCGTACAGACCTCTGGAGACTCTACAACTTCTGCGTACTCTATACAGCCCCAAGAGTACTGTTTAGCTTTCTTCGCCAAGTCTTCGCTGTAGGTGAGCATCCACTCAGTTGCATCTGTGGGCCAGATCAACCAGTGTCTACCACGTGATGGAACAGCTTCTACTGTTTTCATTTGTTACTCCTTTGTTTTCTGAGTACGGTTGGCCCAACCACGCCATGCATGTTCAGTGTTATCATAGTAGAAGGTTGCTGGACCTATTCCTAGTTCAGTTGTTATACCTGAAGTCTCTATAGTACGCTTGAGATTGTAGCCTTGGAGTTTCGCAAACTTTATGAATCCTTCATAATCTATGTCATCGAATATGCTCGTGGTTTCTTCCTTGTCTACCCTGTGTGCTTTGGTACTGGCATACCACACTTGAGCGTCACCCTTGCTCATTTTGAATCCTCGGTGTCAGGTGGGTACTGCTTGAACAGATCTCTTGGTACGGGTTGTCATACAGTGAGAAGGTTCCTCGTGCTAATTGGGCTAACACCTCTTTAATGGCTTCGTGCTTATGTGCTAATTGGGCTAACACCTCTTTAATGGCTTCGTGCTTATTAGCGTAGAGAATGGGATCACTAATAGATTCAGAGTTGTAGGACGATGCAAAGTCATACAGATGGCTCATTACACATTCGGCTACCAGAGATGCTTCAAGTTCGTGGTGGTCACTCTCAAGCATCGGATCTAACGTAGGGTCTAACTTAATTGCTGCTTGCACTGCTGTGTAGAGTGCATATTTATACGAGACCGGACGGTGGCGATTGTACTGCATACGTTCGAGAAACACTTGCAGCATGTCAGATGTAACTATCATATGGTTTCCTTTTGTACTTCTACGCTATCCCAGAAGGAATCGGGTAGAGCTTGCTCAAGGGCGGATAGTACGTCGAGAGCTTGTTTCCCATTCTCTCTAAACTCCTCATGACCCCGATGGTCTTCACCAGTTTGTTGCCAGGAGGAGTCATTCTGTAGCCGCTTAAGTTGCTGCTCACGCTTCCCCTTCTGAAACGTTACCCACTCGATGTTGCGTTCGTTACCGTAGAACGCTAAGACGTTTAGAAGCTGTTTGATAACGGTAGTAGGTATGATTTGGTCATCACTCACTTGCGTTCTCCTGTGTACTCTAGCTGCACCTGAGTTACTTGTAAAGGGAGCTCCACGGGTTTGATGTCTATGCGAGCAGAACTACAGCTTACTTTGGGTACTGCTCCCTTGTACCAGAAGGATAATGTGGTACGGGTATAGCTGTACTTCCGTGCTAGTTTAGCTTTACGAGGGGTACCCCGTCTAGCAGTGCCCGTCAGCATCATCAGCCCTTCGATAACAGATTGTTTCCATTCTTCATTCACTTTGAATCCTTTAACAGATTGAATTTACCACCTAACAACTCGATGACTTCATCGCGGGTGAACGTAAAGTTGTGAGTCATCTTGGAGAGCGTAACTTCAACGCGTAATCTTGTAATCCATTGTGCTTCGGGGTAGGCTACCCGCAGTACAGCTCGTGCAAACTTCAAGCGAAAGTCTCGTTCTGCTTCCTCAAAAGAACGATAGTCAATAGAGTCAGGTATTGCATCCCAAATGTCATCAAGCTGGTCATCGGTTAGTTCAATCATTGTGATTCTCCTTATCAGATTTGAGAGCGTACCACACGCTAAACATCAGGTTATGTTCTCGTGAGGTAATGTCACCAGTCTTGAAGTTGCGGATCAACCATTGATCGAATACATTATGAGGATCGAAGGTGTAACGACTAGAGGGCAGACTACCGCTCTGAAGTTCAGCTTCCATCTGTAAGTTGAGTTCTTGCTCTCGAAGCCACAACTCCTTGTAACGTTTGACCCCTGCGAGGAAAGCCTCGTGTGCTGTAGCTGCTACTCCGTTCTTGCGAGCTAACCATCCTCGGTACGCTTCTTCATCAGTCATTGTATAAGTCTCCACGTTGAACACTAGTTATTTACAGGTAGATTTTTTTACTTATATCCAAACTATAGGTACGCAGGAATCCACACCCTACAATTTCATTTTCGTTAAATGATACGTCATCTCGATATGGGTATCTCACACATAGTTTAACTATGAGTAACCCTGAGTTTGGGTATAATATAACAATATCAATATATATGAGTAAGTGTATTAATTGCATGAATAGTTACACATAGTTTAACTCAGGGTGAATACGCAGGTAACGAATACGCATGTAAATAGACTACACATAGTTTAGGTATGTGTAGATTCATAGATCAAGGTAAGGGATAGGGCAATGAAGACATACGCAATGGTGGACAATATCAATATGGGAACAGACCTAGATGTTGATGATACGACCTTCGAGAGTAATGGTGTTGAATGCTCTGATAAGGAAAGTAAGAAGCTAATGGCTGTAATGGAAAAGAATGGAGGACTGCGCGATAAGGATGGGGGAATCATATTCATTATGAACCCAGGGAAGTTCAAGAAGCTAGGTTCAGCAATAACAGTAACACTACGACAGGATGGTCGTGCAGGATCCACATGGTTCTTCAATGTGTTAGCTAATCCAGCATCAGTGTTCAGTGGGGACAATACGTTCGGTAACTTGAAGCTACGGACACAGGTGCAGGATATATTCTACTTTGTACTAGAGTTCCTGGGTAAGAAGGGTGTAGACGTTACCCGGCTAACGCAGCAGGTAAAGATTGGGAATATCAACATTCATTCAGTAACGTTCGCGCAGTATAGTTCACCATTGAAGAATGAAAAGCTAATGAGAGAATTGATTGATCGTTGGTATTTTATGTATGAGACGCGGCTGCACACCGGAGAACGTTACATATCACTGTTGCAAGAATTAGCTATGAAGCGTAGCGTAGGGGATCAGTACGATGATTCAATAGCCTTGGCGATCTATGCTAAAGGCGATAAGTTAGGGAAGGGTAACAAGCTAATGCATCTGTGTCTTTATAATAAAGCACAGGAGAAGCGTGATAACGAGAAGGCAATGGGTAGTGAAGAGGAGCAGGACCTGGAGAAACGATTGCGGTTCGATCTTACTGTGAGTAACTACTATCTAAAGAACTATTGGAGTTTAGGGGCCAAGCCTACTATCAAAGGTTTGTATGACTACGTGAAGCGGGAGTATCCTGAGCGTGGCTGGAAAGGTGCGGTGGAAGCGTTGATGACCTATGCTATAGAGCGTACGTGCTTATCCTACATGGTGACTGTAGACAATCCATTTGCTCTACAGCATCGAGGGATGATGAAGCTATGGGAAGAGGAGTACAAGACTAACGCAGGGAAGAAGAAGGTTGCGTGGGATCCTCGGTTAGTAACGTGGGCGGAATCATTGAACCTAAGTTTAGACATTTCACCTGACGCGCATCTGATTATGCTGCAGGGGCAGGCAGGGCTGTTGACCAATACGAAGGATCATACTAAGCGGTGGTTATCATCTGCGAAGGGGGCGGCGTTATACTTGGAAGAGCTATCAGGTATCTTGACTAAAACGCGGGAGTCGAAGAGATTAGCCCAGGCCGCTGCCACACTGAAGCTCGACTTCTCTAAACCTACTTACGTGGACCAAACGAAATGAGAGCACTAGGGATAGCAGATCTGCATCTCGAACCTACCAACATGAAATCGCGCCTGTTCAGGATTTCTCACGTCTGTGACATTGCGAGAAAGAGGAGGATACAAAATATCTTTCAGTACGGGGACCTTGTAGAGGATGGTGACCTTACCGTTGTCCGCAAGCTACGAAAACTATTTGCCGAGTACAATGACCTACGCTTCTGGATCATCGCTGGTAATCATGATCTCTTTAACAATCGGGAAGCATCCTCCTGTAGCCTAGATCTGCTCAGAGCTCATAACGTTACCGTCTTCAGTTCTAGGGCCGAAGTGGTAGACATAGACGGAGCTCACGTAAACTTTAATCCGTGGCCTCATGCGCGACTAATGTTCGATGCTCTGAATGTAGTCCACGCTGCTGTCCCCGAAGTTGAAAAGAAGTTAGGCTTGGACTTTAAGGTAGGAATGAAGAAGAGTGATGCTGTTACTGTAGCTGGACACCTGCACAGAGAATTACGATTTAGAAACACCTTCTACGCGGGCACACTGGCAAATAATTCTGATCCCGCTTTCCACTACATAAACTACAAGTCAGATGAGCTATGGAAGATCGAGAAATGTAATCTGCTCGGCTATTCTCAAGTAACCTCTGAGGGGCACCTGTCCCGGGTCATTAAGAAAGTTAAACCTGCCATCGTTACTGTAGAAAAAGTAGAGAGGGCCGCTAAGAAGAATAGCGGCTACCTTCACAAAATTTATAGCATGGATGACTTAGAGCAGGTCCCTATGACCGCAATTGCCTTACAGGTCGAGGCCCCATTTAAAGTTAAACCGTTTTCAGCACCTAATATAAAACGGATTCGAATACTAGCGGGACAGTCTAAAGAGCGACAGCAAGAACTTAGGGCGACCGCGGCGTCCTTGGCAGCCTTCTTAGAAATTGCTTACTGCCAACCAACTCTAACCAAGGAGTAACTAAATGATAATCATCGACGAAGACTTCAACATGGTAGTCGCTGAAGCCTCGTGGAACAAAGTAAAGCTTGCCAAGGAGCAGATTCAGATCTTGAAGTCCTGGATTAACCCTGAGCCCGAGGTCAAATCAAAGTTACCTACTGGTGGTGCTCAATACCCAGTGCACGCCCGCTTCACCCGTACGAACCCAGCCTCAGGGTTCTCACAGAAGCTCATGTGTACTTTATTCTACGAGGATTCAACAATAACCGGCCTGGAGTGCTTCGAGCAGGATCCATACTTCTACCCCTCTATGTTTAAGCTGTGTAACGGAGAGCTCTATAAGGTTCAAGCTGTACAAGTCCAACCCTACCAGGACACTGTGTACCCGAAAGTGCATTACGCAGTGTATACGCTCACGCTAGTTGATGATCCCAAAGGCTACAGGTTTATCAAGGTACTCTCCATCGGTGAACCTACAGATGATCCGTTCGGTGACGATGAGGACTACGGTGAAGAGTACCCTTGTAAATAAATCATAACTAGTCTCACTGAGAACTGCCTAGAAGATGAGCACAAAGAAAGATTCACGAGGTAAAGATCACATCATAGGTCTCTACCGTAAGAACACTATACGAACTTTGAACAACGTTCGACGAGGACTTGTAGACGAACAAGATATAGATCGCCTGCATAACTTTCTGCAAACTAGTCTGGCTCTAATGGCGATGGTTCCCCTTCAGACATTCAGGCAAGCAGAGAGAAACGCAGAGATCGCAGGGTTCCTCCACGAAGACTCTGACACTGAAGTTATCTTAGATCCGAAGAAACAACCTTTGATCGATTTAGATATGGATTCGGTTATAGACCAAGCAGTTCAACAGCTAAAGGACTCCAATGTTTAAACTACTTATCAGCACTCACGTAGGCGATAGCCACGGCTGCGCAGTTTCCTCTGTGGTCGTAGACTTCTCCACGCCGCAGTTAGCTGAGGATGCAATACAGCAACTCCAGGCAGCGCCACGAAACACTGATCAATGGTACACCGTAATTCGTCTCTACAGGAGTTAAGACAATGTACTTAGTTTTCATTGCCGATCAGTACGGTCAACAGGGAGGAGCTGCTGATCTTGTGGGAACAATAGATACCGACTCTAACAATCTAGCCGAAGCCCTGATACCCCTGTTACGTAAGTACGCTGGATCAGACGATCCCCAACACAACTGGACTGCGTGCTCTATCTTTGTGTCCGTGCTAAACCCTACAACACTCGAGATGTTTGGTGCTGAGTTCGATTTGAACCTTCGAGGGAGCCTAGGCTTTAACCCACCTGAGAGTCTTATAGTGAAGGAGTACGAATACTATAAGGATGGAGAGCGTCAAGAGATGCCTATGATCCCAAGAGCTCTACACGTAGACTGGTTATCAATACTTGGCTACAAAGATAAAGACGATGATAGCGACTGGAACGAATACGGAGACCCTCAATAATGACAGTTACGAAATTACCTACCTCAGACTTAAGCGACGTACCGGCAATGCTACGTCAGCTAGCCGATGATCTTGAGAATGGGAAGTACGGCAAGGCGATAGGCGCTGTGGTTGTCCTTGAGGCTACCGGTCTACCAGTCTTAGGATTTGGCAGTGCAGATCCTGTTAATGCTAGTGAGCTATTAGCGTGTGCTCACCAGAAGCTTGTGATGCAGCGGTTTGGCGCTATCGTCTAAAGGAGACACCTGATGGATGCGCTGTTCGCCGTAATATGTATTATAGTTTTAGGTATGATTCTCCTTCTAGTTGGTAAAATGGGACTAGACCTTTTCCTGTTTCTTTGGAACATCGTATGAGTGAAATCACAATTACAGTAAGGGGTAGAGTAGGCTCGGGTAAGTCTGCCATCCTCGGCGAGATCGAAATCTTAATGAAAGCGTTAGGTATTCCTGTTCGCTACGCCAACGAGGAGGCGGCGGCCTCAGAGAAGAGAATGACGGGTGCCGACTGGACTACTTTCTTGGAGATGTACAAACCTTCCGTGGTTCTCGTTGAAGACCTTGTCCGTATAGGGAGCATTAAATGAACGTACCTAGTCTATACTCACCTGAGTCCGTTGCGACTATAACTAAAGAACTGCTGAGACTTGTAAACGGCCGCTGGGTACCCTGTCGTCCTCTCGGCTACTCTGGTCTCTATCTGTTCAGACGATTCAAGTTGGCATACCTCGTGTTCACTGGTAAAGCTGACGTTGTTAAATGGGAGCAGCAATGAGAACCGTAGGAGAACGTCAATGAGCACGGACATGCGACTACCTGAGGGCTTCACTCCCGACGAAGATGGTAACTACAAAGGCATTCCTCCATGGGCTATGCGAATGGCTAACCAGTTGATGGCTTCCACTAAGCAGGTTCGTGAGTGGGACGTACCACTGATTGCCACGGCACTACTCAACATGTATAACAACGGTGGGCACAATGACTGAACTAATTACTCAACGAAGAGACCGAGACTGCTACCTCTGCTGTGTGTCGATGGCTGCTTCCGTTAGTCACGCATACATTAGAGGGAAGCTAACCCACGAGGAACTAGCCGAGATGGACCTCAAGGGTACCTCCGGTCCTGTTCTCGAAAAGATTATGAACATTGCAGGGTTCACATGGGAGAAAGATTTCCAGTCAATCCACGCTGGCTACCTTCTCACCGACGCACACGGTCTAGTAGAGTTAAAGACTACGATGCTCCGGCTCCTACTGTGGGGTCGTCGAGCTATCATCCAGGTGCCCTCCCTAAATCTTGAGAACGAGATGCACGTCGTCTATTGGGATGGCTCTGCCTTGTTCGATCCCTCGACTAAGCTTAGATATGAACGGTGGGAAGACGTACCACTCAACAACTACATCACGATCTTCAACGAGAAAAACAAATGATTAAGAAAATTCACCACAAGTTCAAGCAGTGGCTGACTGGTAAACCCAAACCCACAACTACCCTCACCAAAATAGAATGGGCTCCAGACTGGGACGCCAAGCGGTTGCAGGACACAATAGAGTCTATGGCTAAAGAAGCCGAGCCCGAAGTCCTCGCTGTAGTTGAGCTCAAAGAGCTCTGGATACTCAACAACTCAATAGATGTACTAGGTGCTGCAGGTGAGTTTGTATTCTCGTTGACCTCCCGTCCTATTGACGATCACATATTCCCCTACCCTCCAGCAGAAAAGGATTGGGCGCACAAGTGGGGTGATTACCACGCTGCACAGAAGCACCTTCTAGCCAGCCTAGTCGAGGCTAAACAGAATCAGGATTTCTTCACTATCCCGCAGACGTGGTTGCCTATCAACGTTCATGCCCTAGTGTCCCCGGCGAAGTTATCATTGATCTCTGGCTTCTGGGATCGAGTTAATGACAAGTCCATCTTGATTATAGATCCCTCAGTAGCGCGACGCCTGCTATCGGAACCTGCCGCACAAGCTGAGAAAGATCGGTTGGCTCAGACTATAGCCGATAAGAAGATGCTCGTTGCGGAGTCTGCTCTTGCACGGGAACAACTTACGCAAGAGCTCTCAATTCTAAAAGATGCACAGGCTACGATCAACAACATGACCTCCGGGAGTAAGTAATGGACAATATCCTAACTGAAGATGAGGCACAAGCTCTACAAGAATCCGACGCACAGCCCACTATGCCCTCACTGGAAGACATAGGCCAGATGTTCCTGGATTCACTGTAAATAACTTAGTTACCGGAGAAGCCATGAGTAAGATACACTTGATGTTTGCGAGTGATACACACGACGCCGCAATCCTCGCCAACATAGTTGAGGACGAAGGCGCAACAGTTATCTCTATCACCCACGTCCCACATAGATCAATGTATAGCGTGTTCTTCCGTGCTCCTGAGGACTTCCGTATGTACCAGGTGGAGGACATCTGGGCGAAACACCATGCAGACCGGAACGTGGCGATGCAAGATTTCCTCAGTACGAAGCAGGAGATCATGGCAGAGATGTTGAACGAGGAGAAGAAACTAAAATGAATACCGCTGCTCAAGAAGCTATACCTAACCTAGCAGTATCCACAAACGGGATGGATCACGCTGACAAGACGCTCTGGACAGCTGCCTTTCTTAAACTACTCCCCACTGCTATCTCAGCATCTGGCTGGAAGATAGAAGGTACACTAGTAACCTCCGGTGAGGGGAAAGTGAAGTTAGCAGGTCTATGGGCTGACTACGCAGTTACGGAACAGCGTAACCGCTTCGGCTAACCAGGAAAGCTAAAATGAAAGAGTACCAACAGAAAGAACGGGTAATGGCCGCAAAGATTACCCGCATAGAGATTGCCTCGGGTCCAGATTCGTTTCGTGGTGTTCTTATAGTAGAGGACGGCGAGCATATCGACATAAGTAAGGCATTATGCCGTCGAGAATGGCACAACATAGAGGCCGGTAGCTACTACGTTGTATCCGGCGAGGAAGCAGTGATTGTCTCAGCTGAAGTCTTTGAACGTGATTGGGAACCCCTGTCCAACAAAGTTCCAGATGCAAGTTTAATTGAACGCCTTCGTATTCATGCCGCTGATAAAAGTAACACAGCATTCTCTCGTTCGACGATGAATGAGATCTTGGAATTATTTACCGGAGAATCGAAATGAACTTGCCACAATACCAGAGCCACAAGAAAGTACACGCCTTCAAAATCCTCGCTGTTAGCTATGAAGAAACACCGGATGGTATCTCACTCGTGTGTATAGTACCTACAGACCCAAACTTATCTCCTGTGTATATAGACTATGACTGGTACTATAAACACAGACCGCAAGCCGGTGGTTACTACGTTGTGTACGAAGACGGCTACACCTCCTACAGTCCTGCCGAAGCTTTTGAGAACGGCTACACACTGATTGGTATTTGATATGGTTCACAATTGTAGATGGGTCCTCATACCTAACTCTCCTGGTGTAGTTGCCAAATACTGTGAGCACCTGTAGGATATACTTTACCTACTGACGACGATGGTAACAAGTATCGCAAGTACAACACGTTCTGCACAGAGCACAAAGCTAGATTTGAACTAGAGTTTGACGAGGAGGAATACTAATGAGAGTTAATCGTAGTGTGCGTTGGAAAACCCTACTAGGCTCTGAGGACAATCAGAAGAAATTCATATCTATGATTGAGGACAACTACCCAGACGCCAAAATTGATTTTACTCAGGACACTGCCGGTAGATATCTAGATGATTATGTAGAGGGTCTTTACCTAGGCTGGTGTCTTAATGAAGCTAAAGCATGGCCTAGTGGCGTATTGATATGAGCGTATTCAGTATTAGCTGTTTAGACGAGGACGGTGCTTCCACTCTGGAACTCGATGTTGTTTCCTCCAGCTGGATACAGGCTTGCGATAACCTAGACCCTATCGTACTTCGTAGGCGCTATCACGTAGGAACTGAAAACTTCTCTAAGAAAGAAACTGTAGAGATTCGTATTAAGTTAAAGAAGTAGGAGAATTGCTGTGGCTGAATTTTTGGGCATCGGGGACCTGCACCTGTCGAGCGCAGACGGGTCGGGTGGACTATCGAAGTACGTGCAGGACTCCGATCAAATGGTAACGGAGGAGATGGAAAAGGTTTTACAATACGGGAGGAAGCATGGGATCAATACCACTCTGCTGTACGGGGATATTTTTGATTCACCCAGGGGTTCGTATCAGGGGATGATGGCCCTCTCAAGATTCCTTGCATCAAACGATGACTTCACGTTCCATATCATCCTAGGGAACCATGACCTCTATGGAGAAACACCGGACACCGGGCATTCCCTAGAACTGTTGAAGCTCTTGTACTCTAAGTCTAACGTGAAGTTCTACACTAAACCAAAGACGGTAGAGATCGACGGTGCTCCAGTTCGGTTCCTCCCGTACCCTCACGAATCCTTCGATAGTAAGGCTCTCAATGTCTACCATAAAGAAGTTCGCGGAAGTAAGAACGACGCGGGGCGTGTCATGGGATCAGATGATCTTACAGACTCCAAGTCCGTTATCGTCGCTGGACATTTGCATACCGCTCATAGAGTCCGTAACACGTATTACAGCGGAACACTATATCAACAAAACTTTGGAGAAAGCCTTCCAAAGTATTTCCATCACATAGAATTCAACGGGCCGAAGGATTACGAAATCCGGCTGGTCAAGCACGACCCCAAATACAAGCTGCACACTATCGTACTGAACACTCGAGATGACCTGGCAACTATTCCAGAGGGTGGGTTCAATCTAGTGAAGCTAGTCATCCAGGATGGGGCGGATGTATCGGCATCGGACTACGGTAAGTTTTCAAACATCGTAATGATTAAGCCATTCAAGTCGAAGGAGGACCTGCAGATGGTCCTCACCGAAGACTTAACCGAGGGACAGGCTGTGTCGTTCAAGACGGAAGACTTCTTTCGCACCTGGGTTTCCAGCCTAGATGTAGACGAGGCTATGCGGAAGAAAATAAAATCTATTAGACGAAAGATTCTTAACACTGTAAGTTAGGAGCTCCCTCATGCGTTTTAAGAAACTACCTCGCCTGAAGTTTCTCAAAGAGTGCTTTGACTACGATCCAGAGACGGGAAACTTAGTGTGGAGAGTTCGCCCTTATAGTCATTTCCCTTCGAGTGGTAATGCGGATGGCTGGAATTCCCGCTTCTCCGGTAAAGTGTTATCCAGTACTACCTCAGGAGGCCGCCCGATTGTTCAGCTTAACCACTCTAACTTCTACATACACCGAATCATCTGGAAGTTGGTTACTGGTAAAGACCCTGGGAAATTTGAAGTGGATCACGCCGACACAGATAACACTAACAACAGCTGGAAGAATCTCAGACTAGCAACTAACGCACAGAATCAAGCCAACTCCTCTCTAGCATCAAATAACAAATCTGGAATTAAAGGTGTTAGCTGGGCTGCTAGGAAGAACAAGTGGTTCGCTCAGATTAGGTCTAACGGTGTTCTGTACTACCTAGGATACTTCGACGATCTTCATGAAGCGGCTGCTGTCGTTGAAGCTAAACGAAAAGTTCTACACAAGGAATTTGCTAATGACGGAACTAAGGTAGTTCAGCCTAAGCAGGTTGACTTCCCGTTCAAAGAGTGGTTGAAGTCCTTGGACGTCGATGAAGAGTTGAGAAAACGTATTCGCTATCAACGTCGAAAAATACTTAATGGAGTATCGTGATGACTGCCTACTGCATTATCATCCACAAACAGTTATCGGTAGCAGAGTGCCCACTGGAGACTTCTCAGTGTATGTGGAAGCACCGCGTCAACGGCCTCTGTAAATATAGTGAGGTATTCGCAAACTCAGACTTTACCCCAGTTGAGTTCGCAGCCTTAGTAGGTCTACCACCAATTGATTCTGCTGTTGTAAATATCTTACGCAATAGTTTAGCATTCAAGATCAAACACGAGCTACAAGACTCGTGATCCCGTGAACCAACGAGTTCACAAAGACCATCCCGGTCAACCACCCTTCCCAGGACTATAATGGAAAATCAAAATGAAGACGCTTACCGTTGCACAATTGGAAACTCTCGGCCCCCTGGGTTCTGTTTGGGTTCGTAACACTGGCGCAGAGTCCCTCCTGGAAATCAACGGAGACATCTTGTTGTCCATCCCAGGTAACGTTGGTCAACAAGGACAAGCTCTCAAGGTTCCCTCGACTTGGTTGCCTGTTGACTTGACCACCAACTTCCCGAAGCATCGTATCCTCGAATCAACAGATTTTCGGGCAGCAGTGCGTAATGGTTTGTTGACTATCATCGACGAACCTACCGCACAAAAGATTCTCCGTGAAGATGGTGCCAAGGAAGAACGTCAACGTTTGTTCGCCATCACGCAGCACATCAAGGAAGCAGGTGCTCCTCGTACTATCGCTGATTCCAACGTGTCGATTACTCGCACTGATGGTTTCAAAGAAGACGAAGAGAACCCAGTTTCGGTGATCGGACCCAATCAGGAAATCACACTGGCTTCGGCAGCTAAGGCAGGATTGGAAACTGACGAGAACGGCCTCACCGCTTCTTTCGTTATGTTTGCCGACAAGGTTGCAACGGAAGCGGATATTAAGGCATTGAATGCTTTGCGTACCCGTGCCCGTTTCAATCGCCGTGAGCTGAAGTATCTGCGTGACAACCTGAAGAACCATCCGAAGACTGTAGCAGCAGTCAAGACCAAGCTGAGTGCTATGTCTAAGGCTTCCAAGTCGGCTGCAGTGTAGGACGGATTTCACCTCCTCCGTTAAGTGAAGTAGAATGACTCAGAGGTTCGCAATTACCCAGCAGTCACGTATCGAAGAAGTTCACAAAGCACTCAACTCGCTGCCTAACGGTCTACCTAAGACCAGGGCATCGATGTTGGTTGCCCTTGCAAAGAACAGAACTCCTACGCTAGTTCCCCGACTGGTAATTAACGCAATCCGTAATTTAGGTTCCCCATGACCACCACCGAATCCCCACCAGTACCCACTGCCCCTGCTATAGTAGCCGAGACCGAAGTTAAAGGCGGCCGCACGAATTACTACCTAGTGCAGGTGCCCAACCCTCAGCGTGAAACCCAACCCGCGTACACCGCAGAGTGCGAAGATATTATCGACGCCCTGAACTTGACGTTCGATGAAGCGAACATCTTCAAAGAGATTTGGCGGTCGGCTAACGCACGCAGTGGCAACGGCAAGCCAGGACACGGTTCCTTGTATGGTGCTCAGAAAATCGTACACTACGCAAAACGTATTCTACGCAAGCGCGAGAATGAAGCAGGCAACCAACCTCAACTGGAGGCGTAAGTGCAAGACAATACTAATTCTGTCATTGCGACGTCGAGCTCTCCTCAGCATAAGTCAGGTGTAAGGAGCGGTTGGATCTCCGAAGTCCTATCGTTCAATGTAGGCTTTGCCTTCACCTATGTTTTTCACCTTGATGCCTCTCCGGAACCTCTTAAGGACTTGAACACCGCGAAGGAGTATATCAATCGTGAGATCACCCGCCTCATTACTCTATGCGCTACTACGCCCAGTGGCCGAGATGTGGTGTCCAACCCAGATCTTACTGAACGACACTTCGATTTGATCGACCGTGTAATAGATGTAGAGGCCGTCGGTTCACCTGTGCGTGAGTTGTACATGAACCTTTTGGACTCGCTAAAGATTCCGACCTACACGAAGTGCCTAGAGCAAGCACTTATCGATCTCGACCAGATTATCGAAACCTACCAACAAGGAGCAACCGCAGATGGCAACCTCATCCAGTAAGAAGACCCGAACAGCTGATGACGTTAAGCGCACCCTGAGCAGTACCAAGCTACCCCCTGATATGGCAGCGCAGGCTTTCGCAGACAAGATTAATCGGGTACCGCCCTCGATAATTACGCAGGCACCTGCTCCAGTAGCTGACGTGGCTAAAGATGAAGCACCAGTTGCCGAAGCCCTGAAGCAGCTCGACCAGCTGATAGCTACTGGTCACGGCGAACTGCTTAACCTTATGAACACGCTCGAGCCCTATCTACCGCGTTTCCTGTTTGAGGAGAACAATGATAAGGCCGAAGCTGACACGAGTGTTTATCGTCCCACTGTAGGCTCGACCTTGTCCCCTACGCAGGTTGCGTTAAACATTTCCTTAGACAATCTTGAGCGCCTGATCGATCGTATTAAATACCTTCGCAATCAGGTCATCCTGTAATTCAAGTTTCAAGCGAGCCCTGCTCTGGTCTTAAATGATCGGTGCGGGGCTCTTTGCATTTCATGGGCTAAATTCATATCAGGGAAACCTTCCATTGCAGGTAGGCTACAGCGTCGTAGGCACCCTCTGGCGGGCCAAAATACAGGCTTTTGATGAAATACCCATGAATCACGGAAAATGGTTAAAAGAGGGTCAAAAAGGCTTAAACGCTGCACAAAATTTAGGCAGATTCGTGTTATTTGCAACAAAATTGTTGTTTCCTGTCGAAATACGTGTTAAAATGAGGTGTAGAGGCACAAGATAGAAAACCGATAGAAAACGGAGAATAGAAAATGTGGCTCGTCAAAGCAAATACAGTTATTCGCATAAATGCGCCTTTTGGCAAAATCAATGGCCCTCGCACAGTGAACAGCGGCGACTGTTCACTGACTGACACGGCACCTTGGAAGCCGTACACCACGAAGTCCGACAAGATTTACGAGAAAGAAGATGTGTACGATTTTGTACGTGTCCACAATGACGTCTGCGGCGACGTACCAAGCTGGATTCGTCACAACATTGAACTTAGCAAGGGTCGTGATGTTGTTATCCACTGCGACGGCAAGTACGCAATGGTGCGGCGCGACCAAATTGAATATCTCGATTAACCCCCATCGAAAAGGAAAGATCATGACAAGAACTGCCATCCAGTACGCCGAGTGGCTTATCAATCGGGCTCTTAAGAAAGGCGAGCCGCGTAAGTTAAAGCGTGCCCTTAACGCGACCCTAAAACGTCTGCGCCGTCAGGAGAATTTTGGTAACGTCACTGTGGTCCGTAACGAGATTCGCAATGTTGTCAGGAGTTGTCGCAAGTTCCGCGAGCACATGGCGAAGGTTCACCCCAGAGGTACGGCTAGTATTGTTATCTCCCAGAACGACCGCGTGTAAACTGATAACCCCCATCGAAAAGGAAAAACATCATGTCGTATAAATTTGTAAATAGTAAAAAACCTCGCGAGTACGCCAACCGCTTGAACGGAGTTAAACAAGAGCTCGCTGAGTTGCGCGAGAAGCTCAAAGCATTGAAGGCCGAGGAAGAATCGCTGACAGACTTTCTGGCGGCGAAATCAGCAAATGAAAATTTCCAGTTCAACGGCGATGAAGGGTATCTCATGCAATTGGAATTCTCACATCGTACTCGCAAGGATATTGACGCCACGAAGGTGCAGGCGATATTTGCAAAGTTGGGTAAGGCAGTTCCGATGAAGACTTCGGAATGGGTTCAAACGAAAATCAGTTACGTCTCGGAGGAATAAGCCATGCTAACTCTTGCACAGCGCGCTAAACAAAATCTTAGTCTCGCCACTTATGCTGTGGCCGATCAAACATTGCAATCTTTCGCGTGTGATCCTACCACACCGAAGGATCAATACATACTTCGCATGATGGTGAAGTCGCCGTGGTCGAAGGGATTGCAGATTCCCAAAGAACTCCACTGGCTCAGCCATACCATCGCCCGTTGTGTGTATCAGCAGAACCAGTTGTGCGTGGATCACCCATTCGTGTACGTGACTGTGCGCTCTGGTGAAGTACGGTCAGTGACAGACGATCAATGGCACGGCGATGGGTTCTCAATGCGCGTACCCCACGCACCCGAACAGAATTACATTTGGACTGACGTTCAGCCTACCGAAGTGTTGGACCAGCGTTTTGAATTCCCGGAAGACTTCGACCCATTCAAACATAACGTACACACGTTCTTCCAAGACCGTGCTGGGGAACAAAACATACGGGTGCTCAAACCCAAACGTCTGTATCAGATTGATCCGTACATCGTACATCGTCGGCCACCTGTAACAGCAGGGACACAGCGCACGTTCTTTCGTATCTCATTCGTCCCTGTGGAAATTGAAGACGACACGTGTACACAGAACCCGCTGTTGCCGGTCAAGCACTACGGTCGCCCGGATATACGCGATACACTAATCAGCTACTAAGGAATAAGAAAATGAAGACCAAGATTCTTACTGAAATGATGGACCTCATCCGGGTTCTCGAAAGCGAGAAGGGTGTGTTGCATGAACCTGCGCCGGGTGCGCACTATTGTGAAATCACGTATCCGGATGAGGAGTACGTAGCGTATGAGTGCCCCACCGTATTCTACTCAAGGTTAGCCTCTGCATCAAACGCTGCGACCGCACATGGTGAAGTCGCACGGTTTACTCGGGTGTACCTTCTAGAGCCTGGGTGTGCCGGTGGTTGGTCGATTGTATGCAAGACTAACCGCGAAGCCCTGCTGTATCAGATTGAGGCGCCAAAGCTAGTTCCCCTAGCCTACACAGACGAGGAATAACATGATTGACAGGTGGGAGCGTCCGTGGCTTCCATTGGAAGAGGAAATCATCGACGATCACTCAGTGGACGAAGAGTTAGCAGATCGTCCACGCCGCAAGAAAATCTAAGGAATAAGAAAATGTCAGAACCTGTGTTCCCCTGGGATTTTGAAGATGACACTCAGGAGTGGCTCGAAGACGAAGACGTACCGGACGAGGAGCAAGAAAATGTCAGAACCTATGTTCACCTATGTTCCCTTGGGATTTTGAAAATGTCAGAACCTATGTTCCATCCAATTCGCAACCCCGCAATCAGCCACTCCCGTGTGACGTGGTGGCTGTATCACCAACATGACGCCAAGCCTGGAACCTATGTGATGGACGACTTCGGTTCACTCATTCAGGTTGACCCTTACCGAGTTGCTCCACTATTCTACCGGGAGAAAATATGAGCGATCTTGCTGTTGGAATAGCACTCTTCGGGTGCTTATTCGCACCGCTAGTGGCAGCAGCCACTCTATTGCATTCCGCGTACGTCTGGGTACGAGACAAGCTGACACCGGATTGGCGTCAGATCAAGTAACCAGGGGTAAGTATGAACATGGTAGAACAATCAATATGCCGCCACTGTGGCGTGGCAATTACCCACTGTCACGGTAGGATATGGCGCGATGACTGCCTTATCTTCGCACAGTACTGCCGTACGACCCCTGAGAACCAAGGCTCGCAATTACACGAGCCTACTCCCCTTACCGACCAAGGAGTGAGCATGACAATCGAAGACAAGAAAGTAAACGCGGCGGCCGTGTGGCCCTTCCCTACGCCTAGGCAAGACTTCACGAACAGTGAAGTCGATGATGACGATGAAGAGGACTACGGCGAGTACGACGAAGAGGAAGACGAGGACGAAGAGGATATGTTCGGCGGTGGCCCATTCACCGACAAAGAGATTGAAGAGCGGGCAAAGGCTGATCCCGATGCCCCTCCCGCCAAGTGGCGTTTCCCTGGGTAAATAACCCCGTACACTGGGCTTGTAGCTTCACTGAGGATTAACATATGACAGTAGCATTCATTTTAGTTGGCATCACCATTTGCGTGATCGCCGTTGCCTATGTAGTAATTAAAGATTTAGCTGAGGCACGTAGTGACTATAACGATTGACCCACACATTCTCATCGCGGTGCTGAAACGAAAAGCTGTGTGCATCGTAGACGCTCAGGGCACACCGATCGACTTCTACAACAAGGATAAATCATGGAAATAACCTCTGCACCGTATCTCCTAGACCCAACCCACTTCAACCTCAAGGACCCTGAGTCTAACAAGCGTAGGCTTCAGGACTTCTACGACAAATACCCGAACAAGAAGATTGGGTTGCACCGTGAACTACCACTCATCGAGTTTACCGTATCGGAAAAAGAATCGTACATTGTACTGGTGCATCCTACATCAGCGATTCTATATTTGGTGCATCTCAAAGCGGAGAAGCTCCCGCAGCTAACTTCTAGTAGCATAACTCAAGTTGAAGTTTGGCGTAGGCTGGGCGCCCCACAAGCTCGTGGACTGGCAAAGTTTGTGGTGTTCAGTATTCTTCTCCATCGCTATAAATACATTGTGTCGGACAAGTCACAAACAGAACGCGGCCGGGATTTCTGGATAGACCTACTTGGTGACGCTGCTAGTCTAGGCCACAAGGTTGGAGTTACTATTGACGATGATCCAGTAGAGTGGAAGGGTGACACATCCTACGTGCAATGGATGCGACTTGTCGAGACGGAGTCATGGGGTACGGGAAATAAACACTTCTACACTCGTTTCGTTATAGCAGCCTAGGAGCAAACAATGAGAAAGCCACTAGCAGGGAAGCGTTACTTCGAGGCGTTAGGTCGCCGGGCTCAATCTAAGGATCTTAGGCGATCGGTAGGGGACTGGCCGTTTTGGGCAATATCTGCGTATCTAACAGGCAATAGCCTCCAGAAACCCTGGCGCAAAGACTTGCACTACGGAGAAAAGAAATGAACGAGGAATGGGTTGAACGTTGTATGCAGCTGGCTCACGATTGGGCTGTGGCTTCGTACCTAAAAGCATTAGGTAAGCCCTTCGCAGACTTTGGACAGATTCAACGTGAGTTACGCAAGGAACTCCGCAAAGCAGTTGAGCAGAAACAACCGTAAATAGTAACTGATATATCCCCTAACGAAAAGGAACGAACAAATGAGCAACCGCAACCACTGGTCAAACGAGCAGAAGAATAGTGTAGCACGTCGTAGCTTTGAACTCCGCAACGATCCCCAGAACGTAGAAGTGTCCGACCTTCATTGCGTGCGGCAAGCATAGGACGAATTGATTCCTATTGAAGAGCATCGAGTTCTCAACTCCACGCAGAAGATTGAATGGATACGTCCCTACTGGGTTGAGCTGATGACTGAGTTTCGTGCTCATGCTGTCCATAACACGTTGGGTCGTATGGCTAACGGCACGGCGGGGGTCGAGCCTGCTCCCAAACCGGAGACGGTAGTGGCTATTACTAGTCTAGGTGCTGTAACGATCAATGAGGACGCACCTAGGCCTCAGCGGAAGCGCAGTACAAGCGCACTCAAAGTAGTATCTGTAGAGGCACGGCACCCTCAAGCAATCAAGCCAGTGTTCAACCCCGAGGTGGAGAAGGCAGCAGCACCTGTTCCCAAGTTATCTGAATTCCCCTTGGCTGATCTGTGGGCAGAGTTAGGTCGCCGCATTGAAGAAGCCACTAGTGCCGATCGCTTGCAATCGCTAATACGCCAAGAAGTTAATGCAGTGTTGGATCGTCGCCTCCCTGGTATCCTGGCCCCGGACGTTGAACCCGTGGAGGAAGCAGTGGTTACGGCCGAAGTCTTCAAACTCAAGATATGTGTTATCGGATTGCTAAATGGTCAGAAGGATTTGATTACTCAAGAGTATAAGGACCGTGTGGACTTCCTATTCATGGAGCAGACTCCTGGTCTACACAAGATACAGCAGACCGCTAACCATTATCACTTTGTGGTGCAAATGATTAAATACTCGAACCACGTCAAAGGCACAAACAAGATTGATAACTTTGTAACCCTCGGCGGACTGTTGACGCAGCTCCGCGCATTCATCGAACGTAAGCTAACCAAGGAATAATAGAATGGAACTCGAAAAGAAACGCAAGGTAGTAGGCCCGACGATAGATCAACGGCCGGAGCATAAAGCAAAGAAGCTAACGACACTTAAGCCCTGGCCACCGAGCCGTGAGATTTTCATACAAGGGACTGCGGAGGGCGAAGGGATAGATGACTACATGCCCAAAGAGGCATCTCTTGAATCGCTTGGTACTGAGGACGAGCCATTTAACCCGAGGAAAACCAAAGACCGAGATGCGGAAGCAGCGCACCTACGGGATAACAAAGCTCGCCTGTTCGATATTCTCACCCATGCAATACTAGCTGGCGAGCACTACTCCACTACGGTGACGTGGCGGTTCGATCCGGAGATGGAGTTCAGGGGACGCACCGGTGATCTCAAGTTGCCAGGTCTCGCCATTGTTATCCACATACGCCACCCACACGCCAAAGGCCCGCTTGAATTCTACGTGCGTGTAGATAGTCCTGACTGGGAGTTCGATGAACTAGAAGCCGAACTCAATAAGTTGAAACAGGAGCACGAGGAAGAGAAGATTAAGGAAGAGGCACGCAATATCATACTGAGTCGCCTGACTGCAGTAGAACGAGAGCTCCTAGGTTTCGCCAACTGGAAGAATACCACCAAGGAAAGCAAATGAAACTACATGATCGTACACGTATGGTAGCCATCGCCCAGTGTGATATTGAGCTGGGAATATTGAAAATTGCAGATGCAAATGAGCTGACGTGTGGTGAACTTATGTCGATCTTGGGTAGAGTCCTTACTAATTTTGCTAAATATCAGATTCGAGAAGAGCGTCATGGCGACGCATCAAAGAAAGGAGATGAAGCATGAACGATACTAAAGAAGGCATTGAAGAGCGGGTTAAGAAAGTTATCGAGTTCCAACTCGGTACCTCCCGTCTTGAGATAAAGAACGACGCTAGGATCATCGATGACTTAGGGGCTGATAGTCTGGACTGTGCTGAACTCATCATGGCTCTCGAAGATGAATTCAACATAGAGGTTAGCGATGAGGAGGCCGAACAGTGCTCTACTGTGCAATCGATTATCAACACAATCGCAAACAGCTCCTGGGTAATAAAACCTAGGCCCACAGAGGCAATTGCCTCTGTGGTTAAAGTTCCTTCTGTAGAAGAGGAGGTGGAAAGCATAATGCTACAGGCTTACTTCTTCGCCGTAGGCTACGAGGCTGCCGCACGCGATCCGGAAGCACACAGCAAGTCACATAAAGAATTTAAAGATCGTATTCGCACCCTTGTGGAGGCCAGCAGAAAATGAAACTAATCGACGCACTACGCAATGTAGACCGCAGTGATTCCCAGTACGCAGACGGTGAGGAGCTTGCCCGAGAGCTAGGCTTGCCGCCTGACCTCTATTACCACGACCTGCCAAAGGACTTCGATGACCGTGTTAAGGCTTACTATGTAATCAAGTGGAATTGCACTGATACGTGGGTTGGCCTCATGGCAATCTACTTCGATGACCGCCTAGCAGGTTACTCGTGGCAAACAGCCCGCAAGAGTGATACCGAGTATGAGTTCGTTAGTGAAGAGCTTGCGCTTGAATTGCGGTCCTACCTGGAAAGCACCCGACCAAAGCCTAAATTCAGTATCATTGATCCTGAGGAGGAGCAGGACGACTACTATACAGTAGCCTATGGTTCGCAGCTACTGGCAGATAAGGGATTCTACAACGGAGAACCCGTTGAGGTAGTCAAGAAGTTCGACCGCGACTTGTATAATAACTGGAAGAACGTTGAGGTTAAGAACGCAGCAGGGGCAGTGGTGATGATTCCCCTGAGTGAGTTTCAGATTCCACTGCATCTGAATCCTGAATTGAAGACTGAGTAACAAATGGAAGAGGGCCACCTAAGCTAATAAAAGTTAGGTGGCCCTCTTCTGCTTTCAACAACGACAACCTCTACCCCATCCACTTGCTGCAAGGTAGGGTCCATATGGTGCAAGGTACCCACCAAGGAACGGCCCAGGGAAGAACGACCGACGCACATACGGAGTGGGGAACGCTAATCCATTGAAACCAAAACCGAACGGGGAGCCAAAGCCTCCTACGAACGGGCCACCAAAGCCACCGAAACCAAATCCGTACGGGTACATATTACCTCCTGATCGCTCCGTCTATAATCCACACCTGTGGACGGGGAGCACTACTACGCCCTAGCAAGTAGGCAACGGCAAGTAAGGCCAACCCATTACCTTCAAGGAAGCTAGGACTCCGATTGGTGCAACACTGATGTTGCTGAATCAAGTTCTCAAGTTGGTTAGGTTCTGGTGTTGGGGGCACCCAGGGCCTTCTCATAGTTTCCTCCCACTATCTTAAAAAGAGAAAGGGCAATGCTTCTGCCCTGTCCTCCTCAGACTATTGATACGTTCAACGTTATGGGTTGTGCGTAGGTCGAGCCCCCAACACACTCCACAACCTCTTTTACAAACTCTTTTACAAACTCTTCTACCAGGTGTACCACATCCTCGATAATATCTTCTACCTGGTGTACTAGTGGCCCTGGCATATCACGTCACCACGATGGCGATAGGGGATACCGGTTGGTTGAACAACAGATCAGATACGTCAAACGGCTGGGGTACTGCTATACCCAGAGGTGCCCCTGTAGAGTCCAGCGCTGTGACACTCGCGATGTACGATCCATCTTCGATACCGGTAAACGTATAAGTCAGCAGAGGAGCAGGTACGTTAGCGGTGGCCACTACAACTGGCGTAGCGTCCGTACTAAGAATCTGCATTAGCAGCATAGCACCATCTGCTACACCAGCTGGGAGTACAGCAGGAGCGGTTGTTACGGTGAAGGTTACATTACGTGCCATTTGTGAAATTCCTAGAAAGTATTTATCGATCAGGAAGGCTAGGTATTTCGATAGACGTTCACGAATGGATAACAACCCGAATTGAGTTAAGAACAGGAGGTATGGTAAAGATGAAGGTTGTCGTATTTATACTTGTATGCTGAATTACAGATATGATCTCAGCGAACGGGGCTGCTGATGAGTACACTGATTCAACTGTATCCTGAGTTCCCAAGTTGTGCGTTATAGCATAGGATAGAGCTACACCATCGCCAATCGTCTGCGCGAATCTCGCACCGCCTGTAGAGAACATAGATGTCCAGGCCGTGCCGTCCCACACAAATGGGGTGTTGCTAACTGTATTGTAGTAAATCTGCCCTACAACAGGTGTTAAGGGAGCTGTGGCTTGGTTGTCCAAAGCCATGCTATTGATCTGGTTTTGGTTCAGACCAAGAGCTGCATAAATTTGAAGTGCCATGATAGAACTCCATTAAGTTAGATTCAATGCTGCTAACTCAATAAGGCTCTTTTACATCACTACATATTCAAATATGCTACCCCTGCTACTGGTGTAGAGAATACAACCAATACAGTATTAGCGTTTAGATACTGCACCTGCCCAACTATTACATTACCTGCTAAGTCGGTGGTAGTGACCGAAGGGAACCCATTTAAGTTATGCGTAATCAACCAAGAGGCTGCAGGAGTAGGTTGACTAAAGGTGAACGAAGTTACATCTACTGGTACGGTAGGTACTACAGGTCCACTGGTACCTGATCCGCTACCAATCGATCCGCCGGTAACAGAAGGACCTTCACCGCTAATTGAACCACCAATAACGTCAGCCATGGTAACTCCATAGATTGGAACTGGCTCAGTGGGGAGAACTGGCGTCTAACGATGAAGCCGGGAGGATCCTCCCGGCTTCACTTAGGCTTCGATAACAGCCCGTGCAGCACCGGCAGCAGGTGCTGTGGTGAAGGTCAACGTCGTAACGTTAGCACTCGTGTGAACAGCAGTGTACGCCGTCGGCGGTACTTGAAGACCCGTGATCGGATTGTACACTTGAGTCTGCGTGTCCAAAGTTCCCAGGTTGTGAGTAATTGCAAACACTGTGGTAACACCATCACCAATAGTTTGCGCGTAGGTACGCACCGGTGCGGGCGTAGCCACCCCTTCGTAATGATGCTCCTCACCAATCGATCCACCAATCACACTGGGGCCGTCCCCATGAATTGAACCACCAATAACATTAGGCATGATAACTCCTTATAAGGTACTTACGTGTGTATAAATGAATTCAACCTACGTTCGTAGGATTCGCGTTCTGGTAGCCCGTCTGCACCGCTCCGTAGTTGCCGGTGATGACAGTCTGGTTAGTTGCTTTTGACGCCTGCAGACGCATAGCACTAAGCAGGCTCATGTTACGTAGTTGAAACAACAGCTGGTCCTGACGAGCTGCAAACAGTGGTGCGCTTAACATATTAGTCCTCCGTCTTTCAGATGGGGTTCAACCCTCGTGAGACTGAACCCCTGATCCTCCATACACCTAATCTACTTACAGACTAGGCGACGTTCGTGGGATTGGCATTCTGGGGACCAGTCTGCACAGCACCACTGTTACCAGAAATCACATTCTGGTTCGTAGCATGAGCGATCTGGGTAAGACCGGACAAGCTAGCTGCAATTTGCGAAAGGATAGCAAACTGCTGTTGTTGCTGTTGTTGCTGTTGAGCCTGAGCAGAAGCTTGCGACACGTTCTGGCTAACAGTAACTTCCGTGCCACGATGTGCTTCACGCATGTTGCGATCACCGCGCAGTTCGATAATCTCATTCTGAGCAGTCGTGAGCAACCGTTGCAGGTTAGCTTCGTACTGAGCAACAATGAGGGAACGAGTCTTATCGCCGTCATCACGGATTTGATCCGTAAGAACAGACGTTTGTTGAGCAGTCTGAAGACCCAGGTTAGCAATACCCAACTGGGTTGCGGCACTATAGTTTGCAGCTTGCAACGAAGCACTAGAGAAACCGTTTGCTGCTTCCGAGCGACCCAGGTGAATGTTATCGTTAATATCCTTGCGGGCTTCAACTACACCTGCCGTAATCGCGGCTTGCCCTGCGAGTTGGGAAAGCACACCTGCATGGATGTTATCGTTGATGTTGTGGCGTGCGTCTGCAACGTTGTTGGTCAGCAGGGCCGTGGAAGCAGCAACTTGCAACTGCCCTTGCGAAGCTTGGTTAGCTGCCGCCAGTTGACCTTGTGAAGCTTGATTGCCCAAAGCGATCTGAGCACCGGCGATAGCCGCTTGAACGCGACCCTCGTTCTCAGGGATCAGCTGCTGGATGGTAGCCAAGCTTTGCAGAATGTTGTTGGTATTCTGGCTCTGGGTTTGTTGATTCAATGCCGATTGAAGATGAGCAGTAGTCACAGTATCCCCAGCAGTAGCAGCCAAACCATTACGGCCACCAAAGCCACCACCCAGGCCACCGCCAAACAGAAGAGCACCGATAAGCAAGGAGCCAATACCATCCCCGCCCATCAAGCCACCGTTGTTGCCATAACCACTACCCATGAGACCGCCAGTGCTCAGTACCGTGGGATTAACAAGATCAGCCATTTTGAGTTCCTCTTTAACTAGTTTAGGAGAGATCAATACAGCTATCAATCCGGCTAGTCCCGAGGCTAAGATACGTAACAGAGCCTTGTTCTATAATTCTATGGCTATCTGTCAGTCTAAAGATAAATCCTGTGTTTTGGATTTGTGTAAAATTGTGGAATGTGTGAATTCCTCTTACACATTAAAAATGCGATATGCGAATTCCTGTAAATATAGCATATACCCCACCAACGGAGTAGGCGATGACCGACGATAAAATTCAGCCGCACCAGCAACGCATAATGGCTATGTTGAAAGAAAAAGGATTAAGCCCTACTGGTAGAACAGTAAAACCGGAACCTGAGCTACAACCTGTTCCCCTCTCGGGAAAGACGATCAACTCCATGTTTCAGAATGCTTTCAGTCGAAGCCTCGAGAAGACCATCTTGTTTACGGAACGTTACAGTAATCCTAATCCCTTCCCTGATAAACTCCTGCGGATGCAAACAGAGTATCTACGATTCAGCGACCGCGACTGCACTCCGACTGAGGAGTGGCTCGGTGATGGACCTGAGCAAGACTTCAACAAGGCGAAGACCCCAAAGAAGCAACTCGAAGCGCGTCTACACAAGAAAGACAAACCGAAAGTATCATCCCTGCTCTCTAAGCTAGTTAAGAAAACCTAAAAGGAAAAATCATGGAAGTAACTTCGGCCCCATATCTAGTAGACCCAGTTCAGTTCGGTCTAAAAGATTTTGAAGACAACAGACGTAAGTTACAAGAGCTGTACACGAAGTACACACATGAGCAAATCTCGATTTATAATGAGTTACCACTGGTAGAGTTTAAGATCTCTAGTAAAGAATCGTACATTGTTGCGATTTCCGATGAAGCGGAGATCGTGTATCTAGTACATCTCAAAGCAGAGAAGTTACTTCAGCTACCCTCAAATAGCGTTACCCAAGTAGCGGTGTGGCGCCGCGCAGGTAACTCAGCCGTTACCGGATTAGCGAAGTTTGTAGTGTTCGAGATTCTTCTGCATAGGTATAACTATATAGTCTCAGATGCGTCTCAGAGTGATGATGGGAAGCGCTTCTGGCTAGACCTATTGGGCAAAGCAACAAAGTCTGGACATAAAGTAGGTGTTATGTTTGATACGAATCCGGTTGACTGGCAGGACGATTCATCCTTTAGGCTGTGGCTACGGTGCATCGAGTCAGAAGCCTGGGGACATAATCTACAGAAACACTTCTACTATCGTTTTGTAATTGCAGCTTAACCCCTGGAGAATTAAAAAAAATGCGACAAGTCACGAGCCACAAAGTAGCAGGCAACGAAAAGAATGAACTATTTATTGCCGTAACAGACGAGCCAGGTGCCGGCGGTGCTAGCCACGAGTATGTTGCGTACTACTCTCCAGACCCAGAAGGTATAGAATACGCAAGCCCTATTGTGAATATCAATTTCCAGAACGGGCCGATCCCTGTGAATGGTATCAACGGCGTTACTCACGAAGTCCTGTTGGCAATCGTAGCAGATCGGCTTAACTCATTTCAGATTGGTCCCTATCCCTGCGCTGAGAATGATATGGCACTGCATCACGTAGTTCAAGCACTTAACTGGTTGAAGCAGCGCACTGAAGATCGTATCAAGCGTGCAGTCGAAGGTCAACTCAAAGCGTAACATGCTGGCGCCCCGAGAGGCGCTAACTAACAACATAAAAAGAGAAAACAAATGGCACGCCTTCCCCGTCTATTCATTCCTAACGAAGTACAGTACGTGATTCTTGACACCATATCTGGAGTCAATCCGTTCCCTGCCCTGGCCGATCAAGCAAAGTTTTATAATCTGCTCGTAGCGAATGCCAAACGCCACGACTTGAAGATCCATGCGTACTCTATGCTCCCTAGCGGTGTTCAACTACTTGTTACCCCAGGTAACGATCAAAGTTTATCGAAAACAATTCAAGGTGTAGGCCGCACATATGTTGCTCTATACAATAGGGCCTACAAGCGGAGTGGCACGCTGTGGCAAGGCCGTTATCGCGCTACCGTTGTAGACTCCGCTGAGTGGTTCCTACGTTGCTCTGTTCTAATTGACGCAGAGGCTGCTACGCATCAGTTACCTAGCAAAGCATCTAGTCAGCTACACAACCTAGGCGTTTCCCTAGATACAAATTTGACGCCTCACGCTGAGTACTGGGCCTTGGGCAATACTCCCTTCGCGCGCCAGGCGGCATACTCGAAGCTTGTAGCGGAGTCTGTATCTGAGCAGCACGCCAAGACAATTATCAAGTATGCTCACGCAGGCTGGGTACTGGGTGGCGAGGAGTACCGTGCTACCGTGGCACCAAAAGCTAACCGTCGAATTGACGAGCTGTCCCGAGGCCGCCCTCGTAAAGATGGACTACCTGTAGTCTCTACTCTGGCAAAGGAAAGATCATGAGTAAAGTTAAGCGGTGGGATAAAATACAGGGTGCGCGAGTGGAGTCTCCGCAGAAGGTTGAGGACTTCATAGCGGCGTACGACGAACTATGTCGTGTGCATGGCCTTACCCTTTCGCATGAGGACGGTCATGGGTGCTTCATCATAGAGAATCTAAGTGAACGCAATCTCGATCGGGTTAAGGACGCACGTCTTCGACTTGAAGATTAAGGAATAACGATGCGTGAAAAGTATGTGGACGAGAAGATTGGCATCTACATGATCTGGGGAACACGTCCTGACGGTACTGTAGACGTGGCAGACCAACGTGGGGATATTTTTGATGGTATACCAAAGGACGTTGCTGAGAAGATCATAGCGGCACATGATCTGTTTCGTCATACCGTCTATGACTTACTATGTACGAAAGTGTAAGGAACGATCATGCAACTCACACAGAAAGAGAAAGAGCTTCTCGCTAACACGTTGAAGGACCGGTACGATCAGTCGCACAAGTACAATGTAGGTGACATGGAACTGGGTTCCACGGTTATCGTTCGTTGTGCGGAGAAGGTCGACGGTGTAGAGGATGTAGCCCACGCTATCCTAGTTGTGTTCCGTCAGAACAGGAAGGACACGCTGCTCGCCTCTATAGACTTCGACACAGTTGATCCAAGCTACAGGCTTAAGCACGAGGAGCAGGTGGCACCTCTCGTAATTATACGGGGCTAACTTATGTACAAAATAACTTACCCTAATTCCGCCTGGGAACAAAGTGCTAGTGGGGCCGACATAGTACAAGATTATATTACTCACTCAAGATCCTGGGAGAAAGCCCCCTGCCTAGAGGAGCAGGTACAACGCTTGGCACAATTAGTTGGTGTCATCTCTGACAAGCTGGGTATCAACCTGCTGGAGGTCATCGACAGGGGTGCCGTGGATAAACCGTACACTCATGTTAGGGATGATAAGCAATGAGAATACTAAGTAAGCTCAACCGTCGTGACTTTAAAACCCTACCTGACATGGGTATTCATAAGCTGGAGGCAGTATATCGTTTCGTCCTACGTAAGCGTGGTGCTAAAGCGTCAAAGCTCACCCTATTGTTTCAACTTAGTGCTCACCAAGTAGCGTCTCTAGGCAATGACGGTCGCTTCTCTTCCTTCGGCCCACTAGGCTCAGATCGCAAGCTACTCGGTCAGCGGCGAACGTCTCGCTTCCTACGTTATAACTTTGTCTTTGCCCGAGTTAACGATCTGACTATGATGCGTCGCTTTTACGCAAAGCGCGGATGCAGGAGGGTCTTCCCATGAGTTCGCTAAGGCATCTGAATCTGAAACATTACCCGAACACCCATGTAGTGTTAGCATTCTTCGATGGTGTCCTCTATAGGGTGTCGGTCAACGGTCAATCGGTTCACTATTTCCCCGCAGAGGGCCGGAGGGAGGCAATCCGCAAGTTTGAGGCATGGCTAACCCTCAAATACCCGCCTAAATTCTGAGCAAAAGAGGTCGTTTTTCTGTTGTTTTTACGCAAATTTGACCTTCCAGACGATATTTATTGTACAAAACCCCTAAAACTGTGATATACTGAAAGCGTAAGGCAAAGGAGGTTCAGAATGGACAAGAAAATAGAATTGAATGCGGCGCAAAGACTTGAAGCGTCATTCAGAATTGAGGCAATGGCAACGTTGCAAGGTAAGCGAACAGGCTTGGGTAACATTCTGGTTTGGATTTCAAAACGCTACCCCCAACATGCTTGTCGCGTTAAAGTTTCAAACATACGAAACACTTATTCACCCGACGATAACTTCACTCTTGATCTTGAGGGTGTCCATCGAAATGGTGATGTAAAGATTTCCCAGTCGGAGTTGTCCAAGGTTCGAGATTGGATAGCGTTGAACAGGGAAGTCATTCAGCGCTTCTGGGACGATGACACGTTCCTAGATGATGATATGCGTGACGAGCTCCAGAAAGTTTAATACTGTAAACTGATTTCACACTCCCACCGAAAAGGAAAACAAATGAAAGCCAATGTAAAGCAAGCTAAGAAGTTTATCAAGATGGTGTTCGCAGTTGAAGCAACACTTGTTCGTAATGAGAAGAACAGCAATGCTTTGTTTGCTGCTACGTTTATCAAACATGTTCCTATGGACGAGTTGTTCGCACACGCCAAGCTTGTGCTCGCTAGTGTGAAGGGTGCAACAGTAAAGCGCCTCAAGAAGGCAAACTACGGCGCTGCCAATATCATCGAGATCTGGTTTGCTGGCAACCAAGTTCGACTTACTCAATACAGTGGCGAGCGTGAAGTTCACATCGAGTTGGTTGATGCCTCCTGCAATCGCTCGTGCCGACACAAAGACGCATACGGTGTGTATCTCCCAATCAACAAGCACTCAGTTACCCGTTAAGTTTTAAACTGATTATCCCTAACGAAAAGGAATTCTCAAATGAACATCGCTCAATTCTACGCACTCGATGACTCTGAACAGGCTGCTATTCTGGATAAAGCAGACGCCGCAATTCTGGCATTACCGGGACTGACCCCGGATCACGGATCCACTATGGTTCTTGAGTGTGATGGTTATGAAGACGACATATACATCAAGATGATGAGCTGTCACGGTGTCACGGATGATGCTAACGGCCTTGCACTGCAAGCGTACCTTAATAGTAAGGGCATTGGTTTTGACTCAAGCCGCAACCGTAGTATGGGTATGAAGCTGTCGGATTTCCTCTCTGAGTTCTGCCGGTAAACTAGTATCACCGATTTCAAACTCCCTAAGAAACGGAGATTCAAAAATGCAAATGTTCCCCCACTTCCAAAACGACGAAGTTGCTCACGTTACTCTGCGTCTCACCAAAGACGAAGAATTAAGCTTGCGCGCCTTCATGCACGTCGAAGAGCTGAATGGCCGAGTGGCATTCCCGCATGGTGTTCGTATGTTCTACCGCTCGATGGGCTGGTATCGTCTCAATGCCTCTAACACGTTCCGTGCTTCAGAGAAGTTGAAGCTTGCGACGTCGATTATTCGCAAGTGGTATCGTGAGTACGACGCTCAGCGTGTTCAGGAGTTGCGGCTGCTGATGTTACGGGCAAACCCGGAAGTGAAAGTCACGGCGTACATCGACAATCAATACCTTATTCGTACTTCACAGTCGAGCACTCTCCAGACGATTGATGAAGCATACAAAGTTCCTGCAGCTGCTGATAAGCTCGCAGCCCTCGCTCAGCGTTTCGCACGCTAAACTAAAGGGATGACTATGATTACTGAACTGACTGCTAACACTACAAAACAAGAGCTGTTCGACTACATCACGACCTTCTTGTTTAAGCAAGGCGAGCCATCAGTAGATGGCGATGGTAATTGTGCGTACCGTGGCAACGGAGGCCTTATGTGCGCTTTTGGTTGTGTTATTCCTGACTCTATCTACCACTGGAGAATGGAGAACGTTCTATCCCAGGACGTGATACGCGACGGCCGCGCTTACCACGCCAGGCATGTTGATTACTTCAATGCACTAAAGACCCATGAGAATGTAATACAGAGCTTGCAAGATGCACACGACGGTGCTCCCCACAAGGGGAATTTAGAGCAAGGTCCAAAGAACCAAGACTATCGAAACCGAGTCCGGGCTTACTGGATTAAAGAGTTTGCGAGGGTTGCACGTAAGTATAAGCTGAAGTTCACGACACCACTGTAAAGGAATAAATCATGCGCCCGGAGAAGAAGCTTCCTAAGGTTCGCCTAAACCTCGATATGCCTGTTGAGGTCAAAGAGAAGATCGAGGCTTTGCGTGACGCCCACGGCATCGAGAGCCTGTCGGAAGTCGTACGTCGTGCCTTAGCTGTCTATCAACTAATCATGTCTAAGCAGGCCGAAGGGACCGCAATCGTTTTCAAGCCTAAAGAAGGTCCAGAACAACACATCCACTTTTTCTAAAAGCCCTCGCTCAGCGTTTCGCACGTTAAATTAAACTAAAGGAAAACCAAATGAAAGTCATTGCCTGTACTCTTGACAACAAAACGTATCAGTACCTCGCCATTGATTCACAGAGTGGTGGTTATCCTTACTGGTCAAATCATCTCCGGAGCGCCGAGCAGTATTCAGACAGCGAAGAAGATCATCGGCGTATGCGGACTGAGCTGAACAGCATTATTAACGGTCCTGATCGTGTGTTCTCTGATGGTGGGCTGTCCCCTAACGTGATGAAGCACTCAGCACTTGGCCTGTGTAACAAGAAGACTCAGGGCGATGGTTGGGTAGTAGTGCTTGAACTCCGACTTGAGCGTGTGGAGACCGCCTATATCGAAGGCGCAATCAAGAAACCGAAGGGCTACACTTATTAGCACTGTAAATACAAGTTTCACAATTTAAATTTTCAATGATATAAGGAACACACGAAAATGTTCAACACAAACAAATCACATCTCCCCGCAGTCGCTATTGAATACCGCGCCCCTCATTTCATCGTGTTGATCCGTAGCCCTGGACAATCCAAGTGGATACCCGTGCGCTCTGCAACTCGCAAGGTTACGGTGCAGAATGAATTTGGAACCGCGATTAAAACGTATGCGGCGATCGAGCCCTTCCCTACGCAAGCAGCAGCCGAACAATGGGTAGAACTCAACGTCCCGAATAATGTTCGGAAAGCACGTCCGCAGGAAGGTGGTTTGCGCTCCCTGTTTTCTTTCTCTACCCCAGATCAATTCTTGCAAGGACAATCAGCATGAACAAGTATATGATCCCGCCAGTCGGCACGCTGGTTGCAGTTCAAGAGGGTGACACCGTGGTTTCCGCAGACGAACATACACACATCTGCCGCATTGTGTATTCTGAGAAGGAACAGCAGTGGGTGAGTAACCCCGCAGATGTACGTCGCGGCTTCATTGTGTTTCTGAATGACGAGCCGACGATGTATACCACTCATATAAGGATTTCCGCAATTCAACCAACTGGTAAAGGCGCGTGGGCTGATCCGGTTGCAATGACGCATGAGGCGCAGGGTTACTATGACTAAGTTCGACTTGATGCGAATCAATCGCTATCGTGGTAAGTTCGGCGCAATGACGAGCAGTGAAGCACTGCTTATTGCCCTCGATGCATCACAGTTCAAACAAGGTATGAGGCCGTTTGATCCCGCTTTTAGAAAGTTTGCACAGGACGAGATAGACTTCACGGAGTACGCGGAACTCTTGGAGAAGGAGGAGAACGAGAGGCCGTGTGTCCATCCTCCTGGCTGTACCCGCTGTAACTGGTGTGGATTTAAGAAGGGGGAGAACGAGCGTGAGTAAGTGTACCGCGTTAGTATGTTCCGATAAGGCGGTGATTGACTTAGGTAACGTTCATCGATACACCGTCCTGTGGTCTCAAGTTGAAAAGGAACGTCAAAAGTTCAAGAAGCTATATCAGCAGGTTCTGACAGTTTGCAATTTGTATTATGCAGAGCACGAAGGACTAACCAAGCTGGTTAAGCATCTGCGGTATGAAATCCGAATCAACACTAAGGGAACCCCCGCAACGATTGCCCAGGATTCGATAACGGCAGCAGGCTTCATACCGAATGGCACGGAGCAGCTTTATAATGCCCAAGCCCACCTGTTGAAAACCGCGTATCGAATGCTTGCCCCCCTGGTTCACCCTGACAGAGGGGGGTCAAACGAGTTATTTCAGCAAGTTTTAACGGCATATCGGTTAAAAGACTATACATTTTTGCAAGAACTGTATATAATCCTTACACGGGACAGTCTGTTCTGGAGGAGTTCCCAGGAATCTGTTGATTATTGTGAACAGGAAAAGGAGCGCCCCAGGCTTTCCCTGAATCTTTTGCAAAACACGGCCGAGTTTCAAATCGTGAGGCAGCATGTGTTAGGTAAACCGAAGAAGGCAGCAGAGTACGCCGAGCAGCGCCTCAGGGCGTCGATTGTTGAATTGCAGCGAGAGCTTGCAGACCTTTGATAACCAGCTAAAGGAAATAGCAGATGATTACCGCACAAGAAGCAACTGATCTGCACCATCGCTCTAATGAAGATGAATCTCAGGAAGAACGTATAGCCCGGATTCTGTCTAGGCTGGATACACAGATCCGAGCCCACGCGTCTACTGGACGCGAGCTTGAGTACATCGAGTTTCTTAATGACGCAGAGTTCACTGCGGTCGTTCAGGGATTGAGGAGTGCCGGATTCAAGTACGAAGAATTCAAGTACGAAGACGAATTTGTTTCAGTCCCTGGCAAAGATGGACGCCGCGAGGTAGAATTTTTAATCTGCTGGTAGCCCTGTAAATACGAATTCAATATAAGTGGCAGCAAGGGGAATTTAGATTCATCGAGTAGGTAGCTTCACTGATATGCAGCAAAGAGCCACACACCCAATTTCAAGACTCACCAAACCCGGAGCATCAAATGGCAATCGCAACTAAGAAAGTAGCAGCAAAGGCACCCGTTAAAACCAAGGCAAAGGTTATCCCGATCAAGAAGGTTGGCACGATGGTGAAGTCCACGAAGGCACCTGCGAAGGCAACCAAGGATATGACGCCGCTGGAGAAGGCGCGTATCGCTCGCGCAAACGGTACGGCTAAGCCGAAGGCCAAAGCAAAGAAGAATGCACTGCCGACGTTTGAAGCACCTGCAGACTTCAAGCCGCACTTCTTGGAAGTATCGCTGCGTACTGAGAAGGACGGCCTCCTGGGTTCGCAAATCAAGGCCACTCGTTATGTAGGTCGATATGATCCGAACGCTGACGACAAGAAGAAGTTTGATCTGATGGGTTACGACCCCGTGACGATGATCGGTATCATGTCGCGTTTCTCGGCAGTCACGTTCAAGGCAACGAATGACAAGAAGTACCCGGCTGACTTGAAAGAGCGTATGACAACGGAGAAGTTCACGGCAACTGACGGCGAAAAGAAAACGCGTCTGGTGCATCGTGCAGCAATGCGCCTCCCGGCTAACACGAGCTTCAAGCTTCTTTTGCGTATCAATCGTAAAGCAGCGGATGGTTCGATCTCGGTTATTGTGAAGTCGATTGCCCAGGGCGTGAAGTCGGCGAAGACTGGTCGCATGTCCGCAGTTGACCTGGAGAAGAATGATCCGGTGTATCGTGCATTCCGTAAAGCCTCGCGTATCCTCCCGGCAGCATTCAAGACTGTCCTCATGCCCCCGAAAAAGGTGCGAGGCAAGAAGGTTGAAGCTGACGCAGACGAAGAATAAATTCAGACTGTAAATATGCAATACGTAGTTCAGCATTTTCACTTTTAAAGTTCTCTTGTAAATACGTTGTATAAGTAAACGAGTTTCCGGTGCTCGCGCAACACTGGAATTTTTCCAACATCCTAGGAAGTTATCAAACATGGCGATTCAAAAGAAAGTAGCAGGTAAGGTTGCGGCTAAGACTGTTGCAGCAAAGAAGGTTCCGGTAAACGCAGCAAAGGCAAAAGCAATGGCACTCGCAGAAAAGAAAGCAGCACGTATCGCAGCGAAAGAAGCAGCAGCGAAGAAGGAAGCACTGGCCGCAAAGAAAGCAGCGCGCCTAGCAGCGAAGGAAGAGGCGGAAGCCGCGGCAGCAGCCGAAGCAGCAAGTCCGATTGGCGCACAGGTGTTCATCAAGATGACCGTGCAGACCGAAGCTGGTGGTAACAAGCCGACGGCAGCAGCATACTTTGGCGCAGACGGTTCGATTATCCCGATGGCTACGGTGAAGGCTGTTGTGGGCACAACGATTGTGCATGAGGCATTGGTTGCAATCGGTATCATCCAGGAAGTCAAGGAAGTGCGCGGCAAGACTGTGTACGTGACGGACCAGGGTGCGGTTGGCGTGTTGGACCCGGCAGCAGTGTTCATCAGTAGTATCAACCCGTTCGGTGGTGCAGTCGAAGCCGAAGCCGAAGAAGAGGCTGACGACGAATCCGAAGAAGACGAAGCTGACGAGGAAGACGAAGCTGACGACGAGTCGGAAGATGATGAAGCCGAGGAAGAAGAGGAAGAAGAGGACGACGAAGAAGAGGAAGAGGAAGAGGAAGAGCCGGCACCGAAGAAGCGCGGTAAGGCTAAGAAGGTAGTCGAGGAAGAAGAAGAGGAAGAAGAAGACGACGAGTCGGAAGAAGACGACGAAGATGACGAGTCGGAAGAAGACGACGAAGATGACGAGTCGGAAGAGGAAGATGATGAAGACGACGAAGCAGAAGACGACGATGAAGATGCACTGTTCTAATATGTAGTGACTACGGGCCTGGGGAGAAATCCCTGGGCCTATTTGCGTTTTTCTCACATGGAAGAGCGAAGTGGACAAAAACAAAATTAGAAGCACAGAGAAAGAATTCGTAGCACTGTACTCGAATCAGTGCAAAGAATGTAAGTATCTAGATGCACAAGCAACAAAGAAGTTCACCAACTGTCATTACACCAAGGGCAACCAGCATTGCCCTGCTGCAGAGATTCAAATAGTCGTAGTCGGTAAGGCATACCGATACGCCCAGCACGTACTGCAAGCCCGCAACTCAAGAGACGCAGAGGCGGAGGCACGCATCCTGGCTACTGTTGCAAAGCAGAGTCCCGCATTCCAAGAGCGATTCTACGCAGCGTTAGAAAATCCCTCGGAGATCATAGAGCAATGAAAGCTCCTGTCAAAGAAATTCAGCTAACCAAAATCAAACAATGGTACATACCGGCTAACACTGAGTCCTATCTAGCCCTAAGAAAAGCGGGCGTCCCCTTACTAAGAATTCATCAAGACTTCATCCCCACCCTTGGTCTCATGGTCAAGAACAAGATCAGGGCCAAGGAAGTAAACTTCAAGACAACTATACTTGAACCCTTCCTCGATAAGGTTGGTGCATCGTGGTTACGCAAAGACAATAGGCGCTGTGACATTCAAGCGACGTCCATGCGGTTCGACGCGGTGAAGCCTGAGTCATTCGCTGAGGCTACGGAAACGATACCCAAGCTGCAAGCAGTGTTGGAGAAGTTCTTCACCCGCTGGGGCTATGGATTTACGTTCGAGCTGTCGCAAGTGAAAACCCGTATGCGGCTCAATGTAAACTATTGGTTGGACTCAGAGAAGTTGCCAGTCATAGAATTAGAGCAAGATCCTGAGGAATTGACCCCGATTCGTTTGAAGCTCGGGTTCACCCGATTGACATTCACCTTCGACAATTATAAATCGAAGACGGTCAGTGTGGCACCTCCGCCTATGTCTCAAGAGCGTGGCAAGGAACATCGCATTGGGTATGTGCATCTCTTGATTGAGGTATCCCAGGGCGGTGTCTACAAGCCGTTACATAGCACCCGGTGTACATACACAGAGCTCTCAACGGTCAAGCCATTGATTGCAGCACTCATGTCCATCCCAAACTTCGATCAACATAATTTTGATAACCCGGCAGAATAAGAATGGCAACCAAGAAGGTAGCAGAGTACGATAGCAGTCACATCGAGACATTACGATTCCCGGAATCAATCCGCCGAAACCCCTCTATGTATCTTGGCAGTGTGGATGCCTCCGGGGTATGGCTTTGCGCCCGAGAGCTCCTCGACAATGGACTGGACGAGCACTTGGCTGGGCGTAACGACTCGGTGCATCTCCATGTTGACTCAGACGGTTCGTACTGGGTGACGGACAATGGACACGGCATTCCGCAGGGCATTAAGAAGTGGGAAGCAACTACGGGAAGCGGTGAAAAGATTTTCACCATGTCCACTATGCAAGCAGTGTTCGGGGAATTGCATACGTCAGGCAAATATCGTGATGACGCTTACAAGATTTCAGTGGGCACGCACGGCGTAGGCGCGAAGGGCACGAATGCCACGGCTGACTTCTTCGACGCGTGTACCTTCTTCAAAGGCAAATGGCACACGATTGGTTTCAAGAAAGGTAAACTTACGTCCCCTGTTGCTGCGGCTAAGACAGCACCTAAGCTGTGGAATGGTAAGCGCCCTACATCTGGTACGGTGATCCATTTCAAGCCTGACTCCACCATCTTCTCAGCCAAGTCATTTCCTGCATCAATGGCGGTAGAGTGGGCTGAGATTATGTCATACCTCAACCCTGGGTTCTCCATCACTATAAGTAGCGCAAAGGGTGCAAAACAATTTCTGTCGAAGAAGGGTCCGACGGAGTACGTAGCCCAGCGTATGCTGAAGCTAAAGACTGAGGGCGAGCGTCAGATGTTTGAGAACAGCTCAAGCCTTGCTGATGTGGTTGTCGCATTCTCAAACTATGATGGCTGTGATGTGCGAGGCTTCACTAATGGTTTGAACAACGGGCAGGGCGGTAAGCACGTTGATTCAGTAACGGGTGCTCTGTATGCAGGCTTGAAGCCATTCATCAAAACGAAGAAGGTGGACGGCAAGCAGGTTCCGGTATTCCGTGAGGCCGACTTGAAGGAAGGTTTGGTGGGCCTCGTGAATGCAAAGTTGCACAAGGCACAGTTCAGTTCCCAGGATAAGGCAAAGCTGACTGACGATCGAGTGGGTAAGGACTTTGAAACGGCCCTCACGCTTGCGACAACGAAGTTCTTCAAAGAGAACAAGGCATTGGCTCAGCGCATTGCAGACCGCGCTACGCAGATGAATGAGTTGAAGACCAAGTTCACAATGTCGAAGAAGGCAGCAGGCAAGCTCAACGCGGTAAAGCGCAATGGGCTACCCGCAAAGTATGCCGCATTCGACAGTCGGACTAAACCGCAGGACCGGGAGCTGTTCTTAGTAGAGGGAGACAGTGCCGGGGGCACGACCAAGGAGGCTCGTTTTCCATATCAAGGGGTGCTTCCACTTCGCGGGAAAATTCTCAACAGCTTAAAGGATAATAAGGGCAAGGCATTAGAGTCAGAGGAAGTGATTAACATTCTGGCAGCAATTGGCTACGACGTGAAAGCAAGTGATCCCTACTCGAAGCTGACTATCGGTAAGATCATCTGCTTGGCCGACCCGGACCCAGACGGCCCGTTTGTGCGTGACACCAAAATTCGAGTTCGTATAAATGGTTCAGAGTATGAGCGGGAGATTTACGAACTTACTGCCGTAGACCGCGGTGGCCCGTACTCTGTAGCAGCTCCCATCTTCGAAGTTCCGGTGTGGACTGGCGCTAAAGAGACATGGGCACCTGCAACAGCAGAGCTAGTTAAGAATGTGGACACGCTCGTTGCCTTGGAGATCGGAGGTACCAAGTACAAAGTGGATATGTCGCATAAGTGGATGTGTTTGGTCACCAATGCAATGTATGGTCGTCGTACTCAGCCGACAAACTTCGATAATCTGGTGTATGTTGCATCAGAGGACTTGAAGATTGGCGATCGGGTATTCCTTCCCTCGTCCAACAAGTCACGCAATCCCTCGAGCTGTGACAAGCTGACCGGCCTTGGGTTTGCCCCTGTGTCGAAGATGCGGATTCAGAAGTTGAAGGAGCCTGTACCTGTTTACTGTTTGACGGTCCCGCGTTATCATAACTTCATTCTACCTTCTGGTATCGTCTCCAGTAACTGTCACATCAATAGTCTGCTGCTAACCCTATTCTACCGTTACCTACCCGAACTATTCAAGAAGGGTATGGTGTACGTGTCAAATGCCCCTGAGTTCTATGCAGTTCACAAAGGGCAGTTGATTACAGGAGACACTGTATCCGAGACGCAGAAGAAACTGCTGAAGTTCAAAGCCCCCTCCACGGTCCTTGTAAATCATATTAAAGGGTGGGGTGAGCTAGACGCAAATCTCATGCGGATCCTCGCAATGAATCCAGAGACTCGTAAGGTGATACGTATCAAAGCTATCGAATCCGATGATAAGGTGGATTTTGTAAAGTTGATGGACGATAATGTTCAGTACCGAAGAGACATGCTAGGCTTACCTTCCAGTTCTACGGGCAATGACGCCGAGGAAGCTCCCGTAAAGAAAGTGGTAGCCGTTAAGAAGGCCCTCATTAAACGTAAAGCAGCGTAAGGACTAAAATGGTAACGAAGAAGAAAACTAAGGCACCTACTGGTGGTCTGGTACCTGCTGCTGATAAGCATGTGAAGGACGAGGCACTGCGCGACTTCGGTAAGCGTAACATGACAACGTACGCCATAGCAGTTAATCTTGATCGGTCAGTGCCTGACTTGTACGACGGTCTCAAGCCGGTGCAGAGGCGTATCCTGTGGGGAGCGTCTAAGGAGTCCTTCTCCACGTTTGAGAAGACAGCGCGTGTAGTGGGGTTGGTTATGGGTAGGTGGCACCCTCACGGAGATAGTTCCATCGCAGGTGCAATCACTACAATCGTCAATCACCCCACGCCTGCCATTCACGGTAAGGGGAACTGGGGTAACATGATCGACGACGCAGCTGCGATGCGTTATACGAATATGCGCCTCTCTGCGTACGGTCAATCGTTCTTCCTGTCGGACTACATCCACAAAGATGTTACAACATTTGTGCCTAACTACGACGACAAGGATATTGAGCCAGTAACATTACCTGCACAGTTGCCTAATGTCATTATCAACGGAGGTGAGGGTATCGGTGTGGGTATCACTACCTCACTACCAACGTTCACTCCCGAATCAGTGATCGGTGTACTCGAACGTTTGTTGAAAGGTGAGAAGCTTCAATCTTTAGACTTCGCCAAAGCGTTGAAGTTCGCCCACAAGTGGGGCGGGCATCTTCTCAATACCAAGGAGAACAAGGAAGCGTGGATCAAGATGTTCAGGGAGTCGGAAACGAACGTGAAGTTTGAATCTGACATTGAGGTAGACCGGGATCATAAGAAGATGGTGATCTCTGACTGGCCTCCAGGTACCAACCTGCAACGCTTCATTGATAAGGTTAGGGCTATGCCTGAAACCCAACGGTGCTATAACTCTAAAGGTTCAGCCACCCTCACCATCGAATGCAAAGCTGCATACAACTTTACCCAGTTCGATAAGTATGTGGAGAAGGTGCAACTGGCAACTCGTCAGTCATGCTCGTTCAAGATCAACGTAACGAAGCGAGAAGCACAAACAGTCGATGGCATTACAACGTTCGAGACCAAGTTCTTGGCCTTGTCTGTTCCACAGCTGATTGTGCAATGGCTGAAGATGCGTATCGAGTTGGAACTCAAGAGTTTGGCGTATCGTGTGCATAAGCAGGAGGCAGCGATTGCCTACTCCAAGCTGTTGATCTTCGCAGTGGACAAGTTGGATACGGTTATCTACGCGGTGCGGAAGACACCAGATCCTACGGCGTACATTGTGAAAAAGCTGAAACTCACTGTCGAACAAGTGAAGCAAATCTTGGCTTTGCGGCTCGACCAGTTAACACGTTTGGAAGAGCAGGCGCTAAATACCAAGATGAAGGAGCAGCAAGGCGTATTGAAACAATTACAGGCGTGGCAAAAGAAGCCGAAGTCGAAAATCCTGTTAGACCTGGCTGACACACGGGCAGCAATCGAGAAGGATCGAAGCTTCAAACACGCCAAGGATAATGAAACCCTGACAGTGGTCTAAGGAGAATCTTTTATGTACGATGTTGATACGCAACGTGGGACAGGGCGCACAACTCGAATGTTAGAGGAGGCAATTCGATTATCCAGCGAGGGCTACGAGGTGTGCGTGATTACCCATAGCCATAGCCACGCGAATATGCTCCGAATAATGCTAGAGGACTTAACTAAGCTAGATGGCCACGAGGTTCGGGTTATGCCTGCAGCTCAAGCAGATGAGCGGGACTTCGATTGGGTGTTCATGCGGTTTCCCTGGGGTTCCGCAAACCAGAGGGTGCTGGTTGACCATTGGGCGATTGAATCACGGTATGCCACGATGCTTGAAATGCTGCACCAATTCGACAAGGAGTAGCATATGACTAAGGTACGGACTTCGGTTCGTAACCCAGTAGCAAGATATGGGTTGAAGATTAACCGATGCTCTAGGTTTGCCAATCGCAAGCACTTGCAGAAGCAAGGGTACGGCAAACATAAGAATCGTAACGAGGACTGAGATGAAAGTTATTGCTGACGAAGGGTCTAGGTTGATTAGGTTGTGGACTGACGATATTGAAGACGCGGCGTTAAACCAGGCGAAGAACATTGCGCGTCTGCCCTTCATCCACCACAACGGTGTGGCACTCATGCCCGATGTACACGCAGGTAAGGGGTCAACAATCGGTACGGTGATCGCAACTGAGAAGGCAGTCATCCCTGCGGCAGTCGGCGTAGATCTTGGGTGTGGCATGAACGCTGTCCGCCTGTCGCTCAAAGCTTCAGACCTACCAGATAACCTGAAAGAGATTCGGAACCAGATCGAACGGGATGTACCAACTGGTCGCTATGAACACAAGGAGGATCGAATTCCTAGGGAGTGGTCTGATACTCATAGTTCCGAACTGTCCTCTATCCAAGAACGCAGCCCTGGGATCGGAAAAATCGATAGGCTTACACGTAAGGCAGCACAACAAGTAGGTACCCTTGGTTCTGGTAATCACTTCATCGAAATCTGCATAGACGAGAATCAGGACGTGTGGATTATGCTCCACTCTGGTTCTCGTGGTATAGGCAACATGATTGCTTCTCACTTCATCGAGAAGGCGAAGAAGGCAATGCAAGGATGGTTCATCAATCTCCCGGATGAGGATCTGGCGTACCTTCCCGAAGACAGCGAAGACTTCAACGCATACATGGAAGCTGTAGGGTGGGCACAAGACTACGCCTTGTTGAATCGCAAGGTAATGATGTTGAGTGTTATATCTGCATTACAGCGGCACATACCAATCGAGTTCTCTGTAACCCAGGAAGCCATTAACACCCACCACAATTACGTCACGAAGGAGAACCACTTCGGGAAGAATCTGTGGATCACTCGTAAGGGCGCTATCTCCGCGAAGGAAGGTGAGCTAGGGATCATTCCTGGATCGATGGGCCAGAAATCTTACATCGTTAAGGGTAAGGGAAACAAGCTGAGTTACTGCTCATGCTCGCATGGCGCGGGACGTTCGATGTCCAGGACGGAAGCTCGTAGGCGTTTCACCGTTGCTGATCTGGTGAGGCAAACTGAGGGCGTGGAATGCTTGAAGGATGATTCTGTCCTCGATGAGATTCCAGCAGCCTACAAGAACATTGATACCGTGATCGAGAATTCAAAGGATCTGATAGACGTGGTACATGTGTTGAAGCAGGTAATGTGCGTCAAGGGTGCGTAGGTAGTTTGCACAAAAAAATTTAGGCAAACCCAGGTGTCGTGAAAATACAACAAAATAATTGAAAATAATTTGCACAGACTGGGAAAACGTGTTACAATAGGGTGTAGGTGAAGGATAGAAAATCCCAACGAAAAGGAAATCAAATGAAAGTAAGCACTTCCCATCTCAAGAAAGTCACTGTTGACTATCGCTTCCCGGAATTCACGGTGGGAACCCAGGTGGCATTGAAATCGAAACCTGAAAAGCGCATCGGGGTTGTAGGCCGAGTGCTGACCGATGACTATATGGTTTTGCTTTCACTCGATATGGACTTTGGCCCTGAGCATAGATGTGCCCTCGCCGAATTCCTCGTACCCTTCGTAACCCAGTAATTCTGATACGGGGCTTCGGCCCCTAACCTAACGAAAAAGGAAACAGAACATGCAGAAATTCAAACAGGCAATCCCACTACGGGAGCAGACACCCGGTTTTGAGACTGACGTAGTAGGCCGTGCCTTTATGTTCGCACGGGACGCAGGTTTAAATCCGGTCACCGCCTGGCTTCAGTTTGAGTCGAATGCAGCGCGGACGATGGTCTCTGTTGTCGTAGATTGCAGTCAGAAGAAAGCTATAAAGCGCCTCTTAAAAATCCCTAAGCAGAAAGCGACCGAGAAGCTGTGGAGTAAGGCACTACCCTTCGTACAATCCGATATTGAAGACATTGGTGTAACTATTACGTTCGGTCTCACGCACTCAGCGCTCGTCATTAAACGCAACCCTAAAGAATCAGTAGTTATCTTCCGGACATTCTGTCACGCGTAACTTGTCTCACAGGGCTTTAGCGGGGCTCCCTTGCCAAACGTCCCGCGCACTTCTAGGAATTATCATCATGGCATCGAAGAAAGCACAAGCAGCAACAAAGAACACGCAAGCGAAGATCGCAAAGAACCAAGAGCAAGTGAAGGCCTTTGCATTCCCGACCACCAAGTCTATCAATCAGAAGATTGCCAACAGTGTCAAAACGAGCTGGGAAGATCCTGCAACCCGTGCAGCCCGCACCAAACGTGATGGCGTGCGAGTCACGGTTAACGGATGCACCACGGAACACACGTCACTTCGCAAGGCATTCACCTCCCACAAGTTGCCGGATCGGCAGCACCAAGACTTTCGACGCTCGTTGAAGAAAGCAGGGAACGCAAACTTCTACCATGAGGGTTGGGCCTACACGTTTGAGATTATCGATCTCAACAAGGTCGAGGCTCCCACAGAAGTGAAAGTAGTTGAGCCCAAATTCAAAGTCGGTGACGCAGTGCGCTTGGTTATAAACCGCAAGTTTCTGGGTACGATATTTTTTATCGACGATATGAGTAACACTGCGGCGGTAGCAGTTGATCCAGAGGCAGACGATGGCGAGGAGTGGGATCTTGATGAGCTCGAGCTGGTCCCGGCACAGATCGAAGCCGAGAAGCCAGTCTTCGATAAGATCGAACCCGCCCCTGTGTTCTCGATCGGTACGAACGTCGCACACGTTGATGTTCCTGACACACTGCTCGGTAATGTGGTAAGGATTCAGAAGCACCCTGATGGAGATGATCTTGCGACTGTCTCGCTGGTCGCAGTAGGTGGTATGGCAGTCTTTAATGCTTCTAACCTGGTAGAGTTCACGGAGGTCGTCGAGACTAAGCGTGAGCCAGTTCGTTTCGACTCACTCCCTTTGCTGTGTGGCTTCTACATGGAAGAGGCCAAGTTGAATCGTGCGACTCTTGAATATCCTCGTCCGGTGAGTTACGTAAAAGTCGGCAACACTTCGGCCATCGCAGTTCCGGTAGCCTTTGACGACTACCCACAGCGCGAAATTCGCGACCCGTTTATATATCTAGCACACGCAACAACTATAGACCTAAGTGTCAAATGTCGTTTCAAGAAGTCCACGAAGGTATTCCCGATTTACCCGATTACCAAGTAATTCCCTGGTTGGGAGTTTTAACCAACTCCCAATTTAACTATTCAAAATGTAGTAAAGTTTTTCGCAAACTGTTGTAAATATACAATGTAGTAATTTGTATTTCACAAACATAAAAAGTGTGATACAATTAACCTGTAGTCTTAACCCTCCCAAACTGAAACAAAGGAAACACATAAAATGGCAACCGCACAAATCTCCCAAGCCAAACAAATCGCAACCGCATTGAAGGCCGCAGCAAAGATGATCGCAACTGGCGACCGCACGATTGCACGATTGACGACGCAACTGGAGCGCGCACAAGCTCGCATTGAAGCCGCAAAGGAAGCGAAGGCAGCAGGGAAGGTCGCTAAGGCACCTCGCACGCAGAAAGCAAAGGCCGGCGCTACCGCCAAGGCAGTGAAGGCAACGAAGGGTCCGAAAGCGAAGGCCGCAGCAGCCGACGAAGCACCGGCCAAAACGAAGAAGGTTGTAGGCAAGGTCGCAAAGGCTGGTAAGGTTGTGGCGAAAGCAGCCAAGGCTGGCAAGGCACCGGTCAAGGCAGCAACCGCCAAAGGCCCGAAAGCAAAACCGGCTGCTAAGGCAGGTAAAGCGAAGGTTGCAGCAAAGCCGGTGAAGAAGGCAAAGGCTGGCAATGACGACTTCCTGATTCCGTAATCCAGAAGTAACAGTCAAATCGTAGTTTAGTTAAAAGGGAACAGCGTATTCTAGTCTCACTAGTTTGCTCTGTTCCCTTTTGTCGTTTTGCGCTCTAGAAGTTAGAAGTTAGAGGCTTGTTCTCGGATAATCCTCTACCTTTTATCAAGTTACCAAGTAGGAGCAGTCATGAAGAACCCCATGCGTATCGTAGACTCAAACTTTGACCGGCTTCAAGCACGCAAGGGCACGGCCACCAAGAACAACTCACAGATGGAAAAGATTACGGCCATGTTGCAGATCGGGAGTAAGGCTGGCCCGGACGACGCACAGATTCTGCTCAAGGCCGAGAATCGTGTTACTGCATTGAAGGAGTTACGCATATCGTTAGCTAAGGCGACCACTGCAGTCTCCCGTCTGTATGTTGTGGAGAAGCCACAGCAATTGAAGAAGCTGACCGCTGCATTGAAAACGATTCAGACTATTGCACAAAGCAAGCCACCCGTCGGAGTGTCGAAGCATCTGAAGGCAGCAATGAATGAACTCACGAGTTTGCGTGAGGGTGTGTACGTAGGAGCCGCAACATCGCAGAAGGCGCTGTCCATCGTCAGTTGCACGGATGCCCTGACGCACGTAGATGAATTGATTGTGAAGGCCACCGCAAGCTATGAAGCGAAGAAGGTAACGGCAGGGCCAGACGATGCACTGTGGACTGAGGAAATCACAAAGGTTATCCAGCAGACTGCAGAGGAGTCAAAGAAGCTCGCGTCACTGAAAGACAAAGACTTCGTGGTGTCACGTATGCCTGTTATCCCTCTCGCCAAAGCATCGAACAAAGCAGCAACCGGATTCCTCTCTGTGCAAGCGCTGCAACGTGCGGGATTGAAAGCAGAGTCCTTGGGTGGTTATCCCGTGTTGCACAATCAATTGGTGATCGGTATTAACCCCAAGGCAGTTGGGCTAACCGAAAAGCAGAAGGCTGAGGGCAAATCGATCCCGCGTGAGAAGTGGTTGGAAGTCGCAGACTCGATTCGCAAACTTGTGCAAAAGCAAACCAAGCAGAAGTATCAATTCGTGGATGAGCGCGCATACGGCGCAGCCGGTGGTGCATGGTTCTGGTTGATGCCTGAACGTGAACTCGATCTATTTGCCTCGGCGTTCCCGGGCAAGGCAGTGACATTACTTAACTGGGGATTTGCGAGTGGCGGTTAACATGGAATTTACTAAGAAAGAACCCACGCCAGAAGAGGCATTATCCCGGTATCTCCAGCAGTATGGATACCCGTACACCTGTCGTATCTTCGGTAGGTGCAAGAATGAATTCAGGGCAGGCTTTCTAGCAGGGTATAGCTGTGCGTCTAAGCTTAGTTCCTCGGGTCTAGTAGAGCTGTACGCAGAATACGCAGACTCGCTTACAAAGAAACTAGAAGCACCATTCGCTAACAGACAAGGATTTGAATCAGGTATCTTGTACGGTGCAATTCGCCACTACAAACTTACTATGGTTAGTAGACTCTAGGAGTAGTAATGCTAGTTAATCAATTGCTTGTGTTGCCGGATGAAGGGACACTGAATTACCTCCGGCAGATATTCAGCGCGTGTCCCTTCGAGCTTGATCTTAGTCAGGCGTACGTGGAAGTCAACAGTTCGCTAGGTAACATGCAGGCCGAAGCTTCAAACGTGTACATTGCAGAAGCTGGTTCGATGAACATCTGGTATGACTCGTCTACCCAGTCATCGTCCCTACTACTTCCCTTAGTTAGTTCGGAATTGAGTAAGCGGTGTCAGGTGGTACGGGAGAATGCCCCGTCACTGTTCTACGGTGATTACTACCACCCCTTCTTAGTATTGAAGCGATACATGCCACCGAAGGCTAAACACTTCCGAGGCTTTCTTAACAGTGTGTCGGATGTGTTGTACGCCAATCGAATGCCTCTAGTGTTCGACGCTGAGTTCGTAATGTCTCAGAATTTTGAATACGTACCCGACACTGATTTCTACGTGTCCCAAATGGCAACCCTTGTTTAAGTTAAGGAATGAACATGAATAAAGAGTGGGCAACCCCTTGGGGTTCGGGTAAGGTCGAACAGCATGAAGCCAAGAAGGACGCCAAGCCTATCGTGTATCTGTTCGTAAACGGTGCAGCTATCGGCGTCAGCGCGTACCCTAGCGATCACGAAGATGCAGATAAGTACACGATGGAGGTTCAAGAATTCTTGGGTGGTCGCAAAACCACCGCTGACATCTCAATCACGGTTCTCCGCAACATCTTGGCGCAAGCCGGTGTGCATGTAGTAATGGAATGATACACAGCGGCACTGAAACCGTTTTCTAGCTGGACAATTCCAAATGGAAAGTATCACATTGCCGTATTGCTGGGTCTGCGAGAGACGCTTCGTAGATTCAGTTCCTCCTGGCCCCTGCCTCCGAGAGGAACACCACATAATCCCGAGGAAGGCGGGTGGTACAGATGGGCCGTTAGTGAGCCTGTGCGACTCCCATCATGCGAAGCTGCATAAGATTGCAAATCGGCTTTCTTCAAAGAAGCCGTACTTTGATTTACTAGCAGGAGAGTCTAGTGAGCACACTAAGAAGTTGCTCTGGTTAGCGACCCGCGTGTTCAATGCCTTCGAGTTAGTAAAGGGAGATCCGAATAAGACTACCTCGGTGCTCCTAACACTAGACCGAGAACTACAAAGCAAGCTGGATTACCTGAAAAAGATCTACCCACAACTTAAGAGCAGAGAAGCGATTGTGAGCTTCGCTATCGATACCCTCTACAACAAACACTGTTCCCAGGAGTAACACAATGACTGAAATCAATAACACCCACCAGCCGAAACTCAACGACGTAGTTGCCATTCACCTTACTAATGGTAGTACCGTACTGGGGCGCCTAGTAGTAAACGATATGCTGTATGCAACCCTCAAGAAGCCAATGTCATTGATTGTTCAAGGCACGGGTCAACAAGGTCAACTGTCAATCTCGATGATGCCTTACCTAACGCTCGGTGTATTCCCTGCACTAGACGAGATCGACTTTGACACGGAGATGTACATTCTCATGCGTCCGGTACCCAAGCAGCTGGAAGACATCTACCTCGAGAACACCTCAGGCATTGCAATCGTTCGCTAACCACTAGGGGCCTGAATGACGATCATTGATACGACCGAACCCAAGAGTAGTTGGAATTATCGCGTAGTGGAGAGCACTGCCTTAGTTGGGGGCGAGAAAGAGACTTGGAGAGCAGTACACGAAGTCTCTTACTATAATGATGTTCCACAGTCGTACAGTACGCGCCCGGCCACTATTGTGTGGGACGTAGATGCAGGGGATGACGGTGCTAAAAGAGTTCTGCATAGAATGCTCGAAGCACTAGACAAGCCGATCCTGCTCGCAAAGGATTTTACAGATACCAGGGAGGTCTTATGATTATCAGTACTGAAGAAGAGTACAGGCAGGCCACAGCTAAGGGCAACGCTATTGTGGACACGGACGAGGATCCCTGGGTGAATCCTGAGTTCATCGAGATCACTGATGCTATGATGGCCTGGGAAGCTATTCACTACCCAGAAGGCGAGATCACTGAATAATTCTGTGCAATACCCCGAAAAGTGGGGGTATTGACATGACCCCCATTTTCATGCGATAATAAGGTGTCGGCACAACGGAGAACCTAGCGTGAACGGACTCACGCTACTGACGGAATAACGAAATTTCCATCAACTAGAATTATAGAAAACCCTATCCCAATATGTTGAAAAAGAACGTGCTCGGCACAGCTAGTGCTAAATCTTTGGATGAGGCGTTTCGCTGTGGCGAGTGCCTCCATTTCCGTCATCATGCTCATTCAACCCGAGAGGCAGTTTGTTCAGCGGAAGGAGTACGAGCAGTTGGTTTAGCACCAAAGTGCTTCACACCTGACATCACGGCATTGGCAACGAACACCGATCAGTTTGTTCAAATCGCAGCACTGTTCCAAAGCACGACGCACAAGCAGCGTCGAATTCTCTTAGGCATGTTTCGTGGTCAGAAGAAAAAGAAGTTTCCGATTGGCACCAAGTTGTTCTTCCGTGTTGGTCGCGATTACATCTCGAATTACTTGGCAGCGTATTCAGCAGGGTATACCAGCAGTGGTGAGCTGATGTTGATTGGTTCACCCAGTATGAAAACCAGGGGATCACGGTTCACATCGTTTCTCACTTCCAGTGAAGACCTTATGGTGTTCTCGGAGTGGAAGAAAAAGAAAGCAGAGCTGACTGAGGCTGGATTGATATTCGATCCACAGAACAAGATTATCAAGAAGGCATCGGTCGTCGATAACTATGAACCACCGAGCATCGACTCAGTCCCCTCTGACTGGTACAACAAAGAAGAAAAGAAGACGCGGCGCAAGACTGATCCGCTTGAGTTCACTATCAAGGGGAGGTAAGCCATGACTTCACTGTCGAAACTTTGGAACCTAGATCAGAAGACTGTGCTCAAGGTAGGCGGTGCAGTATTCGCCTACCTGTTTCACCGTATCACTCAGATCCAACTCGTTCACTTCATCGACGACCGTGAGATTTCAGATAAGGTGTTGCACTCCATTCGCAAGGATGGTTACGTTCTCAAGAACTGCAAGACGTATGCGTGGGCTGTGCATAAAGCACGGCACTACAACACAGAGGCACCGAAGTATAAAGCGTATGGCATCGCCTCCTCCGATTATCGTTTGCTATCGAAGCTGAACCTGAAGCACCTGAGTATCAAGTTTGACGCGTGGACCCCTGACGACCTGGACGCAATCGTTGGTGACACGTTGAACTGCCAGGCAATGTCTCAGTACATTGGTAAATACATTTCAAAGTGTTTGCTGTTCCTGATTCGGTCCTATGGCATTGAACGGTCGCTTCTGGAAACAGAGATGACCACGTGGGCGATGCGAGCCATCTATGTAACGTATCCTCGTTTTGAATCGCTGCTTCACGTAACCAACGTAGCGAAGTCTGCGATTCACAACTGCGGGCAGAATCAGATTCAGTATTACACGGCACCGTCTCGCAATAGATTGCAAAAGACGGCAGAGGGATTGTTTGAAGCTCGCCATGTTGCATACGACACACTGGCACACGTAGCGGTTGACGATGAACCGCAGCGTGACCTCAAAGACAAGTTGGAGACCTTGGTATCCCTGGCAGAGAAGAAGGGTATGCGTGAGGACGTTCAACGATTTTTAATGTGTTGTGCAGGGCACCACGACGAAGGGTTTTCGGATTACTTAGAGGTCGATAACTCAAGTTTGATAGAGGAGATTTCCTATCCACGATACTTACGCAAGGCTTCAAAATACTTTAGCTTTACTGAGACGCAAGTTCAAAACCTGTTCGAGAAGCTCCGCACAGAGTTAGTATAAAAAAACAGAACTGTAGGTCATCGGTACAAGCCCTTCCCAGTAACACAGGAGGATCGCTATGTATGCCGCTATTGAGGGTGTTGATATTGTTAGTGTATTGAGAGAACGACAAGCACTGTTCGCTGCCCAGGTTGATCTCACACTTGAGCAGTACCTTAAGATTGTACGTGCTTGTAATACCGATGAAGCAATAACAGTTCTGGAACTCTTGCGGGTTTCAACATTCAAGTCTCAAAGTAGAGCGCACTGTGCGCGTAAGGTTAGGGAGTGGGTGGGCAACGAGAGCGCTATAGGAAAGCCGTTAAACATCTGGGAGTTTGAAAGATGTAGGCCGACCTGGAAGATCCGCTATTCACTCCCTACTGTTCATTACTGAGGAGCTTCGGCTCTTCGGATTCTGAGGAGTCGAAAATGGAGCAGCATGTATACTATGTGGTGATGGTAACGCCAGTACGCACCCAGCACTTCACGTTGAGGTTTGACTCGAACCCAACGGTGAAGGAAGTGCTGTATGAATTATCTACTCAACCGCACACCCCTGAGACACTTGCACTCACTGTAAATAGTATGCGGATGCTTCATGCAAGTGGGCAGGAGCACGAGTTATTCAACGAGAGTTCAACCTTCGAGTATAAGATTGAGAAGTCGTGGCTGCGTATTGTGTGCCCTCTCCACGTATGTCCAATCACCGCAAACTATGAACAAACCAAAGTATCGAATTAAGCGTAGAGCAGACGGGTATCATGTAGTACAGCGACGCGAGTTCTTCTTCTGGTGTACCTGCAGTAAACCGTTCTTCTATAGGGGTGACGCTGAAGATCACGTCAAACACCAAGTAGCTAGGGATCAGCAAGCAAAGATAAAGTGGGATACCCGCGGCATAGTCGCCACCTACGATGAAAACGGAAACCTACTGTAAATAACCTGTATGCGTATTACCAACAAGGACGTAAGATGAGCAATGTTGTCGAGTTCCCGAAGGCTTGTGTATCGTGTGATGCAGAGAGTGCCGACAGTGTATGTAAAGAAGCCGACGGTTGTCCTACTGAACGTGCCGTGCTGCAGCGATTCTGGCGTGCGCATCAAGCTCTGTTAGCCGGATGGAAGTTGGTACCTCTGGAGCCTACAGACAAGATGGTTATCGCAGGTGTTCACTGTGAACAGGCGGAACATACTGGACGATACAGTAGTATGGAAGCTGCTTACCGTGCCATACTTGCAGCTGCACCTGATTACCCCCTGTAAATAAAGAACATGACGTACACTGAAAAGACACTCACGCAAGGCGAGCACGTTGTCTACACCGCATCACTTAGTTTGTGGAATTCCTTCTGGATGATCGTCCTCGGCATCATCCTTATTCCAGTGTTTGGTATCGGCTTGATCTTGCTATTGCTGGTGTTCTGCAACTTTGCCACAACTGAGTTGGTGATTACAAACAAGCGGTTGGTGTCGAAGAAAGGTTTTATCAGTCGTAGAGTGATCGAGATCCCGTTGTCAAAAGTTGAAACGATTCGCGTGGATCAAACCTTCATGGGTCGCATCTTGAATTACGGTTCGGTGGTTGTGGCAGGTGCTGGTAATCCCCAAGAGCCGTTCCTGGGTATCTCGAAGCCCCTGGAGTTCCGTAAAAAGTTTTCTGAGGCTCAACTGTAAATAAAGAGTAGATTCCTACTTTTGCTAGACCTTCAAATAAGGAATAAGGATGCGTGATTCTGATGGTGGTAGCTGGCTAGAGGCTATTCTATTCGTAGCAATGGTTGGCATAGTGCTGTTCGACATAGTATCGGGTATACACTGTAACTAAAGAGTGCAAGGTTTATCAATGAGCAGAGATGCTCAATTACTAGGAGTAGGAAAATGCTTACATTGAAGTTAATGTCAGAACAAGATATGCCTGACGACGATCCAGCCAAGGATTTCACCCTCGTCCAGATCACCGATGACGAAGTATTGCAGTTCCTTCGTACAGGTGAGTCTGAAACATATCGTGAGTACACCTGCAAGGTAGTGGCACTTATCAAACGCCGTGATGGTTCCGAGATGCCCTATCCACTAGTAGGTAACGCCTACGTTATGAACGAGAATGGCAAGACCATTGCTAGTCGCTGTTCGTACTAGTGTAAATAAAGAGTATGAAGTAGGGGAGTAGCCAAGTGGTACGGCACTAGTCTTTGACACTAGCACGCGAAGGTTCGATCCCTTCCTCCCCTGCCAAAGTTTTTCACTGCTGTAAATAACAAGTAACGAATTCCAACAAATAGAAAAGTAATGATTAAGATCTTTTGACTCTATAGCTTCACTGATTAGCAGCACCCGTAGTATAGATCGCAGTAAGCTGTAGAGAAAACAAACCTTCATTCAAAATCCAATTTGGAATATCACACACATGAACAAGATCATTATCGCCGCAGCTATTTCCGCAATGTTCGCAGCTTCGGCTTTTGCAGGTAGCCCTTCGACTATTCCTGCTGGTGTCTCGGCCAGTACTGGTGGTGGCGCAGGAGTTGCTAACACGATTAGCGGTAGCTTTAGTTCTTTCAATGGTGGATCGAGCGAGTCTCAAGCTTTCAATAGCGAAAGTTCTGCAGTTACCTCGACGGCAGGTATCAGCAAGAGCGGCGTAGCAACCACCTCCGGTACTATTGCTAATAGCGGTAGCGCATACGGCTGGAACCTCAGCTCGGGCGCAGGCACGGGTAGCGCAGTCTCGACTGGTTCGGCTGACGCCAACACCAGTGAGAATACCACAGTAAACGGCGGTAGCAGCTCCGGTAATATTACGCTGGTCAGTGGCAATAACATTGTTGCTGGTAGAAACCAAGGTGGGGCTGTTGGTTCAGCTGAGGGTGGTAGCTACACCACGAGCCTCTCGTCCACGAATAGCTCTAGCGTAAACAAGACCACCGGTTCGACGTCCACCACGGATATTACGTCGACGCTGACGGGCGACGCCTGGGGCGCAACGGCTACCACCCAAGGTTCGGGATTGACGGTTGGTAGTACAGCTCTTAGCGATCCGAGCACCATCACTGTTAACACGAATGGTGGTTTCAACTTCGGCGGTGCTATCACGACGGGTGAAGGCGCAGGCGCAACGCTTATCAACAACCCAGTCAGCAACAACCCGTAATCAACAAAGCTTCACACGTAACATCTAGCTAGACTGAGGTGGATAGGGATTAAGTTCCCTATCCACCTCTTTTCACATTTGCCCTCCTTAATTGGACGAAAACATGAATAAGAAGCTCCTAGTAGCAACTGTACTTTCTCTATCGTCAGCTGTAGCCTTTGCACAGACTGCAAGCACGGCATCGAATGCAAGTACGCAGAGTGCAGCACAAGGTGGTTCCCTGTTGTTCGCCCCTGTTTCTGATAGTACCGTTCGCTACGCAACCTCCTCGGCATTCGCTCCCTCGCTCACCTCTTCAAATGATACGTGTATGGGTAGTTCGTCGATGGGTGCGACCGGTATGTCGTTCGGTGTAGCCCTTGGTTCGACCTGGACAGATTCCAATTGCACGATGTTGAAGAACGCGCGTGAAGAATGGAACATGGGCGAGCACTCCGCAGCAATGGCCCTTCTCTGTACCAATGACGACATTCGCTATTCGATCTCTGTGTCGGGTGGTGTTATTGATCGTCGCAAAGATGGGGCCACCATTCGCCGTGGTTGCCCAATGACGAAGGCCGAGTGGGTTGCAGCCGGTCGTCCTCTAATTGATCCTGATACCGGCCAAGCAGTTGCTCCTGGCTCGGTCGTTACTCCGGCACCCGTAGCAGCAGCCGTTGTTCAACGCCCTCTCGCTTTGTTGGACTCGAAGGGTGTGCTGATGACGGTAACGCCGCAGATGAAGACCGCCGAAGAAATTCAAGCACACGCCGCTATCATCAAAGCCAATGCGGAAATGCGTGCGCAGTCTGTTACCAAGTAATTTTGAATAAACTCATAAAGGAACTAATCATGTCTGAAAATAATAGTAATGAAGACCCGAGCGGAGGTAATGAAGACGCAAAGTGGCTGGACCGGGCTGATGAAGCGCGTGCAGAAGGTCACGCAACGCAGGATCAGGTTGATGCACTGGTTGCCAAGCTTAGTGTAGAGGCCGATGCATCTAAGGACTCAACTACGGAGTAGGGAGCAACGATGAAGCAACTCTTACTAGTAGCACTGCTTGGTGTAGCCTTCAGTGCGCAAGCACAAGAACTCACCAATGGTGGAATGCCTCCAGGCGATCCACCATCCATCCTGGTAGCTAACGTGCCGATGGGTTCTGGTGTGCCGAGCCTTGGACAGACTATCGGTTACTCCTCAGCAACTCCTGTTGCCGATGGCCTGTATCACGTCCCTGGTTATCTTCCACTGCAATCTAGTGCAGGCACGATCTGGCCTCGTGTTGTAGACGTTAGCTGCGATCCGATTAGAGGCGTGTGGTACTGCAATGGTTATCACGTCGATGGTGTGCTTGAACGTGGTGAGGACATTTATGTGCGTCCAGTCTTCCGTCAATCAATTACATTAACACTTCCGCTGACCACTCCTATTCAGCACTAATGTAAATAGAGGGTAGTCAATCCTGACTATCCCTTTCCTCTTCTAGGACTAGCAACTATGACCGATTACACCTACAAAGCAACCAACGCAATCGAAGAATCCCTTCTCCTGTCCACAGCACCGCCCACCAACGAAGAGATTGCAGACCTCCAAATCAAAGATTGGGCAGACTCTCTTACACAAATCACTGCAGCTGTTCGCACTCTGGAACACGCACTGCCTCTCGCAAGTTCTCAGGGTATCGAACAGTCCTTCAAGCGGTTGTCGTCAAACATGCATAGCCTTCGTCTGTTCTTGTTGGTACGGGGATTCAATGTCTAAGGCGGTCCACAAAGAATTGAAGGTTAAGCGGTACTCTGTAGTCCACGCAGAAGACACAGGGCAAGTCGATCTAGTGGTAGCTGACTCAGGTGACTTCGTTAAAGTTACTGACGTTAAAGCAGCACTTCGCGCCATGCTGAGAGCACACAGGCTAACCCCTGAAACTGCAACACGCATTATCACAAACTTGGCTTTGTAATCCAGCCACCCGGCTGAGTAATAACTTCTGGAGAATCCTAGTGTACAACTCAGCCGGTAAACGATACCCAGATGAGCAGTCAGATCTCCGAGAGATATTCGCCCGTATCAAAGATAGCAACCAGGAGTCGGGCGTTCTATACTACGAGGTTGTGAATGCTCCCCATCTCCAGCCCCTAATTAACGCACTTACCCACGTGGGCTTAACAGCAGCCCCTGTGCAAGATACCCGCACACTAATCCTTGTGCATAACGATATGGGTTCCACACTGTTTCCGGTCTTGCGTATTGAGTGGCATCCGGAGCAAGTTAGGCACTGGTGGCCGAATCAAAAGTTCGAGGGCGTACCCGAGTCTGTTCTTCCGTTACTAACAAAATTTCGTATAGGTGTGGTATTCGCATTCTTCACCTGTATATTTGCATCACTGCTGTGTGCCCTAGTTATGAACAGGCATTCAGTAGCGTCACACGATTTAGCAATAGGCGCCATTGGCTCCCTCTTCCTTCTGTGTCTCTTAGGACTTCTTGAGCATGAATCAGCAAACCAATCAAATTAGTACCTTCAACTGTGTAGTGAAGAAGGGCGCAGAAGAATTACCCGCAGAAGGGGTTGTGCTTAAGCAGGAGGATACCTTCGACGTTCAGGTGTTCCTCAACTCTCAGTTCTACACGTTCAGCATTATCAGGCAGCAAGACCACCAGTACATGCTTCGCCTAGTTCGTATACATGATCGTACCGGAACACTCATATCACTAAAGACGCTGCTCCTGACAGACCCCAAAGTGGAGATGTTGTTTGAGCGCGTTCTCACCACGTTAGTAAATCAGGAATAATTTTTAAGTAAGGAAACAGTATGGAAGTTCGGAATTTTAGTTCTAGGGTGGGCGATGTTACGCTAACCGGTACAGTCAGGGGGAAATACAAAGAGATCAGCGACTACTATGTAAAGGTAGAAGTTGTTAACTCTGGATATAAGTATCACTTTGAGTTCGAGATGATTATGGTGGCTATCCCTGCCATGTACATCGTGAATCGAATAATGCTTACCGCTCTGGTTGACGGGCCTATGCCTATGCCGTTTCAGACCACTCAGCGTATGCAAGCAGCACAATGTTTTGAGCATGCCTTGCTACGTATCGTCGAGCTGTTCAAGGAGATTGTAAGCAAGGAGGCAGCTACACCCGAAGCGGTTATCACATGACGTACATAGACCTGGAGATCCACGTAATGATCTCACTGATGCTGACAGGGCTGCTCCTCTACGTGTTATTCCCTATAAACTCGCCGAGGCTGTGGTTCCTCGTGTTCTTATTCTTTTTCCTGGTCACACTTGCCCTCTACTAAAAGCCCTGCCCCTGGTCCCTAAAAAGATTGGCGGCAGGGCTTTTTCGTTTTGGGCCAAAATTCCCGGTTTATCAGACTAGGTAAACCTTCCATTGCAGGTAGGCTACAGCGTCGTAGGCACCCTCTGACGGGCTGAAAATAGGGGTTTTGACCATTTACCCGTGATCCCTAGATTTTGCCTATTTTTTGTGCAAATTTGCGTAAAAACAACACCTAAACAAAATTGTTGTTTCCCATGTAAATACGTGTTACAATAAGGTGTAGAGGCACCCGATAGAAAACCAAAGGAAAAGGAAGAACAAAATGGCAAAAGCAAAAGTGTTGAACGTAGAGGGTAAGGTTCGCAAGGCAACGATCAAGTTTGCACAGGCATTGCTTGACGTCGGCGTGAATGTCAAAAGAGTTTACTCTGAGGTCATCGAGATTAAAGGTAAAGGCCGTTTCAGTCTTTACGTTGATCTCGCGTATGACTGTGGATACCTCGCGGTTAGTGTGCTAACGCGAAAGGGCCATGTCCAGACTCAAGCCGAGTGTGCAACCTACACCGAGTTCAAAGCATTGTTGACCACCTGGAACATAGCAGCGTACTAAGGAGCATCATGTTATCCCTAATTCGTTTCGAGCTGTGGTCATTGTCCCAGCTCTACAAGTTCGCTCGTATGTCAGGATTCGGTCGTATTCAATCAGCCAGCATTGCTCTAACTCTTGTTATAACCATTCGCTAACTCGGAGAATCAAAATGAACTTCATCATCGACGCAATCAAAAGCAACAAGGAAGTGTTCTACGGCATCATCGGCGGCTTCATCGTGTTCACGTGCCCGGTTCTGATTGATATGTATGTTCGCCCGCTGTTGCACACGCTGTACTAAGGAGTAGCCCATGAAAGTTACAGCAATGGCATTCACTAGAAGTGAGGCCGAAAATCGTATCACTGGCGTTTCTCTTGTTCTGGGCAAACACATCTTGAAGTTATTCCTGTATCCAACATCGCAGTATGTCAAAGGTTGGGAGAAGGAAGTTCGGGCGTGGTACACCGCTTGCAAGGATGTGGGCAACCACCTTAAGAAGGGCGGTAAAGTCAAGCCTTTGGACTACTTCGAGTGGTTGTATGAAACTCCATTCCACAACGGTATTAATGAATACTACGAGCAGGTGGTGGAGCAGAATGATAAATTGGTTCCCAAGTTCGGTACACATGAAGTTCCCGATTTGGAAACTTTGGTAAAAGCTTTGTACGTAAAGATGGCAAACTCGATGGCGAAAGACAAAGAGTGGTCCCAGTTCATCTCAGACTTGCAAGAGTACGTCGGCACGGATAACTAAGGAGTAAGAAAATGATTGTCACCTACGTGTGTACCGTTATTGATCGACGCACTGATAAGGAGTTGGCGAGCTACGAGATTGAGATTGACCCAAAGTACGAGCATGAAGATCACGCTCGACGCTATGCTGCAGCTATGTTTAGAAAAGAAGCACTTAACTTCAAGCAGGAAGCGGATTGGTTTATCCGTTCAACAAGGAGTAGCAATGCCCAATCCTGACTACAGAGAGCCATTCGTCTTACCCTTCCCTAAAGGTATGAGCCGCGAGGAAATATTTGCTAACCAATGGAGGAACTTTCGTGAGTGCCCTAAGTGCGGGGCAGAGAAGGGTGACTGTTGCAGGAGCCCCTTCTGTGTTCAACTGAAATACGCAGTACCTAACTGTCGGCCTAAGGAATAAGAAAATGAAGAATGAAAATCTGTATCGCGATCTCAACAACTTCGACGTGGTGGCTAAGGTAGAAGAGCTACACGGCCAGCGCATCGACGATAGTACTCCGAAGGAAATTGTACTCGAGCTGTTAACCTTGCAGGGCGCTAAGAATGTGCTCAAGGAGCAACTGTTGCTAGATGCAAATGATACGACGTTTGGCATGGATGCTCTTCCGTACCTGCAGATCGTTAAGGACTTGGGTTTCATCGAGGTGTACACTGATACATTCCCCCACGTCTGGGAGGGGGAAGAAGCCCGGGATTATACGGAAACGCATTACGTTCTGGCTAACCCGGAGATTGGTGCAGTCTTGAACTTTGACACGTACAGCTATCAGGATAGCTCAGGTAAGCTGGCTGTGCATCGCAACGGCGCGACTCTTCAATACTGTTGGCAGCCCAAAGACTTAGCCGCATATCCTAATGGTGTACTGAGTTCTGGTGGGTGGGAGTCAAAGACTGATCCAGAGTGGAGGAATCAGAATCTGCGCTTTGAATGTACTCCTGATCTGTTCTGGTTCGGCTCGCATGACGCACGCGAAGGCTTACGGTTCATCATCAAGAATCTTATGGATGCGGGTACGATGCTTCCTGTGTGGCCGTCGATGACCCGCTCCTACTGGTTGCCATTCATCAACTGGTCGGATTGGAAAGTCTGCGATTACAAAACAACGGGGAGTAAGGCATCCTCAGACGCCATCCATGCACTCAACAATTACCGATACAGGACAACCCCGGAATGGTTCAAAGCAATGACCGGTCATAACGTTAGCGTGTAAGGAGTAGGTAATGCTCGCACATCAAATCTCAAACTACATAGGGTTCTCAGAACACACAGTCCATGCGGTCCTGCTGTTCGCTATCCTCGCAGTTATCCTGGGGTCGATACTGGTCACGTTCTGGCATGTAATTATTGTCGGGTCGTTCACAGTCTTGTGCCTTGCGTTTTTCTTAGGAGACAAACCGGAGGTTCACAACCCTCCGGTGTACGTAGTCGGCCACCTGGTTCCAAACAATCCTTACGACAACGGGAGTAGGCAATGAGCGTCCTAGCAGGAGTTGTACACAGCTATGTCCTGTCAAACCCTGGCGTTACGTCGGCGATGTGTCGAGCATACCTCGCACCCTACTGTACAGCCAATAAGTACAAGGCCAGCAGTATCAACACTTACCTCTCGGCAATGACTAGAGCCGGTATACTACGTTCAGAGAAGGTCGGAGGTAAGGAGGTGCATTACTATGTAGCATCTCCTTTCTCCACTGAGAGGTTGAGAGCCACGATCTACAAGAGTAAGAAAGGGCAAGCCTTACCACGGGTTAAGGAGACTCAACCATTCACTCCAGTCCACTCCCTACTCCGACCTATACTGAGAAAGCACAAACCAGAAGTCGTGCTAGAGGCTCTCAAGTATGAGCTGCTCGCAGTGTACGGAACACACTTGACCTCTGCAATTACTGACAAGTTCGATGCAGCGTTCGACACCATTACTTCTATATTGAGTAAATCATGAACTACCCCTTTATCTTAACCAAAGATAGCACCGGCTTCCTCGTTACCTTCCCGGATATTCCTGAAGCTGCAACAGCGGGAGAAACAGAAGAGGAGGCAATGGAGATGGCGAGTGACTGTTTGCTCTCTGCATTAGATACTTACTTTGAAAGCCGTAAGCCAATCCCCTGGCCCGTGCTCAAGCACGCCAACTATGTAGTAGAGTTAGCACCAAGCATGGCGTTAAAGGTGAAGCTTATAAATGAGATGCACGGGCAGGGTGTCAACCGCACTGAGCTGGCTAACCGTTTAAACATGAAACCTCAGCAGGTTTCCCGCATGTTGGGATCGGGCCATCTCATAACAAACATCGACGTTATCGCTCAGTGCTTCCGTGTGCTAGGCCGTGAACTTGAAATCCATATTTCGTAAGGAGTAGACAATGGCACAGAAAACTATTTGGGTAGCAACTGACAAAGAGATAGGGCTTGGTGATCTCGATTACCTTACTATCGCGGATGTAGTGAAACTCCTTAACGAGTTTGAAAAGCAGTACCCAGGTGCCCGTTTCAACAGGCAACCTGGTAGGTATGCAGACTCAGCTGAATATCTCTCAGTAGAGTTCCCCCATAAGGAAACTGTAGATGAGATGAGGATTCGGGAGACACGAGAAGTAGAAGAGAAAGAGCAAGCCTTGGTGCGTAAGCGCGCACAGCTTGAACGGCTTAAGAAAGAACTTGGAGAGTGACCAATGAGAGAAATTCGTAGAAGCCTACGGCCACGGCCGAATTTTGTAGTAAAAAGAACATCTTCTCACTTGGTCCGAGGCATACTGAAAATTTGGATGCGTCGTCGCCGTGTTACTAACCTCGGGTAGGAGTACATAATGAAGTTGAAGTTCGCCAGGATCAAGCCCTACCGAGCATCTCACGTTAGTAGGTTACACTGGTTCCACAGGTGGTCGAAGTGGGAGATCGTGAATGACTCTAACCTAGTCAACGACAAAGGTGGGGTCGTAGGTCGTGTCGTTACACAGCAGCGCAAGTGTGTAGTCTGTGACCTACTAGAACTCAAGCAGCAGAGAATATCATTACACGACTAGGAGTAGGTAATGAATGGGCATCCTGTTACACACCTGTGTGTAATCCTCGATAAGGATACGGGAAAAGAAATCACTAGCTATGAGATTGTAGTTGATGGTCGTTTCCAAGATTGGTATAACGCTCGACACATAGCACGTGCTCGCTTTGAAGAGGAGCAGAAGTATAAACCGAATATGAGAAGGTACACCAACTGGGCTGTAGACTCAGTAGAACTTTAGGAACATAGAGAATGCCTCGTATCATAAAAGAAAAGAAAGCAGTAGTACGATTCAACTTGGAAAAGGAAGTACAAGCGGAACTCGAGCAGTACGCAGAGTGGTCAGAACTCACCCAATCGCAGATAGTAGCTGATGCGTTAAACAAACTGTTCGCTTCCGATAAGTTCTACCTCATCCATAAACTAAACAAAGTTGTGTAAATATGTGATATAATAAGTTATACCAGGAGCAACAGCATGTACGAGGTACTAGCTATCCAACTTACAAAGAAAGCCTTTGCATTTGAGCAATTTTCGCTGTCTGATATTATGAATGCCAGGGTGACCTCTGAATGGTTAGGGGATGCCAAGGAAGTTAGTGATCTTGGTCAAGCTACACTCTTTAGACGTTTCACAGTAGAAGACGGACAACCTGTCGAATACTTCTTTGCAGTTGACGGTGAAGGTTTAACCCGTTACTGCGTAAAGGTAGCAGACATTAAAGCCCCTCCCTTACGAGCAGGATGTCAAGTAGGTGTTTGGAGTGACCCTGAGTTCGCAACCCCAGTGCGATTCGCTCCTAAAGTCTTCTGGGAAGTTTTGTTTGAGCGTCACGACATTATCAGCGACCAGATTCAAACCGACTTTGGCCGACGCTTTTGGATTAACCGTATTGGTGAGGCCTACGGTAAGAACCTATGCGTCTATCTTTTGGAGTTGAGAGGTTCCAAAATTATCAAGAGTCCCCGAATCCGCACCGTCGATGACTTCAATAAGATGATTACCAAAATCTGGGGATCAGAGTTGAAGATGCGCAACATTCGATTGGCAATTACAAAGAACCCACTTCGGTTTGAATAAGCTTAAACTGATAAACTCAAAAGGAAATTGAAAAAAATGGCACCGACTCCAATGACACTTTCTGAAATGAAGAAGCTGTACGTGAAAGCGCAGACTGCGTACTACAACGGCAACGAGCCGATTATGAGTGATAAGGCTTTTGATAAGCTGGAAGATACGATTCGTAAAGTTTCTCCTGAGTGGGATCGCTTGAAGAAGACCGGCGTGAAGGTCGCAGATAAGAAAACCGACACACTGCTGTGGAGACCAATGCCCTCGTTGAATAAAATGTACGACGAGGCAGTTCCCAAGTTCTACGCAAAGCACAAAGCAGTTAAGAAATGGGTCTGGTCTGATAAGCTAGACGGTACATCGCTTCAACTTATTTATGAGAACGGCAAAGCATCCCGATTGATTACGCGTGGCGATGGTATCACCGGCGGTGACATTTCATTCTTCATCCCGCACTTGACTAAGCTCAAGTTGATCCCGGCGACAATCTCTACTAAGGAACAAACAGTGTTTCGTCTCGAAGGGTTGATGAAGAAGAAAGTGTTTGAGAAGAACTGGAGTCGTGAGGCAAAGGGTGATGCAGGTGCAGACAACGGCCGTAACCTCGTGAATGGATTGTTCAATCGCAAGGATATGCACCCGGCCTTAATTGATGTTGATCTGGTGGTCCTGGGTGTCTACGGTTCTACCCTTCCTGAGGGCTTGAAGTTGGCAAGGAAGTGGGGATTCAAAGTAGTTACGCATTACCTAGTTGCTTCCTCAGAATTACCGGACATCAATCACGCGAACGAACTCGCTGAAATACGCGACGACTCGGAGTATGAGATGGATGGGCTGGTGATTGCCCCTGCTGATTGGGTGATGCATTACGAGGACGCGGAGAAGCCGAAGCAGTTAATCGCATATAAGTTCAACGATGAAGCAAACGCAGCAGAATGCAAAGTTAAGCGCGTGATTTATCAGACGTCAGGCTTTGGCCGAGTAGTGCCTAAGATTGAGATTGAGCCGACGAAGATGGATGGCGTACTCGTTAAGTTCTGCACGGTACACAATGCGAAGTGGATGCTTGATAGGGGTATAGGACCTGGTGCTATCTTGAAAATCGTTCGCAGCGGAGGAGTGATACCGAAGGTCGTGGGTGTCGTGAAGAAGGGCAAGATTCAGTTGCCGGAAGTACCTCACAAGTTAGTCGGCGTAAACTTCATGGCGATTGAGAGCTCACCAGAACAAAGGGTTCGGATCATTGATCGTTTCCTAACGACACTAGGAATTGAATTCATCGCACGCAAGACGATTGGGAAGTTACATGATGTAAAAGGAGGTCTTAAGCACCCGCACGATTACATTAAGCTTGTGCAGGGCAAGGACGCTACTGCTATAGCAGTATTAGAAAATGCAGGACTCGGGCCAAACCAATCAGAAAAGGTTCTCACTGAGTTGACGCGAGTGCTGTGTAATGAAATCTCATTGAAGCAGTTGATGGTTGCTTCCTCGTGTTTCGATGTTGGTGTAGGCGAGCGTCGTCTTTCCGCAGTCGAAGCCGTAGGCATTTCGATGAATGAGTTGTGCGGTTACAGTTCCGAGTTATCATTCAAGGAGATAAAAACCAAGCTCCTTGCAACTAAAGGATTTGCCGATAATACAGTGAATCTTATCCTAGAGGGGGTCGAGAACTTTAAGAGTTGGTTCGCCGACGTTACGAAGTATCTTACAGTCAACGGTGACTTGCCCAAGCCAAAGAAAGCCAAGAAGGTACTCAATAGTAAGTTGGCTGGTGTCGTTGCTACGTTCACTGGCTATCGAGATCAAGCACAGTTATCTATGATTGAAGCACTAGGCGGAACTGTTGCGGACTTCTCCACAAAGACCACGGTGCTTCTATACCGTGAGGGAGGTCGTAAATCATCGAAGATTGAGAAGGCAGGTGACAAGGCGATGACGTTCACCGAATTTTGTAAGAAGTATGGAGTGAAATGATGACACTATTTTATTTTCGGCGAGGTAGTCTTGGCTCCAAGCGCGTGGCCTTAAAACGAGAACGGCTGAAAGGGCCCTCCCGGCGTAGGCGAGTTAATAGCGTAGCACGGGTGGCTATGAACGACGTACATACACCGACCTACAAACACATCTTCTGGCGGCGCGTTGCCAATTTCGCGGCAAAGTACGGAGTGAAATGAGTATGTCTAAAGGGTACAAAGTAAAAGACCTGAATCAGTTACCGAGTTTATTCTCGGTAGCCAAACCAGAGGGATCGTTTGGTTCGCAGTTAGCAGCAGACTTAAACAAGCCGGACCCTATGGAGGACATTCGTGATTGTGTGACTGACCTAATGTCGAATTACCGAGGTTGGACAATCAACGATGTTCTACAGAGACTTAGTAAGCATCCTGACGCCAAGATGGTTGCAGTAGTGATGAACAAGTATGCGGCTGATGGCCACTTCACTGTTGTTAGAGCAGCAAGTGGCATTCTTACCTACACCATGAAGAAGAAAATAATGGACACTACTATCACGACTAGGAATGCAAAGTGGGTTCAGCGAGAACCTAATGAGCGAGCCACCCCAGATCCTAAAGGAGTGATTCGTCCTGAGGAGGGCCTGGACGTCGGCATCTGGAAAGTTATGTCAGACGGTAGGCCCCGCACCCCTTACGAGATTCGCAAGATACTAGCTGAGTACAAGTTCGATAGCCGTATCACAGACAAACGATTAGACACACTGATTAGAACGAATCGCTGGTTTGATCGTCGGAACCACAAAGGTTCCGGTGTAGCATACTCTCTACGTAAGGACTTCCCTATGCCGTCGCTGTTGACTTCCACCGAAAGCATCGCAAGCCAGAGCCCTCAACCCAAAGCTGAGTTCAAGGAGGAACCACCCTTCTCTATTGTTCCTGCCGTGGTGAAGGCTGCAGAAACGCAACCCGTCTTTGTAGATCACTCGGCCAGCATGAGTAAGGATGACACGATCCTCGTGTTGATTTGGAAGGCAATGTCGGATCGCAAATCGTACAAGTCGTCAGAGGTAGCGGCGTTGGTTCAGGCTATACGTCCTGAGCAGCCTACGCTCCGTATACAGAACTTAATGTCCACCATGAAGGGTAAAGGATGGTTCGATACAACCCATGGACTTAACAAGGGAGGGCTATCCGTCAACGTGTGGACACTGCGACCTGAGATAATTGACCCTACGGCATACTCCACAAGTCCTGCTAAGCCTAGCGCAACCACAGTTACGCCGACAGTTACCCAAGCAGCTCCCGCTGTTAAACCAGTAACCACTGTAGAGGAAATCGCAATGACCACTTCTCTTGTTCAAGTCAAAGCTATCAAAGCACCTGAGGCAGCACCTTTGCTTGACCTGACGGTGCGCGTTAAAGGTCAATCATTCACTCTTACTGAGTGCCGGCAGCTTGTTCACGAATTGCGGAACCTGGGCTATGGCAAGACTGTACCTCCCGCACAGAGCAGCCTGGTGAGTCGCTCCATCACAATCAAGGACGTTGAGTTCAGCGAGTCAGAACTGGAGACCCTTGTTAAAGCATTGGCCGCGGAAGGTTTGGTACTGGCAAACAAATAGAGTGAAGTGATGAATGTTAAGTTGTTAGGGAAGCCCGATGGGTACACGAGTCGTTACTACAAGTTCACTGTAGGAAAGACATACAAGGTGCGCGGTACGTATGGCTCGTGTTATATCATACTAGACGACGCGGGCGACACTGCTTACGTAGCGTGTTCCCGCTTTGAGGTTCAGGAGTAACGAAGAGCCCAACCGAAGAAGTTTACTATATGAGGACCTATGGAAAGCAAATTCCAAGAAGTGATGCTTGAGATTATGGTGAAGCACCACCAACTCAATCAGCAGCTCGAACTCTTGCGATCAGTCATAGACGTGCTCACTAGGGCACTCGATGACAAGAACGCAGGAAGGATTAGCGAGGCCGAACTCGATGCCTTGGCCGAACGTCAACTAACTATTCTGAGGTGATGGATGAAATCAAAGTATGTAGTCGGGCAGGTTCGCGGTGAAGTCAACGGTAAAGAAATGCTGTGCCTAGTAGCTATAGTTTTCCCTGAGTGTGTTGTTCATGCGGATATGGGCAGGCGTATGTTCTACGAAGTGTTATCTGCGGGGTTCGTCGATGTGTACGCAGATAAGAATTCACAGTTTGGAATTGGTGTACGGTGCCACGGCCGGAGTGATTCACTCAACAAAGAATCGAAGCCTGAGCGTGACGAGAAGTTAGTTCGCAAGGCTCTTGGCCTGGAGTATTAAGCAATGGAAAAGTTGATATACCTAGCAGCACCTTACTCGGATAGCGACCCATTGGTCCTTGAAGATCGCATCCACACACTCTGTCGATGTGATGCACGGTTGATGGAGAAGGGCATCTACACAGTATCGCCACTGTTGAAGCACTTCATACTTAACTACGGTGAGCTGCCTAGTGATTGGGCGTATTGGAAAACATACTCGGAGACGTTACTCAAGCAATGCGGCAGTATGATTGTTTTAACAATGTTCGGGTGGGAGACTTCGACGGGAGTTCAAGCAGAGATTAAACTCTGTAGGGAACATGGTAAGCCTGTTGAGTTCATCGACCCCGTTACTCTGTTGCTTAACTTTGATGTTTGACTGTAAATAGTAAATGAGGGCAGAGAGCCCTCTAGTATAAATCCGCAAAGGAGATTTGCAAATGCAATACGAATATGATTTGTTGGTATTCATCGGTCGCTTCCGCCCGTTACACAGGGGGCATGAGTTTGTAATCCGCGAGGCATTGAAGCGTGCTCGTCACGTTCTGGTTCTAGTGGGTTCAGCCAATCGTCCTCGCACGGTAAAGAATCCATGGACGGCTGATGAGGTTGCGCTGATGCTACTTAAAACCTTTAGGCAGGAACTTACTGACGATTCGCTGTTAGTAGATAGCCTGAACGATTACATGCACGACAACGATTTTCACTGGTGCATGGAAGCTCAGCGTAAGGTTGCCAAGGGTGTAAACGCTGTAGAAGCTCTGAGTGGGGTTAGGGAGGCTGAGGTTAAGGTCGGCCTTGTTGGTTTCTCTAAGGATCATACCTCGTACTACTTGAAGAAGTTTCCGCAGTGGGGTTCGGTGGACGTGGGTGCCTACAAGGAGGATGGCGTTATCCTTAGCGCCACGGACATTCGCAATAATATGCTGGACGGACATAAGGGATGGAAGATGCAAGTACCCGCTCCTGTTGTTCCGTACCTTGAGAGCTGGCTTGAGAACAACGCAGACATTGTGAATGGGTTAGTTGAATCGCGGGACTTCGCAGCACAGTATAAGCTAGAGCACAAGTACGTTGGCAAAGACGGCAGGGGCAAGCCGTACAATGCGACGCACACGACTACCGATTCCGTGTTCATTCAATCGAATCACGTACTGCTTATCAAGCGAGGGATGAATCCAGGTAAAGGGCTGTGGGCGCTCCCTGGTGGATTCACTAACGAGTTCGAGAAGCTGGCTGATAGTTCAGCTCGTGAAGCACGAGAGGAGACGAAGATTGGATTGTCACGGGAGATCATTGATCTGTCTTTCAGATTCAAGCATGTGTTCTCTGATCCGAATCGTTCAGACGAACGAGGGCGCATTATCACTCATGCGTATCTGTATCTGTTAAATGATCGCCCAACATTGCCAGAAGTAGAAGCAGGGGATGACGCAGCGGAAGCTCGTTGGTTCCCTCTGGGGTTGCTGAACCCGCAGGAGCTCTATAGTGACCATTACTGGATTATCCACAAAATGATTAATATGCTACCCGTGGACTAACAATATATCCTGTAGCACCAAACCTCGGGCAGTGAGTCCGAGGAATCCATTTAAAGCAAAGGAGATTTGCCATGACCTATAATTTCGCACTCGATACCGATTCATATAAATACTCCCACTACCTGCAGCTCCCTAAGTCCTTGCGTAACGTTAGCAGCTACGCAGAAGCACGGTCGGATGAAGTCTTCAAGAAGAGCATGGTGTTTGGGCTTCAAGCATGGCTGCGGAAGATTCGAAGTAACCCGTTGACCAGGGAGCAAGTTAAGTACGCCCAGGCTACTGCACTTCGCCACAGTGGGTACTTCCCCTACGCTGAGTTCATGCGAATTGTCGAAATCCACAAAGGGCTGCCTCCTATTAGCCTGCAAGCTCTGCCCGAAGGCTTGGTCGTCCCGAACCGTGTCCCCCTGTATCAGGTAATGTCCACCGATCCTTCGATTCCTTGGATTGGGCAATTCGTTGAAACCTCCTTGCTGCGTGCGCTCTGGTATCCATCGACTGTGGCAACCCTGAGCTGGCACATCAAGCAAGATCTTCGCAAATGGCTAGAGAAGACCTGCGATAGTCCAAAGGCAGAGTTGGGGTTCCGCTTGCATGACTTTGGTGCTCGCGGTGCATCGTCAGAAGAGACAGCAAGCCTAGGGGCAATGGCACACTTGGTTAACTTCATGGGCAGCGATACGATGGGCGGTATCGAAGCCGCAGCTCAATTCTACGAGGAACCATTAGCAGGTTATTCAATCCCTGCGATGGAGCACTTCACTGTTTGCTCCTGGGGTCAAGAGTTCGAGGCTGATGCCTACGCCAATATGATTGAAAACTTTGGTGGTGAGGGCAAGATTTATGCGTGCGTATCAGATGCTTACGACCTGCATAACGCAGTAGACAACATCTGGGGCAAGCAGCTGAAAGACCGAGTGTTGGAGAAAGGTGGCCGTGTTGTGATTCGTCCGGACTCTGGTGATCCCGTATCGGAAGTTATGTACACTGTTCGCTCCCTGGCAAATTCGTATGGTTACACGACCAACAGTAAAGGTTATTCAGTGTTGCACCCAGCAGTGCGGGTGATTCAAGGCGATGGTGTGAATCGTACATCTATCAATGCAATTTGCACGGCATTGGAACTCAACAAGTTCTCGATCGAGAACGTCGCATTCGGCATGGGCGGCGCCCTCCTTCAAGGTATCAATCGTGATACGCTCGGGTATGCACACAAGGCATCTGCAGTAACCAATGGATTGTCTGGTTGGACTGGCATTGCTAAGAATCCAGCTACCTCTAGGGCCAAGGCTTCAAAGAAGGGTAGGCAGATGGTGTACGCAAACGACATGGGTATCATGACTTCTGCAGTCGAGGCTAGTGTGGTAGCCTATCACAACTATCTGGAACCTGTGTATAAGAATACCTTAGGTAGCGATCAGATGTTCCGTGACATGACGTTCGCACAAGTACGTTCAAACAGCAACCTGTAAGTAGTATAGAGGATTCAGACTAACAATCTGAATCCTCTTTTGCATTTTAGGCGTGTAAATAGTATTTAGGAATGTCAGTTAAGGATAAACTGTGAAGTCGCAGAAAGCAAAAGCAGCAGTCGCCCGTGACAAAGAACGGGCACGTAAGTTACAAGAAGAGCAGCAAGTGGGAGCGCGTTTCCAAGCATTGAAGAGCATGACGTCTGGGTTCGCTAAGACGACTAGGAGCACAAAGGTTGAACGTGAATTCATTCAGTCAAAGATGCCGGTGTACAGAACGTCAGGAATTGTGAACACCCGCAGTGCAGCCGAACGATTCCCGGTAACGGTGATGAAGGCGCAGCCTCGACTAACTGGCGAAATGGCAGAGCGTGAAGAAGCAGCCAAAGAGCGTTATCGTGAGATTCAGAATAGGATCGCACCTCCGGGGAATAAAATGGGCGATCAATTACTATCCGAATCAGAGTACGCAGCTATGAAGCGCGGTGAACTAAGGAGAAGATAATGGACCATTCGTGTGCAAGAGCTTTCGCTAAGTTCATCACCCTACGGTACAAGGATGCGGGAGCCCTGAAACATCTTCGGTTAGGCCAGCACTTCTGCAACCTGTTCATCAAGAGCCCCTGGCCTGAACTATATAATGAAGAGGATCTTGCAAGGTCAACTTCGCTTATCACCCAGTGGCTAGAGGACAACCAGTACTACGATGAACTGCCACCTATTCTAAACGGAGATTCAAAATGAAGACAGTAATTATCTGGGACATGTGCAGGCAAGAACCTTTGAGTTTCTTCATAGTGGCTGGAGATCAGTCTCACCTAGACAAGATCTTCATCAACAATGCGGATCAGGACATGAGCTTGCAGGACGAGCTTAATGATCTCATATATAATGAGGCAGGTCAGTATAAGCTCAAGCAGTATAAGCTCAAGCAGTATAAGCTCAAGCAGTATAAGAAGCTACCGCGGAAGGCAATCGCCAATCCTACCAACAAAGTAATCATCTCCGGGTTCTTCCCATGAAAGAACTAGCTGAGTATCTACGTAGACGTGCAGCTGAGGAAGCTGAATGTCCATACTTTACGGTCCAGCAACATGCCAACAAATTACGGCGCTGGGCAGACGAGGTAGAGAAGCTGATTGAGAAGCAAGCCTGTGTGCAAGTCGAGTTCCCTAAGATGCAGAGTGCCACAGAGTTAGCCTACCAGGATGGTTGCAAATCTAGGGCTAACGGGAAAACACTTGAAAGTAACCCGTACCAAACGCCTGCCTTACGCCAAGAGTGGGCTCAAGGCTGGCATTGGGGCCAGGAAGACCTCTATAGTAAAGGGAGCTAACATGACTAACGAGCAAATCGAGAAACTGTTTGAAAATCCGCACTTCCAGCATTGTATGTTCAACTTCATACAGGCGAAACTTCAGATTAGGGTCAGTGTAGAGGCAGGTGAGAGTAGAACAGGTGAGAGTAGAGTAAACGTCAGTGTAAATTTGGAAGGCCAACGTATCGACAGTCATAGCTATGACTACTTGCTTGGTGATTCTGATTCGAGTTCTATACAATGAGCAAGCACACTGTAAAGTATAAAGACGTAACAGTTGCCTCTGGTACAAAGCTGTGGGATGCGCTCGAAGCTAAGGACGCAAAGCTTTCCGAGAAGCTCTACAAAGAGATGATGCAGGAGTTTCGTAAGTACAACCCGAAAAAAGTGTACACGATTGCAGATCGAGAGTCTCTCCAGCAGGAACACCAGATTCTACTTAGTCGGTGGGCTAATGGAACAAGCGTCCGCCATGAACGGGATCGTCTAGTTGTAGTACGGAATGCTCTAGATGAAATCAACTCGTTAGAACTAAAAGTAGTAAAGGACTTCACACCTACACACGTCTCTATGGTACTTCTGCCTAACGGCGAAGTTGAATACGGTACGGGCGGCTACACTAAGGAACTGAAATGAAAATTCAATATGTGGCAGATGACGGCACCCCGTTTAATACCGAAGCAGAGTGCAAGGAATACGAGGGGGCAGCTAACCGTGGAGCACATCCTCGCTTCGTTATGGCCGTAGACTCGGCGTTGAGTTCTATAACAGACCTAGATGGTAGTGCTACCCGCATACTCTTCTTCGAGAATGACGTCCATAAGACAAAGGTCGCTATCGCTATTGCACGAAACTTAGACAAGCTTGTTGCCGTATACGAAGGTATAAGCACTGAGCGTAAGACGTTTAACAAGAAGGCTAAGAAGTGATAGGCTCGGCCTTACTCTGCCTAGCCCTCAACGTATTCTACGAAGCACGTGGTACAACAGTAATTGATAGAGAAGCAGTAGCTGCGGTAGCCCTTAATAGGGCGGAGAAGGAGCACCGCAGTGTATGTAACGTCATAGAAGAACCTCGCCAGTTCAGCTGGACTGCACACCATCGGCTAACAGCACCCAGGGTCAAGAATCCTGTTGAAAGGAAAGCGTGGTCTACCGCTATCACAACAGCAAGACGTGTTATGTACTCAAGGAGGACGCGCAGAGTATTCGCCCACGTAATGTACTACCACACCCACTATGTACATCCTAGGTGGGGTAGCCATTACCGAGTTGCATTTGCCACTAATGCCCACATTTATTATTTGAGTTCCTGATGACCCCTGAAAACTTCGAGAAGCTAGAGCATCTCAGTGCCAGCCCTATTACCAAGGAAGTCACTCTTACCCTCAGTATTCAAGAGCATGCAGATGGTTCAACTACAATCAATGGACAGGCTATAGCCAAAGAGTATACGGTAACCGCACAGCGCGTTTGCCGTATACCACCACGGTGGGTACACGCCTCTGGTAGGGCGTTGAAGGATCTTATAGAAGATTACAATGAGATGATTAAGGAATAATCATGGGCATTAGTATGGGAAGCAAATGCAGCAGTTCACCCTACGCAGCACCGAACAGCAACCCGGATCCCCTGAACTTCAAGGTGGTAAATCACTCTATAGTGAGGTGCAAAGCTAACGTCTGTTTGGTAGTAAAAGTTCACTACCCAGATGCTAAGAACTTCGAGGGCATGAAAGTCATGGTATACAGTGGGATCTACACTGTAAACGACCTACTGTCCCGTGTCTTAAACAAGCTCGATCCTCATTTTAGTGAAGTGGATATTAGTCCAGACGCCCGCTTCCCGCCAACAGATGAAGGTTGGGGCAATGCCTTAGCCTTCGCTAAATTTCTAGTAGCGAAAAGATCATGAAAGCATACACTGATTACCCATTCACAGAACTTGGCGACATCTCAGGCGAGAAAGCACCAATCAGAGAAGTCCGTGTCATCTCCAACAGCCTAATCCCGAAGCTTCGCGACTATCGCAAAAGGAAATAACATGCTATATCTTGTGACAGATGACTTCGGCAAATCGGCATTCCTTAACTTGCCTTTCCTAGATCACAGTGATCGACTCTGGCTTTCCGCAGACGGAATAATGGAAGCACAGACGGGTAAGGTGTTACGTGCGCCTAGTGGGAAGTACACATTCAATTCTAATGTGCCTCACGCAGAACCTATCTACGGTCGGACTAAACTTGGAAACGCCTTAGTAGGTGTGACTAAGACTTCCTGGCATCTAGGTTACTACGCGGATAACGGCTTCTGTATTCCTGGCCGAAAGGTCCTCGCTAACTATCACCTAATTGTGAAGCCACTTGTAAATAAGATTTAGTAAGGGAGGAACTAATGAAGCGTTATCTCAAAACCAAACTCGCAATCTTGCTGTTAGCAACCCTCGTAACAGTGTACGCAATGTTTGCAGGTATCAGTATCGCTTCCATGCTCACCCAAAGTGGTGACGCCTACGTTCTGTTACCCGCATTCGTCATGCTCTACGCAGCGGCTATGTTCATACTGTGGTACATAGTGGCTCGTAGTTTTCGCAAACTCAACAAAATTAAGGATTCAGAATGAACAAGAAGATCACCCTTTCCCTGCTCTCCCTCGCGTTCCTCGCAGCCTGTACCAAAGTTCCTGTTGGGTACGTTGGCGTAAAGGTCAACAAGTATGGTTCAGGTTCGGGCGTGCAGAACCAAGTGTTGCAGCCGGGTAACACGTTCCAAGGTTGGAACACGCAAGTCTACTTGTTCCCTACGTTCACTCAGAACTATACGTGGACGGCATCCCTCGATGAAGGCAAGGCCAAGAACGAGTCGATCGACTTCCAATCGCAAGAAGGGACTAACGTTAATGCTGACTTCGGTATCACCTACCACATTGCAGAAGCCAACGTCCCCACGATTTTCCAGAAGTACCGGCAGGGCATGGACGAGATCACTGACGTGTACCTGCGTAACATGGTACGTGATTCTTTAGTAGAAGTTGCGGGCTCTATGACGCTGGATCAGATCAGTAGCGACCGTGCAAAGTTCATGACTCAGGTTAATCAGAAGCTAATTGCAAAGGCTTCCACGGTGGGCATTACTGTAGAACAGCTATCCTCCATTGGTAGCTTCCGTTACCCGCCGCAGATTGTTGCTGCTATGAACTCCAAGATGGCAGCGATTCAGAAGGGGATCCAAATTGAGAATGAAGTAGCGCAGACCAAGGCAGAAGCAGCGAAGCGTGTTGTGAACTCACTTGCTGACGTTACGGTTGCTCAGAATGAGGCACAGGCAACGGAATTGCGAGGTGCAGCTTTGGCAAAGAATCCAGAAGTGCTGACCCAGATGTGGATTGAGCGTTGGAATGGTGTGCAACCTCAGTACGTAGGGAGCGGGAACTCCCCGATCCCAACATTCCAGGTGAACAGGTAATGACAGAAGAACGAAAAGAAGCAGACCAAGCACTCTTTAAATGCGTTGACTACGATCTTACGATTAATCAGCTGCGGGAAATTGGTATGGCCCGACGCTCGGAACATAAGGAGTAGCAATGGGTGATCACGACGAGTGTAGTGGGCAGCTAGTGTTCAAAGTGTTGTTGCCCGCTTCTGAAATCCCAGTCAATAGTACCGTAACAAAGAGGACTGGTGAACACGAGTACACCTTGCTGGATCAGATAAAAGTCTACGCCGTAGACAAACAACAGCAGGTTATCAACTCGGTGGGAGTACGCTATCTAGTAGGGGATCGCGGGAATATAAATGCTATAGCTGATACTACTGTTCTTTGTTGGCACGTAGAAGAGGAGGACTTATGCCAATTCCTCAATGACCGTGAGGCTACGAGGTTTTCCCAGTGAAAGCAAATCTAGATCATCTAACTATAACTAACATTATAGTAGTAACGCTAACATTTCTAATCTTCTTATTCCTTCTAGGCTGGAGCGTAACCTGGAAGATTATGCTCACTATACTAGTGGTTAGCGTAGTGTTTGCAGTGGCAGCTGCTCGTTCTTCTGCTCCGGCTGATACAGGTTTCGGTGGGTACTAACTAAGGAATAATATGGCAAAACTTCTAAAGCTGTCCGATGCTAAAGCGATCAGAATGAGTGGAGTGATCCTCAACGGGGAGCGCTTCGTGTCCCTTCGCCAAATGTACCAGACCAAGAAGAATCCAACTTGGCAGCACGGTCGGCAAGGCCTCAACATCCCGATTGACCAGGCAGATAAGATTGCGAAGTACATCAAACAGATTGCAGAGGGCGATGACTTTAAAGAAATTGAACTTGGTAAGGACAAAGAATGAGTAAAGTACAGATCCTCACTAACGGAGCTTGGCTGGACTTAGCAGGGTTACAAGATGTGCGAGCTGGCGATAAGTTTCGTGTTCAGGAACGTTTAGAAGTTCTTGGTACCTGGGGGAAGACTAGAGAAGCTAAAGGTGATGCACAGCGTAAACCGCACCCAATGAGTCCTACTAATTTTGTATGGTGTGTGGACTCTCTGTATGAACCAATCCCTAAAAATTCTTAACTGTAAATAACATAAGTAACCCCAACCAAGGAATTAAAGATGAGCATGTCGTTAGAGCAGTACACCAACATTGTCAACTCCAGTGCAGAAGAGTTCGCGGCAACTGGCTTGCCTATTGAACAGCTGTTTATGTTTCAAGTGTACAAGCAAAACAAGATGTACGATCTGCCGATCAATAGTACACCCTCGCTGGACAACCTCGGGGAATCGCCTGTTCAGCGTATGACCGGGTTCATGAAGACCCTCCAGAAGGAGATGGACGAAGGTAAGGAGATCCTGGCCTTACTGGAGATGCGGGAAGCTCACATCCCCGCAGAGGGAAATAGTATTGTTGACTTCTTGGCAACGAGGGGTATCACTGGTATGCGGGGTACTAATCTCGCCCAAACTGTTATCCTCGCTAATCACAATGGTGACCTGGACAATCAAATCCTGGTTATGATCGCTGATTGGCTCGGTGATATGAACGTGTACAACCGTAGCGAAGCTCTGAAATACGGTATTCCGCTTGAGTCGGTTCTGGCTTGTATAATGGGTTCTAACTTCACCAAGCTCGGTGCAGACGGAATGCCTATCAAGGATGAAAACGGTAAGGTTCAGAAGGGTCCGAACTTCCAACCACCAGAAGCAGCTATCTACGCTACTATGTTCGATGATGGTTCGTTGATTGCAGAAGCTTGCGATATTGTGGAAGTAGCATCGTTGATTGAAGCAGTGACGTTGCCTATTCTGAAAGATCCTATGCTCGACGTTCTCATGGCTGCAGAAGCCTTGGAAGATGAAGACCTGGACATGGAAGACTATGATTCGGATGAGGACGAGGGACATGACAATGGCTAATACTGTTGACGAACGTTTGAATGAGATTCTTTCCCTGATCTCTGAGTTGGCTAGGGATCATGATATTGATCTCGATGATCGCATGGCTGCAATGGAGCAAATCGAAGACCACACAAATGAGAAGCATGTGTGGTTAGAAGAACAGGTAGGTGAAGACGAGGAAAACGAAGGTTAGTAGTGTGGTAGAGAAGTGAAATCGAGGGCACGTATTCTTAGCGGAATACGTGCCCTCTTTTGCGTTACGCCCGCAATTTCATTCTAAACATCGCTTCTTTAGGAACAATAGAATGGACCAAACATTAATCACAGCCTCAGAGCTTCTGAACCTCCTCCAACCTCTTTTTGTTTTAATTGTTGACTACGTTAGCAACGGGCCGGAGAGCAAACCGGACAAGGAAACTGCCCAAGAACTAAAAAGCATTCCTAAAGCAATCATCGCTAAGTGGGGAAAGCAACTTCCTTCCCTCCTTCCGTCCATCCAGGCAGCCCTTGCCGGCACGGGTAAAGCAGAACAGTTGGTACTCCTTGGTACTGAGATCAAGGAGATGTTCGAGACGTATCGTGCGGAGAAGTCATTCACCTCTCAGGAGATCGACGTACTGAAAGCCCTCGGCCTGTACCTCCGTACCGATAGTGAAGCCGCGCTCTCCAAGATTCAGAAGATGGCAGGTATAGTTCATAGTCCTTTCGTTAGCTCTCGGTTTGCTCCCAAACAAGGTCAACAGAAGAGTGACACGCTCCGCAAGCTAGTGTTCGAGATGGTCGGCCGTGACGACACCGCACTTACTATAGATGAAGCCAAACAGGTTAAGGAAACTCACCCAGAAGAGTACGCACAGTACCAAGCATACCGCAAGGAGCACAACCAGGTGTGGAAGGATGCCGTAGTATCCTATGTGCGTAAATCCGGACATGACACAGTTCCCTACGAGGAGCTCTTGGCCTACCTACACGCCAATGGTATTGAGCACATGCTTCCTGTTGGATTCACAGGCGAGGTTGACGACCTGGGTAGGCTATACACCAACACTGGTAAGATGATCGACGGTGTCCCCTCGGCTATTATGTTCCCTACCATGATAATGAACAAGCAGTTCGGGAAAGAGGGTGGTAAGGATTTTGTGTTTCAGGCTATACGTAGCGATGGCGGCCCTGGTCCCTACTTCTACACTTCGGAGTACAAGAAGGAAGCAGCTAAGGCAAAGTTCCAGCACGTCGCTGACCTCGCACCCAAGATCTTGTCGATGCAGAAAGCCTGGTTCTCCAAGGTTAAACAATTCAAGATTACTGATGCTGAATGTGTAGCCGCCACCATCTTAGAGATCCTGTATGAGTTTGCAGCCCGTGTTGGTACTCCAGGTGAAGCGACGTTCGGTGTATCCACCCTGCTGGTAAAACATATGGCTGTAGACCATGCTTCAGGTAACATCACTATTCGCTACCTTGGTAAGGACTCCATCAAGACCGTGCATAAGTTGGTAGCGTCTGATCCTACACAGAAGTTTGTTATCAAAGCCTTACTCCAACTGTTAGCGGGCAAGCAGCCTAAGGACCGAGTGTTCACCGTGGACAAAAGCGCTCGTAAAGTCCCGGTTAATGCCAAGGACGCTAACGCTTACTTCAAAGAGCTAGGTGCCCCTGCAGGAACAACTGTGCACAAGCTTCGGACCCTGCGAGGTACTCATCTGTTCTCTGAGCTTATGGAGAAGGCTATGGAGAAGCCTCCCAAGGACGAGCGTGCTGCACTCGCTATGCTAACGAAGATGGGCGAGCAGGTCGGTAAGTTGCTAAACCATATTAGAACAATGGCTAGCGGTGGAACTAAAGTCACGGGCACAACAGCACTAGCCAACTACGTGGACCCAAGCATACAGATCATGTTCTTCCGGCAGTTAGGCTTTCGCATTCCTCGCTTCCTTGAAAAACACGACACAGAGGTGAAGGATTAAACATGAAACAATTCAAACTAAACGCAGCAGCACGATTGGTAGCATCCACTATTACTCAGGCAAAGGCTCCAGCAGCCAGTGAGTGGTGGCAACATCTAGAGCCCGACCAGAAGAAGGAGTACATAGAGGAACACCCCCACTCGAAGTACGCAGAGGACGCTATTCGAGAGGGCTCTAACGAGGAATCGAAATCCAAGAAGGATGAAGAGGAGTTGGGTACAGAGCCTGCGGCTAAGTCGCAGATTAATCCAGAGCACCGTAAGAAGATTGCAGGTGGCATTCGTAAACATGCCCCTAAGATTGCCAGCTTCCTTAAGAAGACATTTCCGCTAATCCATGAAGCTACCTCAGCCCTAAAGCATTTAGCCACCGGTAAGGCCCTAGAGGAAAACCACAAGGAAGCACTATACGACCTCGGTGGTGTAGCCCTCAAAGCTACTCTTAGCTCTGTTGTTGGTGTTCATGGTGCTCAGGTACTCGGCCGTATTGGTATTACCGCAGTTAACCACGCAGTGGAACACTTCAAAGAGAAGAAGGAACAGTCCGAGGGTAAGGATGACGTTGAGGTCTTCGTCGAGGCTTTAGCCGATGGTGTAGAGCAAGCTAAGGAAGCCCCGGTTCCTAAAGAGCATGCTGCACCTAAGAGTAGCTACCGTTCTGCTATCGGTCGGCACATCAGGAGTAAAGCACACCACATTACACAGGTGCTGGATAAGTCCTTCCAGCATATCAAGCCTGCTACCCAAGGTTTGGTTGCCCTAAGCGAAGGACAGAAGCTTTCGGATGAACAGAAAACCGCAATGAAGAGCCTGGGTAAGATTACTTTGGGCTTAAGTATCGCCGCACTACCTGGTGGACTGGCTGCCCACTTAGCAGCAGGGGTTGGCTCAGTAGCAATCACCCACGCATTCAAACTAATACAGAGTGGTAAGTTCAAAGATGGACACATCATCCACCACTTCGTAGAGTCGATTGGCGAAGGCTTGGAAGATGCCTTGCTTGAGCACACTGCTGGTGGTGAGGGGGAAGGATGAAACTAAACGCGGCGCATCGACTGTTAGCTTCGGAGGATTGGTGGGAAGCTCTTGATGCCGACCAGAAGAAGCAATACATCAAGGATCATCCAGGCTCCAAGTATGCTAAGGATTCCATAAAGGAAGACTCGAAAGAACCCGAGGCTAAGGATACACCTGAGCCCCGTAAGGCGTCTGCAGGTGTCCTAAGAACCCACGGCCCTAAGATAGCGAGGCTACTCCGAGATTCATTCCCACTGTTATCCGGAGCTACCGCAGCCCTAAAGCATCTTGCCACAGGGAAGAAGCTAACTGAGGACCATCGGGATGTTCTCATGGAGCTCGGGGATACAGTCCTGAAATCAGCATTGAAGTTCGCAGTAGGTAAGGAACAGGCACACCTTATTCATACTGCTGGTCACGTAGGTGTTCACGCAGTGAAATACGCTACGGAACACTTCAAAAAGAACAAAGAGAATTCCAATGGTAAGGACGACCTCGAAGTGTTCGTGGACTCCGTGGCCGAGGGTATAGAGAAAGCCGATGTACCTGATGAAGAGGTATCGACACCACCTAAGAAGGGTGCCATTGCTCAGCACATTAAGTCTAAGGCCTCACACATAGCTAAGGTACTAGACCGGTCCTTCCCTAGGGTAAAGCAGGCCACCACAGGACTTGTAGCACTGAGTGAGGGTACAGAGTTGAGTGCTGAGCAGAAGAAAGCAATCAAGGGCCTAGGGAAGATGGCATTAGGCATGAGTATAGCGGCACTACCTGGTGGGTTTGCCGCACACCTTGTTGCTGGTGCTGGCAGCCTAGCTTTAACTAGCGCGCTCAACGCCATTCGTAAAAGGAAAGTTCCGGAGGGCAGCGTTCTCCGCCACTTTGTAGAATCCATAGGGCAAGGATTAGAGGATGCTGTAGTGAGCAAAGCTCTAAAGGAAGAAGTATGATGAAACTAAACGCAGCACACAGGCTACTAGCTAGTCAAATCTTCTACCGAGGCCTAACTCAAACCTGGTCGGATGAACACGCAAAGAACCAGCACATCATCTTCATTACTCCTGATCGAGACTACGCCTTAGAGTATGCAAAGGATGAACAGCACGTACTAGAATTTCATGCTGACATAGGGCATAGCTTCGACTTTGGTTTCCGAACGCTACAAACGGAAGTTCAGCTGAAGGATGTAACCGATCGGGTGAAGCGTGGCATACTCTCGCAATTCCAGGAGGGTCACATCACTAGAGAAAAGGGTATGGAGCTCATGGACGAACTAGCAGAGGTAAAGGGTTCCGGTTATAAGCATGTGTGGGAGTGGTACATGCAACTACCTGAGCTAGTTAGGATCCTCAAGGCTGCTGGGTTTAACTCTGTAGAAGGCAAGGAAGGAGTGAACGACGATATTCCTACCTACGGAGTATTCAGTGTTCACCAACTTAAACGTGTATAACTAGCAGTATTGATTTTCAGCTACTAGGAGAATCAAAGTGCCTAACGCATTAATCAATAAAGATGTCCGTGAAGGGCGTGGTACTAAGAAGAAATTGGAGAAGGACTGGGAGAAGTCTAAGAAGGACGCTGAGAAATCGCATCCTGATAACAAGTGGGCTTTGACTAACTACATTTACCAAAACCGGAGGGACGCCTCTGTCTTGGATGACGTAGAGGTTAGCGCGGCCCGTCGCTTACTGGGTAAGTAGTAGCACTGACTAGCTGTATTGAATCCGGTGCTAACCCCACCTAACTTCAAATGTGAGGCAGTCATGACTAAGGTTAATGTAAGTCAAAACGTGAGTCAGAGTACGACTCAAGAGCAGAACCAGCAACAGCAACAAGGTCCAGGTGAACCTGAGGAGAATGGTCAGGAGCAGGAACAGGAGCAACCTGGACAAGAGCAGGAACAAGGCGACGAGTAATCTAGCCTGAACGTGGGCCGTACACCGGGTAGAAGTACAGCCCACCTAGCCTCATTGATTCTACCATTTTCAATGAGAGCTACGAGATGAAGATTAACGCAGCCTCCAGACTACTAGCTAGTCAAAAGTTAGCAACACACGATGGTCGCCTCTTACTCTTGGGCTTTGGTGCTGTAGGGCAGACGATGTTACCAATGCTCCTCCGCCACATAGATCTGAATCCCTCCAAGATAACTGTTTTGGATAAGGTAGAGCGCCCTGAATTCGCTCCCTACACAGGCATTCACTACGTAGTGCGTGAGATAGTAGAAGACAACATGGGCTCTACTCTTGAGTCCTTACTAGCTGAAGGTGATTACCTCGTCAACCTAAGCTTGAACATCGATGGAATAGCTATTGTAGAGTGGTGCCTATCCCATAACGTTATGTACATCGACACGTCCATTGAGCGTTGGGCTACCTCACCCGACGAGACAATACCCGATCTAGCAGAACGTACTTTGTACACAGAGCATCAAGAGATTAGGGAGATGGCTTCCAAGTACCCAGGTCATGCTACCTGTGTAGTAACGCACGGGGCTAACCCTGGGCTAGTATCGCATTTCACAAAAGCTGCATTACTCAAGATTGCTAAGGATACCGGATTATCTACTGAGGTTCCACAGAACCAAATGGGTTGGGCAGCTCTAGCCGAGGCCACTGATACTAAGGTGATTCAAATAGCAGAACGCGATACACAGATACTGAAGGTTCCTAAGCGCGTACATGAATTCGTTAACACCTGGAGCTGCGAAGGCTTCTGGGCTGAGGGTAGAGCACCTGCTGAACTAGGTTGGGGGTCGCACGAACCGCAAGAGGTTGGTGGCTTAACTGTGCAGGGGAATTCAGCGTATCTCGACACTCCCGGAGTAGCCACCCTCGTGAAGTCCTGGGTGCCTCTTGGTGGTACGTATAACGGATTCCTAATCCAGCACTCAGAGGCAGTAACGATCAGTGAGTATCTATCCACTGATTCCTATAGACCTACAGTGTACTATGCGTATCAGCCGACAGATGCAGCATTGGCCTCAATCCATGAGATGCGTGGACAAGAATTGTGGATGCACCGTAATACTAGGATTGCTAAGAACTCCATACTAAGTGGTATCGATGAACTAGGGGTGTTGCTCCTAGGTCATGGTAAGAATGCGCTGTGGTATGGCTCTCAATTAGATATAGAGGAAGCTCGATCGTTAGTTCCTGGTCAGAATGCAACTACTGTGCAGGTATGTGCCTCACTGCTAGGGGCTATAGTATGGACGTTAGAGAATCCGAGAATGGGTTATTGTGAGCCAGAAGACTTACCCTTCGACTTTGTGCTGTCAATAGCTAAACCCTACCTTGGTCCTATGGTGGCTTACTATTCAGATTGGAGTCCCTTGGATAACAGAGGGCACCTGTACAAGAAGGATTTCGATGAAGATAACGAATGGGCTTTCACAAACTTTTTAGTAGGGAAATAGAAAATGAAGTTAAACGCAGCTACTAGGTTAATCGCAGTCACCTTGACAGAGTATCTGAAGGACTTGAAGTCACAAGGTATAGAGCCTGTAGCAAAGGGCTCTCACGCCTTTGTCTTTCAGCATCTAACAGATCCGACGACGATGGTGAAGGTGTTCACTCACGACCCTGCGTTCGAATCGTATACGAAGTTCTGTCAGGCTAATCCCCACAATCCGTATCTATTGAAGATCAAGGGCGAGCACCACGACGAACACGGTCTGGATCCTGATCCGAAGTACAAAGGCCACATTTGGAACTCAGATAAGACAGGACTTCACGTGGTCTTCATGGAGAAACTGACTCCTATGTCAGAAGCCCAGTTCAAGAAGTTCATCTATGGACTGGAGACTATATGCTTTGTACCGCACCAGAAAAACCTCTCGGTATACCAGTCTAAGGTTAGTCCGCTGTGGACCCGCCTATGTGAGATAAAGACTTCGCGTGGCGCACCCTTAGATCCGAATCTAAAACAATTCGCCGAGTGGCTTGTAGCTGAGTACAACACTGGTGATGGCTACCCGGACATCCACAAGGACAACTTCATGATGCGCGGAAGGCAGGTTGTCATAGTGGACCCGACTTCTTAGGACCTGACAATGAAACTAAATGCAGCTACACGACTACTAGCACACAAAGATGGTGAAGAATGGGTCCCTGGGGTGAGGGGGTACCACTACGCGGTTGGTTGCCTACTCCTAGCTGCAGACACACTGAACTTCAGTTTCCAACTCCGTAGCACTACTTCGGATACGCCAAACACGTACGGTTGTTGGGGAGGTTCTATCGACGGTAACGAGGAAACGTTCACCGCACTCAAACGGGAACTTAGAGAGGAAACAGGATACACAGGTGAGATGAAGATATTCCCTCTCATGACGTACTATGATGCAGACCGCGGATTTCAGTACGCTAACAATCTCGTAGTCATTCCTAAGCAATTCGAGATTAATTCTCCACCTGAATTCGCTGAGGAAACCGCAGGTAACGTATGGGTGCCGTATAATGAGTGGCCTGATCCCCTACACCCTGGGCTAGAATCATTGCTAGCTGATCCACAGTCGATGCGCTCAGTTGAGATGGAAATCTCCAGAATAGAAAACGCGAAGAAGAATGGCGTCGACCCTCTGAAGATGAGCGCGGCGTACAGACTTACCCACTTTGATTAGACTGTAAATAGTGGTTGAAACATAACAACTTTTAGCCTTACGGAGATTTAGATGCTTGTATCTGGTACTATGCAGGACTGCGCTCTCGGTAAATGGGATCGCCACGTAACAACGTTTATGAAAGATATGTTCTGGAACTCACTCAAAGAACGGTTGATCACCCTTGACAAAGCACCTGGAGTAGAGTTTGTTTACTACGATGCTTCCCTCACTGCACAGAACAGGAAACGAACTAAGTTTGTGAAGATCGCTACTTCCGGTGAGGTGCAAGTAGATGTGAGACTTCGTAACGGTGAGTTCAAGTCCCAATACTTTAGCCTCAATACCGTGTGCGCTACCATAGAGTGCTTTGCACAGCAAGTCCAGAAGCAATTCCCCGCTCTAGCCGTAAACTAAGTCCCTCCTTCAACTCCAGGTCAATTTTATAATAATTAAAATAGTTGATCTGGAGGCACCCAAATTGCCGTACAAGAATAGTACGAATAATCGTCTTCTACCTCCCAATGCTCGTGGTGCCGATGTAGCTGAGAAGGCTATCACCGAGGTGATGGCTATCCAGCAGAACAAGACGTACAATGCCTTCAGAGCCCAGGGAATTTCCTGCTGCCACTACAACCGTTTGCTCCAAGGTCGTAAGTGTAGCTGCCAAGCATCTGGTAAACAGATCAACGGTATCCTCGGCAAAGATGGTAAGGCATCCCAAGGTGATATTAACTCGATGTTGACTGGCGCTATGGAGTTTACGATCACTCCGTACGAGCAGCCTAATCGACAATTCCCAAATAACATCACTGAGACTTCGCCGTTCTCTACCGACCCAAACCAAGGGCAATTCTCACTTGGTAGCACTGGAGAAGGCGGTGACTTCCCCTTCGAGGTCATCACAGAAGGTATCGACTTCGAGGATAACGGCCCTCTTAACTCGACCACCATAGATGATCTAGTAGGTGACTTCGATGCATCTGTTCTCGGCTTCTCGGATGTAGCGTGTCCCATTTGTTTTGGCACTGGATTCATTGGTGGGTTTGCCCCATTCCACGCGCACCGTACAGTCCTCACCGTTACGGACGTTAAGTTATCCCAAGAAGGCGAGATCAACGTAACGAGGAAGCCACTTACCGCTAAGGCGCAAAACTTCTCGGTCATTGTGAAGTTTCCTCGTGGTGCTATAGGGATAGATGTATTCAAGGTGTGGAATATGGCGAAGGCGGTTCCTGCTACCTTTAGCATCGATGGAACTCCCATTACGAATCCTACACAGGTACTAGCCTTGTGTGACGGAGGTCCTCACTTACTAACTGCCAATGTTAATGGGGAGTTCTCCCACCTAGAGATTCAATTCGCACTCACTACTGAGTCGGTGTATTTTGAATTCCCGAAACGTAACATAGGAACCGATATATCGTTGCTGGAACAGATGGAACCCTTCCAGATTGTATTGAGTCCTAATGTACCTACTATTAACTCCCAGGATATTATCGTGGAGTCACAGCTTGGTAAAGTCCTGGTCGTACAATCAGTCAATACGTGGAAGTCTCGGCAACGTTCAATCCTAGGTTGGGAAGTTCAGGTGCGAGTAATACAGCCGCAGGAGCTATATAGAATACTGCCTCCTCGTGGTCGTATCATGTCTAAGGACAGGACTACACTGAACTCGAGGGATAACGTTACCGGCAAGTACAGAACGTAGTACCGAACATACTAGAATACAATTTAATCTTATTCAGATCTCGAATTCGTAAGGAATAATAATGGTCAAGACTAATGCAGCCGCTCGCCTCCGCGCTTCCTCGGGTATTACTGCCACGAAGAAGTCAGCAACAGCTAAGAACAAAACAGTAGCCCGAACTCGTGTCCACGCGATCGAACTACCGAAGTTTCGTTACATCGATGACGTCACTCGCTTCCTAGATACTATGAAGGAAGAGATCGACGAGAACGAGAAGGTTATTAAGGTACACCAAACTCAGTTGGCCTTCCTAAAGAAGCCAAAGGAGTGGGTTGGTGCTACTCTAGTTAAGGCTGCTGAGATGGAACTCACCATCAAAGAAGGTGAAGGTGGGTCAAATAAATCACGACTCAAGCGTAAGATTGATCCAGAACTTACTAAGGTGGTGGTCCCTAACGTTAAGAAGCTGGAAGAGCAGTACTCTCTCTCTGAGGACCTATACGAGAAACATCGTACCCTAGAAGCAGTGGAAGCTCAACTCTCTATGCAGTTCCCGGATCGTCGTGGTGAAGCGTATACAGCTACTATAGCTGCACTCCATGAGTTGAAAGGTAAGGTTGCTAAGCAGTTGAAAACGGTCTTAGGCTTCCTAAATGAAGTGGCAGCCAAGCATGTGCCGAAGACCTTCGAGAAGTACATCGACGTTATTCGTCAGGAAGTGCAAGAGCACGTTATGTTTGAGGACTCCAATCTGTTCCTCTACGTATCGACTTCTGCTGAAGGCCAGATCGTTTTCACCTACTACCTGATGCTGATTAACGCTACTAACGATGAAGGTAAGGTAACGCCTAGCCTGTACATCTCAGTGCAATGGGTTGTTGGTGAGTCTACTACGATTCAGATTAACCCAGAGTACGAACTCCCGGGTCAACTGCTGAAAGAGGGAGGTGAATCGGTTGGCTCAGCAGGCGAGGCAGTTAAAGCTATCTCTGATCTCTTAGCTCTAGAAGACTTCAGCTCCTCGCTCGGTACTGTGCCGTTGTCCACGCAACTGCGGAAACCCCTGAACGAGTTGAAGCCAGAGATGTTTAGCTACAAGGATTTCATTCAGAAGCTGGATGTAGATGAAGATAAGCTAGTGTTCAAGCTGCGTAAAGGTGTTGAGCCTGAGCAAGCCAAGGAAGTTGCGTATGCCCTGTACCAGGAAGTAAAGGGGTTGTTTAAGAGCTCACGCACTGCTAAGATTCGAATGAAGCCCTCTAGCACGCAAATTGAATTCACAGTGACCAACGTAGCGAAGGGTAGAGAGGTCTCAGTGCACGATGCTGAATTCCTAGGCCAGAAGTTTGGATTAAATAACGCCCAACTCCGAAAAGTTCTTTTGATTCTGAACAGTGGCATCGGAGAAGAAAGTAAGCCTTCCGAAGCTCCTGAAACCAAAGCTGAGCAGCCGACAGGTAAAGAGAAGCTGTGGCTCTAGCATGATACTTAGCAGCATTGAAAACTTACTAAGGATTCCCTATGTTTAAACTCAATGCTGCTTCTCGATTACTTTCTATGTACGAGGTCCACGCTGACCCTTTTGAAGGCTGGATCAACAGCCTCCAGTTCACCTACGATCGCCCAGAGGGTGCTAACTATGTCACGGTAGACGCCACACTCTCTGAGGTAGTCTCCAAGTTGAAAAGCGATGGGTGGACGTCAACAGGCTCCGGTGAGTTTAGTAAAGGTGAGCACAAGTGCCACGTAGCCAAAGAGGGTAACAAGGCTCGCATAACCGACCGAGGCTAACGCATAGTGGCTAACACTAGAGAGATTAATATGAAAGCTGCACACCGACTAGTAGCGTCCCTTATAGAGGAGCAAGCCATGTTGAGTACCCACCTGATTGAACTACTAGCGAACTATGGTATCGAAGCGGAGTCACCAGATGACGCAAATAATTCCCTGCTAGTGTACGAGGAAAGCCCCCGTATCGTCATGGCCTTGGCGTTAGCTCGATGGATCTCAGATGAACCTCGGCAGGTCAACGGTGGTATGTACTGTGCGGGCACTACAGTTCAATTGAAACAGAAGGGACAGACTATCCGCCTACTGACGACAGCGCCAGGAAGGTCTGTACTATGGCTAATATGAAAGAGACAAAAGCAATGCACGCACCTAGGCACAGAACAGGTGAGACTGCCCCAATAGCAGATGGGGAACTATCAATTGGCGATCCTGACATCTGGGGTAACGGCATTAACAACACGTTAGTTCAGCCATCTATAGGAGTATCAGGCGTCAAGCTGAACGCCGCACACAGGCTGTTAGCTGCAGCTGAACCCCTCCCTGAATGGGTTTCACATACTATACAGCAGTGGATAAGTGGCGGTTCTGGTAGATTCACCTCCGCGCAAATGCAGGATGCCCTAAAAGCTTTCCACGTCGTTAGAGAAAGCTACCGTAGTACACTACCGAAGGTAGTGTATCGAGGGTTGCTTATCCCTGAGACCGCGCTGACAAAGATCCTAAACGGCAAGCCGTTGAAAGTAGAGCCCGCTGTTCTTTCATCCTGGACCTCAGATCCTAAAGTTGCATTGAAGTACGCCAACGTCACCTGGGATACACCTTTAGAACAGATCGGAATTATATTAGCTATTCATACGCCACCGTCAGCTCTGTTCTATATAGATAAAAAGTTCATACGTACTGTCCTGGATGATCCATTTTCCCACGATCAGAAAGAGGTAGTGGTTCAGGGGCCAGGTGTGTCCCACGTTAGCAGAGACAACATACTAGCCGTAGTCTCAGAGACTAATACCCCTCTTAAGGTTTCAGAGTACCTGAAGGGAATTGAAAAATGAACAACACATTTGTCTACTTCGCACAGCCAACAGAAAACACATTAGTAGCTCCGAACCTAACGCCTATGCTTGCTCCAGGTGAAACGACATGCAATTAAATGCAGCCTCTAGGCTCGTAGAGTCTATGCCTATTAGGATGCGAGAGAACTACACTCAACTAGAATTTGATCGAGACGTAGAGTTTCTTGAAAAACGATTGAAAACTAAGCCTGCTGTACCACTTGGCACAAAAGAAGGTTTGTCCTTATACTACCTGAAGTTGACTTATTCTCGTGACTTTTTCTTAAAAGATAGAGATAGAATAATTGGAATATTGTCTACGACGGCCAAAGGCAACATGGTTATCAGTGTTTTTATCGAAGAAGAATACAGGGGACGACATTTAGGTCTTGTACTATATCTAGCAGCTATTCATGTTCTAGGTGAACTTCAAAGTTCAAGCATTATAGGTATAATGGCAGTTAGAACCTGGAGATCCGTATCTAAGTACTATTCAGTGGAACTACTAGATCATCTTCAGGTACCTGTGGATTTCTCTTGGGGTACCGATACAATACCTATTGTAAAAGGTAAACCTATAAATAAACTTAGAGGGAATTTTTACTTTAAGGTGAAAGCATGAACAATACATTCGTCTATTTTGCACAGCCCACAGAGAATACATTAGTCGCACCAAACCTAACGTCTATGCTTGCTCCAGGTGAAACGATCACCAGCATAGTATTGACTGCGGTAACACCGACTACTGCTCCACCGCTCACAGCAGTCTTGCAGTCAGGTGCTAATCCTGTAACGCAGATCCTGTTATCCGGTGGTATTGCTGGTACTGCTTACGGCTTCCAGATTCTGGCTACTACTAATGCTCGGGTGCTCACAGCTCAGGTAGCAGTCACAGTTCAGGATGAATTATTTGTACCGTACGCCACACAGAATCCGCAGGCGTTCACCGACCTGGTTGATGAAATCCAAGCAGGCATGGCAGCAATTGGTACTGCTATCTTTAGCTTCCCTGCTACTATTGACCCACGTGGAGGCTTTGTAACCTGGGAACTCTTAGCCTCAGACGGCACAGTGTACGCAGCAGGTAACGCCTACAACTATTTGGTACAGTCGAACGGTTTGGCTAACACAGTCCTAGCTAACGCAGTTATCACAGTGCCCTCTACAGTACCACCTAGCTTAGATAACCAACGGTATCAACTTCGATATACGTTAGAACTCCCGCAGGTACAGAACCTGCAAAATGATCCACTGCAAGGTCAGGTATCGCAGAATGCTTTCTTCTCCTACGAGAACATCCGTGTAGTAGGGTTGAATACGGTACCTTTGGGCACGCAGTCTACAGTTGAACTGCAAGGCAGCCCTGCTAACCTATCGATTGTACTAGATCAGCTGTACGATAACGTCACCGTCGAATTGTGGGCTGGCGGTGTACAGGTAGCAGCCCCGTCCCTTATTGGTAACTCAGAACGTACTGCTAATGGTTGGTACTACGCAGGGGTCATCGACACCCAGCAGTTGATGGTATCCCTTGTCCCCTACACTGTGATCTGGAAGTATTGGTATTCGTCACAAGCCTCGCTCGTCTACCAGGAATCAGCAGACCTGTTCGTTATCAATGCATCTATGATGACAGCTATTACTGATGTACGGTCGAAGATCAACAAGGCGAACACTACGCTGTATGGTACTCCTGACATGCTGTACCCTAACCAAACGATCATGACTTGGTTGCGTCGGGGTGCGGATGCTTTCAACGGTGCGTACGGGGTATTCACCAACTTCAGCTTCACCAATGCCTTAGGGGTCATCCGTGAATACTGGTTGATGCACGCTGAGATGTTTGCTCTGGAATCGCAGGTAACGGCAGAAGCAGAGAAGGCATTCCAGTTCCAGGGTGCTGCTATTACCTTGGACATTGATCGTACAGCAGGGTTCGATGCTGCTATCTCTAAGATTCAGTCGAGGTTGGACAATGAGCTGAAGGCGTTGAAGCAGAACTTGGTAATGCGTGGGGTGATGGGGGGCGATGGCTCCACCGATCCGACTATGCTACAGCACGGCGCTATCGGTGCAGTGGGTATTACGATCTCTCCTGTTACCATGTGGGGTAGATACGGCAGAGGCTACGGTCAGCTATTCTGATTATTGTAAATATAGCATATAGCCCCATTGAGATTCAAAAAGAAAGGAGGCTGTCATGGCCGATCTCGCAACGGCACTACAACAACTATTAGCCGCGCTGGTAAACAATACTCTGGCCACCTTACTCCTGGTAATTATAGCAGCAGGTGTAGGCGTGCTGATCTACGCGCAGTACAAGAAAGACAACTTCGACCTTCGGGCACTGATAGTTGACCCGGTAACTAAACAACCATCTATCCATCAGCTAGGGCAATTCACCGCTCTGGTAATCTCCTCGTGGGGACTAATCGTGTTGGTGCTGCACGATAAACTAACCGAAGCCTACTTCAGCATCTACATGGCAGTATGGGCAGGTGCTAACACACTGGACCGATTCCTAACCATTCGGGACGAGAACGGTAAGCATAATGACGGCGGCGGAGATCGAGATGGAGGTGATGATACTCCGCACTAAGTCTACAATTTCATTTCAATGAATAGCAAGATTGAGTGGTAGTCCAGCTCCGAGAGTCCCTAAGCTGGTTAGCTTCATTGATAGCTGTTCTGAGCGGTACCCTAGCCTTACTGAGAAACAAACACCTAGCCTCACTGAGTAACAAACATAGCCGCCCTAAAGAGGTGCTAGTATTCTTGATAGTATTTCTGAAGGGTGAAAAAAGTAATCGAGATAGTGAGACCCATAGAATGTTTGATTTGCGCGCCGCATACCGGCTTAGGGATTCAGAACTTCGTTCAAGCACGAATGTACAAACCCCGGCAGTTGCCAATGTACCATTAGAGGCAGCCTTCGACCAAACACGCGACCCTGATTTACAGAAGATTGAGCAGCAACTTCGTAAGGTAAACGTGTTCTTCACGCTGTCCAAGAACCACTTGTATCATAAGAGCAATCGAGGAGACGTGGTTGAGGAGGCCGAGCTCTGTTCAGAGATCCTTAACGATCTTGGGTATCAGTTGCACATTCAACCCGGCATCTTTGAACGTTCAAGCTTTGCGCTCAAGGGTACGAAGGGTTTGGTCCTCCAGAAGCTCAACAACGATCTTCGTATTTTCTTTTCAGTTTAAACCTTGGGTGGGTCTAGGCTCACCCGTTTAGGAGCTATACGCATGGCCCAAGTACCTGTCTCATACACTAATGCCAAAACCGCTATGGCTAAGGTTGGTCTTCCTGTTTCTGCAGGTGATAACTGGACCAACGTAGACGTAGCCTCCTGGTCAACTTTCCTTATTAGCGACTCGTTCGCTACTGGCGGCTACACTGCCAATAAGTACAAGGCCGGCTACGGGTTTGCCTTCCCTGGCGAGATGCCTCAACAGATTACTAATGCAGTGGGTGCCGAGAACTACATGGCTACCCTGGCTGCAACCCCTCTAACTGGTACAGGCCCTACGCTGGTGACGTTTACTCTCACCGAGACGAACGATAACGGTCAGTCGTTCGTTTGGAACTTCGGTGATGGTTCTGCACTAGTTACTACGATGACCCCGACTACTACGTACACCTACGAGACGGCCGGTACTTACACGGCTACTGTTGTTCCTATGGTGCACGGACTGATCGAGCATGAAGTCACTGTCACTGCACCTGTCGTTATCACTGCTTAATTAGGAGTTTGAAATGTGGGCACGTCGGACAAGACCAGCTAAGAGAAACGCGTTCGGCGTGGCTACTATTAGGCGAGACTCGTACAATACCCAGAGCGGTATGTCGGTAAAAGCGGGCTGGTGGGAAATTAGTGCTGCAGTCCGTAAGCGATCTGGAGGAAAGTGCGAGGCGCGTATTAATGGTGTGCGGTGTAACGCTCCCGCTAAGGACTGCCACCACATAGTACCGCTCTCAAAGGGTGGTGCGAACCTAATAAGTAACCTCCTACACATTTGTGAGGACTGCCATAATCGACGCCATACTCACCTAATGCGAGCCCGAGGTAAATAATGCAGATACAACTTAATGCGGCCTCTCGACTACTAGCTGCTACAAAGGTACAGCCTGGAATGAAAGTAGCAGAAGCCCGAAACCCCGACGAGTATATTGGAACTGTACTCGATATTAAAGTAGCGCGTAAAGAAGAAGTCGCTATGGTAGACGTAGGCGGAGGTGTGCGATCTATGTACCGCTTACCAGAACTTGTAGAGTACAAGGGAAAGAAGACACGGCCTGCTGGTATTACGTTCCCTGGCCTAACGTAATAAATAAGGATTCACAATGGAAAATGAACAGCAACTCCAAGAGCTTATAGCTCTGTTTCTTAAAGTTAATCCCGATCCATCTGATGATCAATTCCATGCACTAGCGGGCGCCTGCGGAGTAGATCATGCTACGCTCGAAGCAATCAGCTACTCCATGCTTGCTGAGTCAGAAGAAGTGCTGGCCGATGCAGAAGTAGACGTAGAAAGTATCGGTGGCGGGCAAGGTGATGTAGGTCTCAGCGATGCCCAACAAGTACTGGACGGTGACTATGATCCTAACGTTACTCAAACTGATGACCTGCTGCTTAATGACGGAGCTCCTGCTTCTGATACATCAACTCAACGTCTGCAGGACACGACGTTGAACGACGGAGTGAGTGTCGGTGATACAGGTTCGGGTATTGCTAGTCAGGAGATGCTGTATAGCGATGGATTAGCTCCTCTGAAGTTGGGTGCATCAGCTCGTTTGCTTGCCACTGCTAAGTAATCATGGCTACTACCGATACGCCCTTCCTCAGCAACTTGGGCGTCCCTCCTCTTGTACAGGCGAGGAACCCCACTCCTGAAACATTTCCATCTGCGCTTAACCTGAATAACAAGAGTGTATGGGGCACCGCTGTTGCAGAAACTCCACCGACTGCTAGTGTGCCTGAGACGTGGGCATTGTGCTTGAAGCGTTACGTTGAGTTGTGCGAAATCCAAGACCTCTTTCCCTTCCAGACACTCCACCAGTCTCGTAACGATCAGATCTCGGACTTCTTGAAGGAAGCTCGAATGATGGTTGTGAAGTACATCAATCGATCTGGTCTGTTCGATGAAGTGAAGTTGACCAAGAGCCACCGCTCAGTGCATGTAACGCACGATGGATTCAATATCGTAGTGTACGCCAAGGCTACGATCACTGATCCCTCGTTCGAGCAGTGGTTGCAGAAAATGCCGTATCCCCACTTCAACAGCGTTCGTCGCCCAGACGGTAAGTGGGTTAAGCCCCTCGGCAACGGCGTCACTATGTTTGTTATCAACGGTGAGCACGGCGGCTACTCACCTACACGCTGGCACATCGGATATGAGATCGAATGCTCAATGTTCCCTGATGTTCCGACGTCCGGTACACCCTCACAAGCAGAGTTGGAGAAGTTTGTTTTGGACGTACTTTGGATGCCAGTACTTCGCACCCACCGCCCTTTGAAAGTATTACATCGTTTGATTTAACACTCAGTAGCAACCTAGGCTCATCGAGCTTCAACTTAGGAGAATCACTATGTTTAGTTTCCTCCCCTCCATTACTTCCGCTCTGTCGGCAATCCCAGTATTCGTTGTTGGTGCGGTTGCCGGTATACTTATCTACCGCTTTGTCTTGGTTAAGAACCCCAGCCTACTCAACACGTTGGTCACTAAGGCAAAGACGGACATCTCGTCCGTCGAAGCTTTGATTGTTCGGAAAAAGGCAATCCTGCCTGTTGCCGTGGTTCCGGTTGTTGTAGCTGTGAAAGTTGCTCCTGTAGCAGTTGAACCTGTAGCTGTTGCTCAACCGGTAGCCGCACCCGTAGCTGTTGCTCCAGTTGTAGTTGCTCCAGTAGCACCTGTCGTTGCCCCTGTAGCTGTTGCTCCGGCCGTTGTTGCACCGGTAGCTACTCAACCTGTGGCAGCTCCTGCTGCCTGATTCTACTCCTGTAAATAGGGGGTATGCATCTCGTACCTGATAGCACCCAGCCCTTTCCGACCTAAGAAGTTGGAAAGGGCTTTTGTCGTTTCTTCACAGTACCAGATACCCAATTTCATGGTTGAACAGCTACATTTTATTCATCCATTCACGGAGTAGTTATAATGGCCGAGTTGAGACCAACTACCAACCTAGTTGTCCCTGAGAGTTTGCAGCTGGATAAGCAGGCGCTACAGAGCAACTTCTTCTACATCTACCGCGCACTATACAGTGGCCCGGAAATCCTGTTCATGACCAAGTTGTGGGCATGCTCACTGCTCCCTTCTATTGGCAATGATAAGCGCCTCGGTAGTGTACGACAGGGTATTCGTAAGGCAACCAAGTTCGTAATGGACACCACGCCTGCTGGGTACCTGACCATCAAGAAGGTGATGGGTGCTGATCCGTACTTTCGAGTATCCGTTCCACTGTTCGCTTTCAATAAGAATAGCCAAGGACCCCTGAGTCAGTTGCTTGAACAAAATTTATTGGGCTATGCGTTTGCCAAGGAGATTCCTGAGTCAACTCCTGAGCATCATCAGAACATGACGGAGTTGCAGCAACGCTTGAAGGATGAAGGTGATCCTACTATTCCAATGAGCGTAGAGATCCCTGCTTCCCGAGTTATTTCGAGCATTAGTGGTTTAGACGCTAGGGCTAAGGTTGCATTGCAAGCCTGTCTTCTAGGAATTCGTGTTAAGGTTAAAGGTGGGTTGGCTGTTATTTACGCAGACTTTAAGATTTCCAAGGAAGAAGCACAGCAGCTGACCTCCACGCACTGGATTGAGTTGCGTGATATTGACCTTTACCCTATGCTGTTGCAGTGGGTAACGACGGGTTTCGGTTCAGAAGGATTGGCCCCCTTTGTAGCATTCCCTATCTCTAAGATCGCTGCTACTCTGCCTAAGTCTCATACGCAATATGCACGCATTAACAAAGACGGGATTTCTATTACCCCTAAGGGGCGCCCTGTCTATCTTCCTAAGGAACTGAATCAAACTCTTCAGTACGAAGACCGCTATACCCAGGCGGGGACGCGCGCTGATGGCAGTTATGCTCTCGTAGATATTAACGAGGGCGCTTCTGCTATGGAGGCTGGCTCAGAAGTTAAACAGAAGTTGCCGCCTAACATTCCAGTATTGATCGACTGGGTTAATAACAAGTACAGCTATACTAACACCTCAGGCTTTCTTGAGGTAGAAGACCTTACTCGGTATCAAGCAGCCGACGTCTCACACATAAGGGCGCTCCTACAAGAACGTATTGTCACGGACAAGAATATAGCACGTATCGCTGCACTTGGTGTTCCTGCTAACGTGCATCCTGCATCCTTTAAGGTCCTTGCCTCAGACGTAGAGGGTTTTGCGAATCTACCACAGGCGGGCGTCGAAGACAACTTAGATCAGTGGTTCGCCTACTGGGCTAGCCGCTTTGAGAAAGATGAAGGCCATCCTGTTACATTTGCGGACATAAGCTCTGATCGTCTTGGATATGGTCCTTTCCGCCCTATTGCTCGTTACTTTAAGACTATCAAGGGTGCGGTACTCTCCAACTTAGACGCAGTGTACGCTCGTTACTCGGTGTCCTACGTTATGGAGAACTTGGCATGGTTAATACTGGTGGTTGAGTACTCCTCTGATTTTGAGGTACTCAAAGCACAGGATAGAACCAATCGTAGAGCGGCTACAGATCAGGGTGTAACCAAGGGCTGGGTACCCCCCTCAATTCCCCTGCTGTCACCTGTGGTAGGTATGCTGCCCCACCAGATCAAGGTTCGTAACCTACTCAAGGACAGCCCTGACTTTGCTATCCTACCAGTCCAGGCGGGCGGTGGCAAATCGGTCATCATCTTGACCGATGTACTGTATGAGATCAAAGCTAACCGTAGTCAACCTTATTTGATTTTGTGTCCAGGTCACTTAGTTGCCAACTATGTGAAGGAGATCGTGTTCTTCACTGGGGGTAAGTTGAATGTTATAGCTATCAATAGTTATGCATTCGTTCAGAATGGGTTACCTAGATTGAAGGCTATGCTGGAGAAGGCTCCCCGTAACACAGTAGTGGTTGCTGACTATGATGTGTTGAAGTGGAGACAACGTGCTCTGTGTTACGGTACTACGCCGACTACCATCTTCCCGGCTATCGATTTCTTGCGCCAGTTTGGATTTGGGTACGTAGCTCTCGACGAGGCGCACAAGGTTAAGAACGATACTGCACGTACGCGTGCGACTATGTCATTGATTACTGACATTCCAAAGAAGCGACTAGCTTCTGGTACTATGGCTCATGACTCTCCGTCAGATCTGGCAATGCAGATTGCTACTATAGATCCAACGTTATTTGGTACTCGAGATGAGTTCAACTTACGATATGGTGCCGAGGTTCAGGGTAATCGAGTTATCGCTTGGAAACCAGGTGCGCAACAGGAGATCATGCGGAAGATCAAGAGTCGTATAGTAGTAGCGGGTGCTATGCGTAAAGAGTGGGCTGCACTTCTTCCGAAGAAGACTGAGTGGATTAAGGGTGTCAACCTAACGGACGCTCAGTACTCTGTCTACAATGATATTCTAGACGGTATTATTGACCGTATTAAAGAGGATGCAAAGAAGAACAAAGCACTACAGAAGTTTGTGAATCCAGAGGCCGAAGGAACTGACGGAGAAGAAGGAGAGGATGAGGTAAAGGATGAGGACGCAGGTGAGGATATGGCGAACCTGCTGAAGCCCTATCTAGCCCGGCTTGAGCAGTTCATGATTGCTCCTGCCTCCGATATACTAGGCGATCGAGTACTAAAGGGTGCTGATCGAGTTAGCCCGAAAGCTCAACTCATGGTAGACCGAGTTAAGCTGCATATAGACAAGGGCTACCCAGGTAAAGTTTTGGTGTTCACTAACTATGTGGAATCTGCCGAGGAACTTTATCGGTTGGCAGGACCTGAACTACAGAAGATGGGTATTCTGTACAAGGCGGGTAACAAGGATGTGGACGGTGATCGTTTCGAGAAGGATGACCGTATAAAGTGGATGGTAGGTGTTGAGCAATCCATGAACGAAGGCCTTAACTTCCAGTTCGCGTCTCGACTCCTACGCGGGGAGAATCCCTGGAACCCCGGTACTCTGGAACAGGGTGACTCGCGTATCAATCGCCCTGAGTTGAAGAAGATTGAAGGCCGTGCAGAAATCTTCTATGATTACATTCTGGCAAACCGTTCGATCGACATTACCAAGATGTCGAGATTGATTTCAAAGGTTATTGCTGTTGCCAAGTTTGAGAACACAGATAACCCTGAGTATGAGAGCATTCCTGACGTTCCGATTATCAAGATGAGTTTGGATAACATTCAGACTATGAATGATTGGGAAGAGAACCTAACAGAATACAACGAGGCATTCGGTCAGTATAAGGGAGTCCGCAACGATGAGTATGAGGCATTTAAAGTAGCTTATAGGGCAGCTCATAACGGTGAAGATCCTAAGTTGACGCCACTGACAGTAGCAGAGACTCCACCAGACGCCAAGCTTATGTCTAGGGTTCCCTACCCGCCGGGTCTAGACTTGTATGGTACTAAGGAGGCTGGTCTAGTGCGTCTTGATCAGTATCTGGGCAAGCCAGAGGAAGCTGATACAGGCAGGGACGAGGAGGAGGATGAACCCGAGGTAGAAGAGGGTGAAGAAACTCCCGAGCAGCTGCGATTGAAAGCCTTGTACCAGAGTATGAAGGGTAAGGCAGTCCACACTGAGTTCGGTGATGGTATTCTGCACAGCGTTGGTACTGGCAAGCGTGTCCCTGTTGACTTGTTCTCTGGCTTTACTGCTATGGTTCGTAAGAGCTCTGTATTCGTTATTACACGTACCGAGAGTTCTACTAAGGATATTCGTAATGAGCTGCTGAAGAAGATTGGGGATCTACCTATCGACACGCCCATTGATGTTCCTGCCAACATCTTTAAGCAGAGCAGTCGTGCTCTCAAGCTCGCTCAAGAGCGTAACAAGAAGGTCGTTATCAAGAAGGAACTGAAGAAGCATAAGGAGCTGGTAGAATCTCTCAATGCTCAACTGCAGTTTACTATCGTAAACGGCTTCCTGGGAATTTCCTACTTCGTTAACGGAGAAGGTGACTCGGTGGCTAAGGCATTGCAGGCTATTGGTTTCCGGCCAGACCCGCTGTTCTACTGTGCTAAGATGCCGAAGGCTCTGCGGCTGAAACGTCAGTTGGATCTGTGGCAAGAGAAGGGTTTCCGTCCTGATCCAGCCATCTTGAAGTCAGGGGCTAGGGAGGGTTTTGCTCAACTCTATAACCTACTTAAGGCTGAGAAGATCAAGAGCCATAAGGACGTGTATCAGTTGACTACCTCGGCGAAGTTGCAAAACTTCTACCGCATGGAGCATAAGCCGTCTAACGATTCGAAGATGTTCAAGCCGTATCCGCTTATCGAAGACGGTATAGCTTACATTGCCTTGCCGATCCAAGGTCAGACGGCTAGTAAAGCCGCTATCAAAGTGAAAGCACTCAATGTGGTGTGGCAAACCTCTGCACCAACGCTTTCGTTCTTTGGTTCACCTCAGCAGTTGGAGGCGAAGATCGCACAGATTACGGAGGCTGGTATAACGGTATCCACTCTCATGGATCTTACCAAGGAGCTGAAGGGGCTGAAGAAGCTTTCCATCCGAGGCTCTGATAAGGATAAGGATCTAGAAGTATAGTCTGCAATTTGATGGAGTAGCAGGGTTGCTTGTACAGGCCCTGTCTTAACTATACAAAGGAAATACAATGAAATTCAATATCGTTGCACTCAAGAATGGGATGGCAAAAGTAGGTTTCGTAGTCAGTGCAGGTGAGGCATGGACTGCCCGCGACATCTCGAATTTCCTGGACTACGCCCATCGGTTCCATGGGTTGTCTCGTGATCGGGCGTCCTATGGTTTGGCCTACCCATCCACCGTGCCTAAGACCCTCCCCGGTCACCCGGATTTCGATGAAGACACCGCAGATGAACTGATGGCTCCAGTAGTGTTCCCGGTTCAGGTTGAGCCTATTCCTACGGATATGGATAACTCACAAACGGATGAACTTCCTAACGTGTACACCCCGCCAGTGGAAGTCCCTTCGGAGTCTGTAGCTGAACCAGTTGAAGCACCTGTAGAAGACGATGCTACCGAACATACCGACGCTGAATAAAGAGGTGAATCATGGTTGCCAAAGTTCATGGTAATACCGGGGCCACTAACTATGGTGGCTCCCGTGGTATAGGTCAAGCTTCAATTCCTGATGGTACTATCGGCTGGGTGGGAGTAACTGGTAACGCAATCGGTGACGTGGCGTACTTGAAAGCAGCAGACTGTACCTCAATGGATCGGGTTCAGCAGGGCTACTTTTTCCAGTGTACTAGTTCAGCTACTGTAGACTTTACGTTAGCTCCGGAAGCCCAAGCTACTAATCCTGATCCAGCAGTACAGGCTAACGTGCCCTGGGCTAACACGCTGACTCTAACTACTACAGCTATTCAGAAGTCTCTTGTAGCATTCTCTGCTATTCGCGTCACCTTCACCACCCCAGGCGCGGTGTACTGCGTATCTCGCTGATAAGGAGTAGTAAATGAGAATCCAATTGAATGCTGCAGCCCGTCTTGTCGAAGTTAGTGCAGCAGTTCCTAACAAGATAAAGAACGAAGTTATGCGGACGCTAACCTCGAAGGGATTCACCGTAGACCGCCAAGGGGACGATGCTTTTATAGTGCATGAACCTAAAGAAAAGGTTATTGAAACTCTAGAGGCTGCTGGTTGGGAGTACGATAACGCCTACGCAGAGCTAACGCGGGATGAGGGAGAGTGGAGCCTGGCACTGAAGAGCTCTGCTTCAGCTACTAAGCTAGAATTTTTGTGGGAAGGCTAACCTATGAGGATCCCAAAAGCATACGCGGAGGCATCCGCTAAACGAGAGGACGCAGGTGTCTATAAGAGGTTGAGTGCTAACACTAGTTTAGGTGATGCTCTCAATACCAAAGTAGTTGATAGCATCGGGCACACTGAGAAGGTGATGGATGCAGAGAAGGATCAGTCGCTCCTTACTCAGCTGGACTATGAGACGTGGCTACCGTTTGCGGCTAAAGTCTATAAAATAAGCCCGAATATTTCCGATTACATAATCGTCTCTACAGTAGTCTGTCCATCGGAGCTTCCTAATAGGAACGGTATTGCGTTTCCGACCTCGGAACTAGCGAGGTTCATGCCACCACCTACATCCCGTATGGCTTACAAAGCATGGGCCGGTTGCCCTGTACATCTTGAGCACGACAACGAGGATCACGAGAAGGCCTACGGAGTTCTCCTCGATGCTAGCTTCCATAAAGTAAGTGGTTACGGGGATGGTAAGCTATGGAAGGTGATGGGACTCTTAGCTATCGACAAGACTAAGTATCCTGACGTAGCACAGAAGGTACTAACCAAAGAGATCAACACCTACTCTATGGGGGCACTAGTCGATTACTTTACTTGTGGGTACTGCGGAACAGAGTGTACTTCTAAGTATTGCTGTCAGCACATCTCTAGCATTAAGGATGTGAACTGGAAAACCCACAAGGACTGGAATGGTGACTCCCATTTAAGCTTTTTAAATGCCCATGGCATCAGCCCGATCGAGGTTTCTATAGTGAAGGACCCGGCCTGGGCGCAGGCTCTATCCGATGAGGTACATGAGTTCGCTAGTTCTGAATAGGAGGAAGTATGTCGATGCAATGCGCCTGCTATGTTTGCTCAGGAAGCCTAGGCGCCTCTAAGCGACTACAAGAGGCACTAGGTACGGCGAAGAAGATCACGGCGCGTAACTTCGATAGCCCAGAGCAGGCTAATAAGTTTAGTATAGAGCTTAGTAAGCAGTTACGTGCTAGGGGTATAGAGATTGACGACTGGAGGAAAGTAGGCAACCGTCATTGGTTTGGCCTGTTCCCGAAGGGCATTAATCTCAAAGCCCCGATCACCTCTGCTCTCTCAAAGTTAGGGTACGCGCCCTGGTTGTTCAATAAGAAGGTGTACACCCATAATAAGTTTGGGTGGCCTCTTCTGGTAACGGATACTGAGATTGTGCTGCTCGGTCAATCTGTACCACGCTGGGGTAAGATTCTGGCGGCTGTCAAATCTGCGATCCCTGGTAAACCTCAGTTCACTAGTAAGCAACCTCTAGGGTTTATTGAGTTTACGTTCACCACGGAGAACTCAGTACCGATCTCTAAGCTGCTCAAGGGATTAGGTTTTGTTAAAGTGGAAGAGGGTCTCCTGTCTTCTAAGGAAGACGACCTAGAAGTTACGTACACTAAGACTACAGCACAGGTTAAGGGTAAGTTACAACAACCTGCATCTGAGCTACTCTTAGACGAAAAGAAATTCGACAATGAGCGTAAGGTACCGCAGCCTCCAGAAGCTCCTAAGGCTCCTCCAGTAGTTGTGGTCAAGCCGGAAGTACCCGTAGTTCGACCTGCGCCAGAAGCTCCTAGGCAACCGCAGGATATACTAACACAGCCCGATAAGATATTGCTGAAGAAGGACAACACCGAGGTCCCTCATATAGCAATCCCAATTAGGTTGGGTGACTTCTATTCTAAGACTGGTGGCGTCGCAGGCTCTCAAGGTGGTTTGCTTTGGATGCGTAACCTGTGGAACTTCCTGAATGAGAATAAGTTCGGAGGCCAGATGAAGCCGCCTAACATTAGCTACATAAAGAACGTGGCAAGAATGCGTACTCGTGGCTACTGGCGGGCTTCTACTAGGGAGCTTAAGATCGCACCCAAGTTGTTCAATGCCCCACTTCCGGTATTCGTGGAAATCTTCCTCCATGAGTGTTGCCACCAAGCTGTGTCTGAGATTGATCGTGTAGTTGATAACACGGAGCAGGGACACGGGCATCACTGGAAGAACTGGATGCGTAAAGTTGGGTTGAACCCTGCTAGGTATGACCACAACAACGCAGACATCTATCTCTCAGAGGAAGAGCAGGTTAAAGTTAAGGAACAACGGGAGAAAGCCGAGGAGACTAAGAAAGAGTTGGCGTTAACTCCGGAGTGGGATCTTGCTCCAGGGCGTGTAGTTCGCATTGCTTTGGAACGAGGCTCTAAGGTAGTGAATGGGGTCATTGCGTATAAGCAAACATCTAAGTACGCAGTCATCGTTGATCCTAACAGCAATCAATGGTGGAACGTTCCCCCTCAGCTTATCTACAAAGCTGATCCTAACGCCGACAACTCACAGTACTCTAGTGATGTGTGGCAGAGTGCTATTAGGCAAGTACAGTTTCACTTCCAGTATAAGAAAGAAGTACGACAGATTAAGAAGAGTCGTCGCTTCACTATTGGTTATTAAGAAGAGCCCCGCGCCAGCAATGGTCCGGGGCTTTTTTCTTGTCTACGACTTCTTGTAGTTTCACGCTATCCTCAATTTTAATCTGTGTTAAGGAATTCCATCTCAAACACTTTTTAATCTCTAGAGAGGATGCAATGGCTATTGTACGTAAGAAAATCACGGCGGCCCAGTTCCCGACCACGCATTTCCCTAACGAGGAAAAGAAGGCTCCGGAATACTCAGGCTTCTCAATTGAGAACAATCAGGACTCCATGCTGCTCATCGACCCTGATGAAGCAGAAGGGGGCTCCACCCATTTCTTGAATGAAGAAAAGGACACCAAAGAAACGCGGCGGATGAATGCTTCAGCTAAACCCGTGGCTAAGACGCAAGCAGCTAAGCGTATCAAGGCCGACGCTGATGTGGACACCGATTCGTTCTCGGGTACTGATCCGGATATGTCGAGCTCTGAAGCTGATCCTGACCTGTTCACGGGTGCTGATCCTGACTCGGGTGTTAAGGCAGGCTCTGCAGAAGGTGATGAGCAGTTCCTCGACAACGACGTTGACCCAGCCGAAGGTTATCTGACCGTTGGTGAGTTCGACGAAGAAGAGGAAGATGATGAAGAGGGTATGGAAGAAGTAAACGCTGCTGATGAACTTGAGCATGGCTTCACTCCGCAATCGCTTCTCGATACGGACAATGACGACGAAGGTGGTTCGACTCATTTCAAGAATGAGGAGGAAGACACCCCTGAATCGCGCCGTATGAATGCTGCAGTGGACGAGGAAGAAGAGGGCGATATGGACGACTGGGGTGCTGAGGAAGACGGCAAGGAGTACAGTGCCGCTACCGAAGATGACATGCCGGTGGTTGACATTGATGCAATGGACGATAAGGATAGCGAAGATGTTGTGTTTGCTTCGATTGGCCTGCGAGTCCACGCTATCAAGGCTAACCGTATCATCGCATCACTGGGTAAGAAGCAGGCTATCAAAGCCGGTCATGGTGACCACTATATGTCGGATCAATTCCAAGATGTAGTTGGCGTTGAAATGGCTAAACATGGTTTGCGTGCTGGTCTGAAGGGCATGGGATTTACGTTAGCTACCGTGAACGTGGGTCGCACCGAAGTATTAAACAAGCGTGTTGAAGCTAAGGTGAAGAGTGTTACTGCTGCAGTTCGCCGGACTTCTCAAGCTGCTACCTCGGCTCTCGATCAATGCTTGGCTATCGCTGCTGTTGGTATCAATCGTCAGTACTTCAAAGACACCAAGAACGAGTTGCGTGCAGCACTCGAAGATGAATTGGCTGCAGCTGGTGTCCGCGGTGCCTCGAAGCTGGTACGTTCGGTGTTTGCCTCGCACGGTGTTACATATGCTAAGGCCATCGTTACCCTGGCTACCAAGTTGCAAGCAATGCCTGAGTCGACACGTAACACGTTTGCAGAAGCACTGGACATGACTAGCGACGAAGGTATGGACGACGACCAGAACCTGTATGGTGACTCGGCAAGTCCTGACTTCCAAGCCATGTACACCGCTGAAGCAGAAGACGACGGTGAGTTCGCTGACGAGTTTGAAGACGAGATCGAGAGCCCCAGTACTGTTCACGCAGCACTGAGCCGCCCTCTGCAAAAGACCCGTACTCAGGCTAAGGCTTCCAGTCATTCGTTGACTGCTAAGGCTATTCTGAATGGCGATGCACCGTTCTTCACGTACCTGTGATTTGCGATACTTGCAATTTTAAAGTGAAGGTCTGATAAGACTTCAATCTAATTATCTGGAGAAATAAACATGGCTTTCTATTTGCCTTCTACGCGAATCGTGGACTCGGGCGAGGCTTTCGTTGCACCGGGCGCAATCATCCTTGCTGAATCGCAGGCACTTGTGGTGTCGAGCGCTGCTCAATCGATGGGTGCAATGCCTTCGACTGGTACTGCTACTGACGTATTCATCGGCTTTGCCTTCGCTGGTACGTCGGCTCTCCCATTCCCGGAATCGTACACCAACAAGGTTGAGACGTTTACCGTTCCGACCGGTGGCATGATTACCTTGTCGATGATGCCTGTTGCTGGTCAAGTGTTTGTTATCGACACGACGACGGGTACGCCGAATACGACGTTCACCATTACCGGTACCAACATCAGCGGCCTGACTCCAGGTGACACGGTTAGCGTTACTTACAAGTATGCTATGTCGGTGGTCCAGATGCGCGCCCTGTACGGCGACATTCAACCGGGTGGTTACGTTGGTTCGTACGTTGGCCAGATCGGTGTTATCAAACGTGGTGACGTGTGGGTAACGGAATTCGACGCATCGAAGAACTGGGCTGCTGCTACTAGCGTTAAGCTGGCTGCTAATGGTCAGATCACCGACCAGACGGGTACCGGTAACACCATCCCGAATATCATCATCACGGGTGTTCCGAATATGACCATTCCTTACCTGGGTCTGAGCTTCTCGGCGATGTAAGATCACGCCAGACACACTGAATAATCCATTGGAGAATAAACAAAATGCGTGAAAAAATCAAAGTCCGAGCAGCCAAGACGCCTATGGTTGCAGCTTCCCAATATAAGTTTCCGGGTTCAAACGGTTACGCAGTTGGTGCTGGTGGCGAAATCAATGCTTCGTCTAAACAAGACCTGTTGAACAAGCAGCGTCAGTTTATCGAAGCTGCTTCGCGTGGCGAGATCGTTAGCGATGCAGTGTTTGCCTCGTCGGAACAAGGCGCTAAGATTGGCCGTGAGCTTATTCAAGCAAGTTTCAATGATCCGGATGCACACCGCGTTCTGGGCGAACGTATGGCTGAGTCGTTGTACCTTACCGCAAACCGTCAAGGTTTCATGCGTAAGTATTTGACGAAGATTCCAGTCGAACAAGGCTCGATTCCTCGTTTCCCGTTGCGGAACAAGAACGTTACGGCTACGTATGCAACTGGCCCGACCAAGGTTTACTCGCAGATCACGCGCGACCGTTGGTTGACTCCTCCGGAATTGCAGATCGTTACCCGTCCGTATATCCCGACCAACGAGTTGAACCAGTCCGCCGGGGATGTGCTTCAAGAGAAATACGTTGAAGCGACGGAAGCTATCATGGTCGGCGAAGACCGTCTGTGGTACAACCAAGTTAATGCTATCGTCGGTATTGATAATCCGCTGTCGATTATCTCGGGTCAACTGACGCCGTATACGTTTGCCCAAGTTATGGTGAACGTGTCGCAGTGGGGCCTGAAAACGCCGCACGTGTTGATGGCAACCGATCTGTACATCGACATTATCGGTAACTCGGAATTCTACCACGCAATCGACCCGGTTGCTCGTCACGAGTTGCTGTTGACTGGTGAACTCGGTGTGATCTATGGGTGTACCGTTACGTCGGACGCATATCGTCACCCAGAACACAAGGTGCTAAACCAAGGTGAATTCTTCGTTATCTCGGATGCACTGAACCATGGTGCTTACTCGGATCGCGGTGGTATTTCGTCGGAGCCGATTAGCGCAGGTGTTGAGAAGGTCAGCGGTCGTGGCTGGATCATCCAAGAGTCGATCGCTGTGGCAGTTGCAAACAGTCGCTCGGTTGCTAAGGGCTACAGAATCGCCTGAGCGGTCTAACTGTTGAGTACGGTGAGGCTAGTAAGTTAGCCTCCCTAATCAGAATTCATCTTGTAGAGGACATAGAAAAGTGAAAACTTATAACAAAGCTTTGGACTGTTTGGCCTTGGCAGCCACGCAACTCCTGAAAGGTCGGCCAGTAACGGCTTCCAAGTTTCTGATGAAAGCAACGAAGATGCCGGACATTGTTGCAGCCATTAACATTATCGAAGCATCGAACCACCAAGCTTACACCCAAGCTAAGGTGCAAGCTGCTAAGGCTAAACCGAAACAAGTTCGGGCTGCTGAAGACGAACTGGAAGATGAGTCGATTAAGAGTCTGGTCGGTGACGACGAAGACGAAATGGGTGGCGAAGAAGTGGATGCTGAAGCTGAAGGGTTTGAAGGCGAACCAGAAGAAGTGGAAGACGAAGCTATCGGCCACGAAGATGCAGAGATCGCAGCATCGTTGGCTAAGGTCCTGTCGTCTATGACGCAGCGTACCGCAGCTAAAGCAAAGCAGCGTAAGTAACAGCTAGGTAAGTAATCTACCTTAATAGAGGGGTATGCGCCGGTTGCAAAAGCCGTCCCGCATACCCCTCTCTCCATTTCAACCCCTGAATCTGGAGGGCCCATGGCTTCAGCAGGAGTAACACTGGTACCTATAGACTCGATGACGCTGAGTGCCTTCCAGCAGAGGTGGCAGCAAGTCTTCAACTGTAGGTGCGTGTACACCAATAGCGTAGATAAGACGAAGGTATTAGATAGAATATTTGGTGAGGGTAAGCCCCTTGAGTATCCTTATGCAACCTTTGAGATCCAGAGTGTTGCGGCTAATAAGGAGACCTACAGTACGCAGATGATGTTACGTAAGGGGCTGATCGTTAATGTTGATTCAGGTTCTACGGTGCAGCAGGTTCGGGTAATGCCTGCTAACTTCGAGTTGGCTATAACGTACACCACTAACAAATTCGACTCAGTAGAACAGGGATCTGTACTGGCCTTTGCTAGACGATGGGTTCTAGCGTATCGAGGTGGGTATCTAAAATCTACTATCAACTATGGACGTTTAGCATTCAACACCTGGTTGACGATGCCTGAGTCTGTGACAATCCCTACACTACCCAACATTGTCGAGTCTGAATCTGCGTACGTTATCACCGCAAATTTAACATTGCATGGGTATATAAGTGAGCCTATCCTAGCCTCGGGAGGCAAGGTCAATACGATCAACGTTCTATCGTCGGTCGGTGGCGTTAATCCCAAGCTGATAAGCTCACAAGTTTTCACTTTTCCAACAACAGATTAATCTGGAGGTCTCGAATGACGACCATTATCATGAACATCGGACGGGTGCCCTTACAAGTAGGGGTCATCAAACAGGTTAAAGGCAAACCTGTTAGTACGAGCGTACGGGTGCCAGGGCGAGGCCGCACACCAATGCCTACTGACTGTACAATCGATAACAATTGGATGGCTCTGTACGGCAAGAACATCAAGTTAGTTGATAGTGCTACTGTGCAAGCCCCTGCTGTACCAGTAGCTAAAACGTCGAAGTCTAATGTGGCAGGTCGTATGGCTGCACAGAAGGTCATTGGTAGTCCTGTCAAACCTGCTACAGCAACACCGGCAGTTACTAAAGCTACACCCACGGCTCCGACCGTCAGTTCCCCAGCAGTTAAGACTTAACTGCTAACGACCATTAGGAGAAACACATTATGACAATTAGTGCAGACCAAAGTTCAGCAGTGCTGGTCCAGGAAATTAATTTGTCACAGGTAATCGTCTCTGCATCTACCTCTGTAGTTGCTCAGGTTATTGTGGCGAACCAAGGGCCTGTTGTACCAACCTTAATTACTAACACACAGTCTTATCTAAACCAGTACGGTAATCCGAATGCGCAGGTGTCATTCGACGTTTATTGCGGACTGGATTACTTTAGTCAGGGTTCCCAACTATGGGGTCTTCGAGTAGTAGATCCCAGTGCGATGTACGCTGCGGTTCTTATGTGGACGGACGGTATGGAAACGTACCTAACCCAGATCACTGGAGGTGTAGCTGATCCTACCCAGCCTGATTGGATGGCGTTACTTCCTACTGGTACTGGTAACGAGGCAATTGCTTTGTTCTACCCAGCACTAGGCCCAGGACAGTACGGTGATAACACTGCGATTTCCATTACCTCTAACAATATTAACCCACCCACGGGACTAGCTGCTACTTCGTCTACTACTGGTGGTATGTTGGCGGCTTCAACGTATTCCTACCAGGTGTCTGCTATTTCTGGTGCAGGTGGAACGCTGGCCACTAACATTGTTACTGTGGTTATTGCAGCAGGGACAACAACCAACGAGGTAACGTTGACCTGGAACCCAGTTATTGGGGCTACTGGTTACAATGTGTACGGACGTGTTGCAGGTACCATTGGACTGTTGGCTACTGTAGGTGCGGCTACTACGACGTTCACTGATACTGGTGCAGTAATGGCTAGTACCACCGTGTTCCCGATCACCAGTCCTGCTAAATTACCTCCAGCTAATCCTTTCTTCTCAGTTAATGTGTTTAACACTGCACAGTCTAGCACGTATGCAGTTGAGAACTTCAATTGTTCTCTAACGGATATGACAGACCCGACTGGGATGGAAGCAGAGTTGGAGCAGCGAATTAATCCGTTCTCCCAATGGATTCAGGTTACATCGAATGTACCGGCGTTGCTAACTGTTCCTACGGTAGAGACAGTGCCTATTATGAATATGGCAGGGGGTAACAACGGGTCACTCCCTACATCGTATGAGGTTGCAGCGGGTTGGGCTACGTTTAGTAACAAGCAGTTGTACCCAATCAATATCTTGTTGAACTCAGGTCACAGTGATCCGACGGTCCAACGGGCTATGGATTCGTTGGCTCAGTCGCGTGGGGATTCCGTGTCCTTGCTCGATGTACCTAGTGCAAGTCAGGCTTTCCAATCGGCTATTGATTACCGTAACCTGCAGTTGAATCTGAACTCCACGTATAGCGCGTTGTTTAGTCCCGATATGTTGGAGGCGGATACCATTAACGGTAAGCAACAATATGTACCGTTTAGTGGTTGGGCGGCTGCACTGTGTGCTCGTACCGATCGAGTGGCTAACCCTAGTTACAGTATCGCAGGTTTGAATCGTGGTATTGTGAACGTGCTGGGTACACGCTATACGTATGACGCGGGTGAGATGAACTCGTTGTTCCAAGCGCAGGTTAACTATACTCAAACCTTCGTTGGTTCGGGTACTGCGCTGTGGGAACAACAGACGTTGAGTACTGAGTTCTCCGCATTGTCGTGGGTGTCGGTGCGGCGTATTGTGAACGTGTTGAAGACGTCACTGTACTCGTTCTTGTTATACTCACTGCAAGAGCCCAATGACCAGTTCTTAGGGAACCAGATTGTAGGTAGCTGTAGCGCCTACCTTTTGGCACTTCAAAATGCGAGAGCAATCTCTAGTTTCGATGTGGTGTCGGATAGTAGTAATAATACGGCCCAGGATCTTAACAGCGGGATTAGGAACGTGACCGTAATTATTATCCCTACCATACCGACGCATATTATCCAGTTGACGGTAGCCATCAGCCAGCAGGGTGTCAGTTTCGCAGAAACTTTAGCCCAGGTCGCCCCGTCCTGACCTAGTAGTAAAGGCTACGCATAGCTAGTACAGTGTGCGTAGATCCCCCTAGGAGAACAAATGTTCAAATTAAACGCAGCATCACGATTGTTAGCCTCCAGTGGGACTAGAGTTAAAGCCTCAGACATAGACGAGCACCAAGAGGAAGATGAGGTGGCAGTTAAAGACTTCCTTGAAACCAATCCAGTAACTGCTGCAGATACCCTAAGCTCTAGGGACGAGCGAGACACCTCAAGTGGTATGTTTGCCGCCGAAGAGTTAGGTGACGGCTATGCAAATCCTCCACGTACAAGCACTAGAGAATCAGGTACTGCGTTCCCTATGGCTAAGCTGTTGGCTTCCCGGCTTCGGGCGGCAATTGAGAAGCACGGGGCTATGGGTGATAACTCGGTTTCCACGGATCCACTACTCCAGGGTGTCGAGGATTCTAACCCCAGAGCAGTAGAGGCGGACTCCACTACGGACAATCCGTTCGATATGTTTGAGTCGAGCATACCCTCTATTGACATTAACCTAGAGGACCAGCCGGATGTAGTGAGAGGTGCTAAGAGAAAGCCTGCTACTAAAAAGAAGCCAGCAGCTAAACGTAAGTCTAAGCCTAAAGCAATGCTAGACCGCTTGTTAGATGAGCAGTCTATCATGTATCAGAATGAGGCTTCGGTTGTGGAAGCAGACTCCACTGTGGACGTGGACTCCCCTCCTGGGTCGACCTATGTTAAGTTCCCGGTCTCGCGTGATGAGGACGAGAACTACCTGGCGGCTACGTTCGATACGGGTTGTGAAAGTCATGAGATGCTAGGTGAACCTTCTGAAGAGGGCGAGGTTCAAATCCTTAGTGATGCAGACGAGGAACCTGAGGAGGTACTGGGTGATGCTGACGCCTTACATCTGTGGAACGTAGCCAATCAGCCTCTTAGCTAACAATCAATTTCATATTAAATAACTAGGAGTTAATTATGGCTAGAACTTCTTTAGCTAACGTGCAGTCTATTGCTGATCCGGCGACAAGCTGGGAGTACGACCTCTTTTTGCCTGCCATCCCAGGCTCAGCTGATACTCGACAGCTTACCTATCGCTGCCAGTCTACTGCTTTGCCAGGTGCTGCTATGGACCCTGTGACTGTAGCCTTGCACGGTGTGGAACTTCGATACGCAGGTCGTGCTATTTATACGCACACCTTTGAATCAGTGTTCATGGAAGGTTCGGACTACCTAACCCGTACCTCCTTCATTAACTGGCGTGAGAGTGCCCGTTCATGGGTGAACAATAGTGGAACGTTGGCTTCCGCTTATAAGGTGAACGGCCAGATCGTGGTTTACAACTCGATCCCTAACGTAGTGAAGACTGTTAACGTCTATGGTATGTGGCCGGAAACAATTGCAGACTACGCAATGGACGGTACCGCATCGAATCTTGTTACCCTGTCTATTACGTGGAACTATGACTACCTTGTAGATGCATAGACCCTAGGAGTTTAGAATGATTAAGCTCCAAGCTGCCTCTAGGTTATTGGCTAACTGGTGGGATGCCCTAGATGAGGACCAGAAAGAAGAATACATTGAGGAGCATCCCGATAGCAAATACGCTATGGGCTACGACGGAGAGGATGACGATACATCCAAGCATAAGCCCAAGAAACTAAAGGATGGCCTTAAACCTCCGCCCAAGACTCTGAAAACTCCGAAGGCCCTTCTGGAAGGCCCGAGCGGTGAAGACGAGGACTCAGACGATACAACAAAGCCTAAACCAAAGAAGAATCCAGACGAGGAGAAGAGTCTAACTAAGTATCTCCTTCATAAGGGTGGGGACGCAGCTAAGAAGAAGGCCAAGGAGCTGGTGAAGAAGGGAGGCCATGAAGTTATTCGTCGCCTACTTGATCCCCTGGAGCTTACTGACATAGGCAAGAAGGGCGAGCTACCAGAGCTACCCTTCAAATTTAAGTCTAAGGAAGGTAAGATTAAGGATCTCCAAGGAAAGCGTACTAAGCTGCGGAAGGAGATGAAGGGGTACGGAAAGAATGTACCCCAGAAGCTCAAAGATCAGATGAAAGAATTGTCCGATAAGCTAGAAGGGCTTCAGGAGGACTAAGGTACGATTCAGTACTGTAGTGATTCTAAACATTCATTAGCTGGCAGAACTGTACCATTACCAAAAAATTAAAGGATTAGAAATGAAGATTCAACTTAACGCAGCAGCCCGACTTACAGAAGTTACTGCAGCGGAACATTCTGACACTGAGATAAAGCAGCTTCAGAACAAAATCGCCACTACTAAGCAACTGATCAGTATGGGTAGAGGTGGAGTAGCAGCTAGAGACGGACTACAGAAACTACAAGAAAAGATGAAAAAGATGCGAGAAGACAATCGTAAGGCCAAGAAGACTAAGTAACCGCCGTACCGACCCGTAGAGGTTCACTACTGTTTCACACTTTCTTTCACAACAAAGTTGCTGCACAACTAAGGATATAAATCATGAACAGCATTATGGACTACGCAAAGACTGTAAGCATTACCGACTTCCGGATGAAGAGCGAGACGCTGGCTAAGGTGATGATCTCGTTCACTGGTAAGCAGACAAAGGAAGACATTCGTGCGGCTCTCCAACATAAGTTCAACAACCTGGCTGCTCCCGTTGAAGATAGCTTCCGTATCGTCAAAGCTGGTGTAGCTGTTGGGTTCGTTCGTTCTAACAAGGAAGTGCGGGTTGTCTCTGATAAAGAGTTGCGGGCATCCTATAAGGTAATGTCGTCCAACATTATGATGGATGATGCAGACAAGTCGCTGTGGGAAATTCGTGAGGGCAAGGCTGGTAAGTTCCTTGCACGTCATGGTCACGAGGACCTGTCGGAATTGGTTAATGCTTCGGTGCATCGCCGGTCGGACATTCCTGCATTGCGTAGCCTTCAGATCGCTAAGGCTGCTTCAGGTGAGTTCGTCTCGTTTGTCTCGAAGTCGGGTGACATGGATCACGGTTTCGTAGTGGCTTCTAACGATAAGCAAGTTAAGGTGGTGTCGTCTACTACCCAAACTGCTGCCGTTGTTGATTATGATATGGTGACGGTTATCTCGCAGGTACCAATCCCCAAATCGTTTAGTCGTGCTATGGTGAAGGCTAACATTAGCCGTGCGGACCAGACCCAGGCCATTGAGTACTGGTCGAAGTTGTACAGCTATGCTCCGGATTATTTAGAAGAAATTCGGCGCCAGGTGGAAGAAGGCACGACTGCGTAATCAACTAGGGCTACTAATATGAAGATTCAACTTAACGCAGCAGCGCGGCTGATGGAAACTACGGAAGTAGTCGCAGCCCCATCCTGGTTCACTTCTCTCAATCCGGAGATGCAAAGAGAGTACCTTAAGCGTCATCCCGACTCGAAGCTTGCTAAGGACGCCGGAAAACCAGCACCTAAACCAAAAAACCCAGCAAAGCCGAAGGTATCTAAGGCCCCTGCTGATCGCAAGACTACAGTGCAGCAACGTATCAAGAAGATTCAAACACGGCTCAAGCAGCTGACACGGGATCCAGAAGCGGATGAAGTAGAAGTTTCTGAGCTTGAGCAGGATCTCCGCAAGTACAAAGAGGATCTCACAAAACTGTAACTAACCGGGTAACCAAATAGCCCCATTGAAAATTATACTTCAATGGGGCTCTTCTATTTACTATGAAAATTACACTGAATATAAACGAGCAACGGTACTCTGGTGATCTTGAACCCAGGGTAACGCTGCTCGATGCAATCCGTGAACGTGCCGGGTTGATGGGAACAAAGAAAGGCTGCGACAGAGGACAGTGTGGAGCATGTACTGTACTGGTTGACGGTCGGCGTATCAACTCCTGTTTAACGTTAGCCGTTATGCACGACGGTCAAGAGATCACTACTGTAGAGGGACTTGCTGAAGGTGACAAACTCAGCGATCTTCAACAAGCCTTCCTCGACTACGATGCTTTCCAATGCGGCTACTGTACCCCAGGTCAACTGTGTTCAGCTTCAGCATTGCTAAATGAATTAGACCGTGGGGAACTGAGTGCTGTCTCAGGTGCCTCACTGGATGACGAGATCAAAGAGCGTATGAGCGGCAACCTCTGTCGCTGTGGAGCATATCCCAATATCGTTAAGGCGATCAAAGCAGTATCGGAGACCTAGATGGAAAACTTCTCCTACATTCGAGCCACAGATATTCAAAGCGCACTGAGTGCTAACGGTACATTCATTGCAGGAGGCACTAACCTCCTGGACTTGATGAAGGGCTGCGTAGAACATCCGTCCGGCCTTGTTGACATTACTCACGTACCAGGACTAGACAAGATTGAGGAGCTCCCTAACGGTGGGTTCCGTATTGGGGCAACAGTTCGCAATAGCGATGCCGCCAACCATCCGGTAGTCCGTACTAAGTATTCCCTATTAAGCCAGGCTATTCTATCGGGTGCATCCGCTCAGTTGCGTAACATGGCAACCACTGGTGGTAACTTGATGCAGCGTACTCGTTGTGGTTACTTCTACGATACGATGTTTAGCGAATGCAACAAGCGCGAACCCGGTAGTGGCTGTGCTGCTATTAATGGTGCTAGTCGCAACATGGCTATCTTTGGTTCTAGCCCTCAGTGTATTGCCACCAACCCATCTGATATGAGTGTAGCATTAGCTGCGCTAGATGCAGTTGTGCAGGTGGTAGGGCCTAAAGGCAAACGCAGTATTCCAATCACTGACTTCCATCGTCTCCCTGAGGATACCCCCGAGATTGATACCGTTCTACAGCAAGGAGAGCTCATAGTCTCCGTAGACCTCCCGCCCCATGAGTTCACACACGTTCACTATTTGAAAGTCCGAGATCGTCATAGCTTTGCATTCGCTGTGGTCTCTGTTGCAGTAGCGTTAAAGATGGAAGGTAATGTAGTGCAAGATATTAGGATCGCTTTAGGTGGTGTTGCGTTAAAGCCGTGGAGAGCGTCAATAGCAGAGAAGCTGTTGATTGGTAAGGAGCTAACTTCAGACGCGCTAAAGGAAGCATCCGTAGCTGAACTACTGAAAGCAAAGCCTGCTAGGGATAACCGATTCAAAGTAAGGTTAGCACAACGTTCCATCGTGCGCGCCATTAACACAGCTAGAGGTGTACAGTGATTATCGGCCAACCAATAAATCGTACTGATGGGGTACTAAAGGTCACAGGTGCGGCTCCCTATGCTGCTGACTTCAAGGTCCCTGGCTTGGTACACGCGGTAATGGTAACCTCTACTATTGCTAGTGGTACAGTTAAGATTGATGCAGAAGAAGTCGAGAAGATGTTAGGCGTACTCCTCGTATTGACTCACGCTAACGCACCTAAGCTACCGAAGATTGAGGAAGTAGTGTTACCTGCTACCCGTATGTTGTCCCTATGTCAGGACGATAAGGTGCACTACAGCAATCAACCTATCGCAGTTGTGGTCGCCACTACCCTAGAGCGGGCAACTGAAGCTGCTAACAAACTTAGTATTACTTATACTGAGGAAGAAGCTGTACTCGAATTTGATAGTGCAGACGGGTACACTCCTCCACCCCAACTTGATGTGCCACCCGATACTAAACGTGGTGACTTCGAGGAAGGGTTTGAGGAAAGTGATGTACAGATAGATGAAGTGTACACCACACCCATCGAGAATCACAATCCGATCGAGACGTTGGCTACCTTAGCCCAGTGGGACGGACAGAAGTTAGTTCTGCACGATACCACTCAAGGGGTGCATGATGCGAAGAAGGCGATCGCTAAGGCCCTCGGTATAGAGGCCTCGGACGTGCGTGAACTATCTCCGTACCTTGGGGGTGGTTTCGGCTGCAAGGGTTCAACGTGGTCGCACGTTATTCTATGTGCTACAGTTGCGAAGATGTTGGACAAGCCTGTACGCTTAGTGGTGACTCGCCCTCAGATGTTTGGCCCTGTCGGATATAGACCGAATACTGAGCAGCACGTTAAGCTAGGGGCTACCAAAGACGGCGTGCTTACTGCAATGTCCCACACTAGCTACTCTACCACCTCTATGCTAGAGGATTGGACTGAGACGTGCTGTGAGATCTCCCGCATTCTCTATGATGTACCCAATCAAGTAACTGCTCACCGATTAGTAAAGCTTAACATCGGCAATCCAACGTTCATGCGAGCACCTGGGGCAATCACGGGATCATTCGCACTGGAATCAGCTATGGATGAATTGTCGTATGCCCTAAAGATGTGTCCAGTAGAGCTTAGGCTTAAGAACTACGCAGAGAAGGATCCTGATAGTGGCAACCCTTGGTCTAGTAAGTTTCTCAATGAATGCTACTCCATAGGGGCATCAAAGTTCGGATGGGATAAACGGCAGCCGAAGCCTAGGACTCTGCGTGAGGGCCGTAAGCTGATCGGTATGGGTATGGCAACAGCTACCTATCCTGGTAATCGAGGTGATGCCTCAGCTAAGGTGATCATACGTACAGACGGTACTGCAGTTGTGGGATCTGGTACTCATGACTTAGGAACCGGTACCTACACTGTTATGACTCAGGTTGCTGCACAGGCGTTGGGCTTCACTGTGGACAACGTGACATTTTTATTAGGTGACTCTGCACTGCCTAAGTCTCCCGATGCTAGTGGATCTAAGTCTGCTGCCTCTATTAGCCCTGCTGTTTATTCTGCATGTGCGAAGGCCCGACAGAAGCTTATTGCCTTGGCAGTTAAGGATAAGAAGTCTCCTGTGTATGGCAAATCTGAGGTAGTAATCGAGAACGGGTGGATTATCAGTAAGGAGTCCCCAGTTCGACGTGACTCAGTTAAGGCCGTAATGGGGAGATCAGGCACACCTATCGAAGCATCGGCCAATGCGAATACAGGTGATGAACGAGACGAGTATTCCTTCCATTCATTCGGTGCAGTCTTCGTAGAAGCTCATGTCGATGCAGATCTGGGGACCATCTGTATTCCACGGGTTGTAGCCGTCTATGATGTAGGTCGTATATTAAACCAGAAGACTGCTCACTCCCAGATGATGGGCGGCATAACATGGGGCATTGGTGCCGCACTGGAAG